CGGCAGACACAAATCTGATGATGTGGGTTCGAATCCCACTGGGAGGCCTGATATTCACGTCTTCTGGCGGGGGCCACCAAAATCCCCTTTGGAAACAAGGAGGATTCTGGAGGCCTCAATGCCGGGGATGCCCATAGCTCAATTGGCAGAGCACCGGCCCTCTAAGCCGGAGGTTGCGGGTTCGAGCCCCGTTGGGATGATATTTTTATGGCTGCCACAGGGAGAGAATTGAATCTCTTCTGCGTGGGGAAGTCCCTTGGGAAAGACGCCAGGTTGAAAACCTGGAGATGCTGGTTCGAGTCCAGCCCCGGCCACAATCGACGGCTGGGTCGTCCAATGAGGGCTGTAGGGGCATAGTATAATTGGTAGAACATCTCTTTCATACGGAGAAGATCCGAGTTCGATTCTCGGTGCCCCTACCAAAAGGGTTCTCGTATAGAAGGGCGTCGGAGATTGGCGAGCCGAGCTGATTTGCTAAATCAGTGATCTGAAAGGATCTGAGGGTTCGATTCCCTCCCCTTCTGCCAGTTTTGTTCAGCAAAAATAAAACCAGAGGAGAATAAAATGCCAATTTGCTCGCGCTGTCATCAAGAAAAAGCTGAATCAGAATTTAGAATGCGTAGAGAGAAGAATCGAATATCTACTTTCGAATCATATTGTAAAAGATGCATGAGAATTTACGCGACTATACGCACAAATAAACGAAAAATAAAAGCTATTGAATATTTGGGTGGGAAATGTAAAGAATGTGGAATTATAGTTCATCCAGCCATTTTCCAATTTCATCATCGTGACCCAAATACTAAAGAGGCGTCCTGGAATAGAAAATTAAGATATTATCCATGGGAAAAGATTCGTAGAGAATTGGATAAATGTGACTTATTATGTGGGAATTGTCATCTTGCTAAAAATATTATTGCAGAATATTGGACTGTTTAAACAAGTGGGCTCGCAAGGGTCCTGTGGGTCCGACTCCCACCGCTTCCGCCATTTACCATTTCTCAAGAATAGATAGGAGAGTAAACTGATCGGGCGATCAGCACTCGTTGGAAGCGAGTTGGCACTGAAAGGTGTGAGGATCGAGACCTCTACTCTCCGCCATGAAATTCACCGAAATATTAGCCAGAGAAGTCCAAAAACACCTTGACAATTACTACAGAATATATCCTATATCAGAGATTAAAAATAAAGTCTATTTTAAAGTACAAATATGGATGGATTCAAAAAGCAAAACAGGTCTACGAAAAAGAGATAATATACGAACACTCTGTTACCTGGAATTAAAAGAACAACAATTATTGGTATATTATATTGATATTGTAATGGGAGATTATGGACCAGATTTCACAAGCGTCACTCCTGATTTAATCTGGGATCTCGGAAATCCAGAATGGAGTCCAGAGATTGTTGCTGAATATATTAGGAAGGTTGGTGATATGTTTGTTCCAAAGCGTACTGGTGTTTGTTTGGGTGATTTGTTGAAAGATATTGGAGCATGAACCGAAAGGGATTTCGGCACTGTTTCGAACACAGTTGGCACTGAAAGGTGTGAGGATCGAGACCTCCATGCTCCGCCAGGGCACGTAGTTTAGTGGTAGAACATCTGGATCACAACCAGAAGATTGCAGGTCCGATTCCTGCCGTGCCCACCATTCAAAATTAGGTTGGATGAGATAGTAACATGAAAGGGGCGGGTTTAATCCCCGCCTCTTACTTGGTTTGACGCGGGTGGCATAGGGCTGGTGCTCTGGTGAGGCCCATAACCTTACAACGGGTGTTCGATTCACCCGCCCGCAACCATTTGGAGATCTAAAAATGCCAGCAAAATCAGAAAAACAAGCAACAGCAGCAAGAATAGCACTAGCAGTAAAACAAGGAAAGACCAAGGCCAAGCCAGGTAGTCCATCTGCAAAAATGGCTAAGAGTATGAGTGAGAAGGAAATCCATCACTTCACTCACGAGAGTAAGCTACCGAGAGTTATGCTTGGTTTTGGATTTAAGAAATAAGTCTTCTTTTTAATTCTGTTTTCCAGACATCTGCATTCGACTTCTTATCAAAAGCCCATATGTAATCCAACATAGTGACAATATCCTTACCAACATTTAAAGGATTTAGATTGTGTAATGATATTTCATGATTTAAATCATAGGGGAATGATGGATGTAATATCATTACATCATCTTTGATGTATAATTCCACTACAGTATTGTCGAAATCCATTTTCCGGATGTTTGCGAATTTTCCTACGAAAGGATGATATTTTTCACACATTCCTTCTCCGAAAAAGATTCTGTGTATTGGAGGTTTGAAAGAGTAATGTACTTTATAGACGAAGATCGAATCTGGGCAATTTATAGTACCATATGGTTCGAGAATTCCAATGACCAAATTCTCTTGGTCTTCATTTATGATGTCCCAATCTGGTATTCGTATGTTACCAATTTTTGGCCAGACACGTTCTATATTCATGCTGAACCAATATCGCCACCACACTTTGGTGAGAATTGCAGGAACGTAATCCTATCATCTTTTTTCTCTAAATACCCAGATTGTATCCAACATTCAACTAGAGCATGGGCACCTTCTATTGATTCATTCCAATGTAATGATTTGATATATGTGTCAGACCATATACTTACATTATGAGCGAAAATAATTTCGGTTACTGGTGAACAGGCTTTTTCAATGAAATAATTATGTCTTCTGAAATACCACCAACAAAACTCTTCCCAAAGTATTTTCGGGTCAACAGAAGGATCACTGATGTCGATATTTTTCATGGGTGTCCCCATGGTGTAATTGGCGATCACGCCGCACTCTCTATGCGGAGGTTCCGGGTTCAACTCCCGGTGGGGATACCACTTTCTCTTCAGGCCATTTTACTTTTCCACCAAGGCTCTCAATGAAGAGTATATGATCAGCTATGACAAAGCGAATTTTTCTGTGATCACCTGGTACGCCCGCTTTTTTCATGAATGCTTCTGCTTTTTTGACGATGTGTTCAGGAATCTCTGACGTGTTTGCCATTTGTTACCTCCATGGATTTAAATACAGGAATAGGTAGGCGCAAAGATAAAGTTGGGAGGAGCGTCTGCCATGGTAAAATACACAAAAGAAATGTTAGTTGAACATGTAAACAAGGTCACTTCTATGGCTGGTTTAATGAGAAATCTTGGGATTAGTTATATAAGTGGAGGTATGCATGCTCATCTGAAAAAGAGAATAAAACAAGAAAATATTGATATTTCCCATTGGTCTGGTTTTGGTTGGAATCGTGGTAAATCAATTCCACGTAAAGGATTAAATAAAATCTTAATTAAAAGATCTGGTTCTTATAAGGAACATACTTATATCCTGCTTAGGGCTTTACTCCAATCTGGTATCGAATATAAGTGTTCAGAATGTGGAATTAAAGAATGGAGAGGAAAGTTTGTTAGATTGCAGATTGAGCATAAGAATGGTGATAACATGGATAACAGAAAGGAAAATTTGGTACTTCTCTGTCCGAATTGTCATTCACAGACTGTGACCTACGCGGTAATGAAGTCGAAACGCGGGTGTGGCGGAACTGGCAGACGCAACGGACTCAGTTACGGGTCGCTCACTGAGAAATTAGTGAGTAGTATGCTCCCAAATTCGGTGAACCCTTTACTGGCAACGCCGAGCCAAGCCTCGGAAGAGGAAGGTGTAGAGACTAGACGGGAGCCACCTAAGGCGAGAGCTATGGTGAAGGCATAGTCCAGACCACGAACCGAAAGGGCGGCGAAAGCCGAAGTGGTATGTAAAATCCGTTGAGGCCAAATACCTCATGTGGGTTCGAGTCCCACCACCCGCATTTTTCTTGGCTCATTTTTGGAGATAGTTATGCTTAGCGATTTGTTTGTTTTCTGGGAAGATTTAAAGCGAGATCCAGGCGTACAAGAAGCAAAGAGTGGTTGTCTTACGGCAATTATGCTGGCTGTACTTATAGCGGGTTTTGTTCATCTTATTTTGTATTTTACAAAATAAGGAGAAAACATGGTCATCTTCATGTGTGGTTTCCCATTCTCAGGTAAAACTCATATTCTGGAACTTCTAAAGAAAGAATACCCAGATACAGATGTAATCGACCCAAAATCTTATAGGGATGAAGAATATCCAAAGTTGGATGAAGATGGGAAGCGTGAATTTAATATTTCTGCGTGGCAGTGTTCTCTCGAATTATTACAGAAGACTATAGAAAATACCAAACCTGATGATTTGATAGCGTATGATACAGCTTGTGCGTCTGATCAGATGCTTGATTATATGGATTTTGCTAAGAAATATAAGCATAAGGTTTTGGTTGTTTATGTGAATGCGAAGATTGATTTGTGTGAAAAGAGAGCTGGGAAGGAATGGTTGTCCCAAGAAGTTGTCCAGAAATACAAAACTAATTTCAAAAATAACTTACTGAAATTTAGGAAGATGGCAGATGATTTTGTAATAATAGATAATAATGGAGATCAGGTAACTTTAGAAAAGGCGGTAGAAAAGATCGATGCCTGTGGAATTCATAAATCCAAATCGTCATGAGGTTCACCTCAGAGGTCCTGATAATACTATTATAACCTTGACAGGTAATGAAAAACGAGTAATGCCTGATTATTTTCGTAGATATGTTCCGCGTTATTTAAAAGTCTTAAGGGAAAATGTTGTGGCAGCAATCCCAAGACCGCAAAGTCCACATAGTTATCCAAAGATGGTAATTAAAAGGCCTGCTCCTGTTATAGCTAAGCCACCACAGCATTTCCGGCAGCCTGGTAGAACGCCTGCGGTAAGACCGCAAAGACCTATGGTTGTTGGGAAAGTTAGTTTATACGCAGCTCAAGCTACTGAATATTACAATAGGTTGGTTGGGAATATTATATATCCAATTTCAAATGATGTTGGTGTTGGTATATTAAGTTTCAATAGGATTCATTGTTTACATCGCTTAATTCTTTCGATCAGAGCACATACGGATCTTTCGCGAACTACTGTTTTTATAAGTGATGAATCAACTAATCCAGAAACAAAAGATTATCTGACGAAGATACCAGATATGGTTGTTCTTCCAAATCAACCGAGGCTTGGAATAGCTGGGAACACGAATAGATTACTTAGATGTTTATCAAGATTTAAGTATAAAATAATTCTAAATGATGATGTTGAAATTTTGCGTCCTGGTTGGGATAGTTTTTATGCTACTCATATGAAGAATCTTAATGCTCATCATTTCTGTGCAAGGCAAGCTGGTGTTTATGGTGCATCTGATAAGGATGGGAAGATTACTGTTGTAAATGGTGTGTCGATTCGCACGATTACTGAAAAGCCTCAAGGGGCTGTGATGGCTTTTGATGATCTTGCTTTTTCCAAGGTTGGATATTTTGATGAGTCTTTTGGTATTTATGGTATGGAGCATGTTGATTGGTCGGATAGAGTTTCAAAGAGTGGCATACAAGGGCCTGGTTTTCATGATATTGTTGGTTCTGGTTTATATTTCAAAATTTATGCTGAGGATTCGTCTACTGAGGATCGTTCTCAACATTTATCTCAAGCTAGAAAGACGTTTGAGGAGTTAAAAACAAAATCAAATAGATTGTATGTGTCTACTTCTGATAAGACACAGGTTCCAAGTGTGTCATATATTATACCTTACCGTGGTAGTGATCGGACTGATTGTATAAAGACTGTTATACAGAATATTAAAGCTCAGAGATATCCGGAGGTTGATATTGTTTGTGCGGAGCAAGATGATGTTGAAAAAGTTGTTCTTCCTGAGATGAGTACTGTTACGCATGTTCTTGCCAAGTCTTTAAAACCTGGTGATCCTTTTACAAAGTCGGTTGCATTTAATCTTGGTGTTAAAACGGTAAAGTATGATAAGATTTTCCTCCATGATGCAGATATGCTTATTCCTGCACATTACACAGCGAAAGCTGTGGATATTCTAGCTACGAGTCCAGGACTTCATATTGGACATAATGTTCTTTATTTAAGTCAAGCATCGACAACTGGAATTTGTTCTACACAAAAGGTGGTCCCTGGTTTCAAGGTTGATAGAACTGTTGGGTATTTTGAAGGTGGGACGTTGGCTTGTACACGCGATACTTACCTCCGGATTGGTGGTTTTAATGAGGAATTTGTGGGATATGGTTGCGAGGATTGTGAGTTCTTCTTTCGGTTGGCCAAAGTTCCTAATTTCTGTAATCAGAGAACAGAGGATCTTATTCATTTATGGCATGGTCGTACTCCTGGTTGGATGGAATTTCACAAGAGAAATAAGGAAATTGAGAAACGTTGTTATGCTGCGAACCAGGAAATGTATATGACATTTCTTAGAAAAGTTTTACATGACAAGTATGGGATTTAAGTCGGGTTGTTTCTTGATATTCTAAAATATGTCCGAGGAAGAGTTATTGACTGGTTTGGCTATTTCCATTAGAAATTCTGGGAGAGTTAATGCTACATTTGTTATTCGGGATTTCATTTACATGGGTCGTAGTTTTCCTGCGATTTTTGTTAGTGTTAATAATGATAATTTTTTCGATTGTGTTATGATCCTTTTAAATAACCATCTGTGCGTTAGTGCTGCTCATGTAATAGAGATGGGTATGGATTTGTATGTGTGGCATGGTATTCTTCCTGGTTTTTCGTTTGAGTTGTGTAATCCAGATTCATTTGATATTGATGAAATTATATATGTTGTTAATAGATGTCTTGGTATGAAGAAGAGGTTTATTAGAGACTGAGTTCTTGCTCGACTCGTGTTTTAGTTTCGATTGCAGCATGCTTTGCCAATTTGGCTACTACATAACTGTTCCCACGTGTTAGGAGAATTGGAGTTTTTGATCCTTTGTGTAAGAAATCAAGTGTGAATACGCTTATGCCGTTTTTCTCCAATAATTGAGATAGATCTTTCTGGAATTCCTCTAACCATTTGTTCATTCGCTCTTGTGCGAGTTTTGCGTCTTCTTCTCCTTGGAATGTTTCTGGATCGATATCCCATGGAGGCAAATTCTTTAACTGGGACTCTTTTTTGGTTGTTTGTTCTGTGTTTGTTTCTGGTTTTGGTTCGGATTTCTTTGCCATGATCATTCTCCGGTATTTTATTTCACGGTCACGTTCTTATTTACGGAGAACAACATGGTAATTGATAGAGATGTTAGAATTAATCATGTGTATAATATTCTTCGTGGAAAGATGAAGGGCTATGGGAGGAATGTTTCTCTTCCACAGAATACTGATCCGAAGAAGACATATAGTTGGAGATACCTTTCGAGGTTTGTAGAACGTTTGGAATGTGAAGGCATCACGGACGAGTATGTTCCTGCGGTCGTGGATGCCCTTCTTCTTTACGCGAAACGTCACAAGTTACTTGATAGGGGGTTTGCGGTTTTAAATAAAGTGGACATAGCTTCCTTGCTTGAGAAAAGGCTAACGAAAGATGAGGATATAAAGAGGATACGGGAAGAAAGTATTCTTTCTTCTCATGATTTCCTTTTGAAGAAACATCGTGATTCAAGCAGAAGCTTACTTGAACTTCTTATAACTAGAAAACACAGAGATGCTTATACCAACATGACTTGTTGGTTCGAACAGGGCTTTTTGAGGTTGGAGTATATCGCGATTTCGAAAACTTGTAGAAGAGCATTGTGTCAAATGAAAATTAATGAGCGGATTCTTTTCCCAGGGACGGTTGATTTAATGAAAATGCGACTTTCAATTTTGTCGGAAAAAGACCTAACTCAGAAGCTCACAGACACCTTGAAGACAGACTTGATGCGATAGGAGAGAGAATGGCAACGTGGGATGAAGCCTACCAGTCGACATTAGCAGAAGTAGGAGACGATCTAGCAGCAAAAGTAATTACCGATAAATATCTAATAGTTCGTGATAACAATAATTATCTAGAAACAAAACCAAGCCAAATGTGGAGACGATTGGCAGCAGCTAATGCTGCCGCTGAGAAGAAAGAATTGGCAAAAGAGTTCGAAGAACAATTCTTCGAAATGATGTCAAATTGGAGATTTGTTCCAGGAGGAAGAATATTATACGGACTTGGGAATGACGCCAATGTAACACTAAAGAACTGTTATGTAATAGCAATCAGAGAAGATTCCATAAAAGGAATCTTTGATGCAATATACGAAATAGCAGAAACATTTAAAGCAGGAGGTGGATCTGGTACAGATTTAAGTATTCTTCGTCCAAAAGGATCTGCAATAAATAATGCGGCTCGCGTATCAAGTGGATCAGTGTCATTCCTCCATCTTTTTAGCCAGATTGCTGGTACTATTGGTCAACATGGGAGAATAGGTGCACTTTTGGTAAGTATGATTGACCATCACCCAGACATCTTTGATTTTATAAGAGTAAAGGGCGGGGATGATCTGGACGCAGTAAGAAATGCCAACATATCAGTCAAGATTACGGATAAATTACTAAATGCAGTAGAAAATAATGGAGACTTTGATCTCCATTGGAATGGGAAGATTTTCAAAACGATTAAAGCTCGTGAATTATGGCAAGAAATAATTCACTATGCATGGAAGAGAGCTGAGCCTGGTTTGTTATTCTGGGATACGATTCACAGAATTGGGCCAGCTGAACAATATGAGAAGTTCAAGACTCTGACAACCAATCCATGTGGTGAAGCGACTCTTTCAGATGGGGATTCTTGTAATCTTGGTTCATTGAACTTTGGTCTCTATGTCAAGAATTCATTTGATAAAAATGCATGTTTTGATTTTAATTTGTTTAAACATGATGTAAAACTTGGGATTAGATTCCTGGATAATATTATTACACTTGATAAATCTCCTCTACCGTTCCAACAGTGGGCAAACGACAATGGAAGAAGACTTGGCCTTGGTGTAATGGGATTGGCCGATGTGTTTATGAGAATGGGTATGAGGTATGATTCTCCTGAAGCTTTTGAATTGACCGATAAGATAATGAGAACGTTTAGAGATACATCTTATGAGGCATCGTGTGAACTTGCAAAAGAAAAAGGATCATTCCCAGAATTTGATGTAAAGAAACACATGAAATCTCCTTATGTACAGAAACTACCAGAGAATATTCAGGAGATGATTCAGAAGACCGGTATTCGTAATGTTGCTCTGCACGCAATAGCTCCTACTGGTTCTTTAAGTTGTATTGCGAAATGTACAGGCGCAATTGAGCCAGTGTTTAAGGTAAGTTATACCAGGAAGACAAATCTTGGCACAGCCAAAGAAGTAAAGGAATTTCAAGTATTCCATAACACAGCAAAGGAATTTCTGGAAAAGACAAAGAAATCAACGTTACCAGGTTATTTCGTTGGTACTCATGAAATAACACCAGAGAAGAGAATTAAACTTCAGAGTATCGTCCAGGGATATATTGATCAGGCTATTTCCAATACTGTAAATCTTCCTGAGGATTGTACTGAAGAGCAGATTGGGCAAGCTTATATGATGGCTTGGAAAGCTGGTTTGAAGGGCATAACTGTTTACCGTGAAGGATCTCGTGAGGGCGTATTATCTTCCAAGTCGACGAAAAATGGAAAGATAAATGAGACTGGAAAGATTATAGTACACAATGCACCAAAGCGTCCAGATTCACTTGATGGCGTGGTACATGTCATCAAACCCAACGGAACAAGATATGCAGTCTTTGTTGGTCTTCTTGATGGACGTCCTTTTGAAGTATTCGCGCTTGATCACAAACTTACAGGTCTTGAAGATGGTATGCATGGAAAGATTGTGAAAGAGAAAGTTAATAAGACTCAGAATTATTATCATTTCGAAAGTGGTGCTCTTATAGTTAGAAAGCTAAATGATTTTGAGGACAGTGAGGCATCATTTATAACTAGAATGATATCAACTGCTCTCAGACATGGTACTCCGCTTGAATTCTTGATTGATCAAATAAACAAGTCCAAGGTTCAGTATAATACATTCCCTAGAGCAATTGCTCGTGCTCTTTCGATTTATTTGAAACAGGATGAGGTAAAGGGGAAATTTAAATGTCCAAAATGCGGCAGTACTAACATAAAGTGGTCTGGGACGTGTTTTGCATGTTTGGATTGCCAGGAGAGCAAGTGCTCTTAAGTGATTGAATTAACGCCAGTCCAGATTGAGAATTGGGTATCAAGCCACTTTAAGTATAAGAAGAGAAGTGGTGGGCGTCAACTTGTAATTAATAATCCATTCGATGGTGATTCTGGTTATCATTTCTGGATATCAACTGTAAAATCAGCTTTGAAACAGGGGAAGAATAAAGGGAAAGTTGGATATTGGGTATTCGATTTTAGACCTGGTGTTTTTGCTGGTTCACTTATTAATTTTGTAATGAAGTACAGAAAGTTGAATTATTTTCAAGCAATTCAAGAATTAACTGGTCTTAAGCGTGGTGATTTAAAGAGCATTCTTCGTCAGGATTTTAGAAAGAAACAAGAAATAGAAAAAGAGGAAGAAGAGGAGAAATGTCTTGAATTACCAAAATTCAGTAAGATTTTAACTGAAGAATCAGACAATAGCAAGATAAAACAGATTGCGTTGAATTATCTTCACAATAGGGCTATTAATAATGAAAAGATTCAACATTACTCTTTATATTATACGCCTGTGACGATTGTTTTCCCTTATGTTGAATATGGTCTAACTGTTTATTGGCAGGAACGTGAATTATTGAATAAAAAATTTAATTTCCCAGATGCAATTAAAACTGGCTTGAATAAAACGGATTTTGTTTTTGGATTTGACCATGTTGATCCAAATGATGATGTGGTAATTGTGGAATCTATATTTAATTGCATGAGTATTGGTCATAATTGTATTGCTTCTGGTGGTGCTACTATTTCTGGGAAACAACCATTAAAGATATCTGCGTTATCTCCTCGTACTCTTATTTTGGCTCCTGATTTTGATGAAGCAGGTTTGAAATCGTTGATAGGTAATTATTATTTATTGAAGAATAAATTTAAATTGGCTTATTGTCTTCCTCCTTCTGTAGATGATTGGAATGATATGGATAAGAACAATGGCATTGGGACTGCGTTGAGATATATAGAGAAAAATGTGAAATACCTAAATCTTTCTGAATTGGTTAAAGTATCTAACCTACTTGCGTTACTGAAGGCGTCTTGACTTGATTCTTTAAATTATATTCTCTAATTACACTTGTTTTTCTTTTATCCAGGGTTCTTAATGCATTTCTGTATGCTTGTGGTGTATTTTCTTTAAACCACGATAATTGTTTTGATATTGCTTGTTTTTCTAGATAATCTAGAGATTGTCTTATTAGGAATATTTCTTCATGCGTAATACTATTATCTAGGAACCCAATTAACTTTTCATTCTTTTCGCCTAAATATAGATATAAGCATGGAGGTCGTTTTTTATATGATATCCATAAGAGGCGCATACTAATGGAATTCCCCATGGGCCATAATCCACAACTATTTTTGACAATTGGTGGAGGACAAGATATAGGGCCTATGTTCCTCAAATTTGAGTGGAAATCATTCACGAATGGTGGATATATTATTAGGGCAAAACTTTCAGATTCTTATTGGAAGAAATTAAGAGATATAGCGACTCAATTCTATCTTGATGAAGGAAGAAGAAAACCAACTCCCGTACAGTTTGAATTGATTTGGCCAGGTATTAACGGGGACAATCAACGTACAGGGAAACGTCTTGCTTATATGACAGGATTGGACGCCAGAGGTGTACAATCAAGTGGTACTCTTGAATTTGTCGCTGTTGATCCTCCATCTTTTTGGTTAAATGGTGGATGTTCGTCTGGGAAAGTTTATAAAGGGAAAGTTTCTGATGTTATAAAAAAGGTCGTCCAGGAATATTTCAAAGAAGGAAAAGTAGAAGTTAGTAATACTGTTGATTTTGATGAGAATCAATGGTGGATGATGAGAATGGACCCCAAAACATTTATTGCTTCTTTACTAGAATGGTCTTCAAGTTTGACAGAGAAGAAAACGAATTGGATAGTCTCAAGTGATGATAAAGAAATTTGGATAAAAGAACAAGCCGCCAGGACATCAGAGAATTATGGTACTTTTAGTATGAATAAGAAATCACCTGGTGGGAATGACATCTATAATTTTGAATTTTTGGCTGACACTTTCATTTCTGTCTTCCAGAAACAATTAATTACTCAGGGATTATCGACTGTATCAGAAAGGTTTATGGACCGGATTAAGGATTCTCCTCCGCACACAGGGACTGAATCACAATGTGTTGTTCATGTTCATGATGAGAATACTCAAAACAAGAAAATTGTAAAGATTGATCGTACTCGTGGTTTTAAAAAACCAACAGAGATACCTGGAGCTATTGGAAAACCACATGAATGGTCAACTTCAATTGGTGCAATACCTGAAGATTCAGGACAGAGTTTTGGTAAGACTTATGATGAATATATTGATGGGCGAGCAAGAAAGACATTTCTTGATATGTTAAATCTGGTTATGAGAATAAAGATTCGTTGTACAGGAATTGGTAAGAAATCATTGGCAAATAGTCATAATTTGGGAGTCTCAAAATTAAAAATACTTTGGAAGGATCCAGATGATAAGGACTACTTCCTGGATGGTGACTGGTTGGTCTACGGTTTCCACCACATAGTTACGCCTGGTCATTGGTACACAGATGTATATTGTGCCAGGCTCGACTACGATGCGCTTGGAAAACCGATTTGAGGTAGGAAATGGATCCAAATACATATGCTCTTTCACTGGAAATAACATTAAATGATCTGGTGTCAGAATATTTAAGCGGCATAAACGGTGGTCTGGACACGACGGTCGCCAAAGTAACAGAAGTAGAGAATGCTTTCAAGGCAATGTCCACCAATATAGTATCATCACTTGACCATGTTTCGGCCAAGATGAATGAAGTAATGAATCAAATGACTACAGCGCAAGAAAAAGTGAAAATCAAAACTGAGGAGACAAACGCATCGGTTGCTGCCGGAGCTATGCAAAACCAGGTAACTTATAAGAATGAGACTGACGATTTAATTGGTATCAACGAACAAAAAACTGACTTATTAAAAACAGAAAAGGAATTACAGAAATTAACCAAGGAACAGATTCCACTTAAAGAAAAGAGTTTAAAGAGTCAACAGGATGCTCAAAATAATATTATTGATAATCAGACTAATATTAATAAAGGAGAGAGGAATTATCATACTATAGCTGGGGTTACCAAAGGTATAGTTGATAAGGTACAAGGCTTTACCAAAAAGATAGGTACCGCTCTGCTTGCTGTAGCCACTGGAGGAGCAAGTGCTGCAGCCGGAACTGCTGCAGCTGGGGAAGCTGCTGCAGCAACTGGTGGTGAAATGGCAGCTGCTGGGAAAGCTGCTTCAGGTATGGGTGGGGGTTTGGATAAAGCAATAGATGGATTATTTGATTTTGCAAATGCTGGATATATTGTCTATGGTACTGTTTTGGTTATGTTGGCAAACTGGTTGGATGAGGCAGCAGCCAGAGCAGAGAAATTTAAGACAGCAATGTATCGTGCAACTGGGTCTATGAATGAGATAATGATTAGGGCTAGTATGATGACGAGTGGTTTAAAGGCAACTTCTGATGAAGTTGATGAGGTAATTTCAGCTCTAATCCGCGCAGGTGCGAATAAGAAGAACGTTTGGGAATTAACAGAAGCTACGACGATCTTCTCAAAAGCTCTTGGTGTAAGTGCAGATGTAGCTGCACAATTTGCCAATAGAATGAGAGTTGTACTTGGTACTACTCGTTTGGCTGAAGCTTCAATGGCTATGCTTTATAAAGCTGCTGAACATTTTAGTTTATCAGGTGAAGATATGACCAATATTATGACAGAGGCAACTGAAAGCGCAACATTGTTGGGAACTTATGGTGAAAAAGCGGTTTCCAACTATACTGAAACCTTGGTAGCTGCTGCAGCTGCCGCGAAGAATTTGGGTGTTAATACCTCGAAAGCCACTCAATTGATTGCCAGTATGAAAGAGCCATTGGCTGGTGTCAAGATTCTTGGTGGTGCTGTCTTACAGATGGACCCAGCCAAGAAAATGGAAGAAATATTAAAGAGGATTCCAAATATTGAGAAACAATATGAAGAAATGGTAAAGGCTCGTGGTGCTGGTTATGCAACAATGTATATTAAAGCGCGATATGATATCGACCCAGAACAACTAAAGATTTTGAAGGAAATGACAAAGACAAAAGAAGTGATGTTGAAAGTTGGTATAACAACAGAACAAGCTGAAAAGGATATGGAGCGAATAAAGAATGCTGCACAAGAGTCAATGACTGGTGTCTACACAGAGATGCTGAAAATTATGGATAATATAAAGAATATAGGCATGATGATTGTAGGACCATTACTCCCACTATTGAAGATAATTTTCATGGTAGTAAATGGAATTTTCAGTATTATTGCTGGATTTGTGGCTCCAATTTCAGAGATGCTTATGAAGATGTGGTCATTGTTCGACGTTAGCAATGAATTAGGTGAAATGTTTACCATCCTCCGTAATATTGCTTTAGCCATAGGAAAAGTTTTGGGATTTATAATTTTTGTGCTTCTAGCTCCGTTCATTGCTGGTGTTGTTCTTCTAGTAAAAGGATTTAGTGTTCTGTGGGAAATAATCCAACCAATCGCTTCAGCTATAGCTGACATATTTGGTTTCTTAGCGGGCGGTATTTGGGATGCGTTGATGGCACTAATTGATGGGTTTAATGGGATATTTAAAACATTAAAAGAAGGAATTAGGAGTGTAGTGTCAGGAATGAAGAGTTTGGTGACGCTTGGTGGTACATTTGATATTGCGACTGTAAAGGAAGTTGCGAAATATATTGGTGCAGCAACTGCTGCTGTTTTGGCTTTGGTTGTCGCAATGAAAGCTGCTGCTATTGCAGAAGGTGCTTGGAATATTGTTAGAGGTGCTGGGAATAAACTCCTTGGTGAAGAATCTCTTTTAATGAAGGCCAAGACAGTTTGGACAAATCTGATGACAAAGGGTAATTTAACAAGCACAAAGGGTATTTGGGATAAGGTAAAAGGAATTTTCTCGCTTACAAAAGCTGAACAAGGTTTGAAGGCTGTACAGGTTCCTGGAAAGGGTTTGATTCTGGAAGAGGCTTCTGCAATTACAGACGCTGCAAAAGCGAATAAGGGGTTAATAGGAACGATTTGGCAAAAAATAACTGCTTTGAGAAGTTTAAGTTTGTCTCAAATGGCTAGTAATGTAGCCACAAGAGCAGGAACGTTGTTTAGCTCATTGTCAAGTCTTAGTTTGGGAGGTGCGGCTACGAGAATTGGTGGCCTCTTTACTACGCTAAAGACTGCTATTCCTTCGATGTTAAGTTTTGGAAAACTAGCTGGATTTGCAAGTAGTGCCGTTTCTGGTTTGGGTTCAGCAATGTCTGTTCTTGGCCCTGTTGCTCTTATGGTTGGTGCAGCAATTGGAGGTTGGAAGATTGGGAAATGGATAGGTGAAATAACCGGTTTACATAAGTCGACGAAGGAACTGGCAGATGAGCATAGGAAGGCTCTGAAAAATTCCCCAGAAATTAAAGCCCATATGTCAGAGATTGACAAATTAGCAGAGAAGCGTATTGCCAATTTGGATACTGAAGGGAAACTTCGCGCTAAGAATCTTAAACTTTGGGGTCTGAATAATACTCAAGCGTCTATTGGTGCTAAGAGTGCTCAAGATGAATTGAAGATGTTGGAGAGTATGGCAAAAGCGGGGAATAAGAATGCTGATATGCTCAAGCGTCTAAACGAACTTCGGAAGGCTGCTAAGGAAGCACCACAAGCGAAGGTTGTTCCTGGCGCGGGTGGTGATTGGGAAGATATGGCGAAACGGAATAGAGCATTCTTGGAGGGTGGTCCAAAGGCATATTCAAGAGATGAAGCACCTCTCATAAATGAAGTTCCAACTGTTAAGGTTCAAGAAGGTGGGCCAAAAACACCAAGTCCTGTTACTGATTTAATCAAGGTCCAGAGTGAAAATTCAGAGAAGATGAAGAGTGCTGTAGATTATTTAAAGGAAATCTGTAAGAGTTCAGAGGAAGCACAAGATTTGTTGAAGGTTTATCTTCCGAAGTTGGTTGAGGGGACGACAGATACTGGTTTGGCTAGCGTGGCAAATAATTGGATTTAGAGGTGATATATGGGTTCTTATGGTTTAATTCCTTTTGATGATTCGATGATAGCAGAAGTACGATTCCAATTAACTCTTGGAAAGGGCGCTGGGAATAATATTGAATTCCAATTTATGCCAAAACTTAAATCAGAAAGTAATACCAGTACTTGGGAAGAATCTGATATTTGGGCTGTTGAACCATTGAAGATTCATAAAGGGTCGGGTGGGAAAAAATTGGCTATGGAATGGGAATATTTGGCATCTGATGAGATTTGGAACTGTGGAAAGGTTGCCAAAACTTTAAAGAATTTAAAGACATATTTCTTCGAATTCACACGAGAGACTTATCCAACAGCCAAGATAATTTATGGTACTTCAATTCCATCACCAACTTATTTTAGAATTATGGATGTTAGCATAACTTATAGTGATGAAATAATATTTAATAATGGGATGCATCCTCTTCATTCTAGAGTTTCTGTTTCTCTGGAATTGGCAACGAATGTGAATGAGCCTGGTGGGAAACAATCTTCCGATGCTGAAGGGAAATTACCGGTTGATCCTTTGTCAGCCGCAATCTTTGATTGGTACTAGGAGAAAATATGGCAATAGATACTGATAGTCTCTCCCGTTTCAAATTTTCCGAATCCATAATTAGAAATGGGAAAGAAACTTTTGGAATGTGGAAACGACCTGATTTCATGAAGGTCGAAAATGTACAGGACACAGACGTATTCTATTTTTCTGTAGATCAATCAACAGCAGGAAGACCAGATCTAATTTCTCAACAGATGTATGGTACGCCTATGTTGGAATGGGTGGTAATCATGTTTAATAGACCACTAAATACCATAGGGTGGCCGAAATCCGGTACTGTAATAAAACTTCCTACGCAATCGGTTGTTTATAGTGGATTATAAATAATGTGGAGGATTAAATGGCAGATAAATCTAATATTCACCGAGTTTGGGAAGAGTTTTTCGCAGAACGAGTTGAAAAATTACCAACCAGATTCACAGGAACTTATAGGGCAGTAGTTGTTGAAACCAATGACCCATTACAATTACATCGTATTAGATTTAAATGTCCAGAATTACATGATTGGAATCTGAAACCTGAAGAATGCCCATGGGCAATTCCAGCGCCACACCTTGGTGGGTCTGACACAGGATCTTGGGTAAGTCCGCTTATTGATGATATAATTTTTATAACATTTGAGAAAAATCACCCTTATGGTCCAATATATTCAGGTTTTGCCTCTGGGACAAGACGGAAAAGGTATCCACTTGAATCAATTTTCACAGAATCACCACAATCTGTTGATGCAATGGGTAAGCCTCTTGATAAGCCGTCAGATTATCAGACAGATTACCTACCGAAAGATCGTCGTCCTATGTCTCATGGGTGGAGAGATAGATATGGAAATTCAGAGATAAGTTGTTCTGTTGGTTTCTTTCCAAAAGAGCATGAAGGAGAGACAGCACCAGCTGGGACGGATGCTATTTCGAAAGAAAAGTTTGAAGGTGGTAAGAAACCAGAAATTAATAAGCCAGATAGAAAATATCTGGCCAAATTATCAAAATATGGGATTTTTGTTGTTCAGTCAGATGTTGGATATTATTGGAAGAAAGACAAGGATGATAAGGATCTTGGTGAGTTTGATGGTATTGGAGATGCTGAAAAAGAGGGAGGGAAGGATGAGCGAAAGTGGGAGATACAGAGATATTTCTTCTTCCAGCAGTTATTGAATGAGAGTAAGCCAAATTCTGAGGATAGAGACCAGAGGAGATATGAAATACGAACAAGAGCGGGACATAAATTTGAGATGAGAGATGTTGGTTGGGCTCAGAAAAATGGTGGTATGTCAGTTAATAAGAAGATTGAAAATGTAAAGTCCAGAATCGAATTGGAAGGTGATCAGAAATATGGTGGAAAGATATTGTCAAAATGGGAGCAGACTGATGAACGATGGCTTAAATGGAGAACAAAGGGTGGTCATTTAATTCAGTTGATGGACACTGGTTTTCATCCAGAAAAAGATGATTTTTATAAGAGGAAGCTTCTGGAGGAAACTGGTCCAGATGTTGACCATGAGAAGAGTTCCAATTGGACTGGTAGAGATTCTAGACAGATTAGGATTTTGACAAGATGGGGTGTCAAATTCGTATTGGATGATCGTGGTTCTCATGCTGCAAAAGCTGATACCAAGGAATCTCCAAGAGCAAATGGTTGGATGCTCAAGAGCCGAAGAAGTTGGCAAGCAGATCCTGGTGATTCACCACGTGGTTTTGCTATTGAATGTAATGATAAGAATGAATTGAATACCACTAGATGGTATACCCCTAAGAGTAAGATTATTGAAATGAATGACCGTAAGGACTACGCAATCTTCTGTACTGATACTGCTTCTGAGATCTCTGAATCATGGAAGGGTCTTGATGAGAATGAGTTTGCTGTGAAAATAGCTATGACGGAAGACCCAGAGAAGAATACCTATCATCTAAAATTGGATAAGCATAATGGTTATTTGCGTTTGAAGACAGCTGCAGGTGGGGATAATGGGCTTAGAACTTTTGAAGAAGATAAGACAAAAGATGACCCAGAATTTCCTGAAAATCAGAAGCAAGAAGCTACTGAACCAATAATGAAGGACGCCAATACTGGTGAAAATCAGGGATTGGAATGTCGTGACGGTAGAGTTGGTGATGATGGTGCTTGGACTGAGATTGTTGATATTGAGGATCGTGGTTTCTGGTTCTCGAAACAATATAAATTGGGTATTTGGAGAGCAAGAAAAGATGTAGACATGTATATTGGTTTAAGGGATGATGATCCAGAAGATCCTGAGAATCCAAATCCAGAAGAGACTGGTAGACAAATAATTATTATTAGGAATGCTACTGGTAGAGGTCCTATTCAAATTTTCTGTGCTGAAAATGTTGAAATTATTGGTAATAATATTGCTTTAAAGGCTTCAAATACTATAACTATGAAAGCAGGGACTGCAATTAATTTTGAAGCTGGTGGGGCTCATGCTCAACTGGTTCCTGGAGCTTGGAATATGGATGTTCCAGATAATGCTCCCAAACATACAGGCTTCCTTCCATTTGCATTCCCAGGTGCTGGTGCTCAATCTCCAACAGGTGGCAGTTGCGCAGTAATTGATCCAGCAGAAATTATTGAGGAGAAGCGTGAACCAGTTGACAGGTCAAAAGTCGATAATGAACCTTTTAGTGCGGTTCCTGAAGGTGTAGTGAAAGGGGAGTAATGGTAATAGTAGCTCCTACGGCGTTGTATAATTCTATTCTAAACGCCAATCCATCTAGTACAATCCCAGTAACTTGGGTTATCTCAAGTCAAGACCCGCCACGATCTACTATAACAGTACCATTATTACCTTGGGGTGTAGAAATTCAGCCATTACCAAAAAATCCTTTCAATCCAGTAATTAGACCACCAGACGTAGGAAGTTTTGTCTTTAACGTAAATTATACTAATGCCTCAAAGGTGGGGTCTGGTGATCTTTCATACGAAGCTGGACAGATTCTAACATTCGATAATGAAACTGATATTACAGATCAAGTCTCGCAAATAAATGTACCAGAAGTAATAGATCTACAGCAGAATACGAATCTTCTGAGTTTGGAGAAGTTGGGATTAACGAATGAGGAAATTGTAAATCTGGAAACACAGACTCGGACCAAGATGAACGCGTTGGTGACTCTGATAAACAGTCAGAGGATGCAAGCAAATCAGAAGGAAATAGATATAAAGAGTAATCAGAAATTAATTAATGAGAACGAGAAAACATTGGCGGCGGCTGTAGTTGTTTTGTCGGCGACTGATCCTATTGTAATAAAATTGACAACCAATAATACTTTATTGGTAGCTCAACGCACAAAACTTGTCGACGAGTTAAATGTAATTATTACTGAAATGAATTCGAATTATAATCTATTGTTAAATGTGAAGGAGATTGTTAGATGAGCAATTTATCAGCTGCACGAAATCAAAATCTTTGGTTCGGTTACAATGCGCCATTTATTGGTGGAAATGAGGGTGTTGTTTCTAGACAAGTCGATGAGAAATTAATTAAGAATGATCTTCTTCAATTACTTCTAACGTCACCTGGTGATAGAGTGATGCGTCCTTCTTTTGGTACTGGAATTCGGAAATTTGTTTTTGAGTTGATAACCACCGAAACTATTGAAACTCTGAGACAAAGTATACAGGATGCAGTTGATACTTATGAACCACGGGTTACTGTTTCTAGTATTGATATTGATACTTCTAATCAGGATAATAATGTTGTTCAGATTAAGTTATTTGGATATTTTAATTTGGATAAGTATAATACTAATCCTAATAATGCACAATTGTTAGTGGAGTTAAAGGTACCACTTAACCAGCTTGGACAAGCGACGACACAGGTGGCTAGATCATGAGTGAAGACACAACCAAGTATGTGTTCCAAACTCCAAATTCTCCGGAAGAATTTGGTGTAGTGCTGCCACTCCCAGAGTTGCGGCGTTTGGATTTTTCTGCACTTGATTATCAAACGATGTTAAGAGCTGGGATTGAATATATTAGAACATATCATCCAAACGATTTCAATGATTTCTTTGCAAGCAATGGTTTAATAATGACGCTTGAATTGGTGTCATTCCTTGCTAATGTTGTTACAGAGCGTGGTGATATTATCGCAGATGAGAGTTATATTCCAACCGCACAGACCAAAGAAGCTGTTTCACAGCATTTGGCTCTAATTAACCAACAAATAGAGAAAGCTACACCAGCAACTGTTGATGTACAAGTTACAGTAGCAAATCAACTGACAACTGAACTTAGAATTACACCAGGTGTTATTTTCAGCTTCGCTGGACCAGATGGTCAGCCTGTGTACTATGAGGTTTTTAGAGCTCCTGGTGATTTTACATCTGATATTTCTATTCCTCCAGGGAAGCGTGGTGTTGTTGCTTTCGGGATTGAAGGGAAATTCGGTAGTGATGTTTCGGTTGTTTCCAATGGTGGTACTGACCAATTTATTGATATTACAGGTCTCGATGTTCTTGATGCTCCGATTTTTGTTACTGTTCAGACCGGTGCTGATACTCCCAGGGAATGGCAGAGAGTTGATATTATTGAGAAATCCAAACCACAAGATGAAGTCTTTGAAGTTGTCGTGATGGATAATGGAGTTAGGATAAAATTTGGAAATAATATTGCCGGGAAAGCTCCATTGGCGGGTGAACAGATTGTTGTTAGATATAGAAATGGTGGTGGTGTTCGTGGTAGGATTGGCGCCAATATTATAAATGAAACTCGTTCATACAATCCTACTGCTCCTGTTTCTGCTGCAGTTGATGTCCTTTTTAGGAATCCTACACCGTCGCAAGGCGGTACTGATGAGGAGACCATTGAGGACGCAAAGAAGCGTGCTCCAAAAGAATTTGCAACTCACGAAAGTGCAACCACTGGCGAAGATTATAGTGTATTGGCTTCAACGTACAGTCATCCTGTTTTCGGCTCTGTAGCCAAAGCAATTGGTACGATCAGGACGGGTATCGAGGGCGATCCCACTACTGTTGTTGAACAGATTAGAGCCGCTCCTACTGTTTCAGCTGGTGTTCAGATTTTGTTGAATGAATATGTGAATAGGAATATTGTTGAAGTTTATGTTTTGGCTGAAGGATCTGATGGTACTCCAGTAAAGCCCAATACTGGGTTGAAGACTGGGTTGATTTCTTTCTTTAGTGAAATTAATGTGTTGACTGATGAAATTAGAATTCTTGATGGTCAAGTAAAGTACGTTGATGTTCAGGCCGTTATAGTTATGAGTAGAAATGCTGATGCTGGTACAGTAAAAGTTGGCGTGAATGCAGCGATTATAGATTTCTTTAATATTGATAATTGGGATATGGGGACTCCATTGTATTTGTCAAATCTTTACGATGTAATTTCAAATGTTCCTGGTGTGAAGTATGCCAATATTTTTAAACCAGATGATAATATTATTCTTGTTAGCGATCTATCTTCGGCTTCTGGGGTTCGTTTTAATGAAGTAATAGCACTTGGTAATGTTGATTTGAAGTTCTACTTTGAACAGGGTAGTTTCAAAACTCCGCCTGTTGGTCAACGTAACTTGACAGCAATTTAAGATTTCAAAAATGTTGGTATAAACGTCTTGGGATGGAGTAAAAATGGATATCGTCGATTGCCTTAGAAATATTCAGAATTTGAAGAAACGGTTGAAAAACATATCGACCGTTATTGGTGATACACATTTGGTAAATGAAATTACCGCGCTGAATTGTCTTATTGATGAAACTGTGAAAACGAAGTTTACAACTGTTATTATGATTATAGGACATCCTGAAAGTTTTGCTGATATAGAGTTACCAAAATGGGAGATTGATCATAGTACCACTATTATGATATGTATAGATCCATCAAAATTTGTTATTTCGTTACTTCGTAAATATTTTAGACCGGAAGGGTCACCAGATCATGAGGTTGACGTAGGACCTTTAGGATGTTTGTGCGATTGGTACTACGTAACATGTGATAAGCAATATAAGTACCGAAAAGCATTCTATTTGGAGGGTTTGATATCAAATGATGACCTAACTGAATTTGGAAGAAAAGGGATTAATTCCAGACTCAAGAAATGGCTAGTGGATTTTTACAAGACAGCCTCAATTGTGATGAGATTGTCTTCAAGTCAAAAGAAAGAAGGAGAAGTAAAATGAGTGAGAACCAGAAGCAGTCCCACGGTGGACGAATCGGGATCTTTATCGATGTACAGAATATGTTCTATTCTGCTAAGATCCTCCACCAAAGCAAGGTCGATTATGGTCGTCTTCTAAAGGACCTGACCGGTGATCGTCAGTTGGTGAGAGCAATTGCGTACATCGTCCAGAAACCTGAAGTAAACCAATCAGGATTCCATGAAGCCCTTTCTCGCTTCGGATACGACCTGAAGATCAAGGAACTAAAGATCTCTCAGAGGAATGATGGTTCTGGCGGCACTGTTGCTAAGGGGTCCTGGGATGTTGGTCTGACGATCGATGTCATGATGATGGCACCGAAGTTGGATACGATTGTTCTGGTAACTGGTGACGGTGAGTATCTTCCGTTGGTTGAGGCGGTGAAAGTTCTTGGTTGTCGTGTTGAATTGGTTAGTTTCGAGAGGTCCACGTCTGGTGGGCTTATTCGAGCTGCTGATTACTACACGCCAATTACTGAGTCGTGGATTTTCAAAGAAAAGAAATTTGAGCAACAGGCGGCTGCACCAACTGAAGATGGGAATGGGAATGGTGGTCTTCTTGGTTCAACTGCTGCTGGTCAGATCCACAAGGACGCTCTTCCGAAGGATGAAGAAGTTCCTGTTTCTGCTGGAACTTATGATCCTGAGAAGGTTGCTGCTGGTGACGATGATGGTCCTCAACCAACTTCGAATGAATCTTCTTCTCGTAAGAAGAAATTCGGGCTTTTTGGCTAACCAATAAGATTTGAGGTTTGGACCGCAGGGCGACGACGCTTCTTTAGGTCGTCGCCCATTTTTATTTCTCTTTTTGCGAAATCTAATTTCCGCGCAAAAATAAATTGAAGCAGGACGGAGAAACAGGGTCCCTTTTAGGGAGGAAAGAAAATGCCAGCTGCACAACCAGCAAACACCCAGATTTCGGTTTTCCGGAGGGTGAAGGCATTCCGGGCCAACTACCGCCACACGACCATCAAGCACCTGACCACGCCATGGGAGAGATTCCTGGTATCGGTCCCAGGTGAGGAAGTTGACACGGTCGAGCATCGTGATGCGACTTTCCGAACGGATGCCTTCCGTTTTGGTCATCCAGTTACGGTGTCGCCACGCACGATTCCGACACTGGCAGCAGTGGTTGCAGCGGTTCCTGGTGTCAAGCTTGTCTCTCTCGTTGGCAATCCGAGAGAAGTGCAGCTTGAGAACACGGAAGCGCACAAGACCGACGAGCTGTTCCAGGAAGTGGCAGCCGTTGGATCTGGTGTTGCATTCACTGACTAATCCAAATCTGGAAACATTGTGGTACGGGACTAATAATCCCGTACCACAATTCTGGAGCATGAGTAATGCCAAATCTATCAGATGCTCCTGGCAGTCCACCAACTGGCGTTCTGGTAGACCACCACGTTCCATTTACAGCGTTCCTCAGAGCCAACCCAGTACGTGGAAAGCGGCTTGAAACATACGAAAGTCTCAAACGAGAATCCAATATTATAGAAATTATGCTTGAAAGCGCTTGTGATGGTGTAACATATCCTATAACCTTTGATTTTGCCAAACCAGTAGCATTTACACCACAATTTGGCAACTCCCCATCCAGATTCACTATACATGGTCATGCCTGTGTCAGAAATGATTTTGCTAATAATCCTATTGGCAATCGATATGTTGATGCAGACAATAAAATAATGCAGGGACCAGCGGCAAGTAACAACAGTAATAGAACCCCAGACCCACAAGTGAATTCAATAGCAGAAGAATTGCGAGCTCTACTTGAAACCAGAACAGGTTTACACGTTTTCAAACTAAGAGTTGCTGGAATTGTTTACGGCGACAAGGGCGTACATTTCCCATTGGGGTAATATGTGCTGCTCAAATAGCAAAGGTCTGGTTTCTCAACCAAACACAGCAATCAATAACCAAAAACTAAAGAAGCTCCTAAGACAAAATATTTCGGTACAACACTCTCTCAGATTAAACACCAGAGAATTAAACAAGATGATTCTTGGTAGATTATCTAGTAAGAAATAATCAAAAATATACGGGAGAAATAAAAATGGCGATTCTTGGGCCACCACAACTTCCAACTATCCTAAAACTTAACATGGACCCTATGAAGTTTGAAATTTTATCAACACTTGGTCATCCGACTGTTATGGTAGAACTAACTGAGACGCAACTTGAACAAGCAATAAGAACTACAGGTGATTTCATTTCTCAATATTTTCCCAGAGAACAAAAATATGCATACTTTTACACACAACCACTGATTTCAGAATATGATCTACCAGCAGATGCTTATTACGTTCAAGATGTGAAATGGGATCCTGCTACAACTAGAATTGGCGATATTTTCGGTGCTGAGAGTTTCTTGTTCAACGTTGGTAATGTGACTGGTATCCAAAATATTCTTCTTGATTATCATTTACTCCAGGCGTATAGGAAGTTCAGTCAGAGAGTTCTTGCTACTGAAGGCCAGTGGGAAGTACGAGGTGATAATAAGATTCGACTTTTCCCAACTCCACGTGGTCAGTTTCCAGTTGTTGTTGAATATATGCCACATGTCCAGCATTTTAGTCCAATGTCCAGAGAAGTTATCAAGAGGATGTTGGTTGCTGAAGCTAAGATCATACTTGGTAACGTTCGTAGCAAATTTGGTACTCTTCCTTCTCCGGATGGTGGATCTCTTCAGTTGAATGGTGATGCTCTTAGGACTGAGGGTATGGAGGAGAAAAAACAAGCTTTGGAAGATGCTATTGCACTTGGAGAGCCATCACCAATCATTCTTTGGTAAATGCGTAAAGTTGTCTTTCTTCAAATTTTTCATCGTCATAGATTGGTATAATGAGTTTGGCTTCTAACCAAATAGTCATTAGCTGTTTCAATGTCTCGGGATAATCGACAACGTCGAGGTTTTTTACGACGTAAACAAGCCACCTTTGCATATCACACTTTCTGAAGTAGTAAAAGGTATTTCTGATTGATCTAAGTCCAACTCTTGCTTCTCTTGCTCTCCACCTTTTGAAGGCTTCAAGTAGTTGTTCTGGGTCGCATTTGGGATCTTGTATATCGAATGTAATATCCATGAGTTTTTGTATCCAAAAATAAAGTATGAGCAATGCAACCGTACAAAATAAGTTGGAAGTTAGACCTGATGGATATGTGCAGATACCTGGTTGTGAACCAATTTCTAGCTTGACATCTCTAAGATTGTCTCAGGAAATGTATTGTCCGAATTCTCTTATAAAGGTTGATGATCTTCTTAGATGTATACCTGGTGCCAAATTAATTAGAGTCCACACGCCAATGGGTCACCTTGGTAGTGGATTTTTTGTTATTCTTCCATCCGGTCCTCCTCCAAATGAGAATCAATGTGATTGTAACCCAGATTGGTATAAGATTATGAAGGAGTGTGTTCCTGCATCTACTCCGAAGGGCATGCCAGAGTGTTCTGGATTTAATTACAATCCTTGTGTGACTGAAATTGATCCTTTTAAGAAATCGAGAGACCCCGAAGCACGACCAAATTCTAGACCTTTAAGTAATCAATTATTGAATTTGTTTCCACCACCAGGTGTTGTTACATAATAATCATTCGTCGTCCAAGTCCTACTTTTTCTGTTTGTCTTGGTTGTGGTTTTGGTTTTTTCCTAAATGGTTGCACATATGCTGATTTTGGGAGAATTGAGACTCTTGTTGGGACTTGATCGTATGGTTGGTATGGCATTTCGTGATATCTGTAGTTGTCATAATGATAGCGATCCCATTCTTCTTGTAGGTTTCGTCTTTGTCGTGGTCGATCTGGTATTATTTGTGTTTTAACCGATGGTTTTAGACCATTATTTGTAGTTATATCTTCAGTCATCATTTGAGCTATTTGCTCTGGCGTCATATTAATCCTCAAACATATTTTTGAGGGAATGATTATGGGTTTATATAATATTGATGGTCATCAACAATTCATTTCGATAGACAATGTACCAGATAATCGTTCGGATGCAGAAAAAGAAAATTCCATGCTTTCTGTGTATAATCAGCAGAATAATGATATAGCCCTAATGGAACGTCAAATTGAAGAAATGATTAATATCACAGGTGCCCCGACCACAGTATTTCGGAGGGTTAGAAATCAAGCAAATAAGGATGAAATTTGGGACGAGGATGCAGACCCAACGTACCAAAAGGGGATAAAGATTAAGGGATTATTTGTCCCACAACCGGCAGAAGCTGCATTGACTAGATATGGAATTGATTCTCAGAATCAGATGACTATCCATTATAGTCGAGCCAATGTTTTAAAGATATTTGGTAAATTAATGATTGCTGAAGGTGATATTATCATTGTTCCTCATAATACATTGACTGTTACACAGACAACTGATCTCCGAGATGGTGTTGGTAATAGGATGGATAGGTATAGGGTTATAAAATCAAGTGATACTGTGAATTTCAAATATCGTTGGATGTATTGGAGTTGTGTCCTTGAGAATCTTACTGGTGACACCAGTATTGATGTTGAATTTTCAAAGGAGTTTGCCTAATGCGTATTGAAATTAAAAGTGGTCATGATCTCAAGTTTGCGGTAAAGCGTATGATGACCAATCTTTCAGATGAGGTTATTCAAAAGGTCAATCATAAGGTGATTGAGAATATTGAAGCCAGGACGAAGTCAAAGGTGGTTGTTGCTTCTAGGAGTAACGAATCTGTTATTGTTTTAATGTCTGATAAAGATTCTTTAAATAAGGATCAGAAGGTTTTCAAACAAGTCGTTGAAGATTTGGATTTACTGGTTGGTCAACGTGGTGGAAAAGATCAGAATGTTTTAAAGTTCTTGGAAGAATAAGACATTCTGGAGGTGATTTACGCCAATTTATCATTTTGATGCTGCAGAAGTAGCAGATGGAAAGAAATTAACGGATCTTCGTTTTGATCCAATGCACAAAGACGCTATTGAGCAGAAACCAAATCCTTTTCCTATAAAGCCTGTTGATAAGAAGCTTGGTATCTTTACCTTTGAAAATCAGAATATTGATAAAGAAGAGGAAATTAGAGAAATTCTTCCGCAGGGTTTTAGGACGATGGATCGTGGTATAAAGAATTATTTTGCTGGTGTGCGTGTTCCGACAAAGAATGGTATTAAGTTAATGCAGGTTAGAATTAGTGGCGGTGACAAGCCCTATTTGATTTGGGCACAAGATTTAAAGAGAGGAAGAATCACTCTTCCTGTAATGTCAATAAAGAGGGAGGGTGAAGAACCTTTCCTTGAGAAGTTTAGCCCAGCACATCATCATTATTTGACAAAGAGGTTTTTGGACCAGGATTTGACAAGGATAGCACTTTCGTACAGACCTATTCCTGCTAAGATTAGCTATTCTCTTTCTGTTTGGGCAGAACATAAGAGAGATTTGGAATATATTCTTTACCAAGTTAGGACCAGGTTTAATCCAATTGCTTCATTTTACGTTGAAGATGAATATTTTAAGTGTGAGATTATTTTACATTATAATGGAATGTCTCCTGTAGTAGACGATGATGTACCTGCTGATCAGCGTGCCAATAAGAGATATGATTTTAATATACAAATGGAGGGATATCTACCATTGCCAGAGAAAGTTGTGCCATCGATACTCGGAAGAGTAACTACAATAAAGGACATGAGCATAAGTAATTACGGTGACGTACTCCAAGTCCTTGAGGGCAAGTTGAATCTTGCTGATGTCAACGTACCAAGGAGCTAAAGAATGGCAGACGCCAATGTGAAACCAACCGCTCGTCCAAAGACCATGCGGGAGATCCAAGCAGAGAAAGCGGCGAAACACCATTCGTCCCAAGCAACTATCACTGTTACAAATATCTCAAAGCAATTGATAAAGATCCACCTCAATGCACCCAAGGGTGTTGATTTCTACGTTGGTGCACAAGACATTAGTTTAAAACCAAACCAAACATATCCTTTCAAAAAGAATCGAGTACGGATGGATCAGATTACCAATCTTCGTAAAAAGGGTAAGATTGCCTATGTAAGCGAAACTCCTGAAGAAGAGGAAGTTAGTGGGAAAGTTGTTCGAATTAAATAGTTCTGCCTATCTTTAGCAAAAATATATTGACGAATGACCAATAGGAGATAACCCATGGCAGTCTTCCTCTCTCCGGGCGTGTTCCCAAGAGAAATTGACCTGAGCATTGTACCAGCCGCTGTGGGTGCACTCACTCCTGCGTTTATTGGTACTGCGAAGAAGGGACCAGTACAAACTCCCACCTTCGTAAGCAACGCTCAACAATTCATTGACACTTTCGGAACACCATTCCCAGAAAGTTATCTGGGGTATGCTGTCATGGCATACTTTGAAGAAGGAAACAGAGCTTGGGTCTTACGCGTTGGTGTTGAATGTGAAGAAGGTCAGCCAACCGAATTGGGAGATATCTGTATTGACACCTCAGGTGCACGAGCACACGGCTGGGGTAGAGTGGCAGTATTCTCAGGAATCGATTTTGGCAAAATCTGCACAAAAGTGATTGATGCCAATAACCCTCTTTCATTTCATAGAGCATTAATTGACAACATTGATTATAATGACATTCTTATCCACCCAACAGAAGGACCAGCCAATGCAACTCTAACTATGGTAAACATCCATGGTTACACTGGTGCCATTGATGATTCATTTACAGTTCTGATCACCAGTGATGTTCCACCAACCGGTGGTTCGACTTTGGATGGTGCAGGATATGAAGTAACCAGAAATTCTGATGGAGCAGTTGTTCTGGTTGGAACTCTTGAAGAAAGTATGGTCCCTGGCACATCAGAAGTAATTGATATTGGAGATGGTATCTCCTTCTCGGTGGTTGTGATTGGGTCTGTTGCACTGGCTACAAACGATACGTTTACCTTCACAGTTACTCCAGATAACAGAGTTTTCTCCTTTGATGTAGACCGCCAAGGCACTCCAGATAGTGCCATTCCTGGCCCAGTGGTCAGCTTCACGATTCCTGACGGCTCGGTTTACACCACGGCAACCGATTTCGCAGATGCAATTAATTTGCTGATCGGTAGTGGCCAGCCTTATTTGGGTATTGCCAAGAGTGATGATACGGTTTGCTTCCAGACAGACGTTGCAGGACGAAATATCCAGTTGGTCAGCACAGAAGCATTTGCTCTTGAAATTGGACGTTCGCTATATGATTATGATATTCCTAGAAGCTTCCTGACATCAACCCAGACTGGTCCTTATAATATCACCTCTGAGAATAACCGAGTTAGTATGCTGGCTGTCGGTGAAACTCAAACTGTTGAGATTGATTTTAGTCTACCAGTAGGTAATGGAATTACTGCTACGGTCTTGGCAGCTTCAATTAACTTGGGAGGTACGTTTGCTGGTGGGAAATATTGGCGATCGTTTGCGATGCTTGTTCCAGGTGGTGAAGAACAGATCTTCATTGAAACTTCTCTGGCTCATGAATTTGACCAGTTGAAGCTCCAGGCAGACCTTTCTCATTACAAGAGCCTTCGCTTTGCTGAAACCCTTGTAATTCTTTACCCATACACGAGAGCTTACAGGGTATTCAGTGATCCGAGAGTGGTCCTCCCGGCTTCTGGTCAAATTACTCCAAGTCAGCCCCTTTCTTGTGAGGTTGACCCGCTGAGTGATGAATGTGCCGCTGATTCTGCGTATTATCAGAATATTGTTGGATGGTTGGTTGCGACTTCTCCTGGTACCTGGATTGATGATTATACTATTACAATGACAATTTATGATAAGGGAGAGGGTGTTGGTTCTGTTTCTGGAAGATTCCAGATCGACGTTTTGGATTCAAGTCTGAACGTGGTTGAATCAATCACTGATGTAAGTTTCAGTCCGCTTGATGATCGTTACATCAGTAATGTGATCAATCCTGGTTCAGTTTATGGTGGAGTCAATGGTAATTCCTACTTAAACTGGATCCCACGACCTGCTTTCCTTAATAACGATCCAGTAAATGATCCGACGAATTTTGAAGTTAGAGTTCCAGGTTCCTTCTACCAGACAGAACCAACTGGCGGAGCCAATGGAATTCCGACTGATCCTTCATACAGTTCAGAACTTGATCGGGCGATCATTGGTAACCCAGCGGCTGAAACGGGCATCTTCGCCTTCCAGAACCCAGAAGTGTACGATATCACCTTGCTCATCATCCCAGGTGCCAGCTCTGGTGCAGTGATTGGTCAGGGGCTTCAGATGTGCGAAGCTCGTGGCGATGTGATGATGATTATTGACCCGCCATTCGGTCTGCGGGCTCAGCAGGTGGTTGATTGGCATAATGGCATTCTCTACTCTGATCTGGCGCAAGCGATCAACTCCAGCTACGGTGCTCTTTATCATCCGTGGTTGAAGATTTTCGACCAGTTCAGCGGTGAGAATATTTTCATCCCGCCAAGCGGTCATGTCAGCTCGGTCTACGCAAGAACGGCGAGAGTTGCAGAACAGTGGTTTGCTCCTGCCGGTTTGAATCGCGGTCACTTGTTGACCCCGATTGATGTTGAGATCGATTTGACGCTTGGTGAGAGAGACTTGATGTACGGCTTCGGGAATGCAGTTAACCCGATTGTTAATTTCCCACAGGATGGTATTGTGGTTTGGGGCCAGAGAACATTGCAGAGGAAGCAGTCTGCTCTGGACCGAGTGAACGTACGATTACTCCTGATTTACATCAAGAAGAACGCTACAAGATTCCTGAGATCATTTGTGTTCGAGCCAAACGACGCAGTAACAAGAGCACAGGTTGTGAACGTGAGTGTACCTTTCCTTGCTGACATCCAGGCACGTAGAGGTCTCCAGGCATTTAATGTGGTCTGTGACGAGAGAAACAATACAGCAGAGAGAATTGACCGGAATGAGTTGCATGTTGCTTACTTCCTGAAGCCGACAAGAGCTGCTGAATTCATTGTACTGAATCTGGTTGTTCTCAGAACCAATGCAAGTTTCAGTGCTGCAGAAATTCTGGCTGCTGGTGGAGTGGTTGCTGGGTAAAGAACGAGACAGAAAGGCAGATTGGGCCACACATTTGTGTGGCCCAATTGCTATTTAATAAAATCTAGATATTTCTTCAGAATTTTGTCTGGGGTAAATTCCCTGGAATAAATTATACTGTTCTTACCATACTTTTTAATCCAATCAGGGTTTTCAATTAAGTAACATAAGTATCCGTAGAATTCATCTAATGAATTACATAAGAATCCATTATTTCCGTGTAGAATTTGATCTTTATTTCCTCCTCTGTTATTTGCCAAAATAGGACAACCACTTAACATCCCTTCGGCAACTGCTCTTGACCATGGTTCAATTCTTCCCCAATCAATGAAGAAGAGGAATATATCTATATTCTGTAGATATTCTTTAACTGAAACGGAAAATTCTTTCCTGATTATTATATTTGGTATCTCATCTAATTCCTTAGCATTATCTCCATCTACTCCAAGAAAATCCCATAATATTTGATCTTTATATTTTTCATTTATTCTTTGAATTAATGAATGTGTCTCTTTATTAAATTTATATGAAATTGATTTGGAATGTCTTCCAATTCTTATTTTGTTACTTTTTGTCTTTTCTGAGGAAACTTTATTTTGATCTATTGGTGATTCCAGGAATATTCTTGGGAAATGTCTTATTTCATTGAATCTACTTTGTGTGCTTATTTCATTGAAGAAATGTTTATTTGCAGTTATTATTCTTACGTCCGGACATTTGGTTTTGATAGTAGAAAGATGTTTGGATGGGTCCAATACGAAATTATAGAGTACTACGAGTTGTTTGATTTTGGTGAGGTCTACTTTTTTCTCTTCCCAATATTCTAGCTTTGAGAAATTGTAACTATCTGTGTTAATTACTAGAATTGAATCCATTTCATATAATAGAGAAATATTATTTTTAAATATTTCTTCTAAGATTTGTACTTTTTCTATACAAACCGCTTTGATTTTTTCATTTATTTTGTTTTCACAGAAAATATATGTTTCGTGGTCTGCCCTAGCTAGGGAGTTGGCCATTTCGGCGGCACGGAATTCGCTTCCTCCGCTTGCGCCAAGTTTTGAGAATATTCCAATTTTCATCTCTGTATTTTATTTATATGAGTGAATTTGATTGGAATCCAGAGAGTTGTGGGAAATCTCTGTCACCAATCCCACAAATGGTTTCCATTGTGGATCATTACAAGAGGATTGAGAAAATGGAATGGAAAGAACGAGTTGGAGTTATGCTTGGAAAGGTCCATGATTTGTGTTTAAATTGTACTATGTGCCATCTTGGATGGAAACCGTGTGAAGAGTTTGATACAGTGTTTGACCCTCATGTGTTCAGTAATATGTCTCCTAGCAGGTGGATGGTGGTTGGCCAGAATCCAGGGTATAATGAGTGTATACAACATATTCCTTTTGTTGGTGAGGCTGGAAAGTCGTTTGATAAGGCTTTGTCTCGTTTTGGAATTTCTAGGAAGAATATTTATGTGACAAATACGGTGAAGTGTCATACAATCGGGAATGAAAAGCCTACTTTTGAACAAGTTTCTAGATGTGAGCCCATTTTGCGATTGGAAATTGCTATTCTTCGTCCTCTTTTGGTTATTACTTTGGGTCAGGTAGCTTTTGAAATTTTGTGCGGTGGGAATAAAATTAAGCCTGTGTATAGTGAAAATCTTGGAAAAATGATTTTTTCTGAGAAATTTGGTGTTAAGGTTTATCCTGTTTATCACCCTTCTCCACGGAATTTGAGTGATGAGACCCGAAAGAAGAAATTTAATGAGCAAATGGTCCGTCTTTGTAAGGTAATTAGGAATTTTAATCCTTCTGCTGGAGAAGATGCTCAGCAAAAATAATATAGAACTACGGAGGAAACAAAAGATGCCAGGCTTCAACATTTGCGGATATGGTGCCCTTGATAACGGTCCAGCGAATACCTACGAAACCCGTAGAAAACACCGATGGTACTTTGAAACAATTGGAGCCAAAAACGGTGATCTTCCAAGGAATATGTTGATGGTCTTGAAGACAGCTTCTCGACCACAGTATTCATCGGAAGAAGCAACCATGGACCACAACCAGGAAACGTCGTACTTCGCTGGTAAGAGCAAATGGGAACCTTGCAAGATGTCGTACTACGATGTTGAGCAAGACCCAAACGTTTCTTCTGAATGTTGGAAATGGTTGACTGGCGTTGTTAATTTTACAAAAGGTAGCAAATTGGAAGTTTATGAACCGAAAGATTATAAGAAGAATGCAAAGCTCGTTATGATAAATGGTATTGGTACTGTAAATGAAAGTTGGTTTATGTGCGGTGTTTGGCCGAAAGATGTAAATTGGCAGGAACTGGATTACACCAGCAGTGAAATTATGCTGGTTGAAGTTAGTATGAGATTTGATCGTGCATACCGAGAGGATAAGTAAGAGGAGTTAATGCCTGGTTTCAATATTGCAGGTTACGGTGGTGATCTAGTCAGTACTCTTGAACCAGCAAGAGCGCATAGATGGGTAATCCAACAACTTGGTCCAATTACACAACGTGGCGCAATGTTGGTCGCAAAAGAACTAAACTTACCACAATGGAAAACAGAACGAATAGAAATCCTTGGTACCACTCTATGGTATAAATTCGCAAAGAATGTAAAGTGGGATGATATCCAAGTAACATTCTATGATATTCCACAACCAGAATATTCAGCATTCGATGAAATAAACAAATGGAGGGATCTTGTTCATACCAACAAAACCGGGATTCTAAAACATGGTGGGAATGGTTATAAGCGCGATTGCGTTTTCCAGGAGCAAGACGGAAAAGGGGAGTCCATAAGAAATATTAGATTGAAGAATGCTTGGCCAGCATCCATGACCTGGGGAAAGTTATCATATGTAAGTACAGATTTAAAAATTATTGATTTGACATTGTCATATGATTGGGCCGAAGTTTTCAAATAATAATCTACGTAAATAGTATTGGATCTTTTTAGGAGATAGAGTATGGCTCAGAATGAACAAGAAATTGGTTTGAACATTGGGAAGGGTCCTCACAAAGCACCACAATCAAAAGCTTCTCCTGTTAAAGAAACAATCCCACAAGAAAGTTTGGCTGAAGTAGCCAAGAATATAACAAACCCTGAAGAACTGATTCGACTTATCGCCAGTAGACCACAAGAAGATTACCTTCCGTGGGAGAAGATAAATCTTCCAAGTATGGGATTATTCTATAATAGTAGAATTCCAGGCGGTGAGATAGAAGTACGGCCAATGGGTTTGGTAACAGATAAAATTTTGGCGACTTCAAGATTGGCGCAATCAGGTCAGTCCATTGACTATATTTATAAGCATTGTGTCCGATTCCCAGACCAAACTTTTGATCCACTCGATCTCTTGACTGGAGATAGAATGTTCCTCTTGTTTTACCTCCGTGGTATTACTCATGGAAACAATTACGAGTTTACAGTCACTTGTTCAAATGAGCAATGCAAAAAGATCAGTAATCATGAGTTTGATTTGAACAAGTTGGCAAAGACTATTAAGAGCCCGAAATATCAATCTGAACCAATTAAGATTGTTCTCCCTTTCCTAACTAAGAAAACTGGGAAAGAGATTTGGGTTGCTATGCGCTTGATGCGTGGTCGTGATCTTCAGATTATGATAAGAAATCAGAAGATTAAGAGCTCTATGATGGCTGGACAGGCACAGAGTGCTGCCGAAAAAGAAGGCAGAATCGAGATGAGTCCTACAGAAGTAGTTTTGGATACTACAATTGAAGAGCATCTTAATTTGTTGATTGAATCTGTTAACGGTGTAAATGATAGAATGCTAATCTCTCAATTTGTTAAAAAGATGCATGCTTCTGATACCGCTACTATCCGTGAGACGCTCAAGGATGCTCAGCCGGGGATTGACACTTCGATTATTATCAAGTGTCCAGAATGCCAGGTTGAGATGAATTTGGACCTCCCGGTCACTGAATCCTTTTTTCGCCCAACAGAGTCACGAAGAACTGGAGAGTAGGTATAGAAACTTAATGGAGCAGGTCTTTATTTTGAAGTATTATGGGAAGTTTACTCTTGATGAGATGGCATATCTAACTGCAGAGGATAGAGCACAGATATATAATAGGATTATAGAGGAACTCAAGAAACAAAATTCTGACGATCAGCAAAATCAGGGTCTCGGAGGATCCCGTTTCAAATGATGATCAAAAATAATGTGGAGATTACTAATGGAAATATTTCCGAGGATCAGTGGACGTACTGGACAATTACTTGATTTAAATATTACATTTTATCAAAATGGGGTACCAACGGACCCTTGGGCAATTACCAAAGTTTCAATTTATAAGGAATCTGTTCAACCTGAAAATCTGGTGGCAGAAATCCCAATTACACCAAATTGTGAGGCTGGTTATCCAAGTCCAATTAGTAGAGAATTACTGAATCCACCACCAGGTACTGGTCCTTGTGGTACTGCGCCAGATCCAGATGCTGAATATAAACCAGGTGTTTACCACTTATATTGGCAAGTACCAGATGATATTCCTGTACCAAACATGTTTTTTGATGTTTGGTCATATATTCCTACAAATCCCGGAATTACCCCCGGCACAACTGGGGGAACTGGATGTAGTGCAGAGCAACTTGCCGTTCTTGCCAATGAAGATCTCTGGCATAACTGCTGCAACGAGTTCTGGCTATATCCAGATTCAAGTTACTGTGACACAGGTCTTGAAAATATTCGACTTGGTTTTGAAGCTATGGATGTAAAGTTCTATCAACCTGAAAAGAGAAAGATTGAAGTTGGAATAATGCCATTACCATTATATGATTTTGATTATAATAAAATTATGCCAATTATTCCATTATTGAAGGCGTTCATTACTATCTATACTGATAATAATGAACTTATTTTGGATAAAACTGCGATGACGATTGGGATTAGACAAGGAACATACAGGACAAACCCATTCACATTACAATATCTCTTGGATACTTCGACATTATTGAAGGGATCATATAAATATAGAGTGGAGGTAAATCTTCCGAATGGTGAATCACGAGCAAGTTCTGATTTCAATTTCCAGGTGAGCTAATGAAATGTCTAAATGATGTAGGTTTAAAGAAATTGATGATTTTCTTGGAATCTCGTATACCTGGTATTTCTCAATTGGTTGAGATTGATGGAAATAAGTTATCAATTGACAAAAACATTAAACTTTATGCTTTTGTTGAAGAACCAGTAACTGAGGCAATTGAGGTTCCTGTAAGTCCTCAAGAACCTCTTACACCATCAGTAGTGGCACAACAGGCTTCCAAGATACCTGCAGCACAAGAACCATCCCAAACTGAAAAATTGAGAGCAATTAAGACTCAGAAAGATATTGAGGAGTTGCGCCGACAACAGGAGGAATTAGGAGAAGAACAGGATGAACTTTCTGAGAAATTTAAAAAGAAAACTGATACAGCAATGCCGGTAACTGTACAAACTCCTCTAAGTCCAGAGAAGAAAGTATTAAGGAGGCAGCAAGATATTGCACAACAGAGAGCTTATAGAAGCTTGGCGCAACAACTCAAACAGGAAGCATCACCAGAAGTTTCGTAGTATTTAATTTAAAGTGATAGCCAGAATAAAAGACAACCATTGGATTTACCTCGATCAGATAACTCAAGGATCAGAAGATGCTTTGGTGTATCATTTTAGCGTCAAGCATCCACGAGCTTTTTATATCGACACGAATGCTGAATGGGATGGATTCTATAGGAAGTATAGTGTATCGAAGCAACGACTTGCTCTTCCTTTCTTAAATGAATTAAAAGTTTGCTGTACCAAACATCAGATTCCTTTGGAAATTGACGACCAGCGTCCGAAGATTGTAGTTCCTCTTACAAGTGCTGTTACGAAGGATATGCTTTCTGGTGTGGTTTTGGAGGATTATCAGATAAATGCTGCGTTGGCTACTCTAAAAGAAGAGATTGGGATTATCCTTAGTACTACAGGTTCTGGGAAGACAGAGATTATGTGTATGTTGGTAAAATTGTTTGGTTGTTCAACTGTGATTATTACAGAACAAAGAGTTATTCTGGATCAGATTGTTAAAAGATTAGAGCTCCGAGATGTAGTTAGTGAAGAAGATATAGGTATGTTCTGTTCTGGTCATATGCCAAATGGTCAGATTATTATAGTAGGCAATATTCAGTCTGTTTCTGCTCCTACGAAGCCAAAATTTCAAGAAATAAAGGTTTCTGAAGCTTCAGCTTTAAAGTCACTTCTGGATCTCATTGAAAAGGAAGATAAGGATGAATTAATTCATATTCTTCCGAGGAAGCTGGTTGATACGTTCATTGAACATCCTGAGGCAATTGAGAAGTTGAAGGGGAAATATTTACAGATTGTAATTGATTATTTTAAACAGAAGAGATTCCAAATGAGATTGAAGTGGTATCAGACGCGTATTATTCATGCAAAGAAGATTCAGGATTATATTTCTCATGCTGATATGCTTTTGGTTGATGAGGCTGATTTGGCGGTTTCTGTTCAATATACTGATCTTTGTAGAAGGATTTTTAATGGTAGGCGTCGTTATGGTTTGACTGGTACTGCTTTTGATAAATCCAAACCAGTTGAGAATTTGTTTTTGCGAGAAAATCTTGGTAATGTTATTCATGAAGTTCCGAGAGAGGAAGTTCAGGAACGAGGTAGGATTATACCTGTTAAGTGTTTTTTCTTGGGTGTTGGTTTGGATGGGGATAAAAAGGATGTTCGTGCTTTTGATATTGCTATGAAGGAAGAGATAATTGAGAATGAGAAGTTTCAGAAGTTGGTTGCGTCTCTAAATGCCGGTTTTGTTAAAGAGAGGAATCTTATTCTTATTGATACTTCTCCGATAGAATCTTTGGGTCTTGCTTTACAAGATAAGATTCCTAATTCCAAATTTTTATATAATAAGTCCTCTATGCCAGAGAGATGGGAATTTATAAAGAAGTTTGAGAAGGGTGAGCTTCAATGTTTAATTGGTGGGAAGATATTCAAACGAGGATTAGATCTTTCTGGAGGTGTTGATAATTTAATAATTATAGGTGGTGGAAAACAATGGTCTAATATAAATCAGATGGTTGGTAGAGGAGTACGTATAAATTCCAGAGGTTGGGCAAGAGTGTTTTGTTTCTTCTTTTTGAATAATAAATATTTATACCACCATAGTAGGGAAAATTTAAAGGCTGTGGTGGATTTGGGGTACACAACTAAGATCTGCTTGAATGGGAAACAATTTGACGCAGAAAACTTTATCAACTCCCGCTTCAGACTCCCAAAAGGTGTCTGAAGATTTTGTACTAAAACAAGCAGACAGAACAGAAATTCTTCCAAAGAATCATTATTTTGACAACGAGACCGTTGAACACTTAATGCACCAATACTTGCGCGGTGCCTGTACTGAAGTTAGATTACGTGATGAGATAATGAAACATGCTTCTGAACTTATCAAACAGATTATAAAAGCTCACAATCTTGGTCAGATTTATCCGGGAAAAGAAGAATCTTCAATTATGGATTTATTTCAAACAGCCTGGGTTCAGATTGAAAGCGCTCTTTACAAATATGAAGCTCTACCTCATTGCAAGTCTTGTTTTAATGTAATGCGCCCTGCAGATTCTTTGTTATATCAAGAATATGTATTCGAGGATTTTCTATTCAAGAAAGTGAAATATTGTAAGAGATGTAAGAAATTAATCTCAGTAGTGGGTATACATTATAGAGGTAAGAGCAGAGTTTTTAATATGTGGTCGCAAATCGCTAGAACAGTAATCTTGGCTTATATAAAGAAAGAAAATAGGGATAGGAAGAACAGTGACGTTTTTAAATCGCATCTTGAACATAAGACTATTCCTTATAATGAGACCCTCCAGAGATTCTTTACTGAAGCAAGAGAAATGAGCAAATACAATGATGAACATATAAAGATTCTTGATGCATTACAAAAATTATATTTTGAAGACGATAGGGCTCATGAAGGTCTAATAACAAAATTAGTTGAGAGGACTGGATTGTCAAGGCCAGTGGTCACTGACTTCTTTAGGATTTTGCGGTCAAGAAGCCATGAAATCACAGATTCACCTGTGAACCGAGAAGTTAAGTCCATGAAGTCACTGATGGGCGGTGATTCGTCATATGCGCCACAACAAGACGAATACTAATTCCAACAAAAATCAAAAGGAGAGATAACATGCCTGAACGCATAATAGAGGTTGGTGCCAGGGATATAGCAGGTATCCAGAAACCAACAATTCCTGGTGCTGTAAAAAGAGTGGTAGCCGCAGGGGGCGGAATAACACCACCAAATAAACCAGCAGAAGTAACCAGACGCCATGGGAAATTTAACGACCCAAGCGGAAGTCCCAAATTCCAGAAAAATATGCGAATGAGAAGAAAAGTCAAAGAAGTAACCCCAGAAATGCACGAATGCCTCTCTTTCCTAACTTCTACCGTAGGAAAACCAGAACAAGAGATCAGGAAACTTATTAAAGATTTCCCATTGAAGGAAAAACTCCTCCAATTGGTTGACCATATTATTGCCACCGGGATGGGTGGGTGGAAACAGAGCGGGAAGATGTTGGTGAATGAAAGTGGACATGAAGCATCTTTGGAAAATTGGGAACTGGTTAGGGGCGGGAGAATAAAACCAATAGGGTGTAAAAAACCCTATCATTATGATGTAGATAAATTATTGAAAATAAGGAGTATTTGCGATGAATGATGAAGAGATTGATCCAGATCTAATTGCTATATTGGAACAGGAAGGTATAGAGACGGAAGTCATTCCACCAGAAGAGCCAATTCCTGTTGGACCAGTTGGACCAGTCCAAGCAGAGACTGAATCACTAGTACCTCCTGAAAATCCAGTTGGGCCAGTCCAAGCAGAGACTGAATCACCAGTACCTCCTGAAAATCCAGTACCTCAGCAGATTGTTGTTGTAGAACCAGTAGTAACCCCAAACAAAAAGAAAGCAAAACCCAAGAGTGATCTATTGGAGGAGAAACCCGAAGAAGATAAACTTGGACTTAAAAAACTTATAATGGACTTTGGAAAGACAGCTGATGTTATAGTTCATAATTATGATGTTGATCGTGGTCAAGTTAATAATGCATTAATATATTTTGAGCAACAAGTAAAAGAAGCACGTGCTGCAGGTCAAAAACTACCACAGGCATTTATTGATGGTTGGGTAAAACTGTTGGCAGTAAAATCAGAAATTAATACCAATGCAACTGGTGTACTTGATTCAGTTGCCAAGTTGATCGCTTCTGCAAAGAACAATAATATAATTATAAATATGGGTGGTGATAAGAATCAGAATACCACTATCAATCTGGAGGAATTATTAAGTCAGGACAGGAAAGAAGATGAGGAATAATAATGTCAGAAAGTATGATCCAACAGTTGTTATTACGATGTAAAGGTAGTTCTATATTCTTCATAGAAAATTTCTGTAAAGTAAAGCACCCAAAAGCTGGTATAATGCCATTTAATTTATTCAGTTACCAGAAAAGATCACTACAAGAATTCCGAAAACACAGGTTTAATTGTTATAAGAAAACTCGTCAATGTGGTGTTTCGACATTGGCTGGATCGTTCGCACTTTGGTATGCCATGTTTTATAATCACAAGACAGTATTAATTGTCTCCAAACGTGATTTGGATGCTACCGCTTTCCTTGATAAGAACATAAAATTCGTTTATGATCACCTTCCTGATGAATTCAAGAAGATTTATGGTGATCCACCTCCGGTTTATAATGAGCATACTATAAAATTCCCGAATGGTTCTATGATCCAAAGCTTAACTTCCAGTCCGGATACATTACGATCAAATTCATCATCTCTGAACATTCTGGACGAAGTCGCGTTTATGCCTGATATGGATACCATGTGGTCAGGCGGTTATTCGACCTTGATGCATGGTGGTTCAGTAATAGCAATCTCCACGACAAATGGAATGGGAAATTGGTATCATCTAACCTGGGAGGATGCAGTCGCTGGAAAAAATGAATTCAATCCAATTGAAGTGAACTGGTGGGATATGGATTGGACTCTGGAATATACGGACGAGTTTACTGGACAGACTCGTAAAATTGCACCACGTGATGGAATCAGAAAATGCGTTTCCAAAGAAGAAAGGAATATGTGGGGTCCATATTGGAGTCCATGGCTCCAAGAGCAGTATAGAGCATTGCAACAAAGAGGTGAAGCTCACCTCTTTAGACAAGAAATTTTGGCTGAATTTATTGGTACAGGAAATACCGTGTTACCAGCAGAAGCACTTCTGAGAATTAGAGAAGATCTCCAAGATGAATATTCTAGAGTGAACAGAGTTGATTATACGCACCCAGCTACAGATGAGAAACTTGTTCTTGATTTTGAAGATCTTCTTTGGATCTGGAAGAAACCAGTAAAACCGACAGTACCAGTTGTTGAGAATGGAAGGATTATTAAACCTGGTATACCAGGCCATGCATATTCGATGGGGATTGACGTTTCATCTGGTGAAGCCGACGATTATTCAGCAATTGAGATAATTGACGTTGTTGAAAAGGAACAGGTGGCTGAGCTTAATATAAAAGTTATGCCAAATATTTTGGCATTCATGGTTGATTATTTGGCCAGATATTATAATATGGCTTATGTTGTACCAGAGCGAACTGGTATGGGTGTTGGACTCTGTAACGACATTTATTATACGTTAGGGTACCCTAACGTTTATCGTATGAAGAGTCCAAGTGGTATTCTAAGTAAGAAAATTGGTTTTCCAACATCTCCAACTTATAAGCCAACATTAACAAAATGTCTTTTGGATTACTTGACTGAAGATGATCTGAAAATTTATAGTCGCAGGTTATTTGGTCAACTTTCGATTTTTATTCATCTGGGAGGGAATAAAGTTGGTAATGTTGATGGACCTGGTAACCATGACGATTTATCTATTGGTTTTGCTTTGGCATTAATGGGGATTTTGGAAGCTGCTCAATCAGACCAGAGGCAGCTTATTCCTCAACATTATGTTCCTACTGATGATCCGACGATGTCAGTAAATCCGAAATCGTTGACTGATATGACGCAGTCAGGAGGTTTGGGTTGTTTGATGCCTATGGTACTTGGGAATGAAGTTTTTACTTATGAGACTCCTGAGGAGATGGTTCGGAAATTTCAGAATCAGATTGGTGGTACAATAGTAAAACCTCCGTCAAATGCAGTTGTACCGAGGAAACATGATATTATTAAATATAAGTAAATATTTAAGTGAGGAAAACATATCTATGAATAATAGGAGTAAGTATGCCACTACCTAATTGGCAATTATTTGATCGTTTGCGTGCATTTCTACGCAAGGCTAATTTGTTCCGACAGGACAACTTATTCCAAGATCAAACTGCCCCAGATAGAATTATCAGCGGTGGAGATTTTATAGAATTCAGTAAACATGCAGGACTTCTGGAACAGACCAACCTCCAAATAAACAGACTGGAACGTTATAAAGACTATGATATGATGGATGAAGTTGGTGAGATTACTCTCGCGATGGATCTTTATGCTGATGAATCATCTCTAATAGACCCAGAGCGAAAGCACGCAATCATAGTAAGATCGAAGAATAAGAAAATAAAGGAAGTTGTAGAAGACTTTCTATATAATACTCTGTTAATTGACAGAGATATCCGTCCAATGATTAGATATCTCTGCAAATATGGTGATTATGCTGCTGAAATGGTTCCTACGAAGAATCGTGATGGTTTGGCCTCCTTGAGATTCATAAACATCTACAATTTCACCAGAGTACAAACTAAGTTTGGTGACTTGGTTGGCTTCTATTATCAAGATCCAAATACGATGACTCCTTATTTTCTACATCCTTGGCAAGTTGCCCATATGCGTTTGACAAGCTTTGAACAGATATATCATCCGTACGGAAAATCGCTTTTGGATGGTTCGCGAAAAGATTTCAAGCGTCTGCGTCTGATGGAAGATGCTGCGTTAATTTACAGAATAACACGCGCTCCTGAGAAAAGAATTTTCTCTATTCCAATTGGACAAATTCCTTCAAATCAGATATATATGTACTTGACTGAAATAGCAAGGCAATTTAAGAAACATAAATTCGTTGATCCTACGACTGGACAAGTAAATGAGAGATATAGTCCACTGATCCAGGAAGATGATTTCTTCCTTCCGAAGCGTCCAGATGGGACGGGACCAGAAGTTAGTACACTACCAGGTGCTCAGAATCTGGATCAGATTGAAGACATCCTTTATTTCAAAAAGAAAATGATTGCAGGGTTAAAGATTCCGTTTAGCAGAGTTGGTATTGGTGAACAAACGGAAAGTGATGGTAGGTCTCTTTCGTCTGTTTCCCCTGAATTTGCCAAAGCTACGCAATGGGTCCAGCGCGAGATGGTTACTGGACTTCGCAAAGTTTGCGTAGTCCACTTGGCTTTACAGGGATATTCAATTCAGGAGATAAAGAGTTTTGATCTGTCTATGACTGCAGCGTCAGCCATTGATGAACTTTACCGGATTGAGACATGGAACACGCGTGCTGATATTATTGGTACTCTAAAAGAATCCGGTTTATTCCCTGATGATTGGATTTTGGAGAGATTCACGGATATGACCCGTGATGAAATTGACCAACTTCAACGTGACAATGAAGAAAAGGCAGCTGTTCAAGCTGCCAGTCAAGAGCCGGCAGCTCCAGAAGATATTTTGACGATGGGTGAGGCTGTTGACGATGAAGATCAGAAGCTTATTAATGAGTATAAGGATTATGAGAAGAGAATCTATGGTAGAAAGATTGTTATTCCAGATGAAGCGGAAAAGCCTTTGAAATATAGAAAAGATCCGATCTTTGAGAATGCCTCTCTTGAATGGTATGTGAATAATAATGAGATAGATGGTCTTCCATCCAGAGATGAGAATACGTTATTGGTCGAATCGAAAGTTCCAATAAGTGAAATAAAGGAAGTACGGAAGCAGTATGAAATTCTTTTAAGTTATAATGGTGTACCAAACGAAAACATACAAAGGATGGCAAATTCGGTTGAAGAGGGGAAACAAGTTCTTTCAGAGGATACAAGCGATCAGATACAGGAATCTGATCTCCCGCAAAAATAATTCAGACCTAGATAGAGGACAATACACATGAAAATTACGCTCCCAGTAACTGAGGTTGATGCTGGAAAATTCCTGCACTCAATCAATGTAGGAGCACACGCTCAAATCTCATTATTTGAAGAGCGTGTCAAACAAATGGGAAAGGAACTTGATGCCAATTGGCAACTTGCTTCCTTAGACCAGAAAAATGTATTCATTGAAGATATTGATACTCATACCTACTATCAAGGAAAAATTGAAAATATCGGAAAGGGTCGCGTTAAAATTACAGACCTCAAAGAACTTCGGATAGTTGAATCAAAGAAAGAAAACACTTTTAAGAAGAACGTAAGTGAACTGATTACAGCATTATCTGAAGATAAGGTCGCAGATGCAGATGGAATCTTTAATAAGATCGCAAAGCAGAGATTCCGCTCTTCAGTAATCCCAGAAAGCGGTATGGTAACCACCAGGGATGGACGAGCACGAACTGTCAAAGTTCAAAGAGAAATTATTGAAGAAAAGGATAGAGTAGGTCTCATCAAGAGAATAGCAGAAGCCCTAAAGGACGGCGTGAAAATTGAACGTGGCAGAATAGTTGAAGCAGTATTTGGTGATCAGACCATTAAGATCCCAATTAACGAAATGACACGCCGAAAAGTCGTAGCTGGTACAATTAAGGAAGCAGCCAAGAAAGCTTACCTCTCAGAAGGATTCCAAATGAGAGTTAAGCATGTTGCAACAATGGTAGTTGAAGAGAAAGTGAAAGAAGCAGTCCAAAACTTCTCTGAATTCTTCACAGAAAACCAAGAATTCTCACTTCTAAATATTACTGAAATGCGCGAACTGGCAGGCAACTCTCTAGCCGCCCAATGCTGCTTCAACAAGGCATTGGGGAATGATGTTGGTACCCTAATGTATAGAGCAAATTGTCGCGCCAATAAAGACACAATCATGACAGAGTGGCGCAAGACCGCTCGCATGACAGAATATGCACCATTTGTCGAGAATGTTAGAAGACTTGAGGAATCCAAGGATTTCGAGAGTGACTATAATGAATTCCTGGCAGCAATCTTCACTGAGAGTAGCAGAGATTTGAACCTGGAAGCTGCTGAACACCTCCTAACCCTCCGGAAGATCCGAGACCTTCTGACTGCTTCAAAGGAACAGTCTGAAGATCTCCAGAAGATCGATAATTACATCCGCGAACTTGAAATCAAGCGTGAGAATGTGGATGACGCAGCAATTATGGAAGTTAGGAATTTCCTTGCTGGTTTGAGTGAGGAGATTATTGATGCAGCAGTTGCGTTGGATGCTTATTCCAACCCGAATATTGGTACGATGCAGTCCTTCGACGAGATGCCAGCCGCAAGTGCTTCAGAGCCCAAGATGTTTGGTGCTTCTGCCGGTGGTGAGCCAGCTGACCTTGGTGGTATTGGTGAAGCTCTCCCACTGGAAGGTGAGCCAGGAATGGGCGGAGAAGCTGGTGGTGATGTTGCAGGTATGGAAGGCCCAGGTGGTGAACTTGAAGGTTTGGGCGGCGGTGGTGCTCCGGAAGGAGAAGGTGCTCCTGAAGAGGAAGGCAGCTTAGAAGAGTTATTGGCTGCAGATGTTCAGCGTACTGGGAAGCCACTTTCGGAAGCTCAGAGTGAATGGCTCAAGAATAAGATTGCTGAGAAGGGTAAGAAGACTGGTTCCAGCGATAAAGATGATGACAAGCCAGCTATGTCTTCAGATTCTTCGGAATCTGAGGAGACAGAATGTGAAGATGGTGCAGCTTGTGAAGAGAAGGATATTCTCAAAATTCGCGCTGCAGTTTCTGAGCTGAATGTCAAGGGTCTCCACGCTGAATTGGTGGAATGGAAGAAGAATGCTTCCAAATTTATTAAGGAAGATGGTCTTCCACGTGCTACTGTCCAATTGAAAGCTTACATTGACCATGCTCGGGCTTTGAATGAGAGTAAGCTCGCATCAGTTTTCGAGCAAATTCTTGTTGCTAATACTCCGATCAAGGTTGATAGTCCAGTTGTTGAGGACATCAGTGATGACCCCTACAAGTATGTGGTTGAAGGGGTAAAGGAATCTGAAGACGGTCTTGGCGCGGGTGAGCCGAAGAAAAACATTTCTTTCCCATCTGGTGGTGACAAGACAGTTACCGACATGGATGGAAAACATCCGAATGAAGTTACCCACCAGCCTGAATCCACATTGAAGAAGGGTGGACAGAAGATTGGTTCCAAGACGGTTGGTAAGGTCTGTTGTGGTGAATGTAACTCCACCTACGAAATCGTTGATTGCTTAAAAGAAGACACAGCTATCTGCCCAAGGTGTGGTGCCGATGTTTATGAGAATGTCATGGCAGTTTTGGACGAAGCCAAGACAGACCACAAGATGGATAGTCCAGAGGGAAAGGGACTTCAGAAGCAGAGTGTTGGCCAGGTAAAGATTTCGGCAAGTGGTGAAAAGCCGACCAATGATTCCCCAGAAGGAAAGGGAGTTGCAAAGAGCACTCCGAAGAAGGTTGATGGTACCAAGGGTGAGAAGGGTGGTAGTAAGAAAGAAGGAATGGAATGCCAGGATGGGAAACCAATTTCTGGTGGTGTGAAGGGTGAGGTCGAAGAGGGTAGTCGCCGACCACCTACTTCCAGGAAGACTATCGTTCACCCATTTAATAAGTCTGCTGGATTTACCACTGAAGAAGTTGACGATGTAGCTGCTCGAATTGCCGAAGCGATGGGCGATGAGGAAGAGCTGCCATTGGAAGATGAAGGTGGTGAACCAGGGGATGTTGGTGGAGATGATGTTGCTCCGCCATCTGATATTGCTGGTGGTCCTGCTGGTGGCCCTGAAATGGGTGATGCGGACTTGGTTTCTGACATTGGTGGCGCTTCTCCTGAGGGTGGTCTTGGTGATGAAGCTGGTTTGCCTCCAGTTGGTGGTGCTGAGGAATTACCTCCATCAGCTCCAGGGATGGATGTGGATCAGGGAACGTTTGAAGTTGATATTCCTGCTACTTCCGACACTGGTGATCCAGTTACTCAAATCAAGATCAATCTTCCAGGTGGCGAGGTAGAGGGGATAGAGACAGTTGGTGAAATGCCTCCTCCTGGTGGTGCTGAGTTGCCTCCTCCTGGTGGTGAAGTTCCTGAAGAAATTCCGCCAATTGGTGGTGAGGAAGGTCCTCCGACTGAAATTCCGCCAGCGGGCGGTGGTGAGGGGATTGAGACTCTTCCTTCTGATGAGGAAGAGGACGAGATCGTACCAGAAGAGAAGGAAGTCAAACCTGCTGTCCAGAAGAAGTTTCCAGCTTCCAAGAATCCAATTGGTAAAGCTGGAGAAGGCAGTGTAAAGTGCCCACCTGACAACAAGAAGACTGAAAAGGCAGCACGTGATCAAGGTAATCCAAAACCGACTCTCTCTACCTACACAGGAGAGTCGGGCAAGGTTCCGAAAGCCAAAAAGTAAGGGGTTTGGGAGAGTAAACGGAGAATAACATGGTAAATACCCCTTCTACCAGGAATAGGATTGCAAGGATCCCGGTCATAAGCCGGGATCATATTTCTTTAACTGGTGAAATTCCCCAGGGATATACTCTTTTCCAGGATGATATTCTTTTTAAGATGTTGGATTTCAAGAAGGGTACGTTGAAGAATCATCCTCTTCTTGAGAGTATTGGTATCAAAGAAATTCCTGTTATGCGCTGCAAGGGTGTTTTCCAGAGAGCTGATGAGAAGAATGCCAATGGGAGAATTTACCCATTGGGGATTCTTAAAGAGGCTGTCAAGAGATTGGCGAAGCCGATTTCTGAACGTAGGGTAATGGGTGAATTTGATCATCCACCAGATGCAAAGATTCATCTTGATAGAGTTTCTCATTTGGTAACCAATCTTTGGGCTGAAGACAAGACTGTTATGGGTGAGATTGAAGTTATTAATGATGATCGTTGTCCGTGTGGTAGTATGCTGGCTTGTTATTTGGATCGTGGGATTCAGATTGGTATCAGTTCTCGTGGTGTTGGTGATATGGAGTTGGTTGTTGTTGAGGGTGAGGATGCATATCAGGTTCAGGATGGTTTTGAATTTATTACTTTTGATGCTGTTGCTGAACCCAGTGTTACTGGTACTCAGCTTAAGAAGTTGAATGAGGCCAAGGAGCGTCAGCGGGTTGCTGCACGCCAGGTTGCTTTGAGGGAAGCCAAGGAAAAAGTCCTAGCTGAAGAGGTTCGTCGGTTCTTCCGAAGCTAGGAGTACACCTTTTGGGCAAATTTAATTTGTAAGAGGAGACCACGATGAACAAGATTTTCGACCTGCTCAAGCAGTTGGGCGCTTCCCCAGAGCTGCAGAAACAGATCGTGGAAGCATTAGATGAGTATAAACAAGGTGTAAAGACAAGACTTGAAGAAGAGTTTAAGCAGCGTGTACATTCAGCGAAGAAGGTTTGCGCTGAAGCTGTTGAAAATGAGAAGAGAGAACTGGCCAAGAAGATTGAAATCTTCTTGGAAGCCAGGATAAATTCGATCACGAAGGAAGCAGCAAAACATGCGGCTATTGGTGAGTCCGATGCTACCAGGATGCTGAGAGAGGTAAAATCTCTCGTTGAAGGCACCAAGATTGGTGGCAATGGTGGCTCCGACCAGGCTGCAATCGCTGAGACCGAGGAGGTCAAGCAGCTGCGCATCCAGAATAAGCAACTCAAGGAGAATCTGGACAAGGTTTCTCTCAAGGCCAAGAGAGCGAATGACATCGCTGTTAAGGCTCTCGAGAGAAATAAACTGCTGGAAGCAGCCAAATCGGCTGAAAAACCAGCAGTTACCGAATCCAAGATTACTCCACCAGCAAAGCCACAGGCCAAGCTGGGAGAGTTGAAGAAGCCGACCAGTGCACCGACCACTGGTCGCCCAGCTCTTACAGAGAGCGTGGTCAAAGCGCCAGCCAAGACCCAGGCTGAATCGGCAGACCCAGATGTTGCGGCGATTGCAAGTCAGTTGGACGGAGACCCCGCTTTCATTGGCTAATGCCAATCAGAGCCTAACTCAGGAGATTCCACAATGGTAGTAAAGAAAACCCAGCATCTGACCAGCGCAACACCGGCTGGTGGGAATGACACACGGATGCAGAAACTCGTACTGGAATCCAAGCGGAACCAAATGGTTAACCGCTGGCAGCCAGTATTGGCAAAGTGCCGTGAAGTCCAGCCCAATAAGTACGGACTCATGGCAGCGGTGTTGGAAAACCAGCACGCCTACATGGAAAGCAAGAAGAAAGGTGGATTCCTCACAGAGGAAGCAACCACCACGGGCGATATTGCTGATTTCACCCGCTTTGCACTCCCGATGATCCGCAAGTCCTACCCGCGCCTCATCGCCGATAACCTCGTTGGCGTTCAGCCGATGAGCAGCCCAGCCAGCTTGATCTTCTACATCCGCTATCGTTACGCCATCAGCAAGGGCCAGACGGTTGCCGGAACGCAGATCATGCGCCAGAATACTGCTCAGCAGTTTGCTCGGCAGAACGGTTGGGCGCTTGACCCATACTACAGCTCCCAGACCGTCAAGGGAGAAGACCTTACCATCAACCCAGGTGGAATGGTCGTCGTGGGAACACTCCTCCACAAACCAGTTCTTGCTGGTACAGTGGTTGTTAACGTTTACGCATCAGACGTTGATAACTGCGAAGACGCAACCCCGTGTCTGCAGGTCACGTTCGATTCGGACGGTCTGCCTGAATTCGTAATCCCAGGCGACGGCTCGGACTGCCCAACAGTCACAGTTGATACCACCACCACTGGTGCCACTCGGTTCAACCACGAGACGGGCGCTGTAACAGTGACCCTCAGCGCTGGAGCATTCCCAGCCGGCTTCATCGCCAGAGCGGACTACGAGTTCGATCTTGAGAACAACCCATTCCAGCCAGAAATCACACTGTCCATCGACAGTGACTCGGTTTCCGCTGTGACGCGTAAGCTCAAGACCAGCTGGTCCCTGGAAGCTGCCCAGGACCTGAAGTCCGTCCACAACATCGACGCAGAAGGCACGTTGACCGACCTCATGGCCGATGAAATGGTTGCTGAAATCGACCGCGAAATCATCAACGACTTGATCATCGCTGCCGCGATTCGTGCGACCCACAACTTCGCGACGGCTGCCGGTGCCTCAGTCAACTTCACAGACCGAAACATTGCGTTGCTCTACAAGGTCCTGGAAGTTGCAAACATCATCCACAGAACCACCCTCCGTGGTCCTGCAAACTGGATGGTGACCAGTGCGGATATCGCCAGCAAGTTCGAACAGCTGAACGATTTCCGTGGATCGGATGCTCTCGCCAACGAGGGTATCGATATCGGCATCACCTCTGCCGGTACGATCCAGGGCAAGTTGAAGCTGTACAAGGACCCACTCTTCCCGAACTGCAAGATCCTGCTCGGATTCAAGGGGAACTCGGTTCTGGATTCGGGTTACTTCTACGCTCCATACATCCCACTGCTCAGCACTCCGACCGTGCTGGACCCGAACAGCTTCACGCCGAATAAGGGAATTATGACCAGATACGGCAAGAAGCTCATTGAGGATGGTGGCCTGTACTACGCCACTGTTAATGTAACAAACCTTTAAGATCCAAATGAAGAACCCCGGCAAAAACCGGGGTTCTTCTGTATTTGATCCTTATTGGGTGTGAGCAAATATAGTTAGTACACACCCAATAAGGATCAAATAATGAAGAAATGTAAAATTTGTGGAATAGAAAAAGAAATATCTGAATTTCCAAAAGTTGGGGTTATTTGTAGAAAATGTAAAGCATCTAAACTTAGAGAATATAGGAAAAATAACCCAAATATTAAAAATGAGAGGAAGGAATACCGTAAGAATAATAGGGATAAAATTAATGAACAAAAAAGATTATTATATCAGGCGCATCCTACTATTATTAAACAAAAGAATAATATTTATTATCATAATAACGCTGAACATTGTAGGACCAGACAGAGAGAATATCAGAAAAGGGTTGAAACAAAAGATATTGATTCTTGGATTTGTAAGTGTATCAAACATGCTAAAGCGTCAGATAAGAGGTTGAAGCGTGTTTTTGATTTGGATTTTGATTATGTAAAGGAAATGTATAATATTCAAGGCGGTAATTGTTTATTGAGCGGTAACAAAATGTTGCATGAGAGAAATAATCTTTTCTCTTTGTCTATTGACAGGATTGATCCAAAATTTGGTCATATAAAAGGGAATATACAATTAGTATGTCAGGCTATAAATCTTGCAAAGAGGGAATATAGTAATGAACATTTGGTAGATTTTCTTGATAGTTGCTTGGAAACCAATCTGTCTGGATTTGATGGTTTTAATTATAATGAATCAATTTCCAATTATGATCTTTTAAAGAGGAGAAAGTTGAAGAGGGAATTAAGGAAAAAATTTTCTGATTTTAAGCCTCCTACTTTTAAGGTTGAAGAATTGAAAGATGACATGAATGAGATTTTGAAATTGGAGGTTGGCGATTACTTGATTGATGGGGTTTGGCGTTCACATAAACCAGATGGGAAATCATGGGCTGGTAAGAAGTTAATTTGGCATTTTCAGCCACATTTATGGGATGTGAGGACTTTGGGGAAGCCTTTGATGAGTGAAGTTTGGGGGAAGGATTGTGGGATTTTTGAGCGTACATTGGATAATTTGGTAGCTGGTAAGTCTATTACTTATGATAGAATTATTAGGGAATTTATTTTTTCTGGAGTTGGTATTCCATCACAAATTCATACTGGTTTTGCTAAGGCTATTTTTAAACATTTTGGTGGGAGATCTGTCTTCGATCCGTTTGCTGGATGGGGTGGGAGAATGTTGGCTGTTGCTTCTTTGGGTTTGAAGTATTGTGCTTGTGATTTGAGTGAGAAGACTGTAGAGGGTTTGAAAAATATGGCGAGGTTTATTGGATTTGATTGTGATTTAAAGTCGTGTAATTGTTTTAATATGGAGATACCGAGTGCTGACATTATGTTTACATCTCCTCCTTTTGGTTCTGAGGAATATATTAATTCGAATTCATCTTGTGATCTTTTAAAATTAATTGAGATTACCAATCATATACCGATTAGGGTTTTACATTTGAATAAATATTTGGCTGATTTGACAGGGTGGGATTTGGTTCCTGTTCAGGCTCGTGTGAGGGCTGCTGGTGATACTTCGCAGGAATTTTTGGCGATTAAGATAAGATGATCGCATGTCGTATGTCGTATGTCCTTCTCTGCGTATATAAGAGTGTGCAGGAATTGTCCTGCCAGGAGGATTTACCCATGAGTAAGGCGCAAAGAAGTGATGGAAAGAAACAGAAAGCCCTGTTGGACATGTTCTGTGACAATCCTAACTTGTACACAGATGGACAGCGATTAATGAGTTTGACTGATGAAAATTTGTTGCCAGTTGATGGTATATCACTACAGAGAATCAGGAGCATATTGTGTAAGATCCCAAATGGTGACCAGAAGGTTGCACTTGTCGATAAGTGGATTACTGTCAGGGACAATCAGTCGTCTAAGAAGCGTGCTGCTCAGAAGTCTCCCGTACAGGACGCTCTTGGTATTCTTGGAGTTAAAGTTAAGACATCACCTGTTGGTACGTATAAGGCTTTGTTGACTTTTGAGGGTGGTATTTTTGCATGTACAATTGGTTTTGATACTTATTTTTATGCTTATAAGACTATTAATTTGAGTGAAATGTTTGATGTTCTTTATCCTATAGCGGTTTGTTCGGATGGTACTTCAATGTCGAAGCCTGAATTAAATAATATTATTTCTAATCTTGATGAGAAACCAATTTTGATCTTTTTGAACGCTTCTGTTTACCAGAAGTTGTATGGTGCTAACACAAAGGGAAAGTTAGTTTTTCAGCCGCAGGCCAAGTAAGTTAAGGAAGAACCCCGGTTTTGCCGGGGTTCTTTTGTATTTGATTGCGTGGGGCTGTGTTTGGTGGTATGTTTGGTTGGAGATTCTATGAAGAGTGCTGAGATTTTGTTTAAGTCGAGGTGGTTTAAACTACAGGTGTGTTCTAGGTGTTTTGAGGTGGCTGACGATTACAAAACAATTCCTGGACCGTTTGGTGATCTGGGGTATTATGGCAGATCTCCAAGGAGGAATTTAAAATCACCGATCAGATACGGTATATTTTTTGATAGGCCAAGGGGAGGTCGTTTTTGGGATCCGGTGGAGCCGTGTCCCAGGTGTGGTAAGATATCTTTTGAGATTAAGACGGTTAGGATTGTTTATGTGCGTGTTCCTGTCAGGAGGAAGCGATTGTTTTGGATGATTGATGATTTCGTTATTGATGAGTATTTTGAACAAGTTAATGATGAGGGGGAAGTTTCTGTTTTACCTAAGGTGGATATTTATGACTGATCTAGAATTCTTTGAACATGCTAAGATTTTAAAGAGTGATCCTCATATTTTACTTTCGTCTTGTCCGCAGTTTTTGATTAACCATCCGTCTTTTAAGGCTATTGTTTCTGATGGTAGACGTGTTATTCCTTTGATTTTGCGTGATTTTGAAGTTGACGAGATGTTTTCTTGGGATATTGTTCTTGAACATATTGTTGGTTTTTGTCCTTGTCCGGTTGAGCATCGTGGTGTTGTTGATAAGATTCGACAGGATTGGTTGGAGTGGGGTAGGAAGCGTGGTTTCCTTACGGAGAATATGGGATGACAACAACTCCGTCAAAGAATAATGATGCTTTTGAGGTATCATTATCTTTTAGGCAAGAGATTATTTGTTCATTTTCTATTAGGATTAATAATCATTCTATTCATTGCGATCTATGTTTAAAAGATGATTATGATTATAACAATCCAGATAATGATCCGATTTTTTTGATTCAGTCTTGGTATGGACATTGGGAGGTAAATTTATCTAGTAAGGAGGTTATTTTTGTTGATTGGGGTTTTCATCCTAAATTAATTATTAGGAATTTGAGAATAGAAGAAAAGAGACGTTTGATTAGAAAGTGTAAGAAGTTCTTACGGAGAAATAAGAAGTGGCATTGGGTCATGGGGGTGGATTATGTTTGATTATCTTTCTAATCTTTTGGCTAGTGTACCTTTTTTGTCTTAGGAGGTTTTGTGCATCTTTTATTTTGGTGTCTTGCTGGCTTTTTGGTAATGTTACAGAAGAGGGATTTATATTTCTGGATTTATTGTATTTCTTTTTGTGGTACTTTTTTGTTGGATACTTGGTTTCGAAGCGGTGATTTTTGGTTTTCTTTGGTTTTATGCTTGTCTCTGATTCTTACTTTTGGTTTTTGGAGATATGTGGATGATTTCTGATACGTTTAAAGTTTGTGAGGAATTATGTAGTATTGGTAATTCTGCTGGTTTAAAATGTCATATTAGGAAGAATTATGTTTTTTGTCTAAAATATGATGTTGTTGTGTATCCAAGGTTGCATAGTGAGGAGTTGTTGTTTAAATATAAGAGTGATATTATTTTGGAAGTCGATGATGGTGTTATACGTTGTACTAAGTGTAGGTATTCAAATAATAAGGAAATCTCTTGGGATTTGTGTGATCCTGGTGTTTTTGAGTCGATTCTTTGTTGGTTTAAGAGTCAGAGAGTTCAGCCAGAGAAGATTTTATGACCGAGTTTGATATTGTTGAATTTGCTGTTGGGATGATTTGGAAGAAGTGTTGGTTTGTTCGTCTAAAGCGTATTCCTATTTCGCCTTTTGGTTTTAAGATTTTTTGTGATGGGAATGGGCCTGTTGTTTATATTACTTCTGTTCCGCCTGGGTTTGCTCTCAAATATTTTCCTGATCAAACCATGGGTTGTGTTGGGGTTTCAGTTAGGGATGTTGGTTGGTGGTTTGATGTTGTTGATATTACTTTGTTTGAGGGTTATATTGCTGATCCGGAGTTTGATTTGGATAAAATTGTTAGGAATATTCGTAATAGATACCTTTGTTGGGTGTTGTGGAAGTGGTCTTCGGTAGTGTTGTTTTGTTGGGTTTTGTTGGACTTCTGTGGAAAATGACTTTGGTATTTTAGCTTTAAAGGAGAAACGCATGACGGATGCGATTCGTAGTCTGCAGAACAGGATTAAGATACGTTTGAGGAATAAAAAGATACGGACACCGAAGAAGATTATTATTGGTAATCATGAAATTATAATTGAAGATTGTTTCTGGGAAAGTTATGATACTGTTGTTGTTATTTTGAATTGTAATATTATCCATAGAGTACATCAGCATGGGGTACGAGTATCAATTCGTGGGTTAAAACCAGTTAATATGTATTATTATGAACCAGGGAGGAAGAGTGATTATTTACCTGTAAATGATGAAATTATTAAAGTATTGTTCATTTGACGCTTAATGAACTTAATAATATTCTTCCTATATATCCATTGGTTCACAGTCATTTTAGGAAGAAATAATGACTATTGAAGAATTTAATATCAAAGCAGGTTGCCAAGTGCCATGGACGAGAGGTACTTGGAATGGTCAATTTTTGTCTTTGGATGATACTCCAGCAGGTGATTTCAAACCGGAAGAAATTTGGCGAGTATTGGCAGTCAATAATTCAGGTGGTGATTGGGATGGTTTCGGTGCAGCAGTCATACAATTGAAGGATGGAAGGTGGGTGGCGTGGGAATCAAGTTGGGGTCCAACGGGAAGTGGTTTTAGCGAAGATGCTTATGGTGGTGATGCGAATGTTTATTTCTCATCGACTATGGAAGGAGCAATAATGCTTGGGTTGACTCCTGTTAGTAGAGATTTATTGGGTTTGGACACGGAAAATTGGTCAGATCCAAATGCTAAGTTGCCGGTCTTGGAAGAGATTACACCATGAATGTTGGTTCGTTTTCGAGATTTGTTTTCCCTTTAATCAGGAAGTCTTATCCTGCTCTGATTGCTAACCAACTTGTGGGTGTTCAACCAATGACTCCAACAGTTAAAGATTTTGGAATTTTTAAGTTAAAGATTGATCGTCAGAGGTATAATATTGCTGTTTCTTTGTTGGAAAAGTATGATTATTCTAATCCTAGTAATGATATACTTGTTGAAGCTCATTTTGGTGCGTGGTTTTGGAAAGTGAATGTTTCTCGTGGATGTGTTCAATGTGTCTCGAAGTTTATAAATGGCCCAAACAAGAAAGTTTTGTCGGTTGCTGAGAGGAGAGAATTGGTTGCTGGCTGTAGAAAAGCCCTAAGGAAACTTCATGATAAAGATTAGAGAAAGTTCTGTCAAACCCTTGTGGGTTGAAGATTATTATGATGGGCCACTAACTGGTTTTTGTGAGTATCGTGGAATACCATATTATTATGTTGCACAGGAGAATTGGATATATTTTTTATACCCTCTAAAGGAGGAAACTTGGAAAGCTCATTTATCTGTCCATATGGATTTCTGTGAATTTGTTGGTGATCATTGGAATGATGGTTTCAAGAGTAAGGGATCTGGTGTTAAACCTGAGTCAGAGCATCATAAGTTTTATGATAAGTATAAGAATTTGGTTATTCCTAAGGCTGATGAATTACCTCCGAGGTTTTGGTTTGTTATGGGTGGGGAGAAGGGTCAGAGGCGTTTGAAATTTTTAAAGCGTGAGTGGAGGATAGAGAGACTTAAACGTATTTGAGTGTGATTAAGGAGAAAGAAAATGGAAGAAAGATCCTGGACGATTGCTGGTAGATCCTGGACGATTGCTGGTTGTATGTTTTTCATTCTTGTTTGTGTGGCAATTGCTTGTGGGATGTGGGGGTGCCCACAATACAAGGTGTATGAGCAGAGGCTTGAGGGAGAGGCTCTTTTGGCACATGCTCAGGCTGCCAAGGAAGTTGCTGTGGCTGAGGCTAAGGCAAAGATGGAGTCTGCGGAACTTTTGGCTCAGGCTGAAGTGAAGAGAGCTGAGGGTGTTGCTAAGGCCAATAAGATTATTGGTGATAGTTTGAGGGATAATGAATGCTATTTGAGGTATCTTTGGATTACTGATGTTTGTGGCTCCAATGTTGATAAGACAGTTGTTTATATTCCTACTGAGTGTAATTTGCCGCTTCTGGAGGCTGGTAGGACGCAGGTAAAGGCTGAGAAGAAATAAGGAGAAGATCATGGTGACTGGATCTGGAGAATGTCGGAAGCTGATTACGTTTGATCAGTTGTTGGGGGAACAGAAAAATCAAGAGACTCGTCTTTGTAGCTTTAATCAAAGACTTTTAGCTCTTCGTAGAGAAATTTTCGGAGATCCTGATCCTGATCCTGCTGAGAAGGATTGTGCAAAGGCTGAGACTTTTGGATATTTGGATAGAGCAAGTTCTAATAATGAAGGAATTAAGATTGTAATGGATATGATTGAAACCCATATTTTGGCTCTTGAGAGAGTTGTAAATTCTGAAGCCAGAGCAAAGTTTGATGCAGGAAGGCCTTCCAATAGGTAATCTCAAATATATTTTATGGGCCACATGGGTAATATTATATGTGGGATCATAGATGTACTTCGGTGTAAGCATCCGGAATTTAGTTATCGTTTCGATGAGCATAATATTCATCTTCTGGTGAATAGGACGAATTTTTGTTTTTATTTTGAGGGGACCGATATTTTTGTTAGTAGGTTAAAGCCAATTGATAAGCAGACTTGGGAGTTTTGTGGAATACCTTTTAGGGTTCCTTTGGGTGATCCAAATTGTTTTGATGAGGTGGTGGGATATATTATAGCACAGTACATGATTGTTAGGAAGAGTTAAGCCGTGGTGAATCTGGATCTGAATGATCCGTCTGTAGATCCTCTTGAATTGCTTGGTCAATTCAAAAGATGGACAGAGCAAGATCAAGCAGGACTATATAAAAGTGGTTTTACTGATTTTGGTGTTTTCCTTTGGGTTTACGAAAATTGGGGGTCAAAGGAAGAATCTATTGCTTTGGTGACAAGTTATGAGAAGATGGACATATTAAAGGAGCAAATTTTTGAGTTACTTGCTACTTGGATTAATTCTGATCTTTTGATTGTAGGAAAGAAAGAGCAGGTGACCATTTTCATTTTTAAAGGATAATTTATGGGTTTCGTTGGTGCTCCTGGTCCTCTTGGTCCTCCTGGTGGACAATATGTTATGGAGGTTCGTGAATGGATGATAGGTTTGAATGGTTTGTTGGTGGTTGTTCCTTCTCGTGATAATGATATTGCTAATCCACAGAGTGAAATTTGTTTGTGGGATTTAAATGGTTTCGTTTATTTTAAGGAAAAGAAGTATAAATATATAGGTTCAGATTCTATAGGATATTTTTTATGGGATGTTGATACACTTTATAAATTGCCTTATAAGATACCAGAAGAATTTTTCTCACAGATTCCTGTCCAAATATAAAATATGGATTTCTGGGAAGTAGTAGGATGGGTCTGCCTATTCCTGGTTGGTTTACTTATGTTTCTTATAACATAGGGTAATTTACTGTTTTTGTAAGTAGGATAATTAATTATTGGCTGCTGGGGAGTCAAGAAACCTACCGATGATCACCTTGTGACGTTCCGCGAACAACACCAAAAACAAAATCCCCAGCAACCATTTTCCCGAAGTAAAAATAAAGTAGATGACAACGATTAGGGCGTCATGCTATAAAAATAGGCGTTCTCGACTGATGGCATTAAGAAAACAAGTTCATATTGTCTTTGATATATTCTGGGAAACACACAGAATTACAAGAAAAGAAGCATACAGATGGTTATCCAGACAAATGGGCTTACGTATGTGCGACTGTCACGTAAGATTCTTTAACGTACAACAATGTTATTTGGCTCTTCAAATTTGCAGAACACACAAAGTTGAAGACATAGAACTTTTTGTAAGAGCCTCTTAATCAGGATTACATTCCCTACAGGTATCACCAAGAGGTCCAGAACCGATTGTAGATATATCTCTTCCACAAGACTTACATAACAACTTTGGCTCTTCCACCATCTTTTCTTGTTCCAGAGGTGTCACACTGATGATTCGTGCAACATAACCTTCGCTTACCCTCTTCATATCACCAGGGAAGAATTTCTTCCCATATTGAGATAAGGCATTCCATTGTGCTCGTTCTCGTGGTTTTGCAATTTGGTCACTCACTACTGTGTAGAAGGGATCATGGGCTGGTTTCTGAGAGTCTTTCGGGAATACCACTACTTTGTACCTTGAGTACGTTTCCAAGATTACTGGTTGTGTTAGGTTGAGTTTCATACTCTATTTTTGCTATGCGAAGAGATCTCCGTCTTCAATATCTATGTTTATATCTCTATCTCTACAGTACAAACTATATAATTTGTCTACGATGAATTCAGGATCGAAACTCTTTGGATTTCCATATTCATATTCCCAGACGATGTTATTGTTTATCAGAGTCCCATCTTCGTCTTTATCTTCATCTTCTATTGAGGGTTTTGTGTCTCCAGAATCATATTCTATGACAAATTTCCCATCGTCGTCATATATATCACATATTTTTCCGACTGTTTCACTTTCGACGTTTAACATGTCACTTCCAGGAATATTTAGGTCGGTGTAGAATAATTCGACGCCCCATTTTTCGGAAATTCTTTTTTGTATTGCTTCTAATATTTCTGGTGCTATTCTGCTCATGATTGAGTTTTATCTCGTTGAAAAAGAAGCAAAAATAATCAAGGAGAGCATATGCGACGAATCAAAAGATTCACCAAGGCTCTGAAACTTGCTGGGAAATCTCTATTATGTTGCAAGAAAACTTCAACAGATCCTGTCATTGTTCCTAGCACTGGAGATACGAAAATGAGCGACAAGATCCTCCTGGTTGGAATAAATGCCTATCCAAGTTGTCCATTGGCTGGATGTGTGAACGACGTTACAGATATGGCTAATTTTTTGGTGACGAAATGTGGTGTTTTGGAAGATAATATCCGTCTCTTGGTAGATGGTCGTGCCACTACTGGAAACATTCTGGATCGGTTGAATTGGTTGACTCAGGCAAGCCCTGGTGATCGTGTTCTTTTTCATTATTCTGGTCATGGTGCGCAGGTCCCAGCGAGAAATTCTTCCGGTGAGATTGACCAACTTTCTGAGTGTATTTGTCCAGTTGATTTTGATTGGTCTGAGCAGCGTATGATTATTGACAAGCAATTTGTTGAAATTTTTAAGAAAATTCCACCAGGTGTTAGATTCTCTTGGATTAGTGATTCTTGTCATAGTGGGGATTTGGATCGTGGATTGACCAAGGGGAATTCCAAGGTTCTTGGAATTAGAAGATTCCCCATCCCTGCTGATATTGCTTGGAGGCAGAGGATTGCTAAGAAGAAAGCTTTGCGTGCTATGGTTGGTAATACGCTGGATGTTGGATATATTTCTGGTTGTATGGATAATCAGACATCGGCTGATGCTGAATTTGGTGGTAAGGCAAATGGTGCATTAACATATTTCTTACTGCGAAATTTGGGAAATATGTTACAATCGCCAATTTCTTCGGTTACAAATAAGGTTATTTCTGATTTGCAGTCTTCTGGTTATGAGCAAACTCCTACGTGTTCTGGAGCGAGAAAAGATTTGGCTTTCTTATCCTAGTATTTTACTACTGAGACTCCCCTTGTCGTTTTGTCGGCAAGGTGTGAAGCCGCCGCAAGGCGGCTTCTGTTTTTCACGGAGATTTTGTCATGACAACAACACAGCAATCAAATGCATATACTCTTCTTTTATCTCGTCATAAGAATAATCCTCTAATGACACATATGGAGAATATGTTAAAGTCTCTAAATGTAAATCCTCTTCAAGTTAAGGATTTTGATGATTCATATGGAATTCATGTAGTATTCTTTAAAGATGGTAGGGAGTATAGTGTTGCTATTCAAGATAATGTTACAAAATAATTTTTCTATGGCCAGCTCCTCCAAGTTTCTTTTCTATTTGTGTTTGCTGATCCTGTTGCTCTTTCGCTGCATTGGCCTGCTCTTGATCTTTTGTCGTTCTATGGAGCGGCTTATGTTGAACCCAAACACGGAATGTATCAACATCTCCACTCATTGTCATTTCCTCAACGAATTTGATAATCCCTCGTTTCCTGGCTTCTTCAAGTAGGAATATATATTTTGAAAATGAAACGGAGGTTAGCCTCATGATGTTTCCGTATTGTTGGCCTCTTTTGATTGCCATTTCAGTAGCCATTCGTTCAAGATATTTAATAGCATGTACTAAATGTATGTCACTCATTTCGGAGATTGGAATTGTTTCCCCATCTTGAGTTCTCCATATTGGCATTGGTACCTGTTTATAGCTCATTTTTTTATAATCGTGATAATGATATGTTTCTTCAATATAGTTAAAGAAATTTTTTTCATAGTCTTCATCTTCATATTTATATTCATATGCCATTTCTGGTCCTCCGGCGCTTTTCGTATCGCCAAAAATAAATTTGTTAAATACCGTAGTGTGGGATAAAAAAGGCGTAAGGAGAAACAACATGAACATTAAACTCTGTAAGGCAGCAGAGAAGATCCTGGAATTAACACCAGTTTTTGAAAAGAGTAATTTCACTTGGTGGCCAGAACATAAACTGGCCGACACTGAAGAAATAAAGAGAATCCTAAAACAAGGGAAATTTGACGATCGTGATCTTGAAACATATACTCTTCATAGGATGGCAAAATATATGATAGAAACCAAGCGAGAACATGCCTATATTCACAGTGAAAGAGAACTACCATCACCTGAAGATGACAAACTATATGATAATGATATTGAAAACTTGTCGACATATCAGAAACCAAGAACACTTCGGATAAATACAGGGTCTTGGGAAAATCTCCAAGAGGGGTGGACGACTTTAACTGCAGATTTTGAAGATGTTTTCAAATCAACAGCTGATTATTTCTTCCATGGATATAAGAACGAAGCTGGTGATGATTTTGCTGCACATATTTGTGTTAGGTGGGCTGGTGGATTGCGCGAGGTGTTGGCATCCAATGGTCCGAAGCCACCTTCATTAAGGTGGGTCCATCAAGGTTTTCCTGATCTTTTTGTTTGTTTAAATTATGATGACATTGTGAGGTTATATAAGGATTTTGTGGTTTCATGTGATCCTTCATATTGGGTAGATAAGGGTGTGGCGTTGAACTTTGGGGAGAGAATTCCGGAATGAACTTGACTACTGCTGGTTCTGCTTTTTCTAATACTTCCTATATTGTTTATAATAGTGGAGGAGGTGGTGGAGGTAGTTATGGTACTTGTTATGTGTGTGGTGACACATATGGTGACACATATGGAGAAGAGAGTGATGTTCATCTTTCTAATAAGAGATATCAAGAATTACTTGCTGCAGAGATGAAACTAAAGAGAATACTCGCAGAACAGAAGAGGATTGAAGAGCAGACTCTTGTTAGCCGAAGGCGGATCGAGATTTAATTTTTTCGTTAAATGCATAATTATATGAATTTTGCATAATCTTCTTTAATTCTTCATTTGTAAATCCAAAACTCTTTTTTGCTAATTCATATTCTTTTACCAAATTAGTATTCAATATTATTGGATCGTCAGTGCCAATAGTTATTGGTATTCCGAAATCAAAGAATTTTCTTATTGGATGCTGTTTGATATTTTTAACGACCCCGGTATAGAGGTTTGATGTCAATGCTATATCTAATGGTATTCCTCTTTCTTTTACTAAGTTCATAATATCTTTGTTGTTTATTATTTGGATACCATGAGCAATACGTTGAACTCCGAGATATTCTACTGCCAGGAGTACATTTTCAGCTGGACACGACTCACCAACGTGTGCCTGTATTCCTTTCCCTGCTTCTTTCCATAATTTGAAGATTGATTTGTAGAACTTGGGAGCAAAGTAAGCTTCATCTCCAACAAGATCTATTGCTGTTACTGCATCCCTTGCTTTATTGTCTAGAATTACTTTTGCTATTCTTTTCTGCAATTTGTGGGCCGATTCGTACTTCAGGCATAATGATATTCCTACTTGAACATCCCAACGTTGTCCTTCTTCTTGGAGGATATAATTTATATGTCTAATTATATCCTCTGGAGACCATTCTGTGTCTTTGATGTATCTCCCAATGGATAATTTAAGTTCACAATATTTTATTCCTTCTTTTTTGAGATCCCATACTATTTGTCGGATAGTATAATCTATACTCCATGGATCCCATTTGATTTTATCTAGAATATTAAATTTATTTAAGAAACCGTGGAATGTTTTTTTCTCATTTCTCTTAAAAAGGAGTTGTTTTTCTATTTCTTGGATTGACAAATCTCCGCCATGATGTTTTATGATGTTGTGGAGTGTTTTGGCGGATATAGATCCACCACAGTGTCGATGTAGATCAATCATATTTTTAAAATACTGGATTACGCGCTACCACTACCAGTAGAGGTTGGTGGGTATGTTACTTCTACGCGTCGATCAAGTTTTTCATAAGAAATCATTTTCTTATTTGACAAACTTCTAAGTGTAGTCTGATCAAAACGATTTTCTTCAGCTTCTAACATAGCTTTTGGACGTACTTCGGTCATACCATATCCAGTAAAAATGAGACTACCAACTTGTCTTTGGACGTTTATCTTAATTGTCTGATTACCTATATTGGTAAGAGAAATGGTTTTAATGATGGTGTATGGGGCAGTTGCCATGTTTTTTCTCCTAATCCAATTTATTTTTGACTTAATCAAAAATATTGTAAATAGGAATGGGAGATAATCTATGAGGTTGTCCAAAATACATGGAAGAGTCAACGTTGTTTTAGAAATGCGTGCTGATGAACTTACACCAAATCAAGCATTCCATATGATGGTTTCTTTATTGACTGGAATGGGTATTCCTCCACAGGTTGTGGGAGATGTAGCCCAGAAATTTGAACAACTCAGGAATGAATTTGCTAGAAATCCATCAAAGGGCGCTCAATTAACAGGTGAAATCCCAAAGAGAAAATTATCAAGACATTCTTCAGGCATAGATTTCATGGACTTATTCACCCAAACAATTTTTAGAGTACCACCAAGATCTCCTGCTTGGGCCAGTGCACTGCAGAAAGCATATGGATTACGAAAAATAATCGAAAGAGATTGGCCAAATGTTCATATTCAGTGGGACCGAGGATATCCAAATGCTTTTGCAGATGCAATAGATCAATCGAATATTTGGGGACAACTTGCCAATCTCGGAGGAGAAAGTAGAGGCGCTCAGAGATCTTATCTCACAAAATATGGTCCCGAACTTCGAACACTCCTAAAGAAGAATGGACTCGAACCAATTGGTTTACGTGGTGGTGTTAGTGGCACTTTGATGGCCATGCTGGAACTTGCTCAACTAATGTGGGTTGTTTATAAGAAGATTCGTGATGGTGAACCAATTACGGATTTACAGGAATTCTTTAAGTGGAAGTTGACAAAAGACGATGTCGAACATATCCAACAGGAAGCTTATCAGATGGAGGTTGAAGAACAACAGGAAGAACGTGCAGATGCATTGGCTGCTACTGAACCGCAAGAGCCAACTCCTGGACCAAAACCAGTTCCTGAACCAACTCCTGAACCAGTAACAGCCAAACAACAGATATTGAAGGCAGGAGAAAGTTCCGAACCGGGGAAAGTAGCAGTACAGTCAGAACCAGAAGAACCAAAACCAGAGCCAGAACCAGGTGAGAGTGAAGCAGAAAAGGCAGAGAAGGCCAAAAAAGGCTTGGAACTGGCCAGAAGTCTAAGTCAGTCTATTCAGAGGAAGCCTAAACCACCCGCTTCCTAATTAAGTTGCCCAAATTCATTTTGGCCAGACCAAGTGGTTTATTTTTGTGTTTGTTAATTTTGTCTTCTGGGACACCTACTTCTTTCGCCCATGTAATAATTCCATTTAGATCAAGTGTTCCAATCTTTTTGGCGAAGTCATCCTTGAAGGTTTTCTTTACTATTTTGATTTCGCCGTCATTTTCAACGCTCATTGTTACCTCGTATCCTGCTGTCCCAAGGTGTAGTTCTTGCTTGACTTTTTCATCATTGGTTTCGATGTGTGGTAATGGATCATTTCCATATATCTCTTTGTAGAACTTTTTTTGGAAAGCTCTTTTTACACCTCTGGCTAACATTGGTCTGTTTCTTATTTGTGGCCAAAGTCCGTGAACCATGTGGAGGAATTTTAGGAGCCTTTCAGTACTCCATTTATCTATGTCTTTGGACATATGGGACATGAGACTATATTTCCCGTCATTCTCTTTTATTTGGAATGAAGACTTGAATGATTCCCAAGTATCGTATTCTGGAAAAAGCATAAAATTTAAATACTGCAGTATTTTAAACGAAAAGGAGATTCCATGATTACGCAAAACATTGATAGTACTGGAAAGTCATATGAGTATGAAAGCCATGGAAATTTATACGTACGACGTGAGCCAGATCAGTCATTTATTCCACGTTTCGCCAAACCGGGAGATGTTGGTTTGGATCTCCCAGTTAAGATAAATGTTGATTTAATCAAATTCGATACGGAATCTGGGTCTGTAAAACCTGACAAGTTAAGATCTGTCATGTTATATCCGGAGTTGAAACAATATATTTATCCAAATGGTATAAACAATGATGGTTTTCCCTGTCTTGATATTCCTGCTTTTGGGTGGGCCGAGATACCTTCTGCTTTGTCCGTGAAGCTTCCAGATGATGCTTGGGGTTTGATAAAGACTAGATCTTGTACTGCTTGGAAGCAACACTTAATGGTTAGCTGTTCGACGATAGATCCTGGATACATAGGCTTATTGGGTACTCTGGTGTATAATCCAAATCACACACCTGTTAGAGTGTATGAATATAATCCAGAAACTGGGAAGGGTGATCGTCTTTCTCAGCTTATTTTGATTCCGATTTATCCTTTACATAAAATTGTTTTGGTTGATTACCTTCCAAAGACTGATCGTGGGACCACTGGGTTTGGTAGTTCAGGTTGTAGTCACGAGTGATAGGAAAAGTGATGATCTTACCCACTTTTGAACAAGTTTTCCGTGGTGATAAATCTCAAGAAGAATGGGAAAATAATATTCGTGGAATAATCACCAGTTTACGACCATATATGATGGAGAAAGAAATATTTAAATCAATTATGAATTCTGGTCGAGGATCTTTAAACCCAATAGAAGTTCGTCGTCTGTTGAACGAGAGGAAACCATGAAACACGCAGTATTTTTCGTAACCATAATTGAATTGGACGACGAATTATTCGTTGATGATATGTTTTTCGGTGGTATTGTTGAGGATAAAGACAAAGCAGATTTGCTGGCTCGTGATATTATCAATGACAATGGTATTCAGGGTGCTATAGTACCAAAAGTATTGCCGTTGGTTGATAATTTATCAAAAGCGATGGAAATTGCCAATAAATATTTTGTTCGTATGAGAAATGAGATTTATGATACAGAGACTCGCAGGAAGTCCAAGGATTTATCTAAGAAACAAGCTTGATAGGAATAATCTATGTGGTACATCTTGAAAGGCAGGAAATACTTTAAATCTACTGATCTTCGCAAGTGTGATGATCACTTGAAAGATAGACATTCCAGAAGAATAGCGTCTGACTTTATCCCGGATGAAAAACGTAAAGAGATGACAATTTCGACTGTGTTTCTGAGTTTGGATCATAATATGGGTGGTAGTGGTGGTGGTCCTGTATTGTTTGAAACAATGTGTTTTGGTGGGAAAATAGATGAGAATACGAATAGATATTCGTCATGGGATGATGCTTTCTTGGGTCATATTAGGATGACTGAACAGGCATTGTTTGAATATTTGAAAATTGATGGACAATTTAAGCCAATGGATTTGAAAGCTTTGGTTTACACAGGGAAAATTAAATTTTTTGATGAGACTGACGATACAATCACTGATTGCAGACTTATTGTTGATGATGGGATTCATCAGCCTTCTACTACTTTTGGTGTGTTTAATAATATTTTCTATAAGAGGATGTTGTGGTCTGAAAAGGAAAAATCTTATAAGATTTTCTTTTGGGAAATTGGAGATCCAAAGTGCGATATCTTAAAAGAAGTAAGTCCTTATTCAATGTACTTTAAAAAGTAGATTTCCTACTCGTTTGTTATATCTCCTTAATAGTCGATAATTGGTAGTATCTTCCTGAATATTTCTACGAAGATTTGCAATAGTGATGACTCAAAGATATATTCAAAGGAGATCAAAATGATTTTCCAACTTCCAAAAATTGAAGACCTTGTTGATAAGCAATTCTTCCAGGTCCCAGTAGCAGACGGAATTCTGGCAGGATACCAAGTCGACCAAGAAACTAAAACATTCTATGCCAAAGAAAGCCAAATAATTATCCCATCAATGCATGGGCTAACACACGTCGCTGAAGACCCAGTACCAGACGCAACACCAGATCTACATGGCCTAATGTCAGGAGATGACAAAGCCAAATTGGACGCACTGGTCCAGATGAGATTGGGAATTCTTGGTTACCAAGGAGCGGGCTTCCCAGACGATGGCGGCTTCCTCACAGGCGACATAATTCTAGCAGCAGGAAGTGAATTTATTAGTATAGAAAGAGTAGGGAACACAGTAAGATTCACAGTTGACTCCCCAATCCCATTAAATTGTGGATGCGAGAGCTGCGCACAGATTTTCTGGATACAAGACGAAAGTGAAGCAAGAGCGATCAGACCACCATCTTGCAATGGTGTAATGCCAAACGTATCAGCTTACGGCGAACTTAAAATATACTTATTACCAGAATCTACTATCGTAGACCCACAAGACCCGTTAACGACGTTAAACACAAAGGGAAATTACCCAACACTAATCTTCAAGAGATATGATAATGGTTTAACACCATTCGAAGCGTCATTTGAAATGGTCCTCAAGAGAAACTCAAATTTGACAAGTAATGTAGGTTGGGCATTTACACCTGGCCCAACCAATATAGCACAATTAGTATGGTATATGGGAAGTGATAAAAATGGTGCACAAATAAAATTCGAACTTTGGCCTGATTCAGAACCTGGGCTAATGGGCCAACTTCTTTACCGTGGAAATCTGATCACGAAGATGCCAGCAGTCATCACTGGTTACACGACATCAATGTTGACCACAAACCAATATAATGTTAAGAAATGGGATCTAAAAAATGAAGTCCCAGTTGGAAGTGCTTTTGTGGCTAAGAACGTCTGGAAATACCTAAATCCTGAAAACACAACAACAAACACAACGAACCCAAAGACTCTTGTCTTGGATAATACCGTTGGTATACTCCCAGTTGGAACTTTGGTAGATCTCTACCAATTTGAAACAGCCAGAACTGGTCTTTCCAGAACAGTTGTTTCTTACTTCATAAAAGAACCAGCTGCAAATTCTACTAATCTTTGGTCTTTGGCTGGTGCAGTCAGATTTGGTGACCGGTTTACCGCCCGTGAAGAAATCAACAACCCATCCACGGGTTCAGATTTGGCAGCAAGTGAATTGAACGTATCAGACGTTAGATTATTTGAACGAGGAGAATGGGGTCTTCTTGGTTTTGAAGATAGATTAATTCTCTCAGATGACGGTGGAATAGCTGCGTCCACTGATGGAGTACAGAGGAGAGAACCTTCCGGTGACCCGATCAACAATGATATAGTTGCTGACATTGATCCTACTATCCCTGGCTTAAAGGTTCTAAAACAGACTCCAGATAGAAGCTCGGTTGACGTGGATGGTGACGGTGTTGTGACCGACAAAGATTTGGCAGCATTTGCTTGTGCTTATGGTTCCAAAATTGGTGATGCCAATTATAATGTAAAGGCTGATTTGAATGGTGATGGTCGAGTAGATGTCCGCGATTTGGCAATTCTTGGTCAATTTTTTGATCTTGGTGTCGAGAGGGTTACTGACAGACCACTATTCCTGTGGAATAGAAGTAGCCATAAGAACGTACTGACTCACCTTCAACTTGGTATGCCAGCAGCTGATGCAAGATTATTCCCACCGTACGATCTTCTTTTATCTGCTCCAGTTGATAGCTTTGATGATACCTACGTTAGAGTAATCCAACGTGGTGTATTCCAAACTGGACCTTTTGCTGGCGCTCCTTATATTGTTGTAAAAGGTATTGAATGGCGAGAACTCCCTCAACAAGGTATTCTAAGAATTTTGACCGGTGCATTCAGAAATATTATATGGAGATATTATTTCAAAGCAGCATTCTCAAGTGACGACGATGATGGTGTAACTCTTATTGGCCGTGATTATGTCTTCCCATTTGATGAAGATTTCCCAATCCTTAATTTCCGTGGAACATCTTGTACCGTTCCGGGGGCAACTGATCTACCTGCTACTGATTATAATGTTCCGACAAGTTCCATTTGTTGTGAACTCCTTCATCAAGATTATACAGCTCCGTGTATGAGATTCCAATTTGAGTCTGATTGGAATACTGGTTCAGAAGCCGTCCAATTACAAATTATTTGTGGCATGCTTGATATGGGTGTTGCTTATACACTCTACGATCCAGTGACCCATCTTGATGATCTTGTTCGTGGTTTCTCTCCAGGGTATACAGTCAGTAAGATTATGGTTCAGCAAGGTTTCATCACTGACGGGATTGGAGCTGGTGTTGTTTCAAATCCGACCACGTTTAAGGTTTATTGGGGCGGCGAATTGGCTGTTCCTGTTAGTGGTCAGACTGAGAAATGGAACGAAGTTGAAGTAATGTATAAAGATAATCAGGCATGGTTGTGGTGGAATGGTATTTTGGTTTCGCCTGATCCTACTCTTTGTTCCAAGCTTCCTACCCCTGTTGCTGTTAATACGCCTTATTTCCCGTTACATCCTCAGGTTTCGACTGGGAAAGTTGCTCTTAGAATGTTCCCTGGGGCAATTGTTCGATCCTTTGATGTCAAGGATCAATTGACGTCGTTTAATGAATATTCTTATAGTCAGCAGGGGATCACTTCTTGAAGCCATTTTTATTGTTATTTTGTTTACACCAGGACGAGATTATTGATAATCGTACCATTGAGTCTCCGTTTGAACAGTTGCAAAAAGCTGGTTTACTTGTTTCTCATCAAGAGATGCCGTCCTGGATTTTTCAGAAGAAATTAATTTTATTGTTTAAATGTAAGAAATGTGGGAGAACAAGGATTGAGGAACATACTAATCCATAAATAATAATATGGATGGGTTCATTTGTATCGTTCGAACCGAAGAAGATATTTTAAAATTGGATTTAACTATCAAATCACTACAGAAATATAATATCTCCTTTAAGATATATTCAAGTAAGAATATTCCAAACGCCATTATTGCCAAGGATAACCCACAGAGAAGTGTTCATAGAATATCACCATATACTACTACTATATGTATTGAACCAGGAATTATATTACTTAAAGATCCATTATCTTTATTCTCTTTGAAAGGTGATATATTATTTGGGAAAGGTGTATTTCTATTTCGAAAGTGCGCTCACATTTTTATGGAGGATCTTTACCAGAACGATGATGTAGAGATGACAGTCAAGGAGCATGGTCTTTCGGAATGGGCTTTTCCTGACGTCGCGATGTACTTCGGAGACTTTCGAAAAAATTGGGGAGACCAAAATAAAACATGGCGGCTGGTAAAGAACGGTTTTGAAGAAAAGAGGCAATACCCAGGATTACTTGTACTACCTGAAAAACATAAGATTCCAAGTATTATTGATAATTTGAAGAAATTCGTTGGATTTAAAGTTGTTTCTGAATTTAAATGTAATTTTATCTGCAGGGATATTATGGATAAGATTAATGGTGATTATAGGAATATGTGTATATTGATTATTAATGACAAGGTTATTCTCTTGGAATATTCAAAGTATTATAACACTTATAATTGTTTTAAAAATGTTAAACCAGATGGAATTGATTTGATTTTAAAATTGAAATACAATTCAGAAAATATTTCTCAAAGAAATTATCCCATAAAGATATTACCATTTGGTACAGATCCTTGTTCTGAATTATCGGAGATTATAAAGAACGAATGGAATTTTGTATTTTCTAGTCTAAAAATCAAATAATATCTTTTTCATCCTCTTCTATAAGTTTAATGCGTGGATCTTTAGCTTTGACTAATAATCTATTGTCATCCCTGGCTAATTCCAGATACTTTTTTGATCCTCTTGCTTTTTTCAATTTGTGTTTGAAGAATCTGGCTTTGATTGCCAATGCAAATAGATCTTTCTCAAGTTTTTCAGCTTTTTTGACTGCCTCTCCACTGGTCACAAAATATGAAGAAGGATCTATTGCTGGCATATCTTCCTTAATATTTGGAAGTTGCCAAACATCTTTTGGTTGTCCAGGAAGCTGCTCAAACCCCAATATTGCAAAAGGTTCTTTATCTGTTATTGATGCTCCTACTCTAAGGAATACCAATTTTCCATTTCTTTTGTACTCATTTACTTCATTTTTCCGTACGTGTGATCTCATGTGAGAAGTGAAGGCGGCTCCTCCAGCACTTATTTCTTCTTGGCAGAATTCACACTTGATAGTTTCATAATGTGATTTTTGGATCTCTGGTTTTACTTTTGGCTCTTCTATTTTTTGCCCTGGTTTTGTGAATACAAGTCCCTCTTTTCCTTTATGCTCTTGGGCTTCTCCTCTTCGTACGTGTGCTCTCATATGAGATGTTAGAGCTGCTCCACCAGAACTTACGTCCTTATGACAAATCTGGCATTTTTGTTTTTGAAAAGTGGCCATTTTTATCCTCCGTGTAATTATTTACGTATTTGATAAATGGAGATAATTATGAATCATTATGATGACATTGTACGTCAATTCATTAAAAATTCTACACATGATTCCAGTACACCAGATCAAATGGATCAGTTTCTTTGTGAGAATGCTCTACAGGCGGTAATGAATGGTTTTATCGTTCTTCTTATACGGAAGTTACCGAAGAATGAGAGGAAAGATTTCGTCGATTCTGCAATTCGGGTAATGCGTCAGACACTGATTGCTGAATACGATGATTATCTTAAAGATAATAAGGATGAAAAAGCAAAGTTGCAAAATTATAAGGAAGATTTTGTTTTAAGGGTTAATAGGAATCTACAGAAGGTAAAGAAGAAGATTGAGGAAATGATCTACTAAGGAGGGTAACATGAGTAACGACCCAGAAAAGAAGATTCAGGTAAAGATACTAATTGATGGAGAAGAATCACCAATGAGAATTGAGTTTAATGCTCCAAAAAGATTATTTGATCTACTTCAGACCGCATATACAGAACAAAATGCTATTGAAGCAATCCATATTATACTTGACGAGGCTAAGAAATCAATTTCTTAATATTCACTTACTGTTTTCCAGAATTTCTTCATAACATGAGTTAAAGGATGGGGAACTTCCATTTTCATTCTTAGCTGATTTGTTCTGCTGTTATAATAATATTTTGTTCGATGTGTGTAAGGGTCTGGTTCGTGGAACATTATTGGAACTTCTGTACCTTGGACGAGTTCTACCCATCTTTGTGGGTTATATCCTTGAGATGGAAAGCCACGGTTATTAATGATATCTTCAAAAATGCTCATATATTATATTTACTTGGACCTTCGCACAGTAAAATATATAGTAAGGTAAGGAAGAACTATGCCAGATGCTCCTCAAGTAAGCAGATATGATCCAAGTTTCCAGAGGTTTGATATACAGAATAACCGTACCGGTTTTAAACCAGTATCTCTTCCATTGATTTTGATAGTTCCAGGTAGACGAATAAATAATATCCCAGTTCCAAATTCAGATGTCTCCAATGTGAAATTTTATATTGCAGATGCACCAGACGCAGCTCTGGTTGCAGGTTTTGAGCATAAATTACTACGGATTCCCAGTTCAGAATTATTCACATTAAACGTCTCCAGATTACAATTGGTTAATACACAGATAAATCTTGATGCAATGGTATATTATTATCCAAATGATCCAACAACGATATTTTCTTGGGCGGATGCGCAGGATGGAATGGTTTTCGATTATACTACTACCTACAGCAATATTAAAGGGCAAATAATATATCACCCAGACGCTGATTATTATGATGTATCACATTTCGTTTTGGATGTTGAAGGTTTACCACGTCCAAAACCTTATCTTTTTATTTGGGAATGTCAGTATTATGGAAGAATAATTTTGGACCCCTCCCAGGCATCTACACGAGGTGCTTTCTGTATTGATAATAATTTAAAGCTCACGAGATTCACCTATTTGATGTATCATCCTGGTGATATTCATAATGAAATGGTCAAGAAAACACCAGCTCTTTATTTTAAAGAGAATGTTCCGATGTCAGAAGATCAGCTTATCGCTTTCTATAGACCTTTTGCTGATTTACTCCAGGATGTTACAGATGAACAAGGTTTCCTTTATGGGATTAATTTTATTGACAGAGTCCCAATACAATTACTTCCTTACTTGGCATATTTAATAGGTTGGGATTTACCAAATTATCCATCGGCTACAGACACACTTAGAAGATCAATATTACACCAAGCTGTGTATCTCCAGAAATTGAAAGGCTCTCGAAGAGCTATCTCAGAATTGTTCGAAATTTTTGGATTTACTATTGAATTAATCAACCTTTGGTATTCATCTGATGGGAAAACACTTATTAGCCCAGATGAGAAACCTCCAGCAGAATTGAGTAGTAATACAATAGTCTCAAAAGAAGTTTGTCAAATAGAACCGATGTTTGCTGATTATAAGACAGATGGCTTTGGAGTTTTTGGTGTACCTCTGATGTATAAGGCTTCAGGTAACATAACTCTAAATGCTTGGTTATTGAAAGATGGTACAACTGCTACACAACTAAACCAAGTTGTGACAGATTTAACTGACAATCCAGATTTGTTGGTTGGACAATGTCAAACATCTGCGGATGGTTTTTTAATTCCAAAGGCTATTATTGATATTATTTCTGGAAGTACTGATATTCTTTCTTATAGTGAAATTTTAATCAATAAGGACACAGGATTACCAGTTGGGAATCTTAGTTCCTCAGTTCCTGTTTTGAATACGCAGAACATAAAATATGATAAACTTAATAATACTATTAATATGGCTTTTGACCATTATATTGAATTTTCTGGAACTACTCTTTTTATTTTCGCAACATATCCGAGAATTCAATTGACAATTCCGCCAATAATCGAGGGTCTGCGATCAAACAGATTTGATGTAAAGCTACTGCTAGACGAAGAGCAAATTCCAGAGATTGATCTTATTGAATTCTTGATGAATTTCTTATTTAAGTTGAAAGCTTTCCATTCTCTTCTTAGGAAAATAAGATATTCTTTGACATTCTCTGAAGTTTACAACGTTACTGATTATTGCTCTGAAAATTTCAATAAATACCAGTTGCCACCTCCTGTACAACCTCCTGATAGTTCGGGAGAATGTGTTCCTTTTGTTTCTACTGAAACTACACAATTACGTAATAAGATTTATGACCTTCTGACAGAGGAACATGCTGCTTGGAAGGCATACGACAATACTCACCAGGCTACACAAGATGATTTGAAAGTTCCGGTCAATACACCAGATGGTACGACATGTCAGTTTACCAAATATGGTCAGGATAGAGTAATATCTGATGATTCTTTAAATCTTGATCTTGTACCTGACACTCGTGAGAAGATGTGTGACCTGGTTTCTCCTGCTCCTCCTTTCTGTTTTAAGGGGAGAGTCAAGGATGAGGTTGATCCTGTACCAAGAATGATTTTTACGGAGATTTCTAGGTGTAAACCTTGTCAATTAAGTTTTGGATCTGGTTTTTATTGGATGTTCGATACGAATTCTACCTTACTACTCACTAATGGATTTGGACAATATCAGGGTCAAAATAGAAGAAGTTTCTTGGGGAAGAAGATTTTCCAATATAATCATCCACATAACTCGCTGCATTATTCTGACCGTCCTGAAATGACTGCATACCAATGGGACAATACTCAATTATTGGCTTATCAGAGGCCACAACTTGAAATTCAGAAGGATAACCTTGGTTTTCCAGCACACAGGTTTATTTCACACAATAAATTGAAAAATGATTTCACTTCTTCTCATTGGATGGCCAAACCTTGGGATAATGAAGATAATGATTTGAATGCTCAATTGATAACTGGGACAAATGGTGACCAATATTTGGTTTTTGATAATGAACCTGTTGTCTACCTTGGAAATAATCTTGATCCTGATATATCATCTTATGGAACGCATGATGATAGATCATTCTTGGTAACTCATAGAGTTTATATGCATACTACTCCTGGCCACCCAGCAATAACACTTGATTGGCGTATTCAAGAGACAACTCAGCAGGAAATTTCATTCGATTCTACATTGCCATTTGGCCCAATTTTTAGATCTTTTAATCAGAGATGTAACGCTGATTATAGAAGTGGGTATCCATCAGACACCGGTAGATTTTCAGTTGACCCTGCAGATCTCGAATGGGATCGTGGTGCCAGTGATATTGGTGGAGATGTTCTTGGTTTACCAACCAGAACAAGTATAACTGGTTTGACGGCACTTTTCAGGTCTGGTAGTCAGATTCTTTTAGATGAATCTGATTATTTATATGGATTTTACAAACCTTATCGGAATGATTGTGAATGTGTGAAGTATGGTTGCGATGCTTCTGGGATGACTGCTAGTACGGATTATGAATATCTTTTAAATATTGATCCTTGTTTATTAAATGTTTACATTCAATCAGATGGTACCTATGATTTTAATTGCGACCAACTTCATATTGATCCAAGAGCTATCTTGAATGAGTTTTTTGGAACATGTTCCTTTATGAGTGATGGTGAGATCCCAACTTCTTTCTGTATTTCGCCTATTACACCTCAGAAAGGTACGATTCGATACAAGGATACTTATGATGTAATTTACGAACTGTCTTGGGAATTTAAGAATGATAGTACAGGGAGTTGGTTAGATATTACAAGTGTTACCAAATCTCCTCATGTTTGGGGAGAGCCCGATACTGGGTATATTAAAGATTTAAAGGTTTTCAGACGTGGGATCGTGACTACTTGTAGACAGATTCTAAAAATTCTTGGGTATAATGATTATACTATTGAAGCGCGTTGGAATACACAGGTAGTTGATTTCTTCCAATCAAATTTGGTTTGCGGTGATATTCCGTTTACTGATGATTTTTGTAATCATTTTGATTGTATGATATCTGAGGATGTTTTACCTGTTGTTGATTGTGGTTCTCGGTTCTCTGATCCTGGGGATGGAAGTGTAGAATGGGGTGACTTAATCACCAATACTGCTGGTATAGTAGTTGGGATTTCTTACTCGGTTCAACCTTTCCAATGGGTAAATGTTTGGGATAATGATGATGGATTGGTTGTTGTTGGGTGTGGCACAGGTACTGGTAGTGCATAAACAAATATAGTTGGAAAGGATAGGAGAATCCCATGAGGAAGTTTCTTGGTAAATTGGATGTAATGCTTGAAGAGGAGACAGGTATTACTCCTCCTCCTGGAAATGAACAAGAAATTACACAAGCTGCCAATGATATAATCCAAATAGCATGTCAGCTTCAAGATACAATAGCTACACACAAACGCGGGCTGGAAGATGCAGAAATACAATTACAGAATATTGTTGAACAATTAAATACAAAGCTCGGTTGGGAGATCCGAAAACGTCAACCAAAGTTGATGATTGCTCACAGAGATGGGACTTGTAATGCTGGATATTATTCAAATAATCTCCAATTCCGTCCTGACTTGGCTGGAAAAGTTTGGAACGTTGATGGTCCTCAAGCGAGAATGTTCCGTAGGGAATTTGAACACTCCTTACCTTTAACAAATGATCTTGGAGGCTTGGCTGATTCGGTAGTCAAGTTCTTCAAAACGAGGTACAAGACACTTTAACATGGAAAATCATCTCCGAGAAGATGTACACATAAGTTTAAAGACAATATTCTACATCTTCGACGAATATTGTAAAATTCACGGCTATTTCTATGATATCGTAAATGATGAACCAAATTGCCAGGGATTTCTAGTAAAGGCTGACAGACAACCACTTTACGATTATATGAAGTCACATGCTGATCGTCTTCACGTTATTATTGATACAAGTGAAAGGAAAGATGGAGTATTATTCAAGTTTGCCCTTGAAGCAATAAATGATGGTCATTGGGAAGTGAAAACTGACGATATTAGTATGAGTCCTTTTGCAAATAGAGAAGACGCTGAAAAAGTTCGGAAAAATGAGACGATGTATCAGAAGAAGGGTTTCAAGAAGTTATCAAGTAGAGTGGATGAAACTGTAGCAGTACAGAGAGAGCCAGACACAAATTTTGGAGTTCCAGGGACTGGTTCTGAACGGACAAATATTTGTTCTGATGAACCGAGAAAGAGAACGCAACCAAAGATTGGTCGACAAGATTTAACAGATGTGGCGAAGAAAACTCCTTCCGAGATAATAAAGAAATCACAGGAAGTCAAGCCTTTGGCTTATAATCCTAGAGAAGATTTTGATCGTGTTCTGGATACTCTGCTTGAACGTACGCAACCAAGAATTAGTCAGGGACATGTTGATGATCCGAAGAATTTAGTTGGATCTTCGACCCGAAATCCAGAATCGGTGGTCCCTAATCCTGCTCATTTACCGGAAGAGCCTTTAACAGTTCCTGAAGAACCGATTGATCCTTTCCGTGGGAAAGTTGGGATGACTGGGGTACGTCAAGAAGCTGGGGCGTCTGCCACTCCTCCAATAAAGAATGCTGTTGGACAACTTCCTTCAGGTGGTGAGGGTGCTTTCCAACCCACCCAGATTCAGAAGATTCCGCCAATTGGCATGCCTCCGACACCGAGAAATATACCACGGAAAACTATTCCTATAAATCTTCCTCCGCCCAAGAATACTCCTGCATTTAGGAAGTTAAGTAGTAGATAATTGGGCAAGACCAAAAATACCATATAGGAAGAGAAGAAACCCATGGATGAATTCGATAATAGAATACGATTTGATCCACCTCCAATCAATTTCACTGATGATGTGGGAACTACAGGTCAGACCCATGATACTTACCCAGCACCCAATCAGCAGCCACGATATGATTGGATGAGGATGTTCCTTATTGGTCTTCTTTCACTTCAGTCTTCAGATGATGCTCCTACACAGTATAGAACTGGTACTATGTGGTTTAGACGTGGTGATAAGGCGATTCTTCAATGGAATGGATCTGCTTGGGTAGATATTTCTGATCATATTGTAATGAGGGTTGGTACTTCATCGGTTTCATTACAGAGTTTTTATGAGACAACAGTTGCCAAATTAAACTCTGTTATGCCAAGATACACATTTGGTGGAAAGTTTACCAAGAATGATCCTACTTATATTCCACTTCCTGATGTGATTGGCTCTGCAATGGTTGGGTATCTAACAATTTTGAGACCACTTCTCTATGTAAATGGTCAGTTGATTGATCCGAGATTAATTCAGTTTAGTAGTGGTATTCCTATTACTGTTGAACTTCCTACTACATTGGGTATAAAAACAGACGATATTTTTACTGTGATCATTGAACGGTTTGATTTATTTGTTGATACAGAGATGTTGGCATAAGGAGCGATGGATGAGCCAGAAGATTGAAATCCCAGAAACCGTCAAGGTTTGCATGCCTGGTGATGATCTGAAAAGGCCAAAACGAGAGGCATGTCAGGGTGTAATTGAATTTATTGTTAAGGATAAAAATGGCCAAATAGTCCAACGTTGGGAAGAACCAAATATTGTTAAGATTTTCGCAAAAGAAATGCTCTCACACAGATTACCTTCGTCACAATACTGGGACCCACTGGCTAGTAGCGGTGCAGGTGCCTGGGTAAACACAGACCTTGACCCTGATGAAGAATTCTCAGCAAGATATATTCTCCTTGGTGCGTCATTTGACGCCAATGGAATACCAATTGATAATGACCCAAGGTATTATACTACTGACCCTGTTACAAATACTATTGTACCGATTCGTTTGGAACCAGGCGCAGATTATGATGGGGAATTAATCAATTCAATTCCTCTTACAGACCCAAATCGTCCTTTAAAAAAGATCGAAGCCATTGATTTCCAACCAACTTATCAACCTGCCGGTCAACCTTTACTCCAGAGCGACGTTAGAGCTATTAACAATATTGTGTTACTCCAGACTACGATAAAGCTTGATGAATATAATGGTTTTGGTCTAACTGATAGTGATTTCTTTGTTCTAACTGAGGTTGCTTTGGCTGGTGGTCGTAAGATTGATAGTGTTGATAATTGTGAATGCAAACCACGTGAATTATTCTTGGAAGGTCCAACAGGTTCTGCTGGGGTTGCTTTGCATTGTGTTGCCAATGGTAGTGACGTTATTTCGATTGACCCGAGTGAAACAGAGGTTGATCTTATTAAGCAGGGTGATCAGATAAAGATTGTTGGTCCTGATGATTCTCAAGGTGAGGAGACTTTATCACAGGTGTCTCCTTTTTATTTGGTCATGAGTAAGGCTGTTGGTGGCCGAGACATTACTCTTGATCGTACTCCGGTTTTTTCTACTAATACTCCAATTGTTGGAGGTATTGGTGTTTTCCGTGATACATTGAGGATTTTCTCTCATCGAATTTTGAAGACTCCGGTGAAGAAGAGTGCTGATTTTGAGATTACGATCATTTGGCGAATTATTTTTAATTAGTCTTGTTTTTGTCTGTCTCGGATTATTGTTTTGAAGATCTCTAATTCTCGTTTTGATAGTTGGTATTGTATACTTGCACTTTCATAACTTAAAACCATTGATATTGTCGCGTCACCAACCATCTCTTGGAAAGAGATATGTATATCAGTTGTATACCAATCCAAGTTTGTGAAAATGTGTAATATATTGTATAATCCATGGGCGCGGATTTCCATTTTGAATACGTGACCTATGCGGTTATGTGGATTGGCGAATTCTTGGATGTCTTGTGTGTATACATCTTCTGGGATTTCACACCACAAGCCATAATAATGTATATCAGTAGGTATAAATATTGTGTATGTTTCATGATATTTATGGTTGTACTTCATAATAAAATCTCGCTGCAAGTCGAAATTCAGGAATCTTTTCATACGTTTTCTTATCGTGTTTGCATAATTCCTAAATAATGGTTGTTTGATATAATTTCTCGGAGGTGGTTTATGCTTTCAGAAGACCAGAAGAATATCGTCCGTACAATCATGAATGCTGCTGATCCTCAGAATGTTCTTGATTGGGGATATACAAACGAGACTTCAAGTCATGATTCTTATTATATTTCATATAACGAGAAACATGTTGGGTTTTTCCGTTTTGTAGATCCCATCACATTATATGTGAAGGCTGGCAGACATTTTCGAACGTTTGATATTGCGAATCCAGCAGAGTTTGATGTGAATAATGTTGCGCTCTGGATTATTAGAAGTGTATTATATGATTTTGCCATTAATATTAATGATAATATTACCGATGCTCCACTTGATTGGAAAATTAAACTAATAGAAAGTTTAAAGAGTGTTCTTATTTGGGCAATGATTATTGGTGGGATTTTGATTGGGATTTCTCTCTTTTTGTAAATATAATGTATGATTTACCAACTATATGGCGGTGGTGGTTTAGGTGACTCATGGGCGTCTGTCAACTATGTTGGCAAGTGTCATGGCACTCTGTCTGTAATAACAAAAGATAATGCTGTTAAAACAGATATGTTGAACGATATAATTTCGTTGCTTGGAGTCCAAAAGAATGTAAATCTATCGCAGCAACGTGGTGATCATAGTTTAACTAGAATGGTTTGGATGAGTCCATATTTGCCTACTGTTAGGCGTTGGAAGCCTGGACCTTTTGGTAGGATTTGTTATCAGTTTGAGGGAATTAGTAATGCACATTTGAAACAACCCCCACAGGCTGATTTTGAGAGGCTTGTTAGTTTCGCTCCTGGTTTTCAGTTTGTCAGACTCGGAAAGCCAGCAAGTTTGATTGAGTCAGTTGAATTGATGTATAAGAGCGATTTGTTTTTGGGGATTTGTAGTGGCTTTTCTCATATTGCTCATAGTATGGGTATTCCAACTTTTCTAATTCAATATCAGATGCCAATCGCACCGTGGCATCATGGTAAAAAGTATTCATTATGTAATGGGACGAATGAGGCAATTCATGTTGTCAAGTCTTATCTGAAGATTTAATATCTTCAACAACCCATTCATTCCAGGAGACTTTGGAAATTAGTCCTGCTTCCCACCATAAATTGGTGTATTGGTCTCGAATTTTCTTTATCCACCTAATATCAAATGCTTTCTCTTCTTTTACCCAGATAAACGGAATATTTCCTACACTTTTGACGATGATGTACCTCTCAAGTGCTTCGTTTTTGAAATAAGTAAAAGTGTACTTTTGAAGACGACACCACGAAAGAAAATCTTTAAAGATTTCCAGAGGATCACATTCTGGATTTGCCAAATCAAACTCTATCTTCATAATCCTTAAAAGTCCCTGTATATTTATAATTATTCTTTCTCTTACCTATTCGTTTAAAGTGTTTTATTCTCTCACTAAAGTTCACTAAGCACGTATCACAAATATAAACTTCCAGGAATTCATAGTCGTCGAAAGGGTCGTATTTTGTGCTCCCGTAGTTTCCGCTTCCTTTAAATATTACGCCTCCATCTAGCATTCCCCAATAGAGAAGTCCATTTTTGGATGGTCTAACTTCTTCCTGAAGCATAATCTTCCCGCAACAAATGCAAATACATTTTACTATCTTGGTTGGGGCTCTCTTTTCAGACATTTTTCCCTCGTTTTCTATTCATACCAGGTCTATAAGAGAAGAATCTTTCTGTATTCTCCTTACAATATTCTGCCCATTCCTTTGCTTTGACAATAATATTAACAATTTTATTTATAATAAATTCCGGATCCCATTGTGGGTTTGCTACAGTTTCGTCACTCCAACTAGCAATAGTCATAATATTATAGGAACGTTGCCCTATACCATTTGTATTTGTTATATGAGATATATAAATCCCATTCCCATTCTCGTCACTTTCTGTGTCCCACCCGAAACCGTTTTCTTCTTGAATCTGTCTTTCTGATTTGTTATTGCAAAAGACTTTAAAGGACATTCCGTAGACTTGTACGTAGAGACAAGTTCCATTTCGACCTCCAATTCCTTTCTGATATGATGGTTTTAATCGTCTTGATATTGTTTGTTTACTTTCAAGGAGACGTACTAATTCAGATGAGTGCCAACTCTTCCTACTATGTGGTGGGACAAAGCAGGAGTTGACAGTAGGTACAACAACAGGTGGTTCTTTAACTCTGCTCATAGCAAGTCTAATTTGTGACTTTATGCCTTTTTCTTTCAGGCGTTCTTGAGTCTTGGTTAATATTCCAAGTAGAACTTCTCTCATTGTTTTACCCCTATCTTGAAGATCTTATCTATGTGAGCTACTATCTTTTCTGCGATCTTATCAGGATCAAAGTGTGGGTCAGCATATTCCCACTTTTCTTCAGTATGCGTAGGACCAAAGAAACATACTAACGTGAATCCTTTTTCGTCGAAATAGAACAGAGAAGTTAAGAAATCAAACACGAAAACACCGCAAGTTTCTGGCCAACAATATTTTGTTTGAACCATGCGTTTTCCAGGCAATACTTTTGTAATTCTTTGATATACTGCTTTTCCACTTTGATCTTCTGGTTCATTGTCGAGATTTAGTCGTTTTACTACTGCCAGACATTTCGTATAAAGAATTGCACGTATGGCAGTTCTAAAATTCTCAATGAGTACATCTTCCTGCGGGTTGTCGGCTTCTTTATTATAATACATGTCGTATAGTATCTAGGTCTTATTCACTATAAATCATAGTTTGTCGTCGGTATCTTTGGCTCCATCTTTTCGCGTTTCAAGTAATCAGATGACAAAATGTATGCAAATCTTTGTTGTTTTGCATTCTTTTTCTCTTTCCCGACTGGTGATTTTTGAATATATCCATAAAGGATAAGAGCTTCCAATCTGAAATAAACCTCTGGTGGTTCCATTCGTTCTTTTTGTTGAGATCTTACCCAAATATTGGCTTCTCGTTCTATGAAATCTTGACTTACCACACCATTTTCTTGATATTCATCTCTTATAAGTTTAACGATTGCTCTTTGCGTGCTTGATAATTCTTCGTCATTCAGATAATTGGTTACTTTATGGATCTTCTCTTCGCCAGCTAATAATCTAAATATCATTGAGAAGACTGCCAAAAGCATACCACATACTATTGCTGCTATTCTTTGTTCGTCATCTATCTGTAGATCGAATCCTGGAATTCCTTTGACGATTCCAAATATGATTAAAATTGCCGCGAATGAGAAAGTTATTCCTGAAAAACCAGAAAGTCGTTTGAGGATTGAAACCAAGATCTTCATATTGTATCTTTGTCGTTGGACGATAGAAAACCTTATGAAAAATATTGATTTAGCAGACCCAAGTATTGATCCTGTGGAATTATTTGAAAGTTATAGATCATGGATGCGAGAGAATTATCATCAAAAATGGATTACCAATACATATTTGATTTATTTGTGGTTTTCAGAGAAGATGAAATGCGATCTTAAAAGTCCAGTTGAAGAGAATCAATGGCAAAGCGTACGTAGATTGTGCGCAGCTTGGGTAAAGATAGGGTTGATCCATAGGGAAACAGATTCAAGTAAATACTTGGAGTACTACAGATTCGAAATGGAGTTGCGATGAAAAAGTGGATTTTTGTCACAGGGACAACTCGTGGGAGTTTTACAGCGGTTGAACCAGATGGAGAGATCAGAGAAGTAATAGGACTCGATGTTAATTTGGGAATGGAAAGCGGGGAAAACGTCAAAGAAGCCGCACAAAAACTTCTAAATAAGCTCGCAAGATCACATACCATACCGGAAGTCTTATATAAGAAGAATAAGATTATTGCATATGAAATATTGGACAATGGTGATTTCGTAGACATAAAGAAAGATCTCTCAGAAGTAGACGTAGAGGAGGTACACAAAACAGAAGTAACATCAGTATATCAGAACGTAAAATGTAAATGGTGTGAGGAAGCTCTTCCCAAGAATGGTGCTGCTCAATTTTCACACCTGAAAAAACATCTAAAACAATTGGTAGTTGCTGGTTTGATGACTCAGGAAGTAATGAACGCTGTTAATAGTCTTACCTTAAAGGGCGACGTGGTGGAAATCTTACAACGCGCAAAGGCCGCTGGACTCTTAAAGGCCGCTGTGGCTGCTTCACCTGGATCGGAGCAGGGGCAGGGGCAGCAGAAACAGGAACAGAACCAGCAAAAACCTTTGCCAACTTCTGATCCAACTCCAAAAACCTAGCTTCACAAGTAAATTCCTGTCCCTTGCCTTCCAAGAATTTACCGATTCTCTCAATATATCCTTGATATTCAGAATCTGGCATTTTCTCACAGAAATCAGCAACGGCCTTTGGATCATAATTAAATTTCCTGATATCAATAAACAAATCTGGATCTATTATTTCATGAATATTACAACAACCGAGATAAATTGGAATCGAAGCTGATAGAAAACCGTGGAATATTTTCTCGGTCAGGTAATTCTTGGAATAAACAGGATCGTGGCTATTTTCCAAGGCCCAGACGAACTTGCAATCCGTCAATAAGATTCTGGCGTCGTTGAATTTTATTGGTGTACCTCTATGACCATTGACGTATTTTTCTCTTTGATAATTTGGATCATTTATATCCCACCCACCACCATAATACTTAAATGATCTTCCTTTTAGAGCTTCTACAACTTTGGTTCTGTAATACCCCCAATCACTTGGGAATTTTGGTGCTGGTTTCTTACTCAGACACATACCAAACATATACTTTGCTTGTTTATTTTTTGATGTCTGGTCAAAAAGTTGTTTCTCATCCTTCCACCAAGTCATTATTTGATGGTGCATCGTTTTTGGTTGAGTACAGTAATTTGGATTGAAGTGGAATCTCATATCCCATCTTGAAGCGTTCAGGTTATAATTTGTATATTCTTGATCGAGGTATGTGAATGATTCAGCGTACCAAGTGGCTTTGCGAAATGGTCCCATTTGATGATTATAACCATTGGTTGTTAGGTATATGTCTTGTGGCATTGGTCTTGTGAGATGTCCGTTTATCCATTGGTGTTGTAATGGAATATTTCTGATTCTGCTTAATTCAAATTCCGCTTCTAATTTTGACCAAGATGTCCATAGTACCCGTTTCATAAATATCTCCTTTGTTCTTTATATACGGTAACCTAATTTCTCTTTCTAATGTAGATAATCAAAAATATGGGGTAAGAGGAGATAAGTATGCCCACGATCAACCCAGCACTCGTTCCAACCATAGCTCCTGGAAACATGTTTTCCAGATTCACAACGGATGACACTTTAAATATAAGGTGGTTAACAGCAGAAGATCCAGTGTTGTTCGAAGTATACAATCGCCCTTCTGCTGATATTGCACTCAGACAATTAATCATAGCCAAAGCAATTGATAATCTTGAACTCCGTCTTGGACACCTCACGATATTCCCATTCTTGATTCCACCACTCCTAAATTATGGTTCTGGTGAAATAGATCTTCCATTGTCTTGGATATGGGATATGCACATTTCGATCCCATCCAAATGGGAATATCTGCGACTTGCCAAGATTAAGAGAATCAAAGGCGAAAATATTAGTCACACAGGAACAGTCGTAGGTGATTATACTGGTATCCTTAGGCTGATCTTTACCGCCCAAGCTGCAGGAGCTACTTCAGAAACATCTCTATTCTATTTGGACTTCCAAATCGATAGTGTCTATACCTATCAATTTGCCAAGGCTAATGTTGTCACCTCTTCAGAAGAAACAAATGCTATAGACCCAGGTGAAGCGGAAACGATTGGTGGATATGCGATTTTCAGAACCTTGGACCCAACTGATGTAGGAATTGCTGGTTTCTACAATGCGGTTCCTCCGCCAGCCGTTCCAATACTAAACCCAGATGGTACTTTTGCAAATCCAACGATTTATTCGATGGTGGATACAAATGTCGGTGATTCACCCAGTTTCGCAAGTTTTGCACTAACGCATGGTACGGGTGTGTTAGTTGTCAGTGCATATAATTCAATTCCTGCAATGGATTCTAATTTTAATTCTTGGTTAACAAGTAATAATTATCCATTTAGAATTGGTTCTACAAGAACTTCTCTACATGGAATTGAAATTCCTACTGCTTTATTTAGAGAATTTAACATCGTAGTCCCATCTCCAGATGAACCAGCTGATGATCTTTCCCTGATGAATAGCCCAGTTTGGGTTAGTTCAATCGAACGAATTGATACCTTGGCGAATGAACTTCGTGTTGTTTTCTCAACACATACTATTATCGATGCCAGTCCTGTAGTTGTTGAATTTGCATCAATGACACTTGAGAGAACGTTTATTGGTGGGAGAGTGGTACCAATTACCCCATTGTCTAATCTTCTGAAAAATTCTTCTTCAGAAGCTGATAACTTCCTCCAAGGTTTTGGAACAGGTTATGCTGTATTGAGTAGTCTCTGGGGTGCTACAACGAATGAAGTTGAATCATTCTTTGATTCTTTCTTGGCTATTTTGGATGTTCCCCCAGTGACGTCATTTACCAAAGAATCAACCATTATTTCAAGTTATGCTACTTCAAGAGTTCCGAAATGGGTTCCAACACAAGGTATGTTTGGTGCTCTCTTTGGAACTACCGCCAGAAGGACTACTCCGATTTATCCGTCTGATGATAATCGGTATGTTACTGAGCAGGATCAAGGTTTGGGTGATCCTGTTGATTTCCGGACTTATCCTACATTCCCAGATGCACTCAGAGAGAATACTGATATTGAACCGATTGGGTATGTTGGTGGCTTGGTTCATAAGTGTGTTTCTTTGATTGTTAGCTCAAATGGTACTGCACATACCTACGATACTGACATTCTTCCACGTTTGAAGGTTCTTCTTGGAAGGGACCCAATTTTTGGTGATGAATGGTATGATGGTACGTATTGGAAGAAGTACAATGGTGATGCTTGGATGACGATGTAACTAGTATTTTAGGTTTATGCGAATCGAAGGACGTCGAACTCTAGTAACAGGTGGTGCTGGATTCGTTGGATCATTTCTCTGCCCAATGCTTCGTACAAAAGATCTCTTCGTACCACGCCGGAGAGATTATGACCTAACAGAGATAAGCCAAGTACGAAAATTATTTGACGATACGAAACCAGAAATAGTGGTACACTTGGCAGCAGAGGTAGGCGGGATTGGTGCTAATCGTGCCAATCCAGGACGATTCTTTTTTGCTAACATGGCAATGGGTCTGAACCTTATTGAAGAGTCAAGAAAGCGTGGAGTTGAGAAGTTTGTACAAATCGGGACAATTTGTGCATATCCGAAGTTTACACCTGTTCCATTCTTGGAAGAAAATCTTTGGAATGGATATCCAGAGGAGACAAATGCTCCATATGGGGTAGCAAAGAAAGCACTTTTGGTGATGCTCCAGGCTTATAGAGAGCAATATAATTTCAATGGGATATATCTTCTTCCTGTAAATCTTTATGGTCCTGGTGATAATTTCGATCCAAAAACCAGTCATGTAATTCCTGCGTTAATCAGGAAGTGTGTTGAGGCCAAAGAGTCTGGTGCGTCTGAAGTAAGGTGTTGGGGATCTGGTGAGGCTAGTCGTGAATTTTTGTACGTTTCTGATTGTGCAAACGCTATTCGGATGGCTCTTGACATCTATGATGGACCAGAGCCTGTAAATTTGGGTGTTGGTTTTGAAATTAAGATTAGAGACCTGGCTGAGAAGATAGCCAAGTTGACTGGTTTTACAGGGAAGTTGGTTTGGGATAGAGAGCAGCCTGACGGACAGCCAAGAAGGTGTCTTGATACTACACGGGCCAAGAAGCTTTTTGGTTTTAAGGCTCAGATTGATCTTGATGTTGGTTTAAACAGAACTATACAATGGTTTAGATCATGCCAGAGCCATTAGCTTCATTACTTCGTCCAAAGTCATTTGATCAAATTATTGGTCAGTCACACCTTATTGGTGTTGACAAACCGTTTCGTAAGATGATTGAAAATAAGCGATTAATGAGTTGTATCCTTTTTGGACCGAATGGGTGTGGAAAGTCTTCTTTGATGTCTGTAATTTCAAGCTTTTATAAGACATTCTCTTTTAATGCTACGACGTTCTCGACCAAAGAGCTAAGAAAGGTTATAGATTCTGAGGATATATCTGTTGTACAGATTGATGAGTGTTACCGTCTTACTGCCACCCAGGCCGATGTACTTTTACCTCATATTGAGAATGGGAAGATTGTTTTTGTTGGGAGTACGGTTGAGAATCCTTTCCATACTCTAAGAAGATCACTTTTATCAAGGTGTCAGATTTTTACTCTTGAGCCGTTGTCTGAGAAGGAATTGATGATGTTAATTGTAAAGGGTGTTAAGCATTATCGAGAGAAACAGATTCTTATTATTGATTCTGATGCAGTGAAATATATGGCGCGTGTGTCTTGTGGTGATGGAAGGAAGGCTTTGTGCCTTCTGGAGATGGCCAAGGAGATTTCTGGTGATATATCTCTTGAGGCTGTCAAAACCATTGCGCCGTCCAAGTATGTTATTTATGATGAGGGTTTTAAGTATGATTATGCTTCTGCTTTCCAGGGAAGTATTCAACATAGTGATCCACATGCGGCTGTTTATTGGTTAGCGAAGTGGTTGGAATCTGGTGAGGACCCCAGATATATTGCCAGACGTTTGTTGGTTTCTGCTGCTGAGGATGCTGCTGGAAATCCTATTTGTACTGCTGTTGCTCATGCTGCTTATACTGCGGCTTGTGAGGTTGGTCGTCCTGAATGCGATATTGTGTTGTCTCAGGCTACTGTTTTGGTTGCTTCGTCAGTTAGGGATAAATCTGCTGCCATTGCTATTTGGTCTGCGTTGAAGGATGTTCGTGAGGGGGTTGATGTTCAGGTCCCTGTTTCAATGAAGGATTCACATTATCCTGGTGCTGAGAAGTTGGGTTTTGGGGCATATCATGATGGGATGAATCAATCTGCATATGTTGGTGTGAACAAGAAATATTATTTTCCAAAGGGCACTGTTGACAAATGAATGTATTATAGCCAGTATTTAGGTGTTTTGTGGTTTGTTTACATCGACTGCAATAACGGTTTTCTAGAGTATTATTCCTACTCCTCATAATATAAATTTGGCTGATGATACATAAGCAAAGAAAATATATTTAGTAAGGAGTAGAAAATGAGCGTCCTAAAAGCGCAGAATCATGAGGTGCGAAATAGTTTTCAAAAACGGTTGGATATATTATTGGAAGAAAATGAGGAATTTCTAAACGTAATTAGGAAGGAATTACCAACAAAAAAGGGGAAAATTACAGAAAGACCACCAACATCAATGCAAGGTATGTCAGTCCGTTATTATAATGGTATGAAATTTTTCGTGACACCACCTGAGAATAATTTATCTCTGGTTTACGGGAAAAATGGGCTTGCTGGATTCTTAATCAGTAATAGAGCAATAAAACAAGATTCTGGAAAATTTTCACCAGAAGGGTTAAACAAGGTTATTTTCCAAGCAGTTTATAACCCAGAAGAAATCCAAGCAGATAAGGATAAAGCAAAAAATTTAATTATCAGGTTATGGAATAACCCACATGATAACCAAGCTGAAGAAGAACTTATGTCATTGGGTCTTGGTGCTTTCGATGTGATAAAACAGAAGCTTCGTGAATTGGTTGGGGTAGTTGATACTCCACCAACAGAACGAGAAGCCCCAAAGGCAAAGAAGGGTACTGTAGATCTCCCAACAGAAATAGGAAGACCTCTTTGGGATATTCAGAAAAAGCTTAGATCTATCCCACCAGGCGAGAAGGAATCTGAAGAAGCAAAGAAAATTCTAAAAGAAAAAGAATTAAGCGATTTGATGGATAGATTCACAGCATCACCCACAAATAAGGACTTATTCAATCAGGTAATAAAAACAACTGTTGAGAGGGGCTTATTACCAGAAAATAACGCAGCTGAATTACAACAACGTTATGATGCTTTCTTAAAGTCATTACCAGAAATTGAGGAGGAACCGAAGAGTGAAGCACCGAAACCAGAGAGAACGGTTTCGGGGATGCCACCAAAGAACGCAGCAACAATGTTGCGAAAATTATTCGCGAAAGAAGCTATTAATAAGAATGATGAATTACTGAAAAGCATTCTGAAGAGAGTTCAGAGTGCTTTTACTGGTTTAAGTGGTATTATGAAGATATATGAGAAGTTACTCGTTGGTACCGAATATGAAGGGGTTATTCAGAGGAAGAAAGCAGAATTTTTTGAAGCGTTGAAAAGTCATAAGTATGAACTTCAGAGATCACAAGCAGATCCAAGAATGGCTCAGGCAAGTAGAGCTACTTATGACGATAAAGTAGAGATGGAAACGAATCGATTAGCTACAGAAATCCTGGCTATCTTAAAAGAAGCTATTGAAAAACTATCATATTCACCAGATGAGGAAACAGCAAATAAATTTTCAAATTTGAAACCTATATTATTGGATTTAACGATTCCATTAGGACGACTCTCTGCCGGTGTCCCAACGAAGACAATTGAATCTCCGAGTACTGAAGGATTACCAGAGGGACCAACTCCTGAGGCTCCATCACAGATTTCTACGTTCAATACCGATGAAGATATAAAGAAGTTGGTTGGTAGTGGTGTTCTACCACAACAACTATTGGAATATACTCCTGAAGGTCGTCAGAAATATATTCTAGATCTGATTTCGTTTGAAAATCCTAATAGAAATGAATATATTGATAAGATCCCAGGTAGTATTATTAATAGCATTATTGGTGGATCTTCGGATACAGATTTTAGGCCCTTTATCTTTGGTGCTGGCTGGGAAGATGACAGGCCCAAAGCCAAGGAAAAGAAAAAGAATATAGATGATTTAAATGTTGAGAAGTCGTTGGGTAAACCTTTTGAAACCGCAGGAGCAGAAACGCATAATTTGGAGGGATGGATACAGATTTTCCAAGAAAGGGCTGGTGTTCCTTTTAGACTTGATTCTGGTATTCCAAAGGATGTACAAGCCAAAGAATTCCCATTGGTAATCAAGGGTACTATAAAGCATGCTTTGGATGCTGCTTTAAAAGAAGTTGATCTAGCTTCTGTGATTCAAAAAGGTGCTGTCAATGTTGGTACCACGGGTAGAATTGCACAAATTCAGGCTCGAGAACATCTACCAGCAGCTGATGATCCCTATATTGCCAAGTATACTCAAGGTTTGAAAGATCCACATAAATATATTGGATATATTATAAAATTTAGAAATCCAGTGAATCCAAATGAGTGGACACGTGTTTCACGAGGGATGGAGAATATTTGGAAGAATAAGATTAAGATTGCTCCAGATTATGAACGTGCATTCCTTCGTTTTCAGGATTTCAGAGATCCAGAAGAGGGGGATCCAAGCGGTAAGAGGAGTGTTGATGCGATTGTAGACAATATGAAGTCCACCAAGGGTGGTCTTGGTGGTTGGGAATTTGATGTTGTCCCAACTTCCGTTCCAAATCCTTTTTTGAAAACAAAACCTGGTGAACGTGTTGTGGCTACTGGTACAACTGGGATTGAAAAACCATCGTTGGTAAAGACTACTGCACCAAAAAGGGAATTGTCTCCGATAAAGATGGTTGGTGGTGAGTTTGATTTGGGTGAACAACCTTCTTCTTTAAAGGCATTGGGTCTTCCTGGTAGTGAGCCAAAAGTTGAACCACCACCGGTTGTGTCTGCTGAACTTGGTTCAAGTCCTGGCAAATTATCTCCTACACCACCAATTAAACCTCCAAAGTCATCGTACAATCCGTATATGGTTCCTCCTGAATTGAAGGTGAAGAAGTTGCCGATGAAAGCTCCTACTCCTCCAATTCCTTCTGGATTACCAAAATTGGCATTACAAAGTCCTAAGAAAACAGAAAGTCCGTTAAAAGCAAGGAAGAAAGAATGAAATATATAAAAATTGGAGGAATACATGTTACCCGTTGAACCTTTTGATGGAATGATATTTATAGATCAATTCCAGATAAAGTGGATTTATAATTCTTCTCTAAATTGTTGGCAGCATTCTGGAAAAGTTGATAATATTCCACCAGCCGATTCACAGACAACTGGATTACTCACAAAAGATAAAAAAACAATGATAGATGGTATTCCACCAAAAGGTGGTGGATATGCAATTATCACAAAACCTCTTCTTGGAAAATTTAGGTCAACGAGTAATCCTGATAGTGTACTTTTCGGATTTGTTGATATGAAGAGTGATAGTCTCGTTATTTCTTGTGTGGATGCCGAAGGAAATGTAATAACAAGAGAAAATTGTAGTACGCCACCACAGTTTAAAGAAACAGATACATTCCCACCTGGTTTTTCGTTTGACTTTTCAGCACCTTTTATTGATTCACTTTGTATAGAAATCCCAGGAGGACCAGGACCACGTGGTCTTCGGGGTGAACGCGGGAAAACAGGAAGTGATGGAACAGGCGATGGCCCACAAGGAGACACAGGAAAACCAGGAACAGATGCTGTTACGCATTGGATACTTTCTGGTGTGAAGATAATTGAGACTGATGAAATTTTCGAGACCGCTGTTGTTGCTCTGGATCTAAAAGCTGGAGACGGAAAATTAATTGTAACAAAAGGAAAAGTAAAGCTTCCTTCTGATTCTGATACTCCTGTAGAAGAGTTTTTGGCATCAAGAATCCAAAGAACAATAAAATGGGGGAAATGTTTCTCATATACTCTGAATGCTACCCCCTGTGTCGCTTCTGATCCAAATTCAGCATCCTTTTCAGAATTTCTTGAAGAAGACCCCATTATAGCATTTTATCCAGAATCTTTTCTACCAGAAAATAAGGAAATAACAAAATATCAACCTGTCAGAGCGAAGTTGAGCGATCTTATAAATGATATTATTACATTTTACAACACGAAACTTGGTGAGGCTTCTGAGAAATGGGATAAGCAGATCGAGGATTTTATTGTTACTCAGGATAAGGCTGCTCGTGCTGTTCTCGATGACCTTGCAAATCAACTTGCAGCTTGTGAACAAAAGAATACAATGGAATTTTGTTTGGGAATCAATAGAGATTGCTGCGATCAAAACATCGCTACTGTAAATGACCCAGCTTACACTACTATCCTTGAAGAATTGGGTTACGATCCGAAAACAGCGAAGACAACCAATTTGAGTCTAACTGAAATTTCTGCTAGTAGTTCTCCTGTATTCTCGTTTGATTCTCTACCTGCGTATGGGCTTCCTGGTGATTTAAGTGGTGGTTTGGTTGTTGATTCTTCTTGTACTCCATCTGATGGGGTTGGTTGTTGGTGTCAATTTAAAAATGGTTCATTATCATTTGTTCCTTCAGGAACGTTTATTCCAAGAGATACTATTATATATAATGGTCCTTGGGGATGTGGTATACTACCGCCGAAGATTAGATTGGTTACTACACCTGATGCAGCCAATCCGACACAGATTGCGATTCTTGCTGATTTACAAGCGCAGATGGATGCCACTGGTGCTTCACCATCAGAGATAATTCGATTACAACAGGAAATAAACAAGATTTTGGATGGCTTCCCTGGTGTAAACACATATTCTCATTATCTCCAGAATTGGATTAATGCATTTAGCACAAATCTAGAAAATGGTTATTTGGCTTATAATAAAACACAGATATTGTATACAGGCGGTGGTCCGGAATTCCCAATTGGTACGTTTGCATTCTCTTATATATCTGGTGCATTTTCGCAAGCAATTCTTAATGATGCAAATAGATGGGGATATCAACCACAAGATGATGTGTTTATTCATGGGCCTTTCCAGAAATATTGGGTTGGAAATGAGGGTGGGAGTACTGGACGAGGACCTTTCTTTATCCTCAATCCTTATAATAGGTCAATTCGCATGTTGTATAATTCGAAGATGGTTACTGATGAGATAGGTTTGGAGATTGGTTTTGCACCTATAGGTTATGCAGATCAAACTCCTGGTGATTATTTCTCTACTTATGCATATAATGGAAACGCCCAGTATCAACCATTCGAAACTCCTGTTAAAAATGTTGCAACAACAAAAATGGATGCTGCTGTTATTGCCATGGAAAATAATATTACTTGGTACCCATTCCCAACTATCGGTGGTGCAAAGGATGATCCTGGCCATATAGAATATGCTTATGGGCAAAAATCGCTTTCAGAAAAATCTGTAGTAGTAACTACTACGACACCTGGATACTTTTTTGCTAGAGTTAAATTGGCATATAGCGCTACAAATTTCTTTGGTTCTTTGATGATGCCTCCGAATGATCTTTATAATACAAAGGAATTTACTACGAATAGGGTGTTAGTTTATGAGGAAGGGAGATTTACTGCTCCTACATTTGTGTCAGAGCCTGTTGCAATTGGATCCGTAAAAATACAGGCATTACGGATAGAGGCATAAAATGAATTTAAATTTTCCACCAAACCCTCCAGATGGAATGATTTTTGAATTGACTCCTGACGTGTATTATCAATTTGACAAAAAACAGAATACTTGGGTAAAGCTTGCTGGTTTTGAAATGACAGTTGATGTTGCTACACCTTTAGCTGATGGCTTAATGTCAGCCGATGATTATAAGAAAATTAACAGACTTCTTATTCCTCCGCCACACACAACTTTAAGATCAGTATTTTGTGATATAATCTGGGATTCTGGAACTTTTGGTTTTAGGTCCAATAGTGAAGATATTTTCATTGATTTTGAATTACCGCTCGTTGAAACAGATAAGAATGGTTTTCAGACAGCTACTAATCAAGTATTCCAAATCCATGAGAATACCTATGGTATGAATTTTAGAGTTAATATGGTCCAACTTTATCAGGAATTGGTTAATCGTGGTCAGTTAAGGTATAATAAGAGGATTGGAGAGCAGGGTCTTCGTGGTTTGAAGGGGCTTCCTGGACGTGATAGGTTGAATACAGGTCCTGTTGGGGCGGCGGGGGCAAATGGGAAGAATTCTGTTTGGCCTGGAATTTTATCTCAGAGTACATCTGGGGTTGCCAATGATCCAAATCGTGCAGTAGTAGACATTTCGGTTGAGAAAATTTCACCAACTGAGAATTATATTGTTGTTACACGGGGTAGTATAGTAAATTCTTCTTATTGTCCACAATATGTCAAACCAACATCTATGAATTCGAAGTGGGTTTTGGCGATTGATGATCGACCTGAAACTACGACTCAAATACGAGAATGTGATGTATCAGAACAATGTGGTTTTTCTTGTACTGGGATTCGAACTTTAATAATTCCTTTCTGTACTACCAAATTATATTATTTTGATTTTTCAGAAATTGAGACTTCTATTTCTGATAGATTTACTACATTATTAGAGAAAATGAAATCCGAAAAAGAAAAATTGGCTAATGATTGGCTAAAAACTATGATTTCAGTATTTTCTGAACAGAAGTTAGCTCTTTGTTGTGCTTTAGAAAATTGTAATACAAAATCAGAAAATAAGCGTACAAAAGAGTATATTGAGACTCAGCGTATTGCTGCTGCTCAAGCTGGTTTACAATTGGTTATTGGTAAGAAGAGTGATAATGCAAATCAATATGATGCCAATCCTGGTACACTTTGTCAATATCCTCCACCAAGTACATCTCCAAATACGCCTATAATAGATCCTGATTCAAATCAGATTTGCCCTGCATTGGCGGTTATAAATTTGGATTCCAGAGTTAATTATAATAATTTAACTCCTGTGTCTATTGATATGCCTGCTGGTCGTTATTTATGTGAGATCACTGATTGTTGTGCTATAAATTATAATTATAATTCATGGGGTGGTGTTTATTGGGTTTCATACCATAATCTTTATGCAGAAAAGCATAATCAACCAGATAGAAATACTTATCCTGTTGGTTTGCCCATGTGGCATCTGGATGTTGAAGGTCCACAACACCAATGGGATGGTTGTGTTCCTGGACCACCCTTGGGAAATGGACTTGTCAAGAATTGTTACTTCGCAACTGAAGCTGAGGCCATTGCTTCTTATAAAGGAAATAGTACTTTAATTGCCCATGGTGGTGGTATGATGCATTTCTGGTCAGGTATGGGTGATAAATGTTGCGTCAATGGACATATTCAAATAACACTGAGAGATGCTGACTGTATGAATCCGCAACCAGGTAGTGTTGGTGTAGAATGCGCTACAGAACCAGCTTTCGCTACTGATATTACAGGAGTACCAGATAGTGAAAATTATTTTTGTGATATAAATTTGGAACAAATTTTGTGGTACGAGTATGGCTGGCGTACAGGTGCTTGTTGTGGTGTATTACTTGAAGCAGGTGGAACCACCTGGATCGTAGTAAAGAGATCAATTGCCGATGATGTTACTTGCGGCGGTGGTGAGAGTTTAAATACCCCTTGTATCAAGGGAGCATATGAACTTGGTTTTCATCCAGCGTTTGCATTCCCAACTATTGACGGACAGGTCTTTTTAGGTAAACCGACTACTGTTCAGAGGGTTATTCGAGATATTGATTTGGAAGGTGAAATTATTTCAAAGTTATCTAAAGGTCTCTATATTGAAATAAAGGGTGATCCGCTACATAATTTTGAAGGAATTTTGTTCCCATACGATCTTGGGTCATAATAATGGGTAGATATGTCATTCGGACAAGTCAATATTGTGCCCTCTGTAAAGAAATAAAATTTCAAAAATGGCTTCATGATAATTCCGCGAATTTATATGAAAAATTAATGAATCACCTAAAAGATAGTACTAGTTGTAAATCCAACACAAAAAAAATGATGGAAATACAGATGGATCTTGGGAAAGAAGGAAAATTGGTTGATTTGGTAAAATTTTTATTGGTTGAATATCCAATTACTATTGACAAGGATGGGGACATAGATGAAAAGGCACCAGAAATTATATCGACCCCTGGTCCTCAGAGGAGTAGGTACTTAACGAAGATTGATAATGATGTAGTTTTTAAACACTATAATCCCCATATGCTGACATTTCCTCAGAAGTTGGTAATGCAGAATTCTGATTTAAAGCAATTGGAATTGGATGCAAAGGATTTTATTACTGGAAAATTGAATACTGATTATATTATTATTGATGATAAGGCATACATAGAATATTTTAAGTTGAAATATCAGGATGAGAGTAAGAAAATTCCAAAGGATAAACGTGAAATCTTTTTATATCGTACAAAGACAAATATAGTTTAGAATGGCTACAAATACTACATATGTAAAACCAGGACCTCAGCAACCACAACAACGTCCTTTAAAATGTCCAAAATGTAATTCAACAGATATTGTTGCTGGAAATTCCGAACATAAGAACAAGTGTGAGAAATGTGGGTATACATGGTTTAGTGATCCGGATTCCAAAAAAGACGTTGTCCCTGTTTTGACAGGGGATACAAAGACTGGGAAGCAAGTTGATGAATCGTTGGTTATTGTTTTAAAATCACCAGAAATTCTTTTGACTTTAAACCAGAAACCAAAGACAAAATTTGAGAAGCAATTAGATGAGGAACTTTCTCGTCTTGGAGATTAGAGATGGAACCAAATGAGATTGCCAATTACCTTGGTGATGATGACCATGTTGAGAATGTAATTCAGGAAGTCGTTGATATTCCAGATGACAAGCTTTTGACAGAAGCTGGTTTGCTTGGCAGAATTTTTACTTCAGTACTTCGCGAAGTATTCCCAAACTTGGGGATAGATATTACAGATCCGACTATAAAGAGAGCATTGGCTGTTCATCCTGATATTGGAAATATTGCAAAATTTGCTCAACAATATCAAGCTTCATTGGTTGGTTTAATGCAAGCTACCAGGTCCTATATAAAGGACAAAGCTGTTACTGAGAAGGTCCACGATGTATTGAGGAATGCTGTTAAGGTTGGTGTTCCAATTATTAAGGAAGCGGCTGCGGCTGCTGCTGAGAAGTTTGCTCAGGAAATGCGTCATAAGGGTGAGGGAGATCTTGAACGAAAGACTGATAAAGTTGAAGGTGATATTTCCAAGACGGTGGAACCTCCAAAACCTGCACAACCAAAACCACAAGATCTAACTGGTAGAGGTGACGAGTTAAGAGGTACACCAGGATTACAGATGGCTTCCTTTAACCGTATAGGTTACAAAACTATTCTGGAAGCCGAACAGCCAGTACCATCCTCAGGACCAGTCAACACGCCAAAAGCAATAGACAAACCACGTGCTGGTCCAGTCTTGAAGAGTAAAGAACTTCTTGCTGGAATCCCAAGTAACCAAAAGCCTTTGAATAAACCAATTTCAAAACCAGCAGCAATGCCCCCGAGAGTGGAGTGTGTTATTGATTTAAAGCAATTAACGGAGATGATTCAGGCGGCTGGGGCGTCGACGGGTACTGATGAGGGAATAAAGCCTCTGGATATTCCCCCGAGTAAGAAGAAATTCACTACGATCCTTTTTAAGGATAATGGTCGTCCGAAATATAAGGTTGCTGTGAAGAATGATGGTCAGAATATTCATGAACTTGAGAATATTGCAAAACGAATAATTAATGGAAATCCCCCTGAAGGATGGGTTAGTGGAGAAGATTACGCAATAATTAGACTTGGCTAGGTATATAACAACAACTGGGGATTTTTCAATGCACATACAAGAAGCATTTGGGATATTTGATAATGCAAGAACTTTCGCACTTAGTACCGGAAAGAAACCAACAATAATACTTAAACAAACAGAGCATTTTGGTGATACGTTGTATGCTACCCCAATTTTAAGACATTATCGGTTAAAGTATCCAAATGGTTGTGTATTATTCGTAACAGGTGATAAATTTGCTGATGTTCATAAATATAATCCTCATATTGACAAATTGTTTATAGTTCCAGTTAAATCTGATTGGCGAGCATCTTACGTTCATAAGTTGTTTTCTCTGGAAGGAATTGATTTTAAACTGGCACCAGCTGTAATTTTTGGTACATTTCTTCCATCGCATGTTTGGTCGCTTCCAAATATTTTCGATCAATATATCAAAAATGCTGGAATAGACGGAGAATTACTTGGTGGTAGGCAGACAGTTGCTGTTACAGATAAGGATGATGAGGATTGGGTTACTTGGTTTTTGACGAAGAATCAAGTCGATCCACGTAGAGCTATCGCTCTTGAATATCATAGTTATTCTCATAGTCATGGTTGGTCTCATCTCGAATTTCAAAGGTTTTGTGAATTGTGTGTGAATAAGGTCTACGTAATTTCACTTGCTGGTTCTCATGAGAATATCTATGCAAAGACAGTTGATGGTCGTGGTATGTCTTGGAGAAGATCGGCTGCGTTACTAAATAGAATTCGTGGGATAGTTGGGATGAGTTCTGGGATGTGTGTTCTTGCATCTTCTTGTCCAAGTAAGCCTTTCATCTTTGAATTGAATTGTCCAGATAGTATCTCGATTAGGAAAATGGGTTTCAGTGAAAATTGCCAATCTCTGGTCGGATACAATGCTGACCAAGTCATTAAACTTGTTTGCGAGAGACTATGAAATTTGATGTCTTTGTTTACAATATTCCACATAATGCCTGGACGTATTGTCGTGGATATATAAATGCATTTCAGAAAATGGGTTTGTTAAATAATGCTGGTGACATACATCTTTGGCATAATCCAGCGAATTATCCCGCTCTATTCAGTGGCCCAGCTAATTTCATAGTAATGATAGGCCCTGAACATCATCGAAGTCAAATCTTTGGAACACCAGAGAAAAGAGCTGCAATTCAGACCTTAAAGAGGCAAACCGGAAAGAAATTAATTGCCATATGTTATGAATCTTCTGTTGATCCTTTTGGAGCTGATTCTTGGCAGAGAGCAGGTTATCCTTGGCTTGCCAACAATCTTTTTAGATATGGAAGTAGATCATCCCAATGCTATAGTACGAATGGTCTTATTGAACAATTTAGATGTTTTGATTATGTCTTCACTCAAGATGAGATAGATATGCGTTTTTTCCAGAACAATAAAATTGTATCTCATTGGTTGCCAGCTTGTTGTGATATTGATGTTTTCAAGCCAATGGTTGAGAGGCCTGTAAATAGAGCTGGATTTATTGGTAATGTTTGGTGGCCCAGGGAAGATTTAGTGAAGTTCTATCCTTTCAAGTTTGATATAATGACAGTTCCCAAAACCAGTTTTGATTCACCAGATGCTCTTGGGATGGCTACAAGCCTGGCTCAGGCTTTTGGTTCTTTTAATATTGGTGTCAATTTGCGATCTCCTTTTGCTGGTGTTTCTATGAGAACATTTGAATTGATGGCTTGTGGGATTTGTCCGATATTATATCATCCAGCTCCTGATAGAGTGTTGAATCGTGGTGTATTTGGTGATTGGCCTCATGTTGCATGGTTTACTGAATGGTCGCCAGATGATTCCAAGAAAATTGCTGGGTATTATACACATATGGTTGCAAATTATGAACAGACAAGACAACATGGTATTGAAAACAGGAAGTTGATTTGTGAGAAACATACTCCAGTTCATAGAATAAATACTATCTCCAAGTGTCTCTGAGCAGTAATATTCCAGATAAATATATTATAAGGAGACCAACATGGATCATTTGAATACCATAACTCCAATACATGAATGTAGGATATGCAATCAAGTTTCACCTTTCAGGACAGTAATCGATTTGGGAAGTCAGTTTATAGCAAATGCTTTCCATCCGAAGTCTGATCCGCCAACATTAAAAGCCCCATTAAAATTAGTTAGATGTACTAATTGTAGTCTTGTACAACTTGAACACTCTATTAATTGTGATTTGATGTACCGAAATTATTGGTATAAGTCAAGTATAAACCAGACAATGCGTGATCACCTTGAAGGGTTGATAGATTCAATTCTCCAAATAAAAAGAGTAAAATCAGGAGATACGGTAATAGATATTGGATGTAATGATGGTTGGACTCTTGGATGTTATAAGCCGACTATAAATCGCATTGGTGTTGATCCTTCGAATATTAAACCAAGTAATACCAGTAAATTTATCAATGGATATTTTACAGCTGAAAACCTTGCAGACACCCCGAAAGCAAAGATTATAACGTCAATTGCAATGTTTTATGATTTAAATAACCCAAGAAAATTTATAGAAGATATTGATTCTCGCTTGGATCGTGATGGGATATGGGTTCTTGAATTGGCTTATCTTCGTGATATTCTAAGTGCCAATTGTTATGATACTATTTGTCATGAGCATGTTACTTATTATAGACTTGGAACCTTTGAGCCTCTGTTAAGTGGTTTAAATCTGGAAGTCTTTAAGGTTGAATTCAATAAGATAAATGGTGGATCGTTTAGAATCTATGTTGGTCGTAAGGGCAATTATAAGGTGGATAATGAAGTTCTGAATACTAGAGAATGGGAGAAATATCTCTTCCTAGATTCTGATAGGCCATATATTGAATTTGCTGAACGTGTTAACTCATCCAAGAATCAGCTGATCAACTTCTTGACAGAACAAAAGAGGAACGGTAAAAAGATATTTGGATACGGAGCTTCAACCAAAGGCCAAATAACAATGCAATATTGTGGCATTACGCCTGATCTTATTGAAGCGGTTGCAGAAAGAAATCCGGATAAATATAATTTATACACACCAGGCACAAATGTTCGCATTTGTTCAGAAGAAGAAATGAGAAATGCAAAACCAGATTTCTTGATTGTTTTCCCTTGGCATTTCCTACCTGAATTCAGAGAACGAGAAAAGATATTGATGGAATCTGGGACGAAATTGGTCGTTCCTTTACCACGATTTGAGGTGATTTAATGTGCAAATTCCTCACTGGACCCAGGGAAGCGAATAAAGCAACGGAATTTCTAATCCAGAATGGATATATTCCGAATTTTGCCTGTCAACCCAAAGATTGGGACGTAGCGCAAGTCCTACCGCAATTAAATGACGGTGATATTCTGGATATGGGGTGTCAGGGCTCAGTTATCCTAACAAATTGTGTGAAGATGGGATTAAAAGGAAAGAAGATTGGTATTGATTTCCAAGAAATTCCTGCGCCAGAAGGGGTAACACACATAGTTGGTGACTTAACCAAGACTGATTTCCCAGACAAAAGCTTCGATTTTATTACTTGTTTGAGTGTCATTGAACATGGCGTAAATGGATATGTTTTCTTCCAGGAATGTTCAAGATTGTTGAAGCCAGATGGAAAATTATTCGTTTCCTTTGATTATTGGGAGCAGAAATTACATACTACTGCAACTGTCTTTGGTTTGCCGTGGTGCATCTTCTCAAGACAGGAAGTTGAGATTATCATCAACATTGCCAGTAAATATGGTTTGACCTTGTTGGGGCCGGTTGATTGGACCATAGGCGAACCAGTGATTCGTCCTGGTTTCTTTTCACCGTGCGAACATAGTTATACTTTTGGTTTACTTGGTTTTAAGAAGGCCTAAGGCTTTCTTCTCTTCCTTGGTTAGTTTTTCAAGAGCTTTCTTTTTGAGTTGGACTTTGGTCTCTTTTTCTTTCCAGATTTTTTGTGCTTCTTCCATTGCTGATCTTGCCATTATCATGAACCATTTCTTGTGGTATCTGCTGACTGGGTGGACGGCTTCTGCCTCTTCGATGAATTTATCGCAGAGTGAAAAAACAGTGTAGCTTGGCTTTCTTTGGATTGCTTCAAGCATCTTGGCTTTTACTCTTTGAGTATCTTTCTCGTGGTGTCTTTCTCGCCAGGTAGAGAGTTGTGGATTGGTATATTTGGCGAATAATTTGTCCTCAACTAATTCACCACAGAGATAACAGAGTAATCTGGTTACTTCGTTTAATCTCCTTCTTTGGGATTTTATAACCTTATTACATTGTCCATGTTCATCGATCGGTCCGCTATCTTGACAAGGCATCCTTTTTCTCCTAGCAACAACATGCTGACATTGCTCTATTTAGTGTTCTGACTGCTCGTTTGCAGGTTTTGCATGGAGGTAAAGTATTATCTTTGTTTAGTTTTACTTCAAATAAGAAGGCATCTATTTTCCCACACATTGTCTTGCCGTTGGTAGATGCATGCCACTTCTTGTCTGTCTTGAACCAATAGATAGTGGCTGCTCCATTATCCATTATGCATTTCCCGTGAAAGAGACATCAATATGCATCTTATCCCTAACTGCAATTGCCTGTTTCGGCAATACAGTCCCAGATTCATGTGTTCTTGGTCCACCTGTGAAAACAACTGTGTAGAGTGGTCTTGGGAATGCAAGGTCAACGATCTCGGAGTATGACAAAGCCTTATCCGAGATTTCATGTGGTTTCCCGTTGATATAGATCGTTTTCTTTTCCATGGTTTGTCTTATCAAAGTCAAGGCAGAGCATAATTTCATAATCAGGCTAGAATGATAAAAGTAATTATGCAAATTCCAAATAAGCCAATCAACAGTCGTGGCTTCCAATCAATGTTCAAAAAGGAACTGACAATAACAAAGTTCCATAAGCGTGTGAAAGACAGTGAAGAAGGAGAGATACTTCAAGTCAAGTTTAACGTCCTAAGCCAGGATTTCGCTGCGCCAAACCAATCAATGATAATTGCGATGGTGGTTCGAGTCAATGAAAGGTGGGAACACCGTCCCTCTGGGAGGTGCGAAAAGAGAATTGAACATGTAAATTTGGATATCGATAATAAGAGATTTTTCAAGAGAAATAATCCAAAGATTACGGTGAAATATAAGAATGGCGCTGTAGTGATTGAAAGAATAATGAAGCTTCTGGCTAAGGTGATGGGAGAGAAAACTTAGGAGAAATCCATGTCTCAGCATGGCGAAGAACTAATCAGAGCCTGCACAGAACTAAGAATCCTGGAAGAGAACCACGCCGAGCACATCAAAGGTTGGAGATGTGGATTCTTCCCAGATGAGGATGTGCTGAAATATGCTCACGGAGAAGTAACAGAACTTGAAGAAGCACCAGATGACATCAACGAAATGGCTGATGCACTAATCTGCCTGTTCTCCTATAGCGTAAGAAAGAAATGGAATATAGATGATGTGGGTAAAGCGATTCAATATAAATTACGGAAGAGATTTAAAGACGTAGACAAACTCGTCTCAGGAAAATCTTGAGATAATTGTTGTCAACTCGTTTGCCATATTCTGTGGATTCCAAGCATCATAGAAAGGCTGAAGTGGTACAAACCCACTGGCAACAATCTCAGGAATCGTTCTATCCTCAATACAAATCGAAGGTTTTGCATTCCAAAGATGCCTAAACATATAGGTCTTATTCACGATTATTGGACGCTTTACTGCCAGAGCATAATCAATAGTACTGGAAATACCACGGTGCATTTCGTGGTAAAGGAAGATATTTGCTGTATTGGCAGCTAAGAACTGGAGTAATCCCAATGGGGTTAAGAAATCGTGACTTGGGATAATCTTGATCCCAGGTTTCGTGATAACGCTTTGTGATTCTTGAATTCTTGCTCTTGCTTCAGCGCCTGTTGGGTCAAAGAACTTACTATATCCAATGTGCATTTTAATTATTGCTTCGTCATATTTTTCTTGAATTTTTTGAACTACAATCGGGAATCCTTTATTTTGGAACCCAAATCCAAATGTACCAAATGTTGGGATTGTTGGGATCGGATAAGGATTACCATATTGATAAATTGGTCGACTGAATTTGGAGATGTGTGGATTTCCTGCTTGTAGTGTTGGGTCACTGGCAATTAGGTGGTGGAATGCACCAGGCCCTGTAGTTTGAGCGATTTCGTGGGTTATTTCATGGTAAATCCCGATACAAAGTCGTTTTGTCGCTTTGATTAAGTCAAGTCCGACCCAGGGCATTGTTGTTGGGTGGTAATTAAAAATTATTGCGTGTGGTTTGATACTTCCTACTGCTCTTAGTACATCTGCTGCTGATGCACAATATGAGATGTGCCAATTATAATGTGATTGTGCTGAGTAGAGGAGATTATAGACGTTTACACCGAATTGGTATACTCCGCAGGCACTTTCTGTACTGTTTATTATCAGAACATCTTTTGCGCTCATCGTTCTTCCCTCATGTAGAAGTGGTTGTAGCTGACTGCGTTGACTATTTGGTAACCCATTGCTCCAAGGACTGATGCTTCTTCGGCATTTCTGTTTGCATAGGGGCATTCTATCACGAAGATTGATGGATATAATTCTTTTTTGTAAAACCACGTAGTACATCTAGTTCGCCGCCTTCAACGTCAATTGACATAACGTCTATTTTGTTTATTCCTTCAATTTGCGGGTATTCTTCTGGATGGCTGAAAATGTAATCCAAAGTCCGTACTTTCACTTTGACTATTTGTTTACCTTTGTAGATATTTCCTTTGGCTAGATCAGCTTCGACGTGAGCGTAGGGTTTTAGTGCTGAGGCAGCTTCCATGGTTACTACGCCACCTTCGAAACCTGCCCAATCTGTTGCTACAAGAATTTGGAAATCGACGTTGTCAGCAATGTAATTTGCCAGTGCTACTTCTATTACTTTATTTCCTGCGTCTCTGTGCATTTTTGCAAAATGTGGATTGGCTTCAAAACCTACTGTGTTCCATCCGTTTTCTTTGAAATGTCTTGATTGTGAGATGAAATCTGGTCTTGCTGCTCCAACTTCAATAAATGTTCCTTTGTATGAGTAATCTGGGAAATAAGATCTGATAACTGCGTCCGTTTTAAATTCTCCGTAGAAATTCATTATGTCCTCCTAAGTGTATTTACTATTTATTTTTTAATGAAATTTACGTATTTTACTTCCAAAGGAGATAATCATGTCAAAACCAGTTTGTGGTGATCCAAAAGAGGATGAGAAAGCTGAAAAGGCATTCAAAGCAATCTTTGATACTTTCTATGCTGGTGGTCAATTCAAGACTAGTACTCTAAGAAACTTAACTATCGAGAACTTGAAGATCATGAGAAATATTTCTCGTGATTTTGCACGTGCCGAAGAATATATTGTTGTTAGACTAGAACAATCTGACGGAGCTCAAAAAGCCCAAATAAATAGTTTGGAGAAGCGTGTTACGGAGTTGGAAAAGGTTTAACATGCAATTTAAAGATGAATTGCGATCTCTTTTAAATAAGTATTCCAAAGAGAATGGATCTAACACACCAGATTGGATATTAGCAGAATATATTGAAGGATGTTTGGAAGTATTCGATAAGACTCAACAAAAGAGAGCTACATGGTACAATTCATGGTTTAAGAACGAAATATTAGATAGAAGTGGAAAAATACATGGGGTAGATGAATCGAATGATAACACAAATGGTGTGTTCCCATCTTCCACCGACACGAGAACGATTGATAGAAATCAATACAGTCCTATATAATAATATAAATAATAAATTTATTGCCAAAATATGTTTATTTGTTGAAGACATAAACCTCCAAAATAGCTCCTGGCCAGAAGCAGAACAAACCAGAAAACTTTGGACAAATCCAAAGATCGAAGTAATAAGAACATTCAAAAGACAGACATATCAAGAATTATTTGATTTTGCCAATCATAATATTACTGGCATAACAATGATATCAAATTGTGATATATATTATGATAATACACTTGAAAAATTGAATCAGGTTGATTTTTCTAAGTTTGCAGTTTGTCTAAGTAAAATAGAGATAATCGATAAGTTTGGGAAATTGTTTCGTCTAACACCTGAGATGTGTGGTTTTTCACAGGATACTTGGATTTTTAAGACTCCGATCAAGAAGATGAAGAATGCCAATTTTCATATGGGTGTCCAAAGATGTGATAATCGCATCTCTTTTGAATTTAAGGAAATAGGATTAATGCCAATTAATCCTGCCAATGATATAAATTCTTATCATTGGCATTTGTCCGCTGTTAGGACTTACAGGAAGGATATTGACTGTGTTCCTGGTCATGTTTGGATGCTTAGGCCACCTTATGACTTAACTGCGAAGCCAGAATTGATACCAGAAAAGTACGACGCTTAAGGAGAAGAACATGAAGAGTAATAATGTAATTATTGGTTCGTTGGTTGCGTTTAATGTTTTCGTCTTTGTAATAGCACCAATTACAGGATGCTCTTCAGGAGATCCGGAGAAGGACAAGCTTAGGAATGATTGTGCCCAATTTCAAAGAGAAATAACCAAGCTGAATGGTTTACTGTCGGCTGAGAAGACTCCGCAGGTAGAAATGGTGGAGAGGATGGAGAAATTAAATATCCAACACAGGCAGAATCTAGAGAAGTTGAATAATCAACACAAGCAGGAATTGGATAAACTTCAAGGAAAAATTGTTCAAATGACAAAGGAGATGAAGGAGAAAGAGATTTATGTTCCGCTGGCTGGTCTGGCGGCAGAATTGAAGGAAATTCGAGCTGAAAATCAGGCTCAGGCAGCAAACATTCAGAAACTTTTTCAACTTTGTGATAATTTGGAGAAAACCAAGTCTGAGAGAGGTCATTACAAGGGTGATTAACAGTGAAAGGGTTATGGATAAAAATCCGATGTTTGTTTGGATACCATGAATATGTTCGTGGATTGGGATTATGTCGACATTGTTGGAAGAGACTATAGAGGAATTAGAAAGTTCGATAAATAAACCCAATTTGGAACTATGTCATAATTTTCCTGACCTATAAAATGCTTTACACATTCGGGATGCGACCCATAAAAATTAGGATGTTGCTTGCACCAATTTATAGCATTAAGTCGTTGTTCAGGTGTTTGAGCATGTCCCAAATATAGTTTAAAGTGATTTACAGATTTCGCAGCGACCTGATTACAAAAACAATAACTGTATCTGTGTATAGTGCCACCCTCCAGAGGCCATATAGCAAAATTGTTGCCAGGAGGAACCCAACAACCATCACCGTGATCAAGCCCTTTTTGTTCTCTTGAATAGATTCTAGGAGCTTCCCCATAACCATACCCCTGACCACCGTCAAAATTGAAATTTCCCCAGAAATGCCTGAACTTAAATGCAAGAGGACGAGCACCTATTAAAATATTTGGATAACAATCTTCACATAAAATCTCATTCGCCTGAAGATTTAGAACAAAGGGGGTGGAACATTGACTGAGTAATTCTTGGGTAGCAAGACCAATTGCCGTACCACCAGTTTCAGGCTGCCACCTTCCTTTTACAAAAGTAATTGGGGCATATTTTGATAGAGTTTTAAACACTTCCATTGTTGAGTCGGTACACCCGTAGTCACCAACCAGAAAATTGCAACCAAGCGGCATTGCAGACACGAATGATTCAATAAATGGGTAAAAAAGTGAGACCAGATTATGAGCAACAATTATAATGGTTAGATTTTTGTTTTCTTTGGATTGTGTCCATTTTATTTTGTGCATAATTTCTCTCTTAGAGTAGCTGCCAGCTGGTCGTAATTCTGTACAACCAAAGCTGCATTATCCCAGATCTTATATGGATAATTAAATCCAAAAAAGATCCTCAACTTTCCTAAATTATGTTTTGTGTAAGTACAGGCATTTACACCACTTGCTTGGGTAATAAAGGCGACGCATTTATTGCTCAAGTCCGATAATTGTAATAGATTAAATTTTGAACCATCGTGAACGTTTCTCATTGAAACGCCTGGAAGATGTGAACATAAGTATTGAAATTGTGGAAATTCAGTAGCTAATTTTCCAATATAGTATCCTATTCCATGATTACATTGGCCAGACCAAGCTGGACCATTCTCAACAAGTATAGTATTTGGAGCAAGTTGTAATCCAAGATCTCGTAGATTTAATACGGCTTCCTCTGGTTTTGTTGGAAGGTCTAGAAAGTTGTGTGTGTTATGATAATGCATTTGTCGATTTATTGTGTGGATTTGGTTGGTTGGAGATAATCCATAATACCCAAGTATGTCCGAGAATGTTCCAAACCAGGTTTGGAAGAATTCATAACCAGGTGGGCATTGTGGTGTTGGATTTAATAAACTATAATCTTGTTGAGCTTCGAAAATTTTTAACCCATAATCTGCCCAGAGATATTGCATTGGGGCTCGACATTGAAGTAACATTTCTGCGTGTGGATATTTTCTTCTAAACGCATCAATTATAACTCTGGTTAAGAGTACATCTCCGTAGTGTAGACTATTATTTATGAAGATTTTCATCGGTGTTCCTCTCTGGATATATATTTTTATGCAGATCCTTTGTTTCGGTCACCATGGTCAAACAGGATATTACTTGGAGAAACATTGTCAAACTCTTGGCCACAAATTCTTCGGAGCATCAAGAAGAGATGGCCATTTCCGTGGTGATATAAAAGACCCAGTTTTTGTCGCTGAGGTAATCTTAAAATCAAAACCAAACATTATCTTTAACCTGGCAGCCAGAAGTTCTATACAACATAAGTATATTCAAGAATATTACGACACGATTGTAATGGGAAACCTAAATATTTTATCCAGTGTTTACGAATATGACCCAAACATAAAAGTTTTTGTTACTGGTAGTGGGTTACAATTCAAGAATGAAGATAAACCAATCTCAGCAAATGATCCTTTCGATGCCAGAGATGCTTATTCAGCAGCCCGTATAGCGGCTGCTTACCAAGCCAGATACTTTAGAAAGCAAGGATTGAAAATATACATTGGTTATCTTTTCCATCACGAGAGTAAGTTCAGAAATGATTCTTGTATTAGTAAGAGAATATTACATGCAGCTCAGAAAGGTGAGAAATTGGGTATTGGTGATATAAATGCCGCAAAGGAATGGGGATTTGCTGGAGATATTGCCAAAGGTATTTGGACGTTGGTAAATCAGGACGAAATCTTTGAAGCAACTATAGGAACTGGTGTCGCTCATCAAATAAGAGAATGGTTTGATGTGTGTTATAGTCATTTTGGACTTGACTGGCAGAAGTATCATGAACAAATTGCTTTTAATCGGGATTTTAAAATTCTTGTTTCAGATCCAACTATAATGAAGTCACTTGGTTGGTCATGTGAATCAAATTTAAAACGTCTTCTTGGTCAGATGATTTAGGAGAATCATGACTGAATTTGAAAAAATTCTAGATGAGAAATTATTTTACCAGGATGATATAGGTAATTTAAATAAAATTCTTGATACAAACATTTTTGTTATTTCATTACCAAAATGTGGTACTACATCTATCCGTGAAGGATTTAAAAATCTAAACTTTAGGGTTATTCATTGCCATATCAATAGTTCAACATTTAATAATATCTCCAATGGAGACATTTTAAAGGAAAATAATTGGGGTATGGAACATTTTGTAAAGTATAGATTAGAATCGAAACCAGATGAAATTACAATATTTTCAGGTTTTAGAGATCCAGTAACATGGTATATGAGTATGGCTTTCTTCTGTAATAACATCCCACAAGATTCACATAACTTTTTGAAAAACTTATATTCTGAACCACCATGGTCAACGTATAATTTTAGAGAACATTTTGATTTAATAAAGAATATTACTGGAATTAACATATTTGAATATGAGTTTGATAGAGAATCTGGTTTTTTAATTTTAAAGAAAGATAGAATTAATCTTATAATATATAGATTTGATAAGTTAAAATCTTTGGAAACTTATATAAAAACATTATTCCCAGATTTCAATTTACCACTTTGTCGATTTACAATAGACCCAAGATATAAAGAATTCAAGAATAATTTCAAAGTCAGCATCCCTGATTTTGAGAAATTAGATAATGACCCTTATACAAAGTATTTCTTTGGAAATACTTTCAGAGAAAAGATTTCTGAATTTATCTCATCTCCCGTTTAGCAAGTTTTAAATCAAAATCAACCATCCTGGAAACCAACTTCTTAAAACTAATTTTTGGAACCCAACCCAGTTGTTCTTTGGCCTTTGTTGGATTCCCCATTAAAAGATCAACTTCAGTCGGACGTTTATACTTCTCATCAATAACAACAAATTTCTGCCAATCAAGATTTAAATAATTAAAAGTCTCAGTAAGAAAATCTCTTATTGAATGTGTCTCGCCCGTTGCAACAACATAATCATCTGGGTGATCATGCTGGAGCATCATCCACATAGCTCTTACATAATCTTCAGAATCACCCCAGTCACGTTTTGCATCCAAATTACCCAAACGAAGATCTTTCTGTTGTCCTAAAAGTATTCGAGTAGCTGCTCTAGTAATCTTCCTAGTTACAAAAGTTTCACCACGATATATTCCCTCATGGTTAAACAATATTCCATTACAGGCGAATAAATTATAAGCTTCACGATAATTAACTGTTAGATAAAAACCTGCGACCTTGGCACAAGCATATGGACTCCGTGGGTAAAATGGGGTCTTCTCAGTCTGTGGTGTTTCTACAACTTTTCCAAACATCTCTGAACTTGCTGCATTATAAAATTTAACAGGTTTGACTTTGTTCAATCTCCTAACTGCTTCAAGGAGTCGTAAGGTCCCTGTTGCAACTATATCAAAGGTATATTCTGGTATCTCGAACGATACTTTCACATGAGATTGAGCACCGAGATGGTACACCTCATCGGGTAATACATTAATTAAGATATCATTTAGACTATTTGAATCATGGAGATCTCCATAATGGAGGTGTAATTTATCGAAAATCTCATCAATTCTTGCTGTATTGAATGAAGAAGATCTTCGAATTATTCCATGAACTTCATATCCTTTCTCAAGAAGTAGTCTACAAAGATTGGCCCCGTCTTGTCCTGTTATTCCTGTAATTAGTGCTATTGGCATTGTTGCTCCTTTATTATTATATTTATCAAAAAATATATATTGTATGATACTTCTAGTTGGCGGGCACATTCCAAAATCCCAAGATCGACAAAAAGAATATGAATACTGCCTCTGGAAAAACCTTGAAAATCCAATAATTCAGAAAATATATCTATTCGTTGAAGATACCATTGAAGACTACATTAAACAGACCAACCCAGAATTACTTAAATGTGAAAAATTAAAAATCATAAAACATGGGAAGAGAGTCACTTTCCTGGATTTCTTTACATTTGCAAATACTGAGTTCGAAGTCGGGACATTGGTATCAATATGCAATGCTGATATATTCCTCGATACCACATTGAGTAACTTATCAGGATTTGACATGACTGGGGTATTTATAGTCTTAAGTAGAGCTTTTGATGTAACAGGTGGCCCCATAGTAGAATGTGATCCACAAAGATGGTGTGATTCCCAAGATACTTGGATTATAAAAGTACCGTGTACCATTACAAATTGTAATTTTGGTTTGGGAATCCGTGGGTGCGATAATAGAATGATTACTGAAGCTAGGCTAGCTGGTTACAGAGTTATTGATCCAGTTACAGTAGTTAAGAGTTACCATGTCCATGCTAGTCAATATAGAACATATGATAGTATTGAGCCAATTCCAGGGCCTTATCAGCATTGTTTTGATTATATTCTAAAATAAAAGATATCTTGAGGTGGAAAATGGGTCTTTCTTGTGCACGACCAGGCGACTTTGATGGAAATCCTTACGAAACCGTAGGAGCAAACACATTATTTTGGAAACCAGGACATACACAACTGGTTTGTACATGGAGTATTTCAGCGGCATTGAAAGACAAAACCTATAAATGGTTGTTTTATGTTGATGGAGTGGTTATTGATCGTAATGCCACTTCTCCAAAAGTCCTAACAGTAGTCCAAAATTACATTCCAAAGATTACTGCGGTAGCCATTCCTCCAGCAGTTGATTACGATAATGCCTATGATCCTCTTTGTGGTGGCCAGGAAGCCAATATCTTAACCTTTTGGGATTCCGGTTTGATAAACAATCCTTGTAATGCGATTTTGTCACCTTTGGATTGTAAAATAAAAGTCTACTTCAGGCGTTCTGCTTATTACTATTATCATCTCATTATAAATGATGTTTTGGTTGATACAGATTCTCATTCTGGGGATGAATATAATTTTGGTACTGGTGTCTGTAGTGCTTTCCCGACAATTATTTTGGTCCCATTACCAGCCAAGTCATCTGATATGTTGTCGTGGGGTGTAGAGTTTTGGAATTTATATGAGAATCGGATTTGTCCTGATGTGTTACTTCCCGAGTATGGGTATGTTGCTCAGGAGTTTCCTTTGCAGGAGCAGGTTCTGGATAAAGTTAAGAAGAATTATATTAGTGTTTCAGATAAGCAGAGAGGTTTGACTGTTCCTCAGTCTGGTGAGAATATTACTGTTGCTCCGAGGCAGGCGTTGGTCAATGGTGTAGTTGTTACGAAGCCAGCTACGAAGAAAATGTGTAAGGGTGCTCAAGATTATAGGTATGCTACTCAATTTGATAAGACCAAGTTTTACTCAATTTATGATATTACAAAGTTTACTGACCATATTCCGTGTGAGACTAAGGATTTGGCAAAGGGTACTGCTACGCAAATAAATACTCTTGATGAGACAATTCCAACCGATTTGGTGGAATAGTCATGCATGTTGTTGAGATAAAGAACCTTGGCCAAAAGTCAGTCTCGATTTTAATTTATGAACGTCCAAAGAGTCCAATTTTCCCTGGATATGGTCTAGTGAAGTTATCCAGAATGGGGTCTATTGTTGTTGAGTATGATAGGGTTGATCTTGAGATATTATTAAAGAAAAAGAATATCCGGATTTGGCACTCAACCAGGTATGTTCCGCCTGCTGGTAGGGAATTGTACGTAACTAGTAGCAAAAATACCTAGGAGGCTTCCATGACCATAAATGAGAAGTTGGATAGAATATTCACAGAAGAAGATCAAATAGACTTGGGAGGGATATTACCAGGAATGAAGAAAAAAGGACCACCTCCTGTTGAAGAAGAAGAACCTCTGGACCCAAATCTCCCATCAAAAAATCAAGCCTCAGGAGATATCTCAACTTCAACCGCCCCAGAACCAGAAGCATTCCCAGAACTTGGTGACTCAACATTAGATAAACCAGAACAGGTACCACCATTGGCTGCAGATGAACCAGAAGCTGACGTAGCAGCACAGACCCCAGAAAAATTGGAATATTCCAAAGTAGCAGAAGCACTAACAACTGTAAATTCACAATTAAAATCAATGTTTGGTGAAGTAAAGGAAAATGACGTCGTTGATGATAATACTGTAATTCCAGAATGGACTCAGCTTGGTTCAAAGCTTGGGATTGATGATGAGAGAGTTACCCAAGCATATCCTACAATTGGTGAACAATGGAATGCGTTGGGTGCTTTTGGCAAGCAATTTTTAATTTCTTTGAATGTTTTGGCGTCGAATGCTGGGAAAATTATTAGTGGTGGTATTAAGGGTCCTCCTGAACCTGAATCAACTCCCGAAGCTGTACCAGGAGCTGAAGAAGAGATTACGCCTGAGGATTTACCAAAGCCAAAGGGCTTGCAGCTTCCACAGCTTCCGCCTTTGACATTGAAATAGGAGTAATTTGTGGATATACTATCCAGGCTTAGAAGACTTCGTACAAGTCTTTCTGATATGACCAATGATTGGCGTTCAACTATGAATATAAAGTCCCCAGAGGAAGTATCCCCAGAAGAAGGTGAGGATGTGGACCTTAGTGACGAAAATTTAACTATGGGTCCTAAAGATATTCCTGAGGAACCGCCACCAGCTTTTGAAGAACCCACCGAACCTCCAGAAGATGTTGCTGATATTCCAGAAACTCCAGAAGAACCCAAAGATGACGTCGGAGATATAGCTTCTGACGAAGAGAAGCCCAAGAAGCGCGTTTGGGAACCTATCACCCCTCCAGACAACGATATGAAGAGCTTAAGCTTTAGGAGTGACAAGGAAGGTATTTTCCTTGACATGAAGAGAATGGATATAGTTAGTGGTCTTTGGATAGCCAGATTATATAAGGATGGTAAGATTCTGGATTATGGTCAGATAATAATTCCTAAAGATATCAGGGACCCCATTACCTATATCATGGAATTGGGTAATGCTATGTTGGATAATAGGTCGATGAGGTATGAGCAGGAGTGGCGAGCTTTCTATGATTCTAAGCGGAGGGAGAAGGAAGGGTCACAGAAGGCCAAGATTACTCCTGAGGCTGATGAGTTGAAGGCTGGTGAACCTTCTAAGAAGGAGCCAGAGGCTGAAGTTCCAGAAGTTCCTGAGGCAGGTCCTGAGGTTGGTCCAGCTCCTGGTGGTGATGAAGGATTGGATGATCTCTTCGGCGGTGGTACGCCAGCTGAGGAGGGTTCTGAAGAAGCTGAGATGGGCGAAGGGTTATTGGATGAACTTCTTGGTAAGGGAGAGATGGAAGGACCTGCTGAGTCAATTGAAATAAATGCTGATGTTATTGTTGAGGAGACTGTTGACGTAATATGCGAGACTGATTTTGACGACAAGATTATTACTACTGCTATAGCTGTCTTTCGAGAAGGTGAGAATGGTAAGGAAGTTCTGTTAGGTCAGCGGAAGTCTGAGCCGGCTGCTGGTCAGTGGGCTATGCCTGGTGGTCATGAGAAGGAAGGCGAGACTCCTGAAGAGACTGCTCGGAGGGAGCTTCAAGAAGAGACAGGTATTGAGTCTGATAAGCTTACTTTGATTGCTATGCGTCCTGGTGATCAAAATCGCCGAAAAAGAGATTATGTTTTTGCTACTGTTGTTGATTCTGATGTTGTTCCGAAGCCAAGTAGTGATTGTGGTGCTTTGAGGTGGGTGCCTGTTACGAAGTTGCCGCCTTTGGCTTTTCAGGACGATGAGTATATTTTGCAGTCTTTAAAGGAGATGTTTGTCGACAGTTAATTTTCTTACCGGTCAATTTTGTGTAAATCTTCCTAGCAATCATATCAACGTCGGCGCTTCCTTCTTCAAATGTAGGTTCTCCTTTCTTACGACTCCAATGCGGAGTTTGTTGTACGCCACCCAGGATATCGAAGGCTTCATCTAGCATCCGATGTAATTTGTAACATTCGGCTGCTGAACGTTCACCATTCCCCAGGAAGATCTGTTCTGGTTTCATAATCGCTGATATCAGTAGCTTGCATGCTTAAAATTATTGGGCGTGGAAAAATCTAATAAACGAACTGTCTATAGTAACTGCAACTCCATGATTTACTGCCCAGAAAGATCCAAACACACCATTGCATTTGGTCATTGTGAAACCAAAATCCGTTGACCTGTAAAGGTCGTTATTGTAATCTGGTTGAATGTATAGATTTTTACCATCAATTAAAGAATAAGAACTTGGAATACTACCCATTTGAGATAGCTTATCAGTAGTCTGCAAATAAAAGACATTTGGATAAAGCCCAGGTGTGAGGTAAGTCTTTATCAATGACATTGTACTATCAATGCCCAATACCCAGAAAAAACCATCAACAATATTAAGAATTTCAGTCCAAGTGCGTCCAAAATCAAGCGATTGATAAACTTTCTTCCCATCTGAGGCAAAAGTAAGCAAAGTTGCACCTTGATAAACAACATAATCCCTGGTAAATGCCAAAGAACTTGTCTTCCTCCAAGTTAAGCCAGTATCTTCAGAAAGCCATACACCGAAATCATTAAAATAAAGGAATTCATTTGGTCGGTACGGTGTCCAAGCGAAACCTGGTGCTCCTTGCCACCACGGTGTTAAACCACTTACAACTGCAGTCCAATCAATACCATTTTCAGTTCGATAAATTTTCTCACCGCCAATTAACCCAACACCATCCTGGTTTACAATTGCTCCTTTTGGATACCCATCAAATGCAGGTACAATATTATTCCATGTAATACCATTATCATATGATTTATAGACATTTCCAATGGTGGTGTCAAGCATTAGGAAATAACCACCGAAATCAACGATATTATATATTGAAACAGTTGGATCAGTAAACACCTCAGTCCAATTCACTCCATCAACTGATCTATAAATTGTCGAACTTATTAAGTTGTAGTCGACATCCCATAAAATATAAATGCAAAAGTATATGCCACCAACATATTTTACACTAACATCTGGGTTGTCACCTGTAGTATATGGTATATTTAATACTAATTCCCAATTCCTACCAACACCATTATCAATTACAACAACACCATCATTTATTTGACTAATCACATCAGTTATAACTTCATTAGTATCAGATTGCTCTGTCACATCGGCCAATGCGTTATTTGGCACATAATTATTTGATTCACCTCTATTTCTTTCTATATCAAATATATCAGAGGTTCCATCATTATAAGCAACAGTACCATAGAGATGGATTGTGGCATCCAATATACTTTTCCCTGTGTTTATTGGAACGAAATTCCAGACTGCTGGCAGGAGGTGGTTCTGAAAGTCCACTATATCGGCAAAATTTGATCCAACTAGTTGTGAGAATACATCATCGGTTCCTGTTAGTTTTGCGGTTGTTTGGCTGTCGAAGGATACTTGGAAGGGTTCAGAAGTATTGTCTTGGTAAGCTACCATACCAGACAGGTTGAATGTAAAGGACGTTACTGTTTTCATAATGTATTTTTGATATCCAGTATTTTACTGACATGGGTCGGATTAAAGCTACGAATGTTTTGACCAATTTGACGAAACTGGTTCGTTCTCAGTTTATAAATGATCTTGGTATTGTTTTGCGGGTAAAGTCTCAGCAATATACTCATGAGGAGGCTGATAGGCCTTTAATTTTGTATTCTATTTTGGAGAGTAAACCAAAGGAGGAAGTGCCTGAAATTAGGATTGAGAGGAGTCGTGGTTTTCGTGGGGCTGTTTGGGATTTGCCTGTTTTTAGTAGGGTTTTGTGTGTGTTATATGTGAGAATTTATACTAATAGAGTGAGTATTGGGATTTATAATGATGAGTATTCAGTTCCTACGAGCGTTGAGGAGGATACGAGTCGAGTGGTTTGGGAGTTTGCTGATCCGAGTTTTCCGGAGGCATTGACTGTTTGGGTAAAGGAGAAACTTGATGAGCGGCACTGAGTATGTTATCTATGTTAGGGTTGATTTGGGTTTGAACTATAAGGATACGAAGGAGGCTGTTGGGAATATTTTGGCTAGTGGGTCTTTGAGTGTTGACAGGAATTTTATGAAGGAGAAGTTTCCGGATATGAAGAGTGGTACTATTCAGATTTTGGATGGGGAAGATTATCCAAAGATATCTGAGTTTGAGATGATTGATTTTTAGATTGTTTTTAGATAGTTTTTAGATAATTGCTGATTTTTTCTATTGCGTCTTCCATTCCTAGACAACAAGTGTATGGGTTTCCGGCATGCCATCTATCGAATTTGTCTAGGTATTTTAGGAGGAACATTGGGATTCCTACACTATGGCAGAGGTGTGACATTCCGCTGCATACACCTACAAATAGGTCTGATTTGGCTGCTATTTCTATTTCTTCTTGGAGTGTTTTTCTTCCTCCTAATTTGACTAGTTTGAATTTTTTGAATATTAGTTGGAATCTTTGGATGTCCGTTGATTGTGGATTTTTTAGATTTCGTTCTGATCGTCCATCAAATTGATAACATATTTGGTGATAGGGTCCTGGTTGCCATTTGGTTTTGGTTGGGCAATATGGTAAATTATGTCGTTCGCTTACTTTTATTATTCTTTTCCCAGGTATATCTTTATTTTTATTTATGAATATTATTTTCCCTGGTGAGTCTAGGACTTCATATATGGCTTTTGCTTTATTTCCCCATCTTGAATCGTCGTAATATTTTGGTTGTTTGTCTTGTTCGCTTAATCTTAGGACGTAGTTGATTGTTCTCCAGTGATTTCCGAGTCCTGGTCCGTTGATTCCTTGATATATTTCTATTCCTGGTGGTGGCATGAATGCTGTTATTGGTATTGGTAATTTTAGTTCTTGTTTTGATGCTGGACCAATGAATTTTGGTCGTAGTAGTTGTGGTATGAATGTTGTTTTTCGTTGTTCGTACTTGTTCACAAATATATTTACGAGATGGGATGGAGAATTCATGATTGTTTTGATATTAACAGCCGCAGTAAATCCTTCAGTTGGGCGAAGGAGACTTACTGTTAGAGATCCTAATATTAGAATGATGGAATATAGAGCATCTCTTTTTAGATGGATTACTGAGACTAAGGTTGATAAATTTATTATTGCTGATGCTTCAAATACTAGTATTATTAATAGTTATTTTCATGAATTGGCTAAATTATATAATAAAATTTTACAGGAATTTATATTTGATTTTTCTGATGTTTCAAGGAGATTTGGGAAGGGTAGGTCAGAGGCGATGTTAACTGATTCGATTATTCCTAATTTATCAAATGGTGATGTTATTTATAAGATTACTGGTAGATTATTTCTTAAAAATTTTAATATACTTATTACAGATAAATTAGAATCTATTATAGGTTCTGATTTTGATAATAGAAGAACCAAAAGAACTGATACCAGATTTTGGAAGACTACTAAACAATATTATATGGAAAATTTAATTAAATTAACTAATAGAATTGATGAGAATAAAGGATGGTGTATTGAAGATGTTTATCAGAAAATTGGTGGGTTTGTTCAACAACCAGTTTTTATTGGGAGATCTGGTGCAAGTGGCGATATGTATTCGGGGATGTTGAATATTGATTTGCCGCCTTTGCCAGAGAAGCAGCCAATCAAAAAATCACCTCTATTTAATTTTAGGGTTGCTTCGAAGCATAATTTGCGGAGTTTTAAGAATTATATTACACATTGACGCGAAAGAACGGTTTGATATTATTTTGGTGAAAGGGGAACACAATGAAATTTCTAGCGATTTTTCTGGTTCTTGGTTCAGTTTTTTCTGAGGAAATTCAGCCGAAGACTGTTGGTGAGGCAGAGATGGCCTATAATAGGGAGTATAATACTGCTAAGGAGCAGTTTGATGCCAGAGTGAAGGTTGCACAAGATAAATTGGTTTTGTTTTTGAAAGATGAGATGAAGAGGTTGACCGTAAAAGGTGATTTGGATGGTGCTGTAGCGATTCGTGGGAAAATTAAAACTTTCGAAGAACCTGAAAAGCAAGTTGAAAAACCAATTTCTGAACCAATAGATAGAAGTAGTTGGTTAGTTGGTAAGAAGATTCTCTTTAGACATAAAACAGATATTGTCTTTACATTTAATAATAATAATTTATTTTTAAGAGATAAAGCTGGAAATCCGTTAGATAAATCAGGAAAATATTTCTTTGATGGGAAAATTTTAGTTATTACTCCTCTATCCAATTCCATTATAAATTTAAATTATGATGCTAAGGCTAATACATTTAAGACTGCTGATGGTTTTGTGGCATCTTTTATTCAACCAAAATAATTATTAAGATATCTATCTTTGATACTACCAAACATGATATACTCATACATCTGTGACCCAAAAACGACCCCGAAAAACTCCTCAAAGAATTCAAGAATACCACAACTCAGAACTATTCCACCTACCAAACCTAGCAAAATTCCTTTGCTGGAAAGAAACCAAAGAAACATGGTACCTCCAACTTCGTCACTACCTGGACTTCGCATCAGAACTCATAGACGTCTGGGAACTCCTAAAACTAATAGAAGTCTTTGAACGCTCAAAAGAAAAAGAAGGATGGATACTGTTTAGGATAAAACGACTATGAACATAGACCTAAACAACCCAAACTGTGACATAGAAAAACTCCTAACAGACTTCACAGCCTACATCATCATAAACTTCCAGTATAAAGACCCATCCACAGGAGGAGCACAATTCAGCGCAAGAATGGTCGGATCATGGATAAGAACCAGAACAGATGGACACTTCCATTTCTCCGACATGGGACTATACGGAGACATAGACCCAAGATTTAAAGAAGATGCCATGCGCTTAATAAAAGCCTGGGAAGCAGTAAACCTTGTAGATGACACAGGAGAAATGACAAATGGATACCGCGTATTCTGTATACCATATAGTTTAGTAATAAAAACAAAATTAGCAATGGAAAAAGCAATCAAAGAACAGATAAAGCCTGACTAATCTCCTCATCAGTAAAAATCTTCTTCTTAGACCAACCATGCAAAAACTTAGACGAAGGATTCAAAGAATTCCAATTATAAGCCTTATTATCAACCTCCAACCTCCCACCACCCCACTGAGCAAGAGACCTAGTCAAAGCCGGCTGATCACGCCCACCAACAACCAACCACTCACTATGCCAAAGTCCAAATAAATCCCTAACTTTATCTGTAGAAAAAAGTAAAAAACCACTATTATATTGAGGTTTCCCACCAGAAGTTGGATGCACATCCCTCGTTAAAACCAAATCACCAGAAAAATCCCAAACCTCATCAAAGAGACCAACACACTTAACATCAGAATCCAAAAATAAAGTTCTCTCATATGGAGTATAATCACACAATTGAGTCTTTAACCACCTTGAAGGATTCTTATCCGTTACTTTTACCTGTTGTATTGTTGCTAGGGTATTCAAATACCCAGTATCACTCAAATCAGTTAGAACAGTAATTGGTTTGTTGGTAAATTCCCGCAATGAAAGTATACTACATGTACAGTTTATTAAGGCCTCTTCTCCGATTGCAATTTCAACTATTCCTTGTGTCATATTTTATTTTTGGTGCTCCTGGAAGGGTTCGAACCTCCAACCTTCCAATGGGATGAAACCCACCATCTAGTGCTACGGATCAGACCCATCACACGAGTCGTCCCTTTAGATGACAGGTCATCACCCACTGGTGCTCCACCGACCCCACTACTGCGATAGTGGAGATTTTGAGCTACAGGAGCAACTCTTTTTACTCATCATCGTATACAAGTCTCGGAGGCTTATTCTCCTTGAAATAAGCCCTAACATGTTCCTTTACAACTTCATTAAAACCATACTTATTCATAATCTCCTCCAAATTCTCAGACGGCTCATCGCCACCCAAATATGCCTTTTCACCAACACAAATCAAAATATTATCAGCAAACACCTTATGATTCCCTCTCACCACGTATGGGGTGGCGTAGAGAGGAGAATCATTACAACACCCACAAGAATGCCTCATTGAGACACCCTCAGCAATCGCGTAAACCTTCTTACTGGTGAAGTATTGCTTTCTCCACCTGTCAGTTTTTACCTCCATATCTGGAAATTCAATCATCAAGTTCTCGATCTCTGCTACTTCAAGTGCCTTGCTCTTCAGTTCTGCAAGGTGTTTGTCGATGGACTCTGACATGTGTCTCTCCTTAGAGAAGCTTTAGTTCTCGGAACCAACCACTATCAACTGACGGGGAAATTGCCAATGCTGTGTGTGCGTTAATGTCTGGTTCATGGAAAATTGCGTGCTTAATTTCCTTGAACTTTTTCTCCCACGAGAGTAAGTCTTCCTCATCCTTGACGCCCAGGAGGACCATCGTCTTGTGGTTATTGTTCCAATCCTGTACCTATGGATCAGTTAGGTACCTGGAGAGGAACTCCGCTACAGCATGGCAAGCCTGTACTGCACGCTGAGAGGGCGAAAGATCCTTACGCACTAGCACATACAACTTCATCTCGGAGTCTCCTTTCTTCCTGTATTTCCTTGCCCAGTTCCAACCACTTTCTCTCGTATTTCTCGTCTCTGAGTTTCTCCATCAGACCAAATAAACTTCTGTTTGCGTAGGCTATGAGGTATGGGTATTTGTCTGAAATGTGACAGGCTCGTTTGTCGTTCTCATTGCGATGGATGTGTAGTGCAATTAACCATTTGGAAGCTTCACGTTTATATCCTACGTAGGTTTTCCAGTTTTTTGATTTTGGGTTGATGTGTTCGCCGATTTTGGTTCTAGAGTCTTGTTTTAAATCGGTGATTGCTTTGGCGTTTTTCCGGATGTAGTGCTTAATTACTTCTTCGACCGTCAAATTCGTCGTCATCTTAAGTCTCCTTAACGGGTTTTGACCGAGGGGGTTGGCCATTACCCGTTAAGGAGGGTGAAGATCGATGTTTGGTACCTAACGCATAACTGTCTCCTAATCTATTTTTATCTACGATTGTCAGTTTGTCAATAATCAACGCCTCTCATTTTCAATGTACCAAAATATTTCTCCATCCTCAAAAATTTCTTCTTTCTATCACTACAAAGGAAGATTAGGCAATCTACAAAGTGTTTCCAGAACGTGTCAGGGTCGAAATTCGGGTCTGCTAGTTCTATTTCATAGAACACATAGCTTGGGTAATTTACATTATATTCTTTACTATAAAATATTTTTATGTCGGTATCTGAGATTTCTATAGAAGTTGCTCCGAGGATTCCAGTATCATAGTCCAGGCAACGTGGTGATTCACTTTTTATTGCAACCCGTCTAAGATCTTGCCCTAAGATTGAATATATTTCTTTCCCTAAGCGCTGGATTGATTTTTCTATGGTATGCATGATTTCCAAATGATCTTCGTTCATTTTCGTTCCCCGAAATCTTTAAAATTATCCAGTACGTTACAGGCTTTGCTTCTTAATTTTTTATGGTGTTCGATGCATTTTAGTGACGCATTTGTTATTCGTTCGCACTCGCTCGTGACATATTGTTTTATACTTTCAGCTGCTTCGTGAAAACAATTGGGGTTTGCCATTTCGAATGTTAAATATTGTGTTTCACCATCAGAGCTGGTATTCAGATTGAAAACTAATAATAAATCACCTTCCACACTAATGGTTATTTTTATAATAATTTTTGCAATATCATAATAATTATCCTTTAAACAGATTATTATTTCTTCGTAGGAATAATTTTTCTTGATTTCGAAAATGTCTGGGAGTCGTTTTTGTATTTCTGCCCAGATTTCGTTTATTATGGGGATTAGGGGGGTGTTATGCATATTTGGCGCTTCCGGAGGGAATCGAACCCCCAACACACTGATTTAGATTCAGCTGCTCTACCAATTGAGCTACGGAAGCGTCGTTCATAAGTATATATTATCGAGGAGACCAAAATGGGAAAATCAATACCAACCAACCTCAAGAAATTAGCACAGCTAAAAATCAAAATTGATATACTAACTGAGAAGTACGAAAAAGACAAAGAATCCTACCAAAAACAACTCACGGAGCCAGGAGAACGACTGGTAGATATAGACTCTGGACTTGCTTTAGTAATGATCCAAACCGAAAGACGACAATTTAATATTGAAGGTGTTAAAGCCAATGGAGGACAAGACTGCGTAGAAGAATCAGTAAGTGCAAAGAAATTTGATGCCAAATTCAAGAAAGGTGAGAAATATCTCCTCTCAGAAGACAAGATACAGGCTTGTTTCACGACAACCAAACAAGCACCTTATATGAATTGGGAAGGACTTAAGGAATATCGAAGGAAAATTGAATCGATCCTCCAAAATACTGTAGGAAAAGTAATTAAAGAAGAGGAAAAACCCAATGCCAAGCCCAAAACCAATTCAGAGAACGGTATTGAAACTACCTGAATCACTCCAGAGTAACAATATAGCTCTAAGTCTAAACCGAGAGCAAGCCACTATGCTCCTAAAAGGATTGGAAAGCCTTTCCGAAGACCAAAAGAAGACCGTAGTGTTTGCCAAGATGAAACGAGATCTCGAAAGTATTGTTGTAATCTGGGATAGACGAATTAAGAATACAAAACTTATTGAAGCTGAAAATGCTAAAAACACTAAATAGGATTCTTACATCCTAATCCACAATTGGTACACTTCTGATCTAGTGTTAGAGTGAAATCATGTACAGTATAATTTAAGCCCCAAGATTTGGCTTGAATAGCATAATCTAATGGAGTTGAGATCATTTTCCACATAACTGGTTTCCGCCCGAGAAGAATCCATTCTCTAAATTCTGAATCTTTGAATCCGTCAGAAACCATTTTTTCAAATGTCCCCCATGGTTTCCTACTTTCCAGAACTTGTTGATAACGGTTTATTGATGGCATCCAAGATGATACAACCATCGCATAATAGATAGTCGAAATTTTCCAATCTCTAATCCTCCACCACGCCCCATAAATCTTGGCAGATCCTAAGAGATTTTCCAAGTCCAAAGTCCAATCAAATTTGGGGATAAATCTACGAGACCACTTCACAAGAATTTCATGATGTTGACTTGAACACCAATGTAGACCTGCCAGCATTGATGCCACATCACCAACCTGGTGTCCAAATCTTATTGGTGACCCACGGTATGTGGCTCCATACTTGTAAGCCAAATTCCGAACTGAATCAAAATTCCCATCGTCGTGGACCAATATAGGAATTTTTGGGAAAAACCGTTTCGCAGATTCCAAGAAAAGATGAGTATAAGCTGGAGATCCAAAGGTTGAATATACCGTCCCAAAACGCATTTCCACATCCTTTATCAATATATTTGATTATAAATATAAAAAAGAGGTTTATCTTTGATGTTAAAATCAATTAAAACTTGTATTCCGAGATTAAGAAAACGACCAGAAGTTAAACTCAATATCTTAGAAAAAAGAAACCCAATAATATATGTATATACTATTGCTTATAATGAAGAGGTAATGATACCATTTTGGTTAAGACATTATTCAAAATTTGCAACTAAATTGATAATTTATGATAATTTTTCAACAGATTCAACGAGACAAATAATTACATCATTTCCTAACACTGAGATTAAACAATTCGATACCAAAAACACACTTGATGAAAATAATTTACTTAAAATTAAAAATGAATGTTATAAAGAAGCGAGAGGATATGCCGATTTGGTCATCGTCTGTGATGTTGACGAAATTCTCTACCATCAGGATATAATTGGTTTTTTAAAATATTGTTTGGAACAAAAAATTACATTCCCACGGGTTCTGGGGTTTCAGATGGTTGGGAAACAAGTTCCAACATTTGGACAGATTTATGACCACATAAAAACAGGTGTCGAATTTGAACGTGAATCGAAACATATCATTTTTGATCCGTTGTTAGATATTAATTTTACAACTGGTGCGCACGAGTGTAATCCTATTGGGGCAATCAAGTCATCTGAAGATTCTTTTTTATTATTACATTATAAATTCTTATCTCTAGATTTCGTAATTAAACGATATAATCTACTATGTAGTAGATTATCTGAAAATAATAAAACGAGAAAATGGGGATGGGAATATCAAGTTACAAATAATCAAATTAAGAATTGGTATTTTGATTTATTGAAGAAATCCAAAAATATTTTAGAAAGAGAATGGAAGAGATATTGATCAAAGATCATATATGTTAAAGTCAGTATTCCAAAAACCTGGATTTCCACCTCTGAGAAAAATTATCCCAAATCAAGAAACAAACAAAATTAGATATAACAAAAATTTTGAAATAGATATAGTTGAATTTTGTTCATTATCATGTTTAAATTGTAATAGGTCATGTGCATCCCATCAAGCACCATCCAATCGATTTATCTCTATTGATGCTATAAAAGATTTTCTTCATCAAGTGAAAATATTTAAATGGGATTTAGAAAATATACATATTGTTGGTGGTGAACCAACTCTTCATCCACAATTTTTCCAATTATTAGAAATACTACAAAAATCAGGTATCCCAAATTTACAATTAACCTTAATTACAAATGGATATAGTGAAAAAACCAAACAAATTTTAAATCAAGTTCCAAAATCAATTAAGATTTTAAATTCAAAGAAAACCTCAAATATACAGAAAAATTTCGTATCATTCAATGTTGCGCCAATTGACCTTGAAGATTTCAAGGGATCCAATTTTTCGCAAGGGTGTCAAATTTCAGCAAAATGTGGATATGGTCTTGGCGTGTCTGGTTTTTACCCATGTTGTGTAGCGGCTGGAATAGATAGAGTATTCAAGTTTAATCTTCAGCAATCTTCTTTACAAAGTCTAACAACACAATGGTATAATAAAACTTGCTCTATTCTGTGCCGTTTTTGCGGTCATTTTCATGGGAAATCTCACTTTGATCCAAATTTTAAATCTCAATCATGGGTGAAAGCATATGGATAAGTTTCAACAGAGGATTTCAAAAAAATCAAGAAATTTACAACCTATTTTTATAAATCCAAAACTTACAAAACTTGAACCAAAAAGTATCGTTGAATCAAAAAATCATTTATTTTTGAGAAATAATTTATATAATACTAATCCATGTTTAGTTCATTGTCCTAATATAGGAAATTCATTGAACAAATTTCCAAATTTATTATTCCTCCAAGATTTTTTGGATCGGCCAGCAGTAAAAATAGACAGTAGTCAATATACTATTATATTTTATAATAACAAGAAAAATTCTATTCTTCAAAAAAGTATGCAAAGATGGAATTTTAAAAATATAATACATTTAGGGCAGGATCAGATTTGGGAAAATTTTATGCAAAGAATAAAATTATTAATTCAATCATTTTCAAAAATAAAAACTGAATTCTTTTTCTTTCTTGATGCTTTTGATGTTGTAATATGTAATGATTTAACTCAAGCTATAAAATCATTAACATCGAAAAAATGTGATGCATTATATAATGCAGAAACAGCTCAATATCCAATTGACTTTTGTACAAAATCATTTGAAAGATCCATTATTAAAGAAAATCCACAATGTTTTTTAAATGCAGGTGTATCAGTTTGGAAGACCAAATTTTTTAAAGAAATTATGTCTGAATTTTTGGAAACCAGTATTGATAATGATCAATGTGTAATAAAGTTATTATATCAAAAATATTTTCCACGTATTCAAATTGACTCAAACAGTGAATCTTTCCAAGTTATTTCACCACCAAATTGGGGTATATATATGAGACCTTATTTGGAGATTTTAAAATGTTAAAATCAATGATAAAACCTGGATTTCCGAAATTACGTCGGCAATTTGTTTCTCCTACTCTTTCGAAAATTCAAAAATCCGGTGCTATTGTTTTAACTGCATCTTTTATTGCTAATACGCCTACTCATGATCATAAAATTAAAGATGAATACAATAGAATTAGACAATATATATATTGTTTGCTTTCTTGGCCAAATACTAATATACAAGACATAATATTTTGTGAAAACAATATAAAATTCCCATTTGATTTTAACGATTTGATAAGTATCTGCAATTCTAAGGGTACAAAACTTGAAATTCTTAGATTTGATAGTTCAAAACAAGATAAATATAAAGGATATGGTTTTCTGGAACATAATATTTTAAAATATGTTTTTGAAAATTCAAAATTTTTATTAAAACATAAAAATTTTTTTAAAGTGACAGGTCGTCTATTTATAGAAAATTTTAATGAAATAAATACAATGAATTTAACCAATAATAATGTATTTTCAAAATGCTATTTTGACAATCGTTTTTTGGATACAAGATTTTTCAAAATGTCATGTGATTTTTTTAGAGAAAATTTATATAATATACCTGAAGATCGTTTTGATTTTGCCAAAAATCATATAGAAAGTGTGTATACGCAACACATAAAAGACTTTGATTTTTTCAAAGAGAAACCAATAATTGTTGGTAGAGAAGCTTATCATAATATTATTTATGATAAGGATTATTCTCAGGAACTGATCACATTTTCACAAAAATTTATCCCAGAGAGACCAATTAACCAAAAACGCTAAGAACCTTCGCCAATCTATCACTTAAAGCAGGTCTCACGACATCACGATGTGATCTCTTAGGATGAAAATGCACCACTCTGGCTGGTAATTGCGCGGTCTTAAACCTTTCCTGAAAACCAGTCACACCAATATTATATGTATTATCCAAGAAAGTAACCCTATCATTCTCGGAAAGAACCTCAAAAAGCGCCCTTTCCTCTCTTGGATAATTACATTCCATGATTCTGTTTGTAACTTTCTCAATCAAATCTTTTGCTGAATCCCTAAGGAAGATACTCCCACCAGCCAATCTCTTGGTTGGGTATTTACAAAGTGCCATATCTTTAAATTCTGGTTCTTCAAAAAATACATTCTGCCAAGCATCCAAATCGTGTAACCAGATACTGTCATTTATTGGTAAAATTTTTAAAATCCCAAATAATTTGCTTCCAGTTGGACAAATTTTATTCAATTCATAGACTCTAGATGCTATTCCTTGATATTCATATGGGAAATTTGATATTATTATTATATCATCTTTTTCCCATCCTAGTGATAAACTATTTTCTATCTGTAATTCTAGATATTTCTTCATTCGTGCTATAAATCGCATTGAATCTTGGACTTTGTATATGTCTTCTACTGGTTGGATATTGACGACCATGACGTTTTTCATATATCATACTTTAATTTCAACGTGTCTTCCCAAACTTTTTCTTCTGATTGTTCCGCATCTATGAATTGAATAGAATGTGGGCGTTCCCAGTTTCTCATTAGGTGGAGTGCGTTGTCCCAGAGTGTAGAAAGTGGGCGAGATATCTCTGTATAGGCATTACTTACTGCTTCGAAGTAGGTATCCCCTCGGGATTCTATCTTATCCAGGGTTGCTCTTGTTTGGATGCGTTTTTTGGCTATCTCCCATTTACAGAGATATATTATTAGTAGGTCAATTCGTGGTGTTTCAATCATCTTTTGAAGTTCAAGAAATCGTGAATCTAATTTTCCTGCTGCATATCCGTAGGCCAATCCTCCTATTAGATTGGATCTGTCACAAATTACTATTTTTCCTTCTTCTAGGGCTGGTTTGTGGATTTGGTTTGTGAAGCTAGTTAGGTCTGCCAGCATTAATATTTGTTCTGTATATCTGTCTATTGTTACTTCTGGATCGTGTTTTACCAGGTGTCTTATTTTTTGTCCTAAGATGGTTGCTCCTGGATGTTTGGTATGGATTGCTGTGTCACCCAGGTGGTTTTTGAGCCTGAGGCTCATGGTTGATTTGCCGCTTCCATCTATTCCTTCGAAGACTATGGTTTTCCCTGTCATGTTTGTTTGTATCCTTTTTGTTTGTATCCTTTTATTTCACTACCGTCTTTCATATGGATTAGGACAAAATGTGGTATTCCTAGTGATGATGGGCAATATCCAGAATTTTTTCTGGCCCAAGAGATTTCTTCGGGGTTTACCAGAACTCTTTGATATGATGCGTCTGGTCCTGGTACTTTATTGTCGATTGGGCCTATTTCAATTAGCATAATTCTTAAATACTGCGCGGCCCCTGATAGCCAATCCAGGGGCCGCGCTGTTAATTACGACAGCCAATCCTTCTTCTCTAATTCTTGGATGTCCAAAGTTTTGGCTTCGGGTGGTATGGTGATATTGAAGATGGTTTCATTGTATTGTTGGTCCATAAGTACTTCACTGAAGTTGAATGTAATTTTGGCATCCTCGGTTACTGAGAAGGATACTTGGTGTGGGATTAGTTGTCCGTTTATTGTTTTGTAGTTGTCGAAAGAAATAATTCCTGTTAGGTCGCCGTTTTCGTCGTATTTGTAGATGTTTGTTATGATGATTTTTCCATCTGTTGTTCGTCCGAACACTACTTTCTTTAGTACTTTTACTATGTCTCCAGTGGTATTGATGACTACCATCGTATTCTTTTCTCGGATATATCTCCTTTGCGTTGCGTTGGCGTCCCACGCGTTTGGAAACATCAGAGAGTACCCACACAGCTCTGATGTTAGTAAAGAGAACCAGCTTTTTAATTTACAGACGTCTACTTTGCTTCCGGTGAATACTACGTCCTTTCTTGGAAGGAATATTGTTGCTTTTTCTCCTGTTACTGAATAGTCTATTACTTGGGCTATTTCTGCGTAATTTATTCTGATTCTGGTGCTTTGGTTGGTGGTGAATACTACTGCATTTAGGTTTGTGTCTTTCCCTTTACTGTTTATGACTACTGTTCCTTTTACTAGGAGGTTGTCTAGTCCGTAGCCGCGTGTTTCCATGTCACAGATTTGTTGGTGATCTGTGTGGCTCGTGACTGCTGTTGTGAGGGGTATGTTGTTCATGGCTAGGTCTTGGGACAGACATAGACATGGTGATGCCACTACCGCGAGTAGCAGTAATTTCGTATTCATCGTGTCTCCTGTTTGTCTCACTTCTTGGGTGGTGGGAATTTTTCGCCTAAGGTGGAATTCACCCTAAGCTCTTCGGTTGCTGATTTCTCCTTTACGGCTTTCTGTAACTCCTGGACTGTAGTTGTTAGCTGTCGAAATGCTTGATCTTGTCTCGTTGCATTTTCTTTGATGCTTGAGACAATGGTTTCGACATTCTTATTAGAGGACACACTCGTGCTGAGTGATGTCAGTGCTGTTTTGATTTCTGTCAGGTCTACTGGTCCTCCTTCCTTTGGGATGGAATCGAGCTTCTCCCCCAGACTTACGATCTGTTCTTGGACTTTGGCGAATTTCTGGTTGACGGCATCAACCAGCTTGTTCATGTTCTGGCTTGTTCCGTCAAGTGAAGTCGCAATTGTCCCCAGTGCGTGTTCTGTTCTCTGTGTTGCCTCCTTACTTGGTTCAACGCGTAGAACGGTTGGTGTTTGCGGAGCTTGGGCTGGTGCTGGTGCCATCTTTTGTTGCATGTTTTGGAGTACGGTCTGACCTGTGATTGTCAGGTAGTGCCCCAAAAAGATTGCAAAGAGACAAATCAACATGAAAACAGCTGCCCACAGAAATGGTAAGCCACGTTGTTCTTGATGTGGTTGGAAGGCACCTGCGACCTTATTGGTGAAACTTTCTCTCAGACCTTCTTTCATTTCCTTTGCCATTACTGCACTACTCTTGGCAACTTCATTTTGTTGTTCCATCGTACTCTCCTTTTTGTGATGATTTTTATCGCACCCGATAATTCTACCTGTTCTCCGAATTTGGTGAAGTATCGGATATTGACAACAGCGAACCAATGCGTTGTCTCATCGTACATCCTCCTCTATGTGTTATCAGGGCCTCAGCCCTGAAAGTACAGAAATCGGTCCATCAAATACATACATTACGAAAATGTTGTTACATATTCTATCTTATTTTTGACAAAATGCAAGTATTCAGAAACCAAAAATAAGATTATCAAACATCAATATTGACATTCATCCGTTAGAGAGCTAATGAATTTTTGATATGTAATATATTTACTCTTTTGAAAATAACATCATCATGCCATTTGCCATCATAATTCGTCTTTACACGGTCAAAATACTTCAATTTTTGCCAAGTCTCAGCCAAAACTCTGACATCTTCGACATCTGACCACCCGGAAACATACTTGCCGGCTAACCACGGACTTCTTTTCAATCCGACCCAATCACAAATATCACTCATCATACCCTGCCAGGACCAAGAAAAACCAACATCCAACTCCTTAAAAGACTGACAGAAAGGTCTATCAATCTGATTATAAAAGTAAACGCAAAAACTATCCCAAAGTTTCTCAGGATCAACTTTAGGATCACGAATATCAATGTTCATCATTCGAAAATCCCGTACAAACCAAGATGTGCATTGGCCAAAGCTTGGAGTCGAACAATGTAAAAATCTTGCTTTCGAAGTCTCTCCAAACAATTTCTACACAACCAAAAACCACAAAGCTGGATTTCAGCTTCTTGTTCCCAACCATTATCAAGACATGCTCTACACTTCACCTTATCCCTCCTTTTTATAGTTCGCCTTTATGTTGGCATCCGCGTAATCCCAGAACTTGTTCTTGATGTAGTATCTCTGATTCGCGGCTGTCACCTTCTTGAGAATCTTTTGTAGGAGATCAGTCCATTTGATCTTCTTGTGAATTTCCGGATTCCACCTTGGATCAACCACTCCGATCTTTAGCTTTCCGGTTTTCCCACAGAGCATATCAACCACGTCCAATGCTTCCTTTTCGTCCATGATTGGCTCGATACTTACCCAGGTTTTTTGTCCATCTTTGTGGGCTTGCCAGATCGCGTCAACTCTGCTCTGGATGCTGCTTGCGTTTGGCTCCCAGATTTGTCTTTGTGTTTCACTTGCCCAGACTATTGTCGTTGCTAGTTCGGTGTCATATCGCCGGATTAGGTCGTAGTCGTTTGAGATTGCCATTCCTGGATTTTTGGTTAGGATCGTTACTTTCATGTTGTTTTCGCCGAGGATTTCCAGAACTCGCCTGGTCATTCTCCATTCTTGTTCTAGAGGTTGGTATGGGTCGCTGGTGAAGCTTAGGAGGACTCTTCGTTTGTCATTTTTCATTTTCTTGGCTTTGTTGGTTAGTTTTCGGAAGAAGATCTTTTTCTTTTCATCGAAGGTTGCATCTGTTGGTCCGATTAGTCCGAGTGTTGAGTCTACTTTCTTTCCTCCGATCATTTCCAGGAATCCTGGTACGTAGCAATATTTGCAGTTGTGTCCGCATCCTTTGTAGTAGTTTAGTGCCAGTGGGGCGTATTCCAGGGCTGGTCCTTTTGGTGCGTAGATTGGCATTTCGTTCTCCTTGTTGATAATATATCTCAGCGCGGCCATTCTTAAATTCCACGTATTTGAGTCTCTATGAAAGCAAACGATTTCTGGTTAAGGTTGATTGAAAAAGCGAGATTTCTCCATCCACGACGCATTTTTGTTGTATCGTTTGGATTGTATACTGCTTTCAATAATTGTAGAAGTGGAGAAAGACGACCACAAAATCCCAATCCTCTTCAAGAACTCTTATATTTAATGAATAAAACAGAAGAAATATCGACATTAATTGCTACTCCTGCCAATAGCGAAAAACAAGATCGTTTTTTAAATGAAGTTGCGGTCTTAAAAAGAGAAGCAATTGTACCAAGAGTTGAGGTTAGAATACATCCACATAATCATTCGAAAATTATAATATTCATTTGTGGTAATAAATTAAGTGATGTACACATTTGGAATGGTAGTTTAAATTTCAGTAGTTCAAATAATAATCATTTTTATGACTTTTTATCAACTGTTACACTAAAAGAAGAAAAGATCCAGAGTCTCACTCTTTGTACGAAGATTCTTAAAGAATCAAAAATTCCACGTATTTAACTTCCGAGAATTTGGTACGTTAAAGGAGATAAAAAATGGAAAGAACGCTTGATGCCACGATTGCAGATGATCTCCTATCCAGGATAAACCCAAGTACGCAAGCAGACAGGCTGAGTAATGCCGTACGAGCTTGTAACATGGGTTCAAAACAGGCAGAGAGAGTAATACTTCGGGGTCTTGAACTCGTAGCGAAAGAAGCGAAAGAAAAGAAGGAAGAAAAATGACGCCAGAAGAATTCCAACAGATTATAGCACGTCTGAATGAAGAACACGAAGAAAACAACAAGAAAATAGATAGAAGCTTCCGAAATATGATGATCTTACTGGTGGTGGTAGTAGTATTAGCATTAATAATTATGTGTATTTAAGAACATCACCAGAATAATACATCTCAATCTTCTCAATTACTTCCTCAGCAGAAATCATATCCATACACTTAGCAATAGAAATTGGACCCTTTTTTACCGGAGAAGGACAGAAATCAGTGACATCAGACTTATCATTGTCTCCTACTTTTTGACATCTGCTCTTCCAACACCCCCCATTATTGCAACACCACATAGTACCAACTCTATGGAGATATTGATGAAAAGGATAAGCCTCCCATTGAACAGGTTCTCTCCCACCAGCAATAACAATACAAGGACGGTGATTTGGTAATCTATTCCCAAAATTATCAACATCTCTCATTGGTGTAGCAGCAGCCAAATGCATAGCGAAAGTAATAGGACAAATCACTCCAACACTATGATACATTAAACGAACGAATTGCCTAATATCAGTCTTCCCGACCAAATTAAGAACACCTTTCAACTTGGGATGGAAGTGATTTTTCTCACCACATTGTACGAACAATATTTTCTTTCTAAAGTGATCAACAATCTTTTGATATTTCTGCGGGTCCCACCATTTGGTTGTAAAGTCAAATTTTCCACCAGCCATTAAAATCCAAAAATTTCTCTTTATCCCTCTTTCTTCTATTTGTGACATCCATCCTCGCTCTTCATCAGATAAGTGGATATCACCATTAAATTCAGTCATCGGTATTCTTATCCCCAATTTATTTTCCAGATCTTGGAGATATCCATGGATAAAGTGATAAGCACTGGAATTACAATAATTTATTGATGCTGGAAACTCACCATCATACACACATTTTATAATCTCTATTTTCTCAAATTTTCTTATTTTAAATTTATGTTCATGGATCATTTCTTCATTCGATCTAACTTCCTCATCTGTATTCTCAACATCAAACTTCTTCCATTTGAGACTCGTAATATACGGATTGTTCTCGAATAGTTCTGGTACTGATGTTTCTATATCTGTTTTGAATTGTTTTGGATAGGCTTTGTGGAGTTCGCGGACTGCAGCCGTCAGCATCAATATATCACCAGGTGACAAGTGACATACAAGGAGTAACTTGCGCATAATTTTGAAATACGATATAATTTCAGCCGGAGGATTCTCAATGCATAAGAAGACGCGCATCTGGTGGACCGACATCGAAAAAGAGGAAATAACAAAACGAGCAGCCAATATCATTTTTAAGAACCCCGGTACTTCTCAACTTGATGCTCTACGTCGTTCCCAGGAGTCTTTCCTTCCCAAGGAACGACGACGTGTAGTGATTACTATTTCTTCCGTTCCTTGGTTTCCTGAGCTTTTGAATAAGGAAATGGACGCCTTGAAGAAGGCTTTGGCTCAACCTCCTGAGAGGGAGGTTATTGAGCAAGTTATCTTCGAACCCATGAAGTTGACTGAAGTCCCTACTGAACATTTGATTTCTGAATTGATCCGGAGAATCTTGACTGCAGGTGGAAGTGGTCTGGTTTCTCAAGTAAACAATACCATTGCCCAGACGATCCACAACGAGTTGCCTGGTGCCATTTCGAGGTTGCGTGAGAAGACAAATGTTGTTTCTAGGGAACATCTGAAGAAGATTTTGGTTATTGGTCTTCTTCCTGAGCAAATCAATGAAGTTCAGAAGATGTTTGATACTAGTTTTGAGTTGTCTTTCTGGACCGATGGTGATTCCAAGTCTCTGCAGCAGAAGGCTCCACACCAGGATAAGATCTATATTATGAAGAGGTTTATTAGTCATAATGTGTATGACATGTTGAAGTCTGCGAAGGTGTCATACACGATTGTTCCTGGTGCTACGTCTGAATTGTGTGCCGTGATGGAGAAATATTTCTTTGAATTAAATCCTCTTACGGCTGGATGAGATATGACAAGTTCAATTGATATAGTATTAAGATTGGTCCGAAAAACACTCCAAAGGTACAAAATTAAATATCTTGAATCCTCATTTGCCTTGCAAAAAAAGAATAAAATCATTTTTATACAGTTTAACAAACAGGTAAAGAAATGCCGCAAATGTGCTCAACAAGATGAAATTAAAATGACGCAAAGAACAGAACATAGCCAAAACACATATTTCTGGGTACATGACCATGGGCAAAATGAATTTGAATTAGGATTTAAATATTATCTCTGGCCTGAACCGTTTACAATAAAATTCTTCCAGCATCAAACTTCTTTTAATTTGTGTGATCCAAAATCATTTCAAAAAATTCACGAATTCATTTCTCCGCATTTACGCAAGATAAGGAGAAAACCATGTGGGTCTTGATAACCAAGAAAATACCTTGTGAAGTATCACCACCAAAAATGTCAGTCTTCTGGTCAACTCCCTGGCCACATCGAGAATGGGCAGAAAGACAAGCAGAGAAAAATGAGGTTGGTGAGAAAGAACTCGTCCCGACAGATAAATCATATGCCGTATCAGAAGACGCTATTTTCGGTTTGGAGCCAAATTGGAATGGAGCACGACGAATTAGATTTGATGATAAGGATGTCCGAATTTTCCCGCACGAATTCAGCCCAATACCTCCAGAACGTCTTCGGCTTTATCTGGATGAAGGTGTTTTCGAACTTATCTCAGAAGGTGTAGCTAGTGAGCAAGTAATCAACGATCTAATGGAGGGCGATAAGAGAGTTCTTTGGGAGCATGCTTTGGTTGATGGTTGTACAGATTCCGAAGCAAGAATGGTTGCTCTTGGTATGGATATTTCCATACCAGATGCTGAGATTCCACCTGTTGGGTGGTTTAGGTGCAAGAAGGAATTTGCTCGATTTTTCTGTGAAGAGAATGAGATGGTTGAGACCAGGACTCATGCTCCGCCTATGCCTGTCGCAAAGTCAATAGCGCCAGAGAAGAAAACCAGAGTAAGAAAAGTTCCTTTGAAGAAAACTACTTCATGTACTTCCCGAAAATAGAATTTCTTCCGATCCATCCGTTTATAAATCCATGATTATTTCCAATCTGGTATCTATTATCTTGAATGGCTTTAACCAGGTGTAGATATTCTTTCCCATGAACCTTACAGAGAACAATATCACCGACAGTGATTTCATCTTTAATAGGAGTTACTGTACATAATTGTCCTGATTCAATCTTTCCGGTCATGGAATTCCCATGAGGTCTGAATGTGACGGTCTCACCTGCTTGCAATTTTTCTATGTAATGTGAAGCCCACCCCATCATTCACCTCAACATGAAACCCTTACCAATCTAATTTCAAGAAAATGACTGGTTACTGGATTTTCTAAAAGTATTCTGTGTGATATCTCTCTGACTTCAAATTTCCGCCAAATCTTCTTTTTGTTTTCCCAAAAAGCCAATTCAACAGTCTCACCTTTTCGAGGAACACATGGTAATTCACAGAAGATAGGATCAAAATCCCCTACGAAGTTCACTTTGTTCATATTATCTCCGATAGGAAACCTCCAGTATCATATCGATCGTCAATTCAAGAGGGAATTACTTCTTTGTACTGATCGAAGTAAACTTCTTCAGATTCTTCAAAGACTTGTCATCTTTCTTGACAACAGCAGGAGTAGATGGTTTCGGAGACTTAGTCGGACCCTCGTTATGAGTTACCAGACCACTCCGCTTCAGTTGCTTGTTTACCTTGGCACCCCTGGCCTCAACAACGTTTCTTCTGGTTATTGGCGTGATTATCTTTACACCTATCATGGTCTCACTCCTTTTAATCTATATTTACACTAACCCTCTTAAAATGATTAATATTAGCCTCCCTACATTCCTGTAAAGCATTCGGGAAGGTTTCAATCTCATCCTTAATAAAATTAAAATCATCAAGAGTAATATCCCTACACACAGGAACTCTATACTTCATATAATTAAATTTATTATACTGACTAACACATAATACTTTCTTTCCCAATAACGTAGCCCAATAAACACCATGGTAAGAATTGGTTATAACAATATTAGCAGATCCAAGGAATTCGATTATCTCTTCAAATTGTCGATTATTATCTAATGTTCTGAAAGTAAAATTTGGTAATGGTTGTTTGGTATGCTTCAACATGACTACATCTTCTTTAATTGGGTATACTTTATCAAAAAGTTTACTCATACAACTTGCACAAGGAACCCAAGTGGAATTTGGGTATATATCACGAATTCCCTCCAATTTTAGATCTGGAGGAGATGTATTATTTATACCGACTCCCCAAAAACAATATCTATTTATTGCACATATTCCTTTTATGATTTCAATCCAACCTGGCCGAAATAAACCGCCACCACCAAAAATTACCAGCCCATGGTAATCCTGTATTTGTGCAGTCTGAATATCTATTCTTATTGATGGTCCTAGATCAAAATAATCCAAAGGACTTGAAGCCATATCTCCAGTATTGTTATGATTTATTCTGTGTATGTTGACTATCATATATTATTTAATTTCAAAAATATTTTATGAAGCTTTCGAAATTAAGATCTCCAATAATGGAGGATTCTGGTAGAAAGAAAGTAATGTTTGTAAAAGTATATGAAATTGCCAACAAAATTCATGAACTTCTCTCATCCCTTGACTCCAAAATAGCAGTATCAGATGAAGATTTCCATAAGATATCAAACTTATATGCTAGATTAAATCTAATGATTAATGAGACCTTTCCGTCAGAAGGTGATCTGAACAAGATAATGAGGAGAATTTCATATCTTCTCCAGAGTAGTTGGACACCACAAAGTCAAACTATGCTATCTCCACAAGAAGTATCCCAGATGTTTGAAAGCACCACAACAATCTTCGCAGGGAAAATTCCAAAGATAAAACATATGATCTTTAAGATAAAGAATATATGTAATGAGATAATTATTGGCGATCCATCTTCCTGGGGTACAAATAGTAGACGTTGGAAGAATCACGTTCAACCAGCCTTTGACTTACTGGATGATATTATGGCTGAAATTCAGAATTATGCCAAATATGATCCGGAATCAAGATTATTCGCCTCTACTGCCAGATTATCAGATACGAAAGTTCTACCAGCAATAGGTAAGAGACAAGCAAGTTAATCAAAAATATCGTATGAAGCTTAGGAATTTATCATCTCTTATTTGCGAAGTTGTTCAAGCATCAGTAGCAAAAGGTACCTACCCAGATCATGGTGACGGTAATCGACGAAGACGTTATTGGATGGTCTTGGGAAAATATGTTGATCCAAGAACACCAGAAAAAGGTGAACATATAGCGGTTATTGATCTTAGAGGTGTCGTAAACGGAGGTATTAGAAAGAAGAAAGGGAAGAATAAGGAAACAGCTCTTCCTGGTTTTGGTGTTGAAGGTCTACAGAAACTTCGGATGTATCTCCCAGAGATTCTTGGCTTTGTGTCTGACAAAGAGTTGACAAAGAAACCGCAAGTATCAGTAGCAATGGTAACAGATATAATGGATAAATATGGTGAAGAGGGTGTAGAGAGATTAGGACAGATGTTGAAAGATCCAGAGATATTAAAAGACCCAACCAAAATTTTACGTCATGAGAAAATAAAGTATGACAGGATGACGAAAGATATTTTAAATCAGATTGAGAATTTATCCTCTATGAAGATGAAACCAAGGCCTTTAAAGGGTACTACAGCCAGCAGTGGTAGGTATCAGATGGGGAGGCATGTTGTTCCTGATTCGACTGTAAATGCAATTTTTGAACATTGGTATAGAACACCACTTCTGAGTGAATTTGGCGATATTTCCCATGACGTTCTGACTGCTTTGGAGAAGCCTTCTGATCAAGAGCAAGCGAAGGAATTATTTAAAATTGCTGAGAGTCAAATTCGGGAGGTGGAGAAGGAAGTTCCGGAGATTACCAAACCTGAAGCTCCACCAGAAGAATTGGAACCTGAAGTTCCGGAAGCTCCTCCTGAAGAACCAGAGGTTGCAACACCGGAGGAACCTCTTTATGCTAAACCTGAGGAAAAGCCAGAAACGGCTACAAAGAAAATTGATCCTCAGAGAATTTTGAAGGCTCCAGCTCCCAAATTAAAACCTGAATTACAACGGAAACCTGGTCAACCTGAGGCTGAAGTCGGGTTTGAGCCTACGACTGAACCACCAATTTCTGAACCTGAACAGAAAGAGATTGAGTCCAGGGCTAAAGAGACTATTAAGCGTGCTGATTTGCGTCCTGGGAGAGTTCCTGTACCAAAGAAACCTATTCTTAAAGCTACTCCAAAGAAGCCCCCTATTGAACCAGAGGAGACTGAACCGGGGGTATTATAAAATGGAGAAAATTGATCCTTTTCTTACTGATGATGAGATGGCACAAACTTGGGGTAAATCTCCACGGACTATTAGATTGTGGAAAAATGCTCAGGGGATATTTGGTAAACAGATTTCTGATAAGCATAAGACACCTCCTCGGAAACCAGTGACGAAGATTTTGGATACTAAAATTTGGAATAATAGGGAGTGGCTTTTTGAGATGTATGTTAATCGTCGTATGGGTATTAGATCAATTGCCAGGGTTATTGATAGGTCTTATTTGGCTACGAGATTGCGGTTGATTCATTTTAAGATTCCAATTCGGTCTTTTGATGCTTCTACAAGGCCGACTCATCCTTGTTTTAGTGTTGAGTGGCTTGAGGATAATTATGAACTTCAGGGTATGTCTCGGAAGAAGTGTGCTGCGAAAGCTGGTGTTTCGACGAAGACTATTGGTAGTTGGTTGGTTTATTTTAAGTTCGAGATGCGAGATAATTACGAACAACTTATGGGCGAACGTAATCCATCATTTGGTAAGAAGTGTATAATAAAGAAAGATGTTACCGTACATCAAAAGACGTCGAATGCTTCGGGTGGTCCAGGACAGACTCAGACATGAGCCTATTGTAGAGAAAGTAGAGTTTAATTGTCGTAGAATTAGGATTACTTTCAAAACTGGGTTACGCGAATCGTGGTGGCATAGGAATCCTGCAATTGTTAATCGTCATATAGATATTCCTGATGATCCTTTCCTTGGAAATGCGTTACATCTAACTACTCAGAAGAGTGTCTATAATTGTGATACAAGTAAGCTTCATTTTATTTCTTTAGAGAAATGGTTTTCTGGTAACTTTTATGATCAGAGATTAATTATTCATAAATTAATAAATCAATATATTGTTGATGGATATGTTGATATGAAATATATTCCTGAGGAATGTTTCCATGATTTAAAACGTCTTCAGAATTTTAATTATGGGAAATTAATTAGTAATAATGTTTTCTTTCGAAGAGGATTTAAACATCCTCCTGGATTAAAGGTCATAGATCAATATTCAGACTGGGGAGAAAGCATTAAGAACTTTTGGACCCCCCGAAATATCTATTGGGCCATTTACAAATGCTTCAAGACCAATCGTGACCCCACAAGAGGGTCAGTGGGAAGGATAGTCGGACGTAGAAATGGTCTCTGGTTTCACACACCACTATATTATATTACTATCTTAAGAACCCTTGGTATCTCTTCTGGGTCTATCTTGGACCCATACCCTACTCCAATAAAAGCTGTTGCTGCTACAATTGTGGGATGCAAGTATCAGACACCCAAGGACTTTTCTGATTTATCATCCTTCCTGGGGACGAAGTTTGAGGCACCTGGTAGAGCAAATTTTTTGTTGTTAGACTATAATATTAGATCGTTTGGGAATTGGGCTGATGATGTTAGACTTTGGGGTAGGCAGACTGATTTCCAGATTATCCTTTCGAGGGATAGGATAAAGGGTGCTCTTAGGTATCTTCAGGTGGTTTTACGGCCTGATGATATACAGGGCTGGTTTTCTGTTTTGAGGATGCCAAAGTGAGATATTTCTATATTGGTGTAATAACTTCAGATAAGGGTATTTTGGAACTTCGTGGAGTTCACGATAGTATTGATAAAACTACGGCAGAGAAGGAATTATCAAGTTGTGGCTTGAATGTTATTGAGCTTAGGGAAGCAACACAAATTGATGATCGTCTCGAAAGATTAAAGAAACTTCGTAGAAATTTAATTACACCGCCAACCAAAAATATGATAGGACCAGGACCCTCCAAGAGATCTATCTGGGATTGGTTGTTCCGGAGGAGATGATGCTGTGCAGGAACTGCAAGACACAAAATCCCTGTCCAAAGCATTGGGTAAATGATCAGATTGTTCTCTGTAACCTATGCTATAAAGCTCTTATGAAATTACAAAGAGAGAGTCCAGAGACATTCACAGCAATTTTGGCGATGCTAATGGGAGCGGATTCACATTGCGTAATCCCTATAGATCAAATTGACTTAAACAGCGAACAATGATAATAATTACCTATGGAATGTGTACCGAAACCGAGATACTTTGCCAAAAACCGAGATTGTAATATCTACAAGATATTCGTAGAATCAATAGTTACAGTAACTGAGAAAGGCGAGGTAACTCAGAAATTTATAAATGACCCAGAAGTAGAAGATTTCTGGTTTGTAGTAAAGCTTCATAATGATGGAAAATGCGCTTATGGAAAGCATTGTAAGTTCCATGAATTTGAGTATAGTAAATGGCATAAAAATTGGATTAAAGCTGATTCAAAGAGTGTTTATGTGGTACATCGTGATTTTGAAAAATATCATCATGTTGGATGTTGGGATATAAGAGATATTATTTTTTGGCCGTCATCCAAAATGAATTTTTCGCGGGTTATACAGGGAATATGGCAGCCTGAATTGGGACCAAAGAATAGGATAAAGATAAAGACTGCTATTCGGAAGTATTTGGAGCGGATTGTTCATGGTTAATGTAGGATTTTTTGAAGCGCTCTTCAATAAAGTAAAATGCCCACCGCACCTTTATATGATAAACGCACTCACTGCCTCATTCTCTCATGTAAAATTCAATTTTGTAAACCAACATGAGGAAACAAGTTTTTTTAATAGAGACATTAAAATAGACCAAATCCAATCAACCCCAACTATTTGGCTTTTTGAGTTACGATTGCCGGTCTTTTGGAATAAAATAAGTATCCTGGTGGGCGACACTTATACAGTGCAGGATAGAAAAATCGGGGTATTAGGTTACCAAGATCACAATTTGGCATTCTCAACAATTGATTTATACCGAGAATGGAATATCGCAGACCCAAATTTTGACCCAGAAGAACTAATTAAAAGAATAGAAGCTCTACTCCCACGTCCAGGTTTGAGCTACGACCAACCCGCCCCTAATTATACTGAGCCAACTGATCGTTCTTCGCACTCCTAAAACCAATATAGAAGAAAGTTAATAATAAATTCTTCTGAGGACAATAAGAAAACTTATCTATCTTGAAATGATTATGAGCCTTGTTCAAACCAGCAATCGCCATGCTCCCAACACCATCAATCGTCAAACCAGCAACAATCAAAGCCTTTTTCTTGACCAACCGAACCTTCATCCTAACGCTGGAAATCAGAAACGTAGCAACTGGGGTATGTCCTTTTTCAAAGAAATCATACCCCATCTTGAACATCAAGCAACATTGCCTCTTTCTTGATCTTGGTAATCCCTGTGCAAAATCTATTGGCAATGTCTCAAGTGATTCATCTTCATCGTTTGAAACAATTATGTTTATTCTGGGTATCACCCTCGTAACTTTTCTGCTCTTGAAAATTTTTTCAGTCTCTTCGGTGTGTAACTGGAGGTACTCTTGAAACTGAAACATGGTGTCTACCCCGTGTCTGGTTTTTGGGAACTCATTTCCTTACTAAGTTCCCTGGCCCTGGTTGGCTCCATCTCCCCCATTGCTCTAGAAAGTAGACGCATCGCTTGATCAGCTCTCTCACTCTGATTCTTACCATGATCACTAAGTCTCGTCAGAGTAATCTTACCCCACATAAAAATACCAACTGCAATAATTGCCATCCAAAGAACATTCGTAGCAATAATAGTCCACATCATCTGAGTAGTAAACTGAGTAACATCCCTCCCGGCCTCAGTCTTCACAGTATCAATCTTATTGCTTAAACCGACCTGAGCCGCCACCTGAGCATCCAATCTGGCCTTCAACTCAGCATTCAACTTAATCTCACTCTCCAACTTCGCAGTCAAATCCCCAACCTGACTCTTAAATTCAGTCTTAATCTGGCCAATAGTATTGGTAAACTCAGCCCGCATATCATTCGTCAACTTTATCTGATTGGTCAACGCCATTTCCATCTTATTTGTCAGAGTAATCTGGTTGTTCAATTTGGCATCCACATCGCCTACCTTACTTTCCAATTTATCTGCTACCTTTACAGTATTATTCATGGTGGCTTCAATACCTGTGAGTTTCCCAATGGTACTGGAGAGTGTAGCATCAAGGCCGGTCAATTTCTCGGCCAGCTTCCCAATTGGGACTCCGAAGAGTGCATTATTATTTTGTTGAATGGCGTTCTGACTGTCTGCTATCTTGGAATCGGTATATTTCTTGGCATCTTCACCTACGGAAGCTTTTACTTTCTCGGCCACTTCTTGTTTTGCTTTTTCGATAAAATTGTTTATCTCTGGTTTTGATTCTGCGTTTTTCTGCTCTGCCGTGAAGCAACCCGCCAAGAACACCAACGCCAGCAGAGGTAGGCATTTCATACTTTTATCCTCAGACCATGTTATTGATGAAATACTCGAACAGGAGTTTTCTATCTTCCATTGTCATATTAACACATGCCAGACAATGATTCTTTGTTGTATTGTAAAGTTTCGCCATCCGAACCTCATCTCCCTCCTCCAAATATCTAACAACCCTATTCTTGATAGGAGCACTGACGACACATTCAACGATCAACTTGGCCATTTCTCTTAGAGTTGGCTCTACATCTTCAAGATATAGGTTGTATATGTTCTGTTTGACTGTTTCGTCCTCTTTCTCCCAGGCGTTCAATGCTTCTTGTTCAATTTTGGCATGGAGGTGTTCTACTTCTTTCCTCTTTTCCTCATTTTCTTCGAAAGACTTATTTGGGTCAGGTTCAAATTCAAATCTCTTGTTTAGACGTTCTACTACATCATCAATATCCAGGAGTTGCCATCCCTTACTGGCGTCTGCTTCTTGTTCTTGCTGCCATTTGGCTTCCTTTTCTTCCTCTTCTTCCTGTTCTTGTGAGAGAGGTGTGAAACCGTATAATTTTCCTCTTCTGTCCTTTTCTTGTAGGAACATTGGCATATGGATTCTTGCCCATTCTGCCATGGCAGCAGGATCTTCACCGAATTTATACCGGAGGGCATATTGCCAGAATCTGTCCAAGTCCCAGTTAAAGAATACTCTAAATGTTGCGCGAGTACTTTCAACACCGGCATAAGGTTCGTTTTCTTGACGGTAAGAATCTGCAACGTCTCTGATCAATCCTATTGATTCATCCTCAGTCTCAGTTGCGAACAGCTTTTTCTCAGGCTCACTTTTCAGATCTATCACTTTACCAAGCAACTGAGTATTCCCACCAAATACCTTCTTCTTCCATTCATCTCTTGACATATAAGGATCACCCCATGAAGAAACAATAGCTGGATCATAAAGTAATACCAACTTTTTGAAGATTCTCTGTGCTCTGGCTGGACTAATTTCAAGTTGCATAGCCTTCCCGATGAAATTAATCTCTTTCTTCTTAATCATCTGAGCACGTGCGGCCAAGAAATCATCTCCAATTGGACCACCATAAACCTTAGACTTCTGGTCAATATATTCCTTGTAAACTTTGGTCATATATTCATCGAATTTATCTCTAATAAAAGAACCTTCCTCGCCAGCAATAGAATCAGGTAAGCCGAATTTAATCCTATTGGCTTCAGCTCTGTAAAAATCATTCTTCCACAGGTTCTTATCGGCCTTTTGGTAGGTTCTGAGAACAGAATCATTTATATCAAAATCGACATTATGGAGACCGAACCTATCCCCAACATTTACCTTTATACCCCTTGGGCCTGTGTAGGATACAGTACCAGTCTCTGGATCAAAATCTGTAACTTCAACTGTACCATTTGGAAGATCAACAGAAACATTCTCTCGGAAATTGACGTTTTGGTCAATCAGATCTTCTGAAGTGAATTTGTTGTGCGCTGGGACACTAGAAACATAACCAGTAATTACAGGATTCTTAAACTGTGAAACCAACTGTTCCTCAATAGCATTTCTAAGGCCTTCATGAGTGGTTAATGTTTCTTGGTAAGTAGGATCGTTCTTGTCACTTGGTAATTCTATTCCCTTTATTGTCTTTCTTGGGATAGTAATATACATCTCATATTTCATATCTTTCTCACTCTCAATTTCTTTTTTGAAATAACGGGTGAACATTTCTACTTTTTTCTCAATGGGAACTTTTGCCATATTCTCTTGGAACTCTTCAAAATCAGTAATACCATACTTGACAAAATCGTCCTTGTGCTGTTCCCAAGTCATCCTCTCATATTTCTCGATGTTGGACGTATTCCATCTAAATTTGGCACCTGCTACCCTATCAACCGAGATGCCTGTTCCATTGGAAACCATAATATATGCTCTGTACATCCTGCCATTGACGTTTACTGCTTGTGGTTCTGGTAGATGTATTACCGTGAAACCTACGCCCTTCTTCATCAGTTCTGGTGGTGGTGGCTGATTCAGGACTACTTCACCTGTCTCAGGATTAAACAAGAAATCACCGTTGGTATCTCTCTTGACGTGGTAGGTTCCAGACCCAAGTTTGATAATGGTTGATTCATCTTTTAGGATCTTGCTAATTGTTGGAGTACTGGCACTTCTACCTCTTGCTTTGGAGAATGTAGCAGAGGTAATACTTGGGAGTTCAGGATTGGCGTCGTCAATTTTTCCATGGATCAGGTTTAGGTCGTCTATATCATATCCCTTCTTTAAATTCTTAAAGATAGTTGAGGTTACGTCATTGGCTAGTTGGACATAAGTTCTATCAGTAACATTTAATTCTTTGACATCACGGCTTACTTTCTCAAGTTCTCCTTGGATTAATTTGAACAGGCGTGGTCCATTGAATACTGAATTACCAGAGTGAATCATACCAGGAGGCATTTTCTGGTTTTTCTGAATATAACCATAGAGTTCTTTTTCGGAGAAGTCTTCCGCTGGTGTTTCAATAATCTGATCTACCATTTGGGATATTTCATCTCGTGCTGTGAAAAATTTCCCAGCAGCTTGACGCTTCGTTTTAGCTAATTTATACATATCCATTATGTCTTTTGGATTCTGTTTGGCGTCAAAGTCTTGCATGAACGCCATTAAATCTTTCTCCATCTGTGACATAACCACCTTGAATTGTTGGATATAATCGTCACTTGTGCTTAGATCAAGAAATTCTCGTTTTGGAATATAGATCCAAAGTTCGTAATGTGCTGGAATTTTATTGCGTGGTGTAGAAGCTCGTTCAATTCTCTTGAATGGTTCCAGACCCTGTTCCTTCGAAGTTGGTGAAATCATATCTTCAGCATAGTATTGGTATATTTTCTCCAGAGTGTCCCGTAACATCTCATATTCAGCAATTTGTTCCTCGTTGAAACCTGAATTCTCAATGGAATAAAGTGATCTTCTTGAGCCATCAGATTCTTCACCCAGATCCATTAAAGTCCGTTCGTAGGAAGCTTTTCTAAATGCGTTTAATCTGTCAACGATATCTGTTAGATAAGAATCAAAAAATACTTCCTTTTCTGTCTCTTCCAATGGGAGAGATACTGGACGCTTCTTATTTCGCATGATTAGATTCTTCTGGTCATCGAACCACGACCCATATTTCTCAAACGCCGCAATAATATAATCTTGGGTGGCTTTCCCAGAATCTGGGTCATTAAGCATCTCATCTAACGATGACGAAATCCTATCCAGGTATAATCTGACAAGCATTTTCTTCTTGGTTTCGCGGTCTTTTCTATACTCCTTACGAATTCTTCTATCATGATCTCTAACTTCTGGTGATTCCTTTATAGACTGGATCATATACATCCAGGATGGGTAAGATCTCCCACCACGAGTGAAAGGCTTAGATTTGTCAACTTTTTTCTGGATTGGAGGGGCAGCACCCTCAGCTTCACAAATTACTTGTTCCAAATGCTTAAAAATATCCTCTGCAACTGCTGGCATTTTGGATTTCTTTTGCTTTAATTCAGCTGGCAGTAGTTCCTCCAAAGATCGTCGTGATGTAAAAGGATCTTCCTTATCGCTATCTGTTTTCTTTATCTCAATCTTTAACTTTGGATTCCCAGAGATTACAGCCACCAAATTAAAAATCGTCCTACCCAAAGCAACTGTACCCAGTTCATACTTCGGCAATGTCCCCTCTTTCAATTTTCTGGTATCAACATTGGTATCAGCCAATTTCTCGACAACGGTCGCAGAGAGAGCAACAATGGGATCTTTGGATGTCTTGTAAGAGTCAAAGTTCGCAGTTACAGATTCCTTGACATTATCCATCTGTTTCTTTTTGTGAGCTTGGAATTTCTCAAGAAGTCCTTTTATATAATTTAGATCATCGAGAGTGTCAATTTTCCCGATCTTTATCCGTTTAAGGAATTCTGGGTCTAAATTTTGTGACCCTATTTCTTTTACTGCTTCTCTGGTTGTATCGATAATATCTTCAAATCTTGCTGAACCACCAACTTTTCTATACTCATCCTGTAGAGTTTTTAGATCACCATTCTTTTTGGCTGTTGTTAATTTCTGGAGTAATGCTGTTTTCTCTTGTGAACCATACTCAACATATAATGTTTTTAGGCTTTCCAATGCCTTCATGTATTTTTCTTTTGTGTTTGGATAAAGTTCCATTGCTCTCTTTGGGAGGTCTCCTATGCTCTTTAGGAGATCATTATATTCATCTTGGGTGATCATTTTTTGTTCGAGATTATACTTCAGTAGATCGGAAGTATTCTTTTGGAGTCTCTTTAAAGCTGTCTGTAGGTCGCCTGATCTAACTTGGGACATTTCATTGAATAATTCCAATGTGAATTGGTCAGTTAATATATCTCTGAATTCGTCAAGTGTAATGTCACCAGCATCACTAAAGTCCAGTTTGATATTTTTTAGAATATCAACTTGTTCTCCTGAGAAGAGATCTGGTCTTGTTAATAATGCTGATAGCATTGTCATTGCATCGGCAGATCCAAGATTTTTCTCTTGGAGGAAATCTATTTGCCCATCTGATAATTTACTTCCACCAGAACCTATAAATGCTTTTCCACTTATCCTTATTGTGTTAAAACTAATCTGGTTTATGATTTGATTTATTCTCTGTACAGCTTCTGGATTTATTCCCTTGTCATTTCGTACATCGTTTATTCTATTTGTCAGAAATACTTCGTTGTCAATTTCATCTTGGGTTGTTGCCTGTTTCTTGGCTTTCATAATATTATCAATGATGTTGTTTATAGTACATTTCCCTATTTTGTCATTAATATCATCATATTCACTCTTGACCTGATCAAAATCTTTCTTTGCTTTGATATATGATTGGTATGATTTCTTACTGTGTTCTGTTGGTCTCGATACAAAGTCACTCCATGAGGAACCATACTCTTTTAAGAAGTACCTGATCTTCTCAATTGCTTTTTGTGTTTCGGCGTTTACTGCGTCACTGCCTTTCTTTTCATCAGTTGGTAGGATTGGATTATTTGGGAACCTGTCATTGTAGAGTTTCCAGAGTTCTGTTCCTGTGAATTCTGCGTGGGACCACTGGGTACTTTGGTCGCCACGTCGAAGTGCATCATATAATGCTGCTCCGAGGACTGCTTGCTGGATTTCTGGGTCCCAGTCTTTTCCAAGTTTTCTGGAGATTAGCTGAACTTGGCGTAGGATTTGTTTGCGTCGTCTGGCGTTCTGTAATCCTGTCTTTAGATTCTTGGTATCTTCGTCTCCTGTTTCTTCTGGTTCTATACTGGGGTCTACTCTTTTCCTTTGTTCTTCTTCTCCGGCTTCTGATAGTATACTGGGTCCATGGCTTGACAGCGGTAGAAACTTATTCTTCACAGTCATATGAATTCTCCGTTCTGTCTCTATATATTTTTGAATATAATTGTTTTAGATCTCTTCGAAATCACCACTTGGTCCAGGTTTCAGACCCAGTTGTCGTAATTTCTCTTGCCTCTTCAACTCTTGCTCACGAGATGCAGACTTTCCTGTAGGAATTGTAACCTTGGCACCAGGACGAGCCTCAATGCCATAGTACCCATGTGGAGGTGCAGGAGATGGAGTAATAACCTCTTCTTCCTCACCCTCCTCACCCTTTTCAGGATGATATTTCGCAGGGCCAACATACCTCTGTAATACCTTCTTAACATTCGGATCTGTCTCCTTCTGATAGAGATCCCAAATCTTATCAAAAGATGTATTCTTCCACTTTCCACCACCAACCATCAAGCTCTTCAGAGCTGTCAACATAGTCTCATCCGGGCCAGCATCCAAAATTCTTGAGATTGTACTATCGACCATTTCCTGATTTGGTTCTTTTAGACGGTCAATAAGTGACACTGCAGTATTTTCAGAGATTCTACCACCACTATCAGCTGCGAAATGTGCTGAAGTAAGATTCTTGGAAATATATCCAGCTTCATCCCTCAATGCCAATAGGAAATCCTCTTCATTATCATAAGTATTTATATTCTCGTCCCCAACCCTATGAGCTTGGAATTTTACTTCCAAATCATCAGCCAAAGGACCAATATTGGCATTTGACAATTCATTTGCAATTGCAACCAAATCCTCATCGCTCATTTCTGATAGAGCTTTTATCTGCTTTTTGGAATTCTTTAATGATAGAAGAATTGCTCTCTCATCGTCTTTATCTGGGAAAGTAACACCATACTTCTTACTATAATACTTGACATATCTAACATCCTTTGAGATATCAAGCTGAATATCAGCAATATCAGATGAAGAATAATATTTTCCAGTCTTTGAATCATAAAAATTCCTGGAATTCTTCAACTGTTCCAGTAACTTTTCTTGATCTGCCAAATCTCTTGTCAATTTGGCCTCTTCTGGACCTGGTTCAGCATTTCTCAATTTTGTCCTAATGGTAGAAATTGTACCATTAACTTTCTTGATTCTTTCTGTGTCAATAGCTGGACCAACTTTCCTCTTTTCTGGAGTAGTTGATACTTCTCGGAGTTTTAATCTCTTGGCTATCTCCTGTGCCTGACTAGCAATATTGGCTTTATATTCTTCTGTGTCTACCTTGGCCAGTCTTCCTGTTATTTCACCTGCGAACATCATAATGGCATTGGAAATCTGTTGTGGGTCAATAGCTTCACCAGTTTTTGCTGATTGTCTCTTTATAGCTGCTACCTTTTGACGTGTAGCGTAAAGTTCCAAGTCTGTGTCCAGGGAAGCCATTAGATTTTGGTGTACTAGTCGTCGTACATCTTCTGGATTCTGTTGTGGGTCCATCCCTTCTGGGAGAGAGATAGCGAAGTTACTCTCTTTATCTTGCCAAGAGTTTGAAGCTTTCCTGCGTAGTAGTTCTCTTCTAACATCATCAGTCAATTTTATAAGGATTGGATCGTTTGGATTTTTTGGATCTGGTTCTCTTGGTTGTACGCTTTCAAGTCTATCTATAATCTCATCGAATAATTTCATTGGATCATCTCCTTTTCGGAGGGATCCAATCATTTTCAACATGGTATCAACTTCTGTGTCAGTAAACTTTCTTACGCCTTGATCGTCTTGGACGCCACGGAGGGCATTTTTCATGATTTTTGGATCTGTTATTTGTTCGGTGTCAAATCGTTCTTTTATGTTCCTTGCGTGTTCGACCAGTTCGTCAAAGTCTGGACGAATTAGTTCTCTGAAGTATTCATCATCTGGGTCGAATGTTGGTGATGCCTCAAATGACATACCAGTCTCTGGATCTCTCCAGAGATTCTTGTTCGCTGGCATCTTGAAGCCAGTTACAGGATCATGCCACTCATACTTGAATACCTTTTTGGTACCAAGGAGATCTCTAAAGAAACCAACTTTGGCCTGATCGTCATGAAGTCCAAATTTTAACATCAATAGATTTCTCTCACGGTCTGTGAGAGATGGAATTTTCATTATCATGTCAACGGTATCATGAATTTGGGCTATTGTGTCTGGCGTTGGTACGCTTAGGGATTTCTGTGTATCTATTAATTGTTCTCTCTTATCGCCGGCTCCTTGTATTTCTTGGTCAAGTGATAGAGTTGTTGACAATGGGATTGGACGTACGAAAACAAATTTGTTCAAGTACCTCTTCATGTTCCAATCACTACTTAAGTCCAACAGAGCAACATTCTTGGCACTGTTGAGGGTTTGACTTCGACCTTCCTCATCCTTTACCTTGTCAGCATAACCATTAAGTACCTGTCTAATGGTTTTATTAACCTGGCGTATCTTATCTCTGAACTCCTGAGAAGAAGATCTCCCCTCGGATCTCTCATAATCATTTCGGATAACATAAGGCTTCCCGCCACGACCAGCAACTCGAATAGGACCAAATCCTTCCGTAAAATGCTTCCCATTGAGTACATCTTCCACAGTCTTTGGTATATCCTTATCAGGAATCTTACCAGTCTCTTTAAGACGTATGCCATCATGAGAGTAAAGTTTTCCATCTTGTGGGTTTAGGAATGTGTAAATCCACATTACGTAAGCTTGTACTGGGGCACTTACAATCAAGACATCCCAAGTTCCACCGGCTGGGTGAGCTGTAATTCGTCTTGATGGACCAGCCATAAACCGGTTGGACAATTCTTTATTAATAGTGAATAATACATACCTGACAAAACCGGGATTGGACCTCTCCATCCTTCTTCCTTCCGGTCCTTCCCTGAGTTCGTTTACCTTCTCTTCAACCTTCTTGGTAGTGAAGTTCTTATTGGACACCAATTTCTTGGCAACTTCCATTGGAGTTACATCTTTCCACCATGTTGGTCGACCATTTTCCAGAATATCATCCGTCCAATATAACGATCCTTCTATGAATTCCAATCCGTCATATACCTTCTTAGCTTGATCTGTAACATACTTTTCATCTTCTGGCGCTGTTCCTCTCAGAGAAGCTCTGATTACTCTTGTAATTTCATCCAAAGACGGTTTTTGATTTTCACCCTCACCTTTAAAGTATGAAGGTTTTCCATTCCCCTTTTGATACACCCACACATTTTGCTGTGGGTGGAATTCTGCTGTTTCAGCTACTTCAAGTGCCTCTTCAGGAGTTAATTTTACTGATCTCATAACTATATCACGGAGTTGGTCTTTATCAGGCTTCGTTGGATCTTGTGGATCATTATCCAAATCGGTGTAATACCGGTCTGATTGTGGGTCGAACCAAGTATTTCTGCGTTTATCATTCTCAAGTGCTTTGAAGACCAGTTTTCTAGCTTCTTCACGTACATCGTCAAGTTCTTGCTGTTTCTTATAGAGTTGGAACTTGTAATATATTCTGTCCGCTGCTGCGTCAACCAATCCACCAATTGTGTCGAAGATCTGTTCGACTGTCCAACCAGTACCTTGGAGTTTTTGATCCAACCATCTTTGGTAGGAATCATCATCTGAGAATGCTCTGGCAGAGAAAGGATCTGAGGGATCCAATTTCTGTTTGTAATCGTTTGGATTTACTACATCGGAAGACTGCATTATATCAGTAATTCTGTCTAAGGTACGGAGTGAACGTGGGTTTTCATAATTTGAGATTACAAGTTTGCGCCCGCTTCTCGTCTCATATTCCACTTGTTCTCTTCCATGTGATACTTCCATGGTCTGGCTTGGGTCTTGTGGATTTCTGGTACGAGGTCTATATCCCAATTGTGCGCCAAAGAGAGAAAGTGCGAGTTCAGCATCTCTCAGTGTCTGGAATGCGAAAAGTTTTTCTGGAGCTGTATCGTCATTCTCGATACTTCCATCTTCAGCACGCTTAAGACCTATAGGAGCTTCAAAGTCAATCTTTCCGTTTTCATCAGAGAGGTAGATGCCCCAAAGGTAATCACCTGGTGTATTCCAAATTTTCCTACCACCAACACCTCTCTTGGGTATAAATGGACTCTTTCCACCAGACTTCTTAACAACTACTTTTAGTAAGAGTGCTATTGGGTCTATGGTTTCTTCTGTTTCCATTGCATCTACTTCAAGTCTGTTATCAATATCACCAAATTTGGCCCTGGCATAATTCATAGCGTTTTCTTCAGCTGTCTTATTTCCATTTCTGGATGGGCCAGTAAAAACTTCCCGTTCTCTTTCTTGACCATCAAGATCTGTATATTTTACAATATACTTCCTGAATGGAATTACATTACCTTCTTGATCGGAATAAGTTTCTTGAATATTCCTAACAGATTCAGGATCGAAGCCTATCTTTGTGATTTCTCCACTACCAGGAGGGAATTCAACCGAGATTGGTCTACTAAAGAGACTATTATAAATCCTTTGCTTAACCTCATCGGTCAGTCTATTCCCGTAAAGGTTCAACAGGAATGATGCTTCGTTTTCTGCCTCATCACCAGATGAAGTTCTGGAGATCTTTATGTCATTCCTTCTAACTACAGCAAGGTCTAATGGTTCTCCGTAGTACAATCCTTTGATTGTAGCAAGTTGTTCATCGTTATTCACCCATTGGAATTCTTCAACTGAGATGGGGGTATGTTTCTCTGCTAGTTTTCCACCCTCTTCAACTTCTGTTCTAAACTGTGTACATGCTGCTATGATCTTGGGTTTTGCAGCTTTAAAGTCTGCAAAATAGATTCTGTTCTTGATTGCATTATAATTCTCATATAAGCTTTCTTTTTCTTGAGTATTCATTGGTTGAATACCAAGGATGTCTCTGCGGACTTTGGATACCCATGGTCTTAGGTTTTCTGGTAGTTTGGATTCGACTTCTTCATCCGATGAAGGTGGTGCGTAGACTATTTTTGGTTTTTTCTGGAATTTTATTTCATATGCGATTAGTCGTTCTGTGGTCTGTTCGTCTATTTCTTCATCCGACACTGATAATCCTTGATCGCGGCGGTAAAGCAATTCGTCCATCGCTTGTTCTTTAATAATCTTGACAGTCCATTCTGCGTCTTCTTCGTCATACTCTCCAGATTCCATTATCCTGGCACGTTCCTCTGGTTCCACTCTGAAGTATAATTCTTTGATGGAGTCAAGGGCATTTCTGGCGAACATTGTTGCCAGATGCTTTTTGGTTTCGTCCTGGAGGTCCCCTTCAATAATATTATAGACAGGTTGCTGAAGTCCAGGGGGTGGTACTTTTGATGCTGCTATCTGGAGTGTATCTGTGGGTGAGAGAGCTTCCAGATCTTGTGCTTCAGCCTTCTTCAGTTTTTCCAATGACAAAGTTAGAGCTTTTTGAGCATTTTCTATGCCTGAACCGGTCTGCTTGGCATTATTTAGGGTTTCCCTTTTTTCTATTACGTCTTGTTGTGCTCTGTCTACGTAGATTGCTACTAGGCCAGTTAGATTATGTTTCTTGAGGGCATTCTTTATGTCTGCGACGTATGTTGCTATTTCTTGGGTCGTTGGTGTTTCGAGGTGTGTTGCTTGTTCTGCTGCTGATGCCCATTCGGATACTTTGGTCTTTATGTGGTTGGCTATGCTTTGGAGTACTGGTACTTGTTTTTCGTCAGTTGGGTCCATTCTTCGTACGATACCATCTATGGTTAGTCTGCCGTTACTCCATTCGGCATCTTTATCGCGTCTTAGGAATCTATCTGCCCATCGTCCTGCTGGTACCCAGGCACCGGTAGTACTTATGTCTTTTCTGGTGGCTGCTTTTTCTGTCTTTGCTTGTGGGATTACTCTATATCCCATCATGACTTTTAGGATATTGTCTGAGATTGTGGAGACCATTCTGTTTATTGGTGGTGTGAAATCTCTATTGTTGGTTGTTAGGTATGTGTTGATTGCTGGCAACATTCTTTGTAGTCTGGTGTACATCTGTTCTTTGTTGGCAGTTATTTCTGTTTCTTCTTCGGTTTCTGCCATCCCTGCCAATTCTGGGTGTTCTTCCTCTTCTCCTTCTGGGGTTTCTTCTTCTTTGTTGATTTCTGTTTCTTGGATTTTCTCCATTCCGATTGTAATTGCGGTTTGGAGTCCTTCGATAAATCCTACTGGATCTCCCCATCCCAGTCTTTGGAGTGTTTCTACGTCAAGTGTTTTTACGTCGCTTGATGGTAATCCCCGATTATCTTCGTCTTCTTCATCTATTGGGCTGTATATTTCTTCTGTGATCATATGGGGGTGTTTTTCTTTGATGTATTCATATACTATTCGTGCTTCTTGTTTAATTTCGTTGATTATTCCTTTGGGTCTGGCGCAACCGATGTGGACCAGTCCGATGCTTCTGAAGATGTGTCCCAGGTCTATTACTGATTCGCAGAGGGTACAAAAGTCTCTTTGGTATGCTATTTCTTCCAGTACGCTGATTGGTAGACAGGAGTAATACTTTGGTTTGATTATCCAATTCTTCTTCCCTAATACAGTTGACATGTTGGTCCTCCGATTTATCTATATTTTTGCTTATTTTCGGAGGATATTACTTTTTGGGCAATGTTGGGAGAGGTTTTTTGTTTACTGTATCTTTATCTCCCACCAATTTTTCTTGTCTGGGTATTGCTGCAAGTGGAATACCCAATTTCTTTAATGTATCGACACTACCAGCTCTTCGTCCTCGCTCTATTTTACTTAATTCTGCTGAGCTGATTCCTACTTTGTCTGCTAATTCTTTTCTGGTTCCACCTTTTAGTTTCTTTTCTACTGCTTGTGATACTGCTTTGATGGTTGGTGTTTTTGCTTCACCTTCGAATAATTCTTTGACTTTCTCTGCTGTTGGTTTTTCCAGGAATATGTTATTTGGGATTCGTTCAACTGCTTCTTGGACGATTTGGTATATTTCTTTTTCTGCTGGTACTCCTCTGAAGTTAAAGATTTTGCGGACGAGGATATGGAGATCTTCGGCGGTTATTGCTGGTGGGATTATTTGTCTGCATTCACAGAGTTGAATATAGTTCTTTACTATTGCTAGAATATCTTCTGAAGTGAATGTATTTTTCAGTTCTTTTGATAATCTTTCCCAGAGTGGTCCTTTTAGTAATCCTCTGTAGAGGTCTATTTCGTCCAGGGCTACGGTTAGTTCTTGATCAAAGTTTCCCATGCTCTTATTTTTGCTTTATAATTTTACGACAATATTTCATCATAGTTTTCTTCTCTTTGTCTCTGAGTTCTGTTATAAATGAGAAACCTTTTTGGAATGGTGTTACTGTTTTCTTGGTGAAATTCACGCACCAATGTGATAATCCTGATTGTACTTCGAAACATATATCATTCTTTGGATTATTGTAATCCCACCCATCCATCGTGTATACTTCGCAGTGTGCTTTTCTAATTCTGTTGTTTAGTCTCTCCCATATTATCATATAGAAATTACCAATCATATTGTGCTCGTGTTCTCTTCGGTACGACATGATGGGGTTTACTTGTGGGAGTGGTGTTACAACTAATAACTTCTTCGCGACACTGGGGTAATTTAGTGCCATGGTTCACCTTTGGAGTTATTTATAATATATTCTATAATAAATTGGCTTATATTTTCAAACATTTTAGGGTTAGCGATTTCAAAATATTTGCAGTCTGAATGTGTGGAATTATATTTTGTGAGTTTGGTAAACACATATAACATGTCTCTTTCCCATGAGAAATCTACATGCCAATGGTATTTCCCTTTATAAATTACATTCCACCATACCCATTGAATTGGTATTGAAGATCTGACACAAAAGAATTCCGCTTCTTTCTCTATTTCGGTCATTGTCGTTTCAGCGATTTTTTCTACCAGATCTCTTTCTTTAAAATTATCCTTCATTGAGAACATTTTTCCCATCCTTTACTGTCGCCTGGAAGAACTTTTGTGCGGCTGTTTCAAGATGTTTATTTTGGTTCTTCCAGGCGGTCAGTTCATTGATTTCTTTATCGAGCATTTCCCTTTCTCTTGAAATGTCAACCAATCTCTGAGTATATCTGATGTAGGTGATAACTTCGTCGATTGTAGGCTGGATGGATTCTCCTGGCTCTGGATGGATGATTGACGGTTGTTGTTCTACTATTGGCGCAATCTTGACTTCCGGAGCCATCTTCTGTAGAACAGATCCAATCTTCTCTGTAGTTTCAGTTGCCTTTTGAAGGATTTGTGATGTTATTGGTATTCCTATTTCAATTAACCCTTCTTGGGTTAATGTGAAATGATCCCCTTTCTTTTCTAGGAATGGTTTCCATTTCACCGCTGTGTAAAGAGATCTAAATATACAAACAACACCTCTTTTAGCAACATCCTTTGCATTATACTTGGTTTTTAACCAAGCAATCATATAATCATATGCTTCTTCCTTTTGTGCTGGTTTATCTCCAAATTTTGCAAAAAATGCTTCCAAAAATTCAATCCGTCTTTTAGGAAGTTTTGTATATGCAAGAAGTTCCAAATGTCCATCAGGATTTGGGATACCTGTAAAGACATCGTTCTTGTCTGGATTTTCAGCGATACCGCTGGGAATGAAGCATTTATATGGTTCTTTTTTGTTGTCTGCAATTCCTACTCGGATGATCTTCCCGACTGGAAATTTATATAAGTCATTTCTGTCATAACTTTCCGATACTGACGGATCAGAGAGATCTACGAATCCTTTGTGTCTCTCATCGATTAGAATTTCCATTCCGTATCCTTTGTGTGCTATTACTTTGGCTGTTTTGAATTGGTTGACGGAAAATTCTGTTTCTTGTTGTGGTTCTTCAGTCGTGGTTTCTGCTTGTTCAACTTGGAGAAGGACATCAATGAAGGATTGCCCAAATGATTTCCCTTCGGGTGGCTTAATTGCTATTTCCCAACTGGAATCCTTATCAAATGGTTTGATGATATAGACTGCATATTTCTCTTCTTTATTGAAGGACATGAACTTGATTTTGTCTACGTTTTCTCCTGAGAACTTGATGGCATATGCTTCCCAGGTTCCACCGTTTTGGAATGCTTTGTGTTTTCGGAAGAAGTAATTCTGGATGATTTGCTTCATTCTTCTAAAATAACGTGCTTTTATTCGTCTATCAGGAGAGAATTTTATGTTGAGACTCATGGTCATCAACCCCTTTTGACCTTACTGTACTTTGCCAGGATCCCCTGAACCTCTGTGAGAGAGATTTGGATATTGACGATATGTGTTTGGATTTTGTTTATATCGTCAATATCCATTTGTACCTTGGCTCCCCCCAACTTGAACTCACATTTTGAATCTTTTATATCTCCTTTTCTGGAGATCTGTCCACGTGCTTCCAGTATCCTAAGGTGTTTTAGAACTTCCCACCTAACGCCAAGATCAATTTGGTCTTCTAATGGTCTGTTACGTCCTTTCGGTGCTTTCTTAATATAGAGTTGTGAGGCTATTTCTGGTGTAGTACTTTTTCTGGCGCAGGATAATATTTCCCCGATCCCATGCCATGCACCATCTTTTAGAAAATCAAGAACTACTGCTCTTATTTCTATCATGTTAACTTCCTTTCTTGAGTTCTCTCAGCATGTTGATAATCTCGTTGGTCCCGGCTTTGAGTTTTTTCCGAGTCTTTTGGTCATTTGTTATTGCATCAATTGTCGGAAAAGCGTTCCCATCGTTCCCATTCAAGAGGGAATTCTTTATCCTGGTAAGTGTGTTGAATAGATTGGTTTCTGGTTTGTTTTTCTTACCAGTCTTTACGTTTTGGAGTTTCTTTCTCCATTCATCAATCACACATAATCGTTCCTTTTCCGTTCCTTTATTCTTTACATTTTTGACCAGTTCCGAGACTTCCGATCCAGTAAGTTTAAATTGCGTAATTAGATGGCCAACCGACTTTAGGACATTATCCAAGTCGGATATTGGGGATAGAGACGCCAGGGTGGATGTACACATAATCTTCTTGTCTTTTACCTCTACTCCAAGACAGGAAAGTCTCTCTTGAATGGAATATGCCGAACAGTGTAGTCTGATGACATCATAATATTCAGGTCGACCTGGGAAAAATATTGCAGCTAGATCTGTCATACTTCGTTGGATTGCACCTGGAACAGATTTCCACTTAAAATAGAGACTTACTGCATGTTGAGTTTTCTCTTCATCGGTATTATTTTCACCATGTCTGGTGTTATCGACTCGGATAAATTCGTCGATTTGTTGCGGTGTGGGATTTAGAGCAACGTATGCATCAACCACCTGCAATCCTGCTTTTATAGCAGCGTCGATTCTATGGTTTCCGCCCATGATTTCTGCGGCTTCGGTGATGACGATAGCTGGGAATGTCGTTCCTTCTCTCATCTTTTGGGCCATATCAGCACTTCGGGTGATTTTGATTGGTTCATAGAATCTGGCGTTATTTTTCTTTGATTCTTCGACCTTTAGGCCTGAAATTTTGATATTGGGGACGTACTTAAATTTGATGTTAAGCTTGTTCAGGATTTGTTCGGCTTCAAGATCTTTGTGCCACATGTTCTCTCTCCTTGTGCCTGTGCGCGGGTTGCGCTGGCGAACAATTAATTTGTATCGAGGGTGGAAGGAGCTGCAATCTAGCGATACCACCACCGTTTTTGTCTTAGACGTCTTAATAAAACATCACGAGATTCACACGTTGGAAATTTGTTTCTTTTTGTGAATGGGATCCCTGATACTGTGTCAAAATACCATTTTTCCAGTTCATTGCAAAAATCATACCATTCTGGCCATTTTTCAATTGGTGTACCAATAATTTTATCCTTTAAATCGCTGAGAGGTGTAATATTCATTTCTAACATCATATGATATGAATTTATTATCTCTTTTGCAAATTTTTCTACTTGATTTTTGGGTACAGGTGATTTTGGTAAGAACCTACCAACTATTTTGATCAAAAAATCACCAATCTTGATCAAAAAATCACTCATCTATTTCTCCTTAGATGTCAGTTTCCTTAATGCAAGGATCGTTCAACAACAACATCTTCAACACAAACGCATGACCCATCTTCTTCGCAGGATCATTCAACACCTGCGACAACGACTTACCCTTGTGATCATACCCATCATAATCCCTCAAAATCAAATCAGTACCACCAGAATGCAACTGCCACAACTTCTTAAAAGCAGCAGTTTTAACCACAGCATGAGCATACAAAGGAGCATAAATCCTCTTCCTAGCCTCAATATAACCCAAATTCTTCCCATCCCAAAAACTATACAAAGGCTTAGCACCCTTACCCATAGGATACCTATGAGCAGTCTTATCAGACCACCCCTTCAAAGCCCATTGCCAATATGCCGTAGACGGAAGAAAACTCCCATCAACATGACTAGTATAGGTATGCTGCTTATAAACCTTCGCAAACTGCCACCCATTCTCAATATTAAACGCAACATAAGAAGCATACAAAGGACAAGGACCAAGAAGAAAAGGACTCAATTCCTTCCACTCACCAGAATGACTAGTAGTATCAACAACCTGCCCATTCATCCCCTTGAGCTTCTGGTAGAAACTAACAATCGTAATCATGATTACAATCCTTTCAAAGCTTTGATTACATCGTCCAGGATCTTCTTATTCTCGGTAATATTTCTCCGAACCTCTGCAAAAAGGTTGTGTGCCTGTGGATGACACTTAAATTCATCAATAATTCTACCCTTGTAAGTAAAGATCGTCAACGTTGGACATTCACCTTCCACCAAATCAAGACGATATTCCAAGACAGTAGCCATATATACTACTGGTTTTTCACTTACCTGGTCCCAATGAAGACCACCAATGGTTGTCTTCAGAATAAGAATTTCAAAAAAGGAGTCTATTTTATCCATTTCCTATTCCTTGAAGAGAGGTTTTCGTCCTTCTCTGATGGCTGCTGCTTCAAACATGTCTACATCATCCATAATCGAATCCAACAAAACTGCTTCATCGGCGGACACACTCTTTTTCAGATTTTGGAGTAACAACACCTTGTCATATTGTCGGTGCATAGTGTTTTTAATTTTCTTTGCACGTTCCTCTTCCGAACGCTTACGCTCATCCTTGTAAGTACTATCGTCAAGAACAATCTTTCCACCGCAGTGAGAACAATACTCACCAACCGCAATGGGTAGAGGGGCAAATGACATTCCAACCTCTTCTGGGGCATCGTACCGGATCTTTTTGCCACATGCCGTCTCCCAATCGTCCCCGTAAGGATCAGAACTCTTTTTAGTGTAGACGCATTTCTTCATTATGAATTCCTATCCTTTGGCTCAAGCCACTCAATTCCCAGAACATCCAAAATCTCACGCTCCGTAGACTGAGCAATCACCCTCCCATCACGCAAATCCTCCAACCCATACCTCGTCAACTTCATACCAAGATGCTTCGCCCTCGCCCTACACCTAATGTTGAACTCAGCACTCCCAGTAAAAAACAACAAACCAGAACCATAACACTTCTTCGGAACAATCCTCAAATCAATCTGAACACCATCCCTGGCAACAGCCAAAGCCCTCTCACTAAGATTCAAATCTGCACCAAGATTCTTACAGAACTTAGCATACTCTCCATCCCCATCATCCCCAGCAATAAGAATATCAATATCCTTGGGATTCTTACCCCTTCTTAGGGAGCCGGCAACCTGAACAATAGCATCAGGGAACTTGGCAGAAATAGCACTTACTATCTTATTCGCAATCTCCATAGCATCTTCATGAGGATATCTCTTTTTCAACTTGGTTTCCGCCAACTCTTCCAAAAGTTTTGTAGTACCAGTTGTCCTAAGATCATTGATAGTCCTACAAAGAGCAGCTCCCAGACCTGGCAATTGCTTTAATTGCTCTTCCGTCAGTTGTTCAAAATTCCTTGCTCTTTGTATAATTCCTGCAGCAGATTTGTAGGATCTAACTCTAAATTCATTATCCTCTCCTGAGGATTGCAATCGTTCTGCAATTTCTTGCAGCTTCCCTACAATCTCTGTCTTGGTTAGGATACTTGGGATAGTTTCTGTTCCTGTGATTTCGATCTGGCTACTGAGGTACCATTTGGTTCCATCATCACGAACGAGACACCAGGACCCTTTGAGTTTTCCTTCATTGATGTGGAATCGTACCAGGTCTGGTGTCCGTTCGTCCAGGGTCAATTGGCCTTTTTCCCAGATTTCTACTGTTCCGGCACCGTAACCAGAGGGAATTGTTCCTTCCCAGTCCATATAGGATATTTCGTGGTCTTGGACTTGGATTGCGATGCGGATTTTGTCCTTGGAGAATCCTTTTGGGACTGCCCAGGATGGTGCTACTCCGTTTTCTTCAAACCTGAAGTCGAAATGAAGTCCCGCTCTCAGCGCCTGATGTTTCTGGACTACGAATTTTACCATTGTTGTAGTCCTCCCAGATCGGTTCCAATTCCTCACGAACAGAGTCCCTAAATTCGACATATTTCTTACCTGATAGTTCTTTGATGCGTGGGAGGAAGATTTCGTTGTAGAACTGTTCACCCATTCGACGGACGATATCCTTATCATACATTTCGTCCGTTTGTTCCACTCCACTTAGATTCTTCCAGTAGGATTCAGATTGTTCTGGTACACCATCAAATAGTGGTGTATCTCCTGACTTACAAGCACAGTGTTTGGCGGCATTTACTTTCTTGTTGTCGAGAGCGCCACCACCGACTTTGACCCTCTTCCCACCAGCTACGTGTTTGGCTAGCCAGATTGCTTCTCCTTTGGATTTGTCGTCTGGCATTCCTTTCTTGAGGTTGTTGACGTAGTTGTAGACTGCGAATACGTCAAATCGTCGTAGCATCATGGTTTTTCTCCTTTGTAGGCGCGGAGTAGGTTTTGGCATTTTACCTGGAATAGGTCATCGACGTCTGATAGAAACTGACTATGATCTCTCTGGAGTTGGTCTAATTTCCTTTGGAGTTGTTTCCCTTGTCTTAGACCAAGTGTACAGATTATATCTTTAGGCTGGAGTAATTCAAATAAATTTGGACGGTAATATCTGTCTTTTATACAATAACTGGTATTGTATTTGGTTGCCTCTTTTACTTGGACGAATGGGTATTGTGGATGAGAGATCACAATTGTTATTTTCTTTCTCATGATCTTTCTCCTCTCCTATTCGTAGTATCCAATGGCATTCTTGTACAGAACGCCGAGATTGTCTTCCAGTCCACATTTATTGCACTTCATATTACACACATTATTTGTTAGTTCTTCCAGAGTTGAGTCAACTGATCCAATCTTGTAACAGAATGGAGTTTCACCAGCTACTATACTCCCATCAATGTTTATTGAAGGAGTACACATCTTCATGCGTTGTCTTATGATATTGATGCCTTCTGTGATACTTCCGCATGTTCTTGTTGTACTTCTGAGGTTGAAACACATTGGGGCAGTTCTGTCACTTGGGATTTCATTTTCAATAGCTCTTCCAAGGGCTGTAATTGTTCGGATATGGTCTTCATAGGTGAATAATGGGTGTTCGAATTTTTCTACTTTTGTTTTATAGTAACGTGGGTCATTGGTTACCTGGACGCAAATTCCCAGTCCGATTATTGCGTCTCTGAGTTTTACATTCCCGATAAATGTGCCATTACTTAGTAATATTACCATTTTGAAGTTTTCTTTTGATAATTTTAGGAATTCGAGGATTTGTGGATGTTCTGTCGGTTCTCCGCCTGAGATTAGTATAATTGGGAGAGTATTTCTAGATACGAAGGAAACTACTTTCTTGAATGTCTCCATTGTCATGTGTTCACCGTCTGGTTTGGCGTCAACCATACAGTGAGAGCATCCCATGTGGCATCTCTGTGTGATTCTGACTAGCATGTCAGATCTCCGTTAGGCTTAGGACTTTAGCACCTGCCAGAGCGATATCCTTACATTCTTCTTCACTTAGTCCTGTCAGATGTTGTATATCTCTTGGGTGAGTGTTTTCGTTGGCCAGTGCTGCGAAAGCATTTAACACTGTTTTCAGTGTCATTCCATGGCCTTCGAACACTGGCTTGTTTAGGATTGCTCTTACGTGTGGGGTTAGTTTGGTCATGTCATTTCCCTTTCAATGCCACTGGTTCATCAAAGAAACCGGTGAATGCTTTTTTGTTGCGCCATAGCATGACCTGTTCATGACTCCCATAAACGGCGTGGTGGACGGTATGCTTTCCTTTAACTTGGCAGTATGTTTTGGATTGGTGTCCTGGTCCGTGGTGGAGGACTGCCAGACAGAGGCCTTCTTTTTTGCGCCTGGCTTCTGTTTTACAGATTGGGCATTTTGGTCCAAAGAATATGCTGTGTTTCTTGCAACTAGAGAGATGTCGTAGGTGTTGATTCCTCATGGTTTGTCTCCAGCTAGAAATATTTCTCAGCCTCTGCTCGTCGTACTGCACAAGAGATACCCCTTGAGGTAGCCTTGAACTGAGAGAATGACCATCCTTCTTTACTTGGACAACATCGGGCGCTGACGGATATCTTACCATCGGAAACGGAAATAGTGACGCTTCCACGGTCAGTAGAATACCCAATGCTTCGGATCAAACCATTCACTATATAGGGACTCCATCCAGAGGAGGTGTTGAGCTTTCTTAGAACCTGTCTTAGAAGATTGTCTTCCTGTCCTAGCTTTTTTAGGTTCCTCATGCCAATTCCTTTCTTGGGTCAACTGGTAGTCCTGTGTTCATATCTTCAGTTACTTTATTCTCGTGATCGCTCCAGATGGCATTGATTGTCTGGTTTCCGACTTTCTTCCAGGCGTCCATCCAGATTTTTCTTTGTTCTGCTTTCCATTTGGCATATTTCTCTTTGTCGGTTATAATTGGGGAGATTTGATTCCAACAGTCGATTCCTGCTTTGGACATGTTGATTACTGATTGTTTATAGGGCATCATTGGGTCTACGAAGAATTGGTGGATATTGGATTGTACTGCTTCTAATAGGATTGTTTCTGCTAGTCCATCTGAGATTATTGGTACGATTGGGGCGATGTTTAGGTATACTCTTATTCCTGCTTGGGTGAATTTTCTGACGACGTCAAACCTGGCAATATTACCTTGGGCATGCTCTAGGAGAGAGCGATATTTTTCGTGGATTGGTGTGATTGTCATGTGGAGGTTGGCGTTTGTCCCTTTCTTGAATAGGTCAAGATCTTCTAGGACTAGTGGCGATTTTGTGTATACTCCGGTTTTGGTTGATCCTGAGCCGATTAGTTTTGTTAGGATGTGTCTGGTTAGGCGATATGTGGTTTCTGCTGGTTGGTAGGGGTCTGTGAAGGTTCCGATGCAGATTCGTTTTCCTTTGATATTTTTGAGTTCTTTGTCGAGTTTGGTTTTGATGTGTTCTCTGACTCGGACGAATTGTCCCCAGGCTTCGGGGTCTTTGATGAAGAATTGGACGTAGCAGTAGGCACATCCGTGTTCGCATCCGACATATGGGTTACAGCACACGTCGTACCACCGAAAATTTGTGGGGGTAATAACTTTTGTCTTCCGAGCTTCTGTTATTTTCATGCTGCCTCCTTGTTGGAGTAGTATCATTTTTTGTGAGAAGAGTGAAGAGGGGTGGCCAATGGGTGCCTCTCTACCAGTCAGCAATAGCTAAGGTAGCAGACATCCCCCAATCCTGTGGATCAGAGTGGTCCACAACATTTCCAGGGTCGCTGGATATGCTATACGCGAGACTGGAAGGAAGTCCACTGGTCACCCCCGTCCAACACTAAAATCCATCTCCAATCAATTCTCTCATATTATGAAATAATAATCTTATTTGTAAATATCTTTCAGTAGTTACTATATGACATATGTTATAAACAACATAATCAATATTAAATTCGGCAGGATTTGCAAGATCCCAAGTCATGGTCCTGCATTTTCGTTGGAGAGTAAGAGTCAGATACTGACCAATGATTTCTATTCTACAATATTGCATACCTTTTTTATCAGAAATTTGTAGACTTTGTGTATAGTTGGTTATCCACATTTCATCGTCTAATGTTGTCAGACGGTTCATTATTTCTTGTAAAATTTTGTCCGTCTCAGATATTTCCATCTCTTATCCCCAGTTCTTCTTTTATTGCTTTTTGTTGGTTTTTTCTACCAAGGTGGTAGGCGGCTGATAATAGTGGAGCAAGAGAACATGGAATTAGGTATGTCTGTAAGTTGACATATCCGCCTTTATCTGGTTCTCTGACGGTGATTTCCCACTCATGACCAAGCGGTTTTAGAGCAAGTTCTCGTGGTACCCAAAATTCGTGAGCGTTACGTAGACCTCTAACTTCCTTTTTGAGTCGTTTCATGGTTATTGTTTTCATTTTGTCCTCCGATGTGAATGTATTTCTTATGGAGTAACCCTGGTGGTGGGGGTATTATCTCACCAGGACACAATTTTATTATCCCTATTCTTTCCCATATTTCTAGCAATGTCCATCCTAATTCATAAGCGTCATCTGATGCATTGTAGAGATTGGAACTTGGGTAATGAACCATTTTTATCCAGAATATTACATCAAATTCACTGACTATAAGTTGTCCATTACCTGGGGATATATAATTTTTGGAATAATTATAGAATTGAAACCATATTTCTTGTACGTCACACTTTGGATCGTTTATGTCGAGATTTAGGTTTGGTGGCTGGTATCTTTCTTGTTCCAAACCGAGTCTCCAGTTTTCTGACATTGGCAGCCTCAAACTCTGGTATATTATCTAGATAAGCGTTTCGATCAATAAATGGCAAACATCCACCCATAGTCTCTACGGTATCTGGTTCTGCTACGCATAGTTCTTTGAAGATCTTTTCCCATAGGAATCCTATACCAGTCCACCATCGTCTTGTCTTATGTCCTTCTTGTGGGAGTCGTTTTCGTTCTGATTTGAGGAATCTCGCTTGGTTTAGGTGTTCTTCTGTGTTGATGGTCCAGTTTACCAGTGCTTCCATGGCGTAATCTGCTTTTTCGTCTGTTGTCAGATGTTCTTTTCGTTCTTTTACTTGGAATGCTTTGTGTGACCAGAATTTCTTGCATTTCTTACAGTAGGTGTTGTGTCTGAAGGTGATTAGGGTTTTGCATTCTGGGCATGGGATTTCCATGATTTTCTCCCGTGTTTTTCACCAGCTAGAAATCCTGCTTTAAATGCTCTCTTTGATAAATCTGGATAATATCCAGAAAGTTTGGATCGTTCGAAAGATTTTCTCCATGGTGCTTTCTTCATTTCTTCTCCTACAAAAATGGGGCTGGTATTACCTACCAGCCCCATTGGTCCTTGAAGAAGGGTTGCTTAGACTTTCGTGTAACCCTTCTTCACATATTCAGCTTCGACTTCTTCGGCGGTCTTCTTGCCGATGCGGGTCTTGCTTTCCTCGTGCCCTTCCTTATTCTGGAAGCGCACGTTGAACCGCTTGCCCTTCAGGGGATATTTCTCCCCGCCAGCGTTCTTCTTTCCGAGGCTGAGGGTTCCATCCGGGTACTTGTAGGTGTTCAGGACGTGATAGATGAGGGACTTCGAGTCGATCATCACGTGGCTCGTGAGTTCGAAGTCTTTGCAGTCGAAGGAAGATTTCTTCTGGAGGTGGACCAGACCTGCTCCACCGTTTTCCTTCATCCAGGCGTCCATGTCGAACGGAATGGGTGCCTTTTTGACTTTGGGCTTCTTTTCCTTCTTTTCCGAAGGCTTTTCTGCCTTTTCCGCCACTGCCGGTGCCGTTGCCTGAGTAACCATGTCCTTCTCCTTTCCCTTGTCGGGAAATGCTTGGCCCGCTTGGCTCTTCGCCTCATTGGGCATCTCTGCTCTACTCTTGTGAATCAGTGCCGTGACTCCGTCCTTGTCCTTGATCTTGATCGCGTTCTTGTCAATCTCTTTAACTATTTCGTATTCATCATCAAGTGTTCCCTCTGGGCCTTTGAGCTTGATCCTGGTTCCCGCTACGTATTCCATGATCGCCTCTTCTGCTGTCGCTGCGCGCACCAATAATTGCGCATTACGCTTGTATCAGCATGAAGTCATTTGTCAATGGGTCAGAATGTGACTTCTCAGCGACGCGAATTACTCTTCCTAAGACGCGTAAGCCAGCGCTTGGGCCGATCCAAACACCTAACTTGGCTATGTATCTTCCTATAGGTATCGGCTTCATGCTTGTGGCTTTTTGGTATGAACTCAAGTCCAGATTGACCAGTAGTAACAGTATAACAATACCAATCAGTCGGTACAATACATTCACCATGCCTATTCTTATATTGTGGATATTCAGGGGTATCAGAAATATCCCCACCAGTAATAACTTGGACAGAAGATGAAGACACATTATAAGCAGGATATATATTCATGAGAAGCTCCAATACTTAAATACATTTCTCATTATTATTCCTCCTAATGGTTATTGTCAAAAATATCTAAAACAGGAGAGAACCATGAAACTAGACGCTATACAATCTGATCAAAGAAAAGTTGAAAATCTCATCAAAGAAAATGTCATAACCGAACAAGATGTCCAAGAAAAAGGTAATCTAAATACCGTAAAAAAACTATCAGACTGGGTTGCAAAATATAACGAAGACATGAAAAAAGCCCTGGACCTGAACGATATTCGTAATGCCAGATTACACTTGGCAGAAGTTAAGTACGCTTGCTCACAAATGGAAGATCACTTGACGATGCTGGCGAAGGAGATGGGATTGCCAGACTTTGATTTCTAAGGATACCATGGAACCCTCTCAAATAGCATCGTTGATCACCGAAGACATCCATGATAATAATGGACTTATACTCGAACATAAATGGAAAGATATTAAATATTTGTTGTCAAATTGGAGACAGATACCAGTATTGGCTGATAGATATGGGAGACCATTATATAATCCTGAACTTATAAATGATAATGATTTTATGACCAATATTGTAGAAATACTCAACAAAGATGAATATTATCATGGTACATTTGGTCAAGAACAAAATCTACAACTACTTGCTGATCGTTTGGCAGATGCGAAGAAATATCATAAGCCAGGTCTGATGGGTGCTGGACATTCTCCAGGTCGTTTGGAACGAAGCGGTTATGAGAAACGTCATCCAGTAGAGCGTGTTTGAATTTCCAGAACCAATTCTTCTTCAGATTTAAATTCTCTAAGTTCTCCATTGAAGTAGAAGATTATATCTTCGCTTTCTGGATTTCCGTTTTGGTCTATTTTTATGATTGCTTCTTTACAGACGTTGTACTTTACATCTCTAAAGAGGATATTATATGTTCCACCGAGATCTTTGGCGCAGCATTGTTCCCAGGTGAATGTCATTTTATCCTCCTTTCAAGACTTCTATGATGACACCGTTCTGTATGGATCTTCCATTATCATCTTATCAATTACTTCCGAAATATATCTTGGGTTACAATCTGGGTCTGAGAAATCTTTTTCAAAAATAATTTCTCCAGGTTCTAATACTGGTTGGATAGAAAATTTATCCCTCCTAATAGTAATCCCACTATCAGTTATACTAAGGGAACCAAGGACATAATGGTTTTGTCCATCTTTGATAATGAATATATCATGGTTATTGAAATGATTATTCGTATTATGAAACCAGATATATCCTTCCGTAAGTCTGATATGGTCCATAAAATCTCTAAGGATTACTCTGGACATTTCCATCTTTTTCACCCTCCGACTTAAATTGCTCTAGAATAATATCGATAGATTTGGGGTCATTGAGATTGGTTAATGGCAATTCTTTGGACCATCCAGATGGCATTGTGTGACTTTCAATCCATTTTTGGTAAGAAACTTCTCCATTTATATGGACGACTACAATTATATCATAATAACAGATATTAAATCCTATTGCTGGCCCAAGAGTTATACCACCTGGTCTTTCATATTCAACGTTTAAGAAGACTTCTCGCGTATTAACTTTTTCTATTACTTGTGTTACTAATTTTACTGCTAATGATGCTATTTCTTCTCCAAAAGATTTTCTGATCTCTACGTAACGGAGTTGGTTTCTTTTAAGCATATTTGGTCTTGCTGGTGATTTGTTCCACATGATGTATTCCTCCGAAAGCTTTTAGTATAATTTGGGCTGGTGGGTGCCGCTTCCTTGTCCCGAGATGACTAGTATCGCAGGTCATTCCCGACTCAATGAGTTAGGTAGCCCACGCAATCGCCTTTCGGCTCTCATGGTGCGGGACGAGTTTGAAGAGGTCCACCAGCCCAAATGAGTATGTTCTTATCTTTGTGCCCTGTCTTATCAATCGCATAAATCGAAGCCAACTTCCAAAGTGGTTTCCTTTGTTTTAATATTCCCTTTATTTCTAGAGCAAACTCTGGATCTTTCATTTTCTCAATATTATTTTCATATCTACCAATATATAATGACTTTAATTCGTCATTTTCATTATAAGCCCATGCCTTAACTTTTAAGCCAGAATGACTGATTTCTTCTGATTTTAACGGTACGTATATTGGTGCTGCTTTTCGTTTGTTTAGGTGACGGTCCAGACAAATCTCAACTGTGACAATCATAGCATTCCAGACAACAAATGTGAATAGTCCCGATCTGAAAAAGATTGTATCATTCCCATATCTTTTTAATCGGACTTTGTCTTTCGCAGTTAAATTGATAACTTTGTCAGCTTGATGGAAGCGTTTACAGAATTCTTCAAGCATATTGGTTTTCTTCCCGTTGGGGAATAACCTTGCCCAACGAGAAGAAAACCGCCACATTGCATGGTCTGTAATTCCAAGTGTAATTATTTTCCCTTTTTTGTTCTTGTAACTCGGAAGCATAATTACCTATCCAGGAGGTAGCGCTCCACCAACCATCCTTCCTTACCTTTTTGTGGACCGGTTTGGACACGGACGTAGTAATCACGCCACACATCATTACTGTATCAGCAGCGGATTGCGCGAAGAATCTTCATCTTCGCATTGTGGAGAACCTGCCTAACATGCTTTAGATTAACGTCTCTTGCGGCTGCAACAGTCAAGACCCCAGGAATGGTCTTTTCCTTGGTACCGGTATCATCCTTCTCCTTAATAGGAGACTTGAATACCAGAGGATACTGGTGAGCAATTTCCTCTACTTCCTTGATTTTCTGATGATCAAGGCCATAAGCCTGAGCGAACACCAGATTCTCTTCCAGAGTCAAACCAGCAAACTTCCTGGCCGTCTGGACCAGAGGGTAAAACTTCGGATCTTCCTCCAACTCCTCGAAAGAGAGATCCTGGAGCTTCTTGTCGCCAGCTTCCTGGAACTGGGCAATCCTCTGACGAGAAACGGTCCTGTTCTTGTTGGTATCATTGGTCAACTTGCCGAAGTTATTGGCTATCTCAGAACCAGCCAATTTCTCCTTCCCGTTGATCCCATAGATGTGCTCCAACACCACACGCTGCTTGTCAGAAAGGACTACTTGGGAAGTAAGCCTGCTTACCAGTTCTACCATCTCATTCTGGCTAGCAATCTCATCCGGCTGAGCGAACGGAATACCAGTCTGGAATCCACCATCAGTCCTCTTGGCGAGCAAGTCAGCCTTCTGAGAATAGCTGACCGTACCAGTCAGGACTCCACCCTCTTCAGGATCTTCTGCCCCATCCAGACTCACAGGATTCCCATGGAAATCAGGATTAGTGGCGAAAAGCTGAACCAGGTCAGCCACGCATTGGACACGGTCAGAACTACTGGCATTTAGTGATACCTTCCTGGACCCAGGAGTATTGTTGAACTTCAAGTTTAGATAATCAACCAGGTAATCCAGAACATCGCCATCCAGGTTTCTGAGGTTAAACTTCCCAGAAACTACCCAAATGTAGACGTTCTTCTGACCAAGTTTCTGGATCAGTCGGTATTGCCAGTTGGGAGGAGTACCGATTCCCAGACCATCAGTCCCGTTGATAATTTCATAGGACTTGTCAGACTTTGACAGTTCAAGATATGAATTGAAACCCTGGTCCTTAGCAATTTCGTCCAGTTCTCTGGACCCGATAGGCCCCAGGAAGTTCTCTTCCCAATAAATTATCTCGTCGAGATATTCATATACTTTGTCCTTTATTTCTTGGATCTTTGTCTCGGATTTTACATCTTCGAAGGATTCATATTTTAGCGTCTGGGCATGCCTGTCCATTTCATGTTGCTTGACTTTTCCAGTCAGATAGATGGTGATTGCTTGTAGAACTTCGGTCACGGACGGGCGTTTTTCAGGAGTTTTTACGATTCCTGATTGGGCTGACGGGCGGCGTGTACTGGTTCTGATTCTGCTGTAGCCGTGCTTGGCGAATGGTGCCATTCCTGCATCGGTCTTGATTGCGAACATCAGGCCTATTGCGCCGTTCTGTTTGCATTCGTCCACGTCGCAGCGCTTGGAGTAGTAGCGTTTGGCGTTTTCTCCAATATAATTGCTCATTGCCTCTACGAGTTCGTCTTGTGTCCAGTTGTAGAGGAGTGGATGTTTGATCTTGTTGAGGGAGTCGAAGGTCTTGGGGAGCTTGCAGAATTCTTCGTATTCTTCCTTGGTCGGGAGGCCTTGGTAGCGGGTAATCTCGACTCCGTTCACTTTGACTTTTAGGATTTGTGTAATCTTCTTTAGAGTCTTGACTGAGCGTTGGACGTTGAAGAAGATTTGGATTTTTTCTTCCGGGACGCCGATGGAGAGCAGGTGGTCGCGGATGACTTTTTCGAGTTCTTGGTTTTTGCTGTTGTCTTCTTTCTTTTGTTTCTTGATGCTTTTCTTGTCATAGACGATTTCGGCGCGGATGAATTGTTCTGCTTCTTTGTTTCCGATATTAGCCGTCAGGTTCTGACGGATTTCCTCTAGCAGAAGGGCATGATCAGAGACGATGAGGGGTGGTTCTTTGGACATGTTCGGCTCCTTTCGTCGCACGAACGGCACGAGATGACACGAGAATTTTACCACATTTGGTGGTTTTTGTCAAGTATCGAGTTTGTGCGAATACCAAGAGTTATTTTTGATTATAACTTACATTTAACTCTGATAACAGTGTTTCCCAGTTCGAACTGAAATATTTAATCAAAGTCAACAAGTGGTCAAGAGTTTTTCCTTTCGGATCTGCTAAGTCCGTTGGGATTATATGATCTGGATTACGGTGATTCTGTAACCTAAAGACGACATTCCCATCAACAATCAGGATGAAGAAAGGCATAATAGTTGGACTTACGATAAGGTAAGGAACTTCTGAGTTATTATAATCCCGATAAGTGTATCGAGATACTTTGTAACCTTGTTCTTTCAAGAAGAATTTGATTACATTTAGGGTATCTGGGTTTTCCTTTAGTTGTTTCTTCTTTAGGATTTGTTTTCGGTCATCTTCGATATGTTCTATAATCTTGTCACATAATCCGATATGTCCGTTGGTGTAGATTCTATCATGCCAGATATCTCTAAACCGTGCTGTTTGGATAGCCATATATAAGTTTGTTTCCGTTTCCGTAAAGATCACGAAATACTTCTCATTCTTATACTTTATAGTGAAGATATACTTGGTTTCAGTCCAAGTAGCACCTGGATATTTTGGTTCAGTAATTACTCTAAAATCAGTAGTTTGAAACGATTTGCTGTCGTCCAGCCAAGTTTTAAATTCCTGCAATTTTCTCAGCTGTTCAGGATCTTCTTTTATGACGCCACCCATTCTCTGATCTCCTGTATGCTTTTCTTTGAACCCATGACAGTAAATCTCCAAACACCATTCCCAAGGTGCGTCGGATTTAATACCTTCACTCTGTACCTGGGCCATCCCTGCACATCCATGATATTATCCTGTATTTCTCGTTTTCTGTTTTCAGTGTCGAATGTCCATTTCTGTTTCCAGGAGATTCTTTTCATGGTGCTTCTCCTATCGCGAACATCTTCAAGAGTTTTCTGTTTTCTTCTGGAGATGGAGAATTCTTCCCAGCTTCATGAAGTGCTGTCCAAACTTGAGCATAAATTCCATTGCTCTTCCAAGCTTCCAGGATTGACATCAAACCATCAATTGAAATCTCATTGGCTGATTCAGCGGTCATTTGGGCATCAAAGAAAGCGCATCCGAATGGTGCGTTTTTGTGAATCTTGCAACTCATATCATCACAGAAGAATCTACAACTCCCCTTTGCGTTTCTGGCAGGGACAAGAGTTGGTATCTTTACAATTTCTCCATCCATTACTACTGTTGCTCCTGGACTAGCCAGTAGATTTTCCATCGCCCATTCCATAATCGGCTTCTTCCCGGCCATTCTCGGAAGATCATTGGGAATAAGGTAGCCTGGGATGAAGACGCAATTCAGGATGTCATTCGTACTCGCGCTGCTTGTTCTAGTGTATCCGAATTCAGTCCTGGCCATGTTACCCCCAATTCTTTGAGTCTGTCGTAGTTGACTTTATAAAATCCAGGTATATTACTCTCAAATGTATGCAATATTCTGGATTTCAACCACACTAATATAATGTTGTCGACATCTTGATCCAATTCTTCAAAATCATCATAATGGGATTTATATTTAAAAACCCAATAATTTTCAAATGATGTTTGGGTGAACCAAGTGCTGAAAGCGATATATTCCCAATATTCTTCAAAGATCTTGAGTAAATCACAGTTTGGATCGTGTATGTCTACCATCGGCCTAACCTCGTTAGAAATTTCTTGTGGCTCATAATGTCTTTTGTAATATATCTCTTCATATTCTTAATTGAATTGGGATCTGAGAGTGGAAATAGATATGACCTATTTCCACACCATAATTTAAAATTATCATCTTGGAAACATATATCCCAGTAGATTTCAGTATTACTCTTACAAAATCCTATCGATAATGTTGTTGGTCTTTGCATGAATGATAATTTATCGACAAAAAAGAGCTTTGACTCAACTTCCCAGAATTTAAATTTCTTTTGACGATAATGTTTTTCCATGTCCTTCCTCAATTCATCCAATATCTTGTCTTCTGTTTTCATTTGATCGTACCACATTTCCCAAGGAATTGTTGGACACTTGTGTTCAACTCTTTAAAGAATTTCTCATGTTCAGTCTTTTTCTGGTATGCCAGATCAATAAGTCCAACTATCTTCTCTGGATCGAAGCATGGGTCTGATATAAGACATGTGTCTATATTCCAGTCGATTGATCCTTCGTCATCAGTGAAGATATTAATCTCTATATTAATAATATTATCATCATTTGGGTTTAAAAAGATGCGCATATCACTATCTCCATTATCTTTATGCCCAATATCTATGGAATAATTATTCCAATCTACATCATATTTAATTTTACGATTCTTGCAAATCATAACTATCTTAGAAAGAATCAGTTTCTTTACATCAGAATATTTAACAGCTTTATTTATGTGTAGTTGTTCATATTTCTTGTTCAACTCATCATTGTGTTTTAAAAGGGCTTCTGCAAGTTCTTTCATAGCTGTTGGTGAATATGGAATAGCAACATGTACTCTCTTATTGTAACATAATTTTAAATCTACTGGTTTTCCCAATTATCGCAATTAATATTCCACCTCCGACTATTTATAATAATTCTAATTGTATGATATCCGTTATGGGTCTCAGTACCATAATTTGCTTTAAAGGCGGGTTTACTTTCGTCGTCGATCCAATAACATAGCCTATCAAAAGCTATATCCCCAAAATTCCCCAATTCTTTTGAAATTCGCAGCGATATTTCTCTTGCTCTACGCCCATCAGCATCTATTGTCTCCATCCCTTTCTCTCCTAATCACACCATGGACCAAAATGTTGTATCTTTTTGTCTTTATGGAGTTTGTGTAGAGATTCACTTAATGCATCCCAGAGTTGACGTTTTAGTTTTCTTGCCCCTGTCGTCGTTTCAATTTCAACCGAGAAGTCTTCAAAAATATTATCATCTTTTTCTGAGGACACAGTAACGTTGACGGTAAAATTTTTCTTTTTCATTTTATTCTCCTAACCAAGAAGCTTCCGGAAATCCTCCAAAGACACAACAGTGACACCCAAAGAAGCAGCCTTCTGCATCTTACTACTACCACTACCAACATCCTTAGCAACCAAATAATCCAGACCCTTAGCAACACCAGACTTCTCCTTGGCACCAGCAGCCTGGAATTTGGTAATCTCATCACCCTTCAACCGAACACCAGTAAAACAGACCGACTTCCCACTCAGAGGATGACTGGTATTGACCTGAACCTTCTCAGGGAGGGTGATTGTAACATATTTAAGCAATTTCTCGATCTGTGGCTTGGCCTTCTGAATACCAGCCACAATACCAGGAGCCTTACTCCCTTCCTCACTGAAACCAGCCATATTCCTCAATTGATCAACCGTCACTGCCATAAACTTCTCCAGAGTATCAATCCCTTGACCCATCATAATCTCAGCTTGACGGCGACCCATGAACTGAATACCCAAGCTACCAATGAAATCGTTTAACTCACAAGACCTGGATTTGTTGATCTCCACCATAATCTGCTTACTTGCAGTACCAACAATCCCCTGACCCCTCTTGACCTTGTACAGATCTTCTTCCTTGATTGTGTACAGGTCAGCAGGAGTTAAGATACTATGGTGGTTGAACAATTCAGCAAGAAGTTCATCGCCAACAAACTTAATCTCCCTTTTGGTAACCCAGTTTTTGAGCCGCTGGAAGGCTTTTCCATCGCAGGCGTCATTCTTACAGGTCCAGTGGACTCCTTCCTTAACTAGGTCAGAGTTGCAAACGATACACTTGGTGGGAGGAACAATTGGTTTATTGGTAATGTCGATCACCCTATTAACGTGTGGGATGACATCACCAGCACGTTCAACTTCGATTTGGCATCCTTCCGTGAGACCGAGTTCTTTGATATAGTCATAATTGTTCAGGAGTACATGGGAAATTGTAACACCGCCGACACGGACTGGCTTCAGGACGCCGGTAGGAATCATTGCCCCTGTGTGTCCCTGGGAAACCATGATCCCTTCAAGGATGGTGATTGCTTTCTGTGATGCAAATTTGACGCATCTTTGCCCCTTTGGCCGCATATCAGAACTCGCTCCGAGTGCAGCCTGGACGAAGAGATAATTCGCTCTGACAATTACTCCGTCAATTTCAAAATCAACGAATTCTCGTTCATTCTCAAGATCTTTATAGGCTTTCCAGACTTCTGCTCCGTTGTTGAATTCTTTATGGTCAACTGTTTGGAATCCCAGTCCTTTGATGAACTCGATTCGTTCCGATTCTGTATCCCATTCTTTCCCGTTGCAGACATCGTAACAGATGATATTGAAGTGCTTCTGGAGATCTCCACCTTTCCTGTCTCGGAGGAGTCCCGAGACGGTATTTCGTGGGTTTTGGTATCCCAGTGGTTCGAAGATTTCTTTAAATTTCTTGACTGCCAGGATGCCTTCGCCACGGATAGAGCCTGTGAAGTTGCTCTTGAGTTTCTTGGGGACGCCAGGGATTTTGAGGACGTTTTCTGTGATATCCTCTCCCTTGTACCCGTCTCCTCGTGTAACGGCGTTAATTAGTTTGCCGTTTTCGTAGTTGAGAGCTACGGAGTTACCGTCCAGTTTCCATTGCATGACCAGGATAGGTTTGTTTTCTCCTGTTGCGGAGACAATTCCGTCTACCCATTGGTCGAATTCTTCTCGGTCTTTGAGTTTCTCTTGGGAGCCCATTGGGATTTTGTGTTCTACAACTTGTCCGAGTGGGGGCGCTCCGATTTCTTTTAGGACTGTATTTTCGGGGTCCAGGATTCGGAGTTCGTCTACCAGGATATCGAAGTCTGAGTCTTGCATGATTGCTGTACCAGTATTATAGTAGGCATCAGATGCTTCTTTGATCTGTTTGGATAGTTGGGCGATGCGTTCTTTCTTTTCCATGGTTTCTCCCTTGTTTGTTGTCTTATTGGAAGTATCGTTTGGAAGTCTTTAAGTAAGCTATTTCTTTTTGAGTCGTGATATTGGTTCTGAAATTATTTTGATAAATTCTGCTGGAGTACATTTGGGATCTTCTAATTCAAATGATACTTTGGGATCCCATTTTGATTTTCCGTTTATATAAGTAACTCGTCTTATATGGTCATCAAATATTAATCTACCTATATCCTTCCCTCTCCAGGTTAGTTTCCATACTGTTACGTAATATGGTTTTGCTTCTCTGTTTTCGCTATGATCCCTAAAGGCAGAGAATCCAAATCCAGGTGGCATTCCTTCGATAATTTCATCCAAGAAATAATCTTTCCATGAGATATCAAGTATCGCTTCACTCATTATGCTGCACCTTTGTAAACCTCGCGTCTTCCATCATCGCCCGAACGCCACTTAATCTTGATCAGAGTTGCCGACTTCTTACACTCAACTCTGTCTCCAACGATCGTATCATTTTTATGACGGAGGACTATACCTTCCGTCCATGAAATACTCTTCATCTCCTCAAAAAATTCACTGAATTTTTGACCTTCCTTAGGTCGGATTGGAAGTCTTACATGATTATTTAGCTTGTTGACAGAGAAGAAAGTTTCTTTCCTCATAAACCAAGGAGTAGTACCCATCCACATATCCTTCCACCAAAGAACATCCAAAAGGAACAAAGACTCAGGAATCTCACCAATAGTCCGACGATCCAACCACTCACTATCCAACATAGACAAATCAGGAAGCATCAAATTCTCGACAGTTTCAACAATCTCCTCCTTGACTGGGATATTAGTAGGACCACCCTTATCAATCCCACGCCGGCTAAGGAAGAAAAGATCCTTATTCTTACCACGTGCCCAACTCAGATTTCCACCAGGATAGGACTTGATAATCCCCTGCGAAGCATCCCTACAAATCAGAGTACGCCAACCATCAACTTTGGAAGTACAATCCCATAGATTTAGTTCCCCATCCATCTTGGGGAAGACCTGACGGAACATTTCGAGAGGCTTCATGGGAAATCGCAGAATCATGTCTTTCTCCTTACCACTCGTTGAATTGTTTCAAGCCACCAAACTTTTTGAAAATCGGTGGTAGCTCCAAACCCAACTCTCTATCCATATCACCAGGCTGTAGATCAGGAGCTCTCTCGATAAATCTTTCCATTGTATTCAAAAGAATACGAAATTCTTCCTTTGTAAGATTCACGACCGTCACATCAGATTGGTTACACCCCAATTCTGATGCAGTTACACCTGCAATCTCATATTTGGAACTCTTACCCAACTTGTTTGACAGGACTATGACTCTTTTCACTGTTCACCTCAAGTAATTTCTTGGTCATGTCATCATATTGCTGAGCAAACTCTCTTGCTTGTGCAAGAGACATATTTCGTGGACAATATGCCCGAGGATTACCGTATTTCTTATCAATGGTCCCTGGAATTGCCTGTAATCCTGTCACCAACTTTAACCATTGTTCATCTGCCCAAGGCGGAGTCCAGGAAGGCGATCTACAAATGAATACTACGTCATATTCACTCTTCGGAGGAAGACCGTAATGTACTTCGCATTTCTTTGAACCTTCCTCTTCGTGTCCTTTTCGCCATTCTGGGTAGTATAATTTGTATTTAGAGATAATTTTCTTCTTGACACCATGGTAGGCCCAGTTACTGCAGTCCAGGACTTTGGTTTGTTGGTAACCATAGTCGTGGTGAGCGTCTAAGTTGATTAGTTCGATTCCTCGTAGTTCTCTAAGTAGTCCGTAGATGTCTCGGTGTGATTCTGTTACGCAGATATGCATTGGTCGTGGTTTTACCACTTTATTCCAGAAAGTCTTTATTACTTCTGGATCTGGGTTGAAGATTTCACAGGCGTTGTTTTTGCCGTTTCTGTCTTTGGTGTTGGTTCTGGTTACCCAGATTAGTTCGTAGAATAATTCTCTGTCTTCGTGACTTCCCCAATCATACCAGGTTGGATCTGGGAAGAACCAATCCCAATCTACACTAAGGACTTTGATTGGCATGTTTCACCTTTTGTTTGAAGCTCTTTTCTGCGTCTGATAATGCTTGCTTTTTGGTAAGCAAGTTTTCTAACTCTTTGTTGTGTTCTTTCAATTCTTCTTGAGCATTCTTTATAGCTTCTTCATCGTCTTTAATATCTCTTTCTGTATTGTCAACGTTCCATTGGTTTGACTTTTTGATTCGTTTGAAGATTAGGGATGCAAATTGTTCGAAACATTTTGGATCAGAAATATGGATATCTACATTATCGAATTGTATTAAGTCATTTACCTGTTGGATATCATCAGAGATTTCATCTGTTGTCCAAGGGCTATTCAAGACTAAAGTGTATCCATATGTTTTACATCCATCAGTAGACCCAATATTTCCATTTCTTAATCCGATCTTGACTTCTGGTATTAGTTTGGATACCTCTTCCATGAAGTCTTTTATAATGTTTCCTTCTGTCGTTGGTACTCTTTTCTTGGCTTCTTCTATTACTTTTTCAATCTCTTCCCATGGGAAAATTAGTTTCGATGTTTTTCGTCCTTCATCTTCACCATAACTATTATATCTGAAATCAAAGAAATTTATGATCAGTTTCCAGGTGTTGGTTGGCGGATTTTCTTTATCATGATAATGATAAACATCTTTCGCTACCCTAATTCGTACAAGTCGTGGAAGGTTAATTCTAAACTCTATTTCTTTCCATATTTCTCTTTTATCACCCCATGTTTCATAACTTAATCGTTCGACGGTTATTCTTCCACCAAATCGATCATAAATTATCTTTACGATTTCTTTACCCCGTTTATCAATTTCTTTACTGATTTGTTCTCTAATTGGTTGGTCTAAATCGTAATTCTTACTCTTCTGATCGGGATCTTTTGTATAAGCTGTCATCTTGGGGAACGGTTTATCCAGGATTTCATCAATGGTCATGTTTTCTCCTACGTATAGGGCGGGGGAAACTATCCCCCGCCCGTCTTTCCTTTCTATACCAAGAACAATCCACGTCGTGCTTTTCTATCCACAATATTTAGTGGAGAAGGAGGCACAATACAGGGACGAAACTTGGATTTCTCAACCTTATCTTTCTCATATTCCCTGGCCTTCTGAGCGACTTTGGAAATCCCAAAATCTCTCTGGAAAATCATCATGGTTTGCCTTTCTTCAAAGGTTTAAGCTACGAAATGAGGAGTCTGGGGTTTGATAACACCATCGTCAACCAGCTTCCGGTAAACCTGCGCCAGCTTCGGATCCAGCATCTGGTTGGCATGCAGGAAATTCGTCGGCTTGAGATTCTGAGCAACCTCGAAAATCTCAGTCCACGAATCAGCCTTGCCAGTAGCCTCGTCCGCAGCCTTCATCAGCAACGGAAGCAACGTCTCAATAAGCTTGAGACCCTTCTCCGTCAGAGTGATCTCAGTGTCAGTAATGACGCACTTATCGTACGCAGCCGCAGCCGCTTCCTTCCCGTAGACCGCTTCGAAAGCAGCCTTGATCTCATCTTCCTTGTCCACGCCGATCTTACTGTACTTCTCGACCTGGACGAAGGTGATGGGGCCTTCTTCACCGGCCTTGACCTTGACACTGGGGTGGAACTTGCCGGCTTCCTGACAGTGTTTGGTCTTGACATCGATACAAGCGGGTCGGAGGACAGCTTCAGCCTGCTTACGCAGGGATTCGGCGGTCTTTTCGACTTGCTTCTGTTCGATGATGGTCTTGATTGCAGAAACGATTTCGGGGGACTGTGGGAGTTCCAGAACCGGTGCCGCGTCCTTCTTGGGAGCGGGAGGGGCTGCCTTGGCAGCACTCTTCAGTAGACTTGCGACGTTCGCCTTCGCCATTGTCATGTCTCCTTTTGGTTTTCGTCTTTTTGAGTGATATCGTTTGCTGAGGTCTCTGTCAACATCTGTTTCGCTTCTCGGAGTACATCATCATAATTTAATATATCAAATTTCTTTCCCTTCCATATTAGGGTATCATTCTCCAATGTAATAACCCTGGATACACTGGTAGTAACTCTACCTACTACATGTTGCATACACTCACAGAAGAATCTTACTTTCACCTCCTCTTTTGGGTTTGCGAGTTCCTTACTCCTAATCTTGAGTGAGATATTCATTACATAAGTTGCTTCCATGAAATGAGTTTGTTTGATGGTAATTCCTGCTGAGGCAGATCTTTCCTCTCTTTCAGTCATCACTGTCTGCCTTTGTACAACCACCAGAAACCTTCTCCCACCTACCCAATCTTCCTTCGTCTGGTTTGAACTGCTCTACCGTGACTCCACCACCGATACGGCACAACCATACCCGAATGGTTCCAGTATCAACCTTACAACTACAACATTGTCCTTGAAATAATGTTGGGAGATCCTTCAGTGCTTTCGCATCCCATTTAGCCATTTGGCGTCCCTTTCTCAGCATTTGACGCAATCATAAAGTGCTCAAACGTCGGGAATTCTTCACAGCTACCTTCAAGATCATATTCCTGAGAAACCAGATCACCGATATACCCCTGAAAGCGACGACTCGCCTCAGGATTCAGAATATGGGTTGCCAACTCGGTGGTGAAATTCTGGATCGTATAAACCGTTGCCTTAGTCGGCAATGTCCGCATCCTCTTCTTGCTGATAGCGTCCAACTGAACCACGCCATAAATTTCTTTAATATCACCACTTCGCTTGTAAAGATCAGCCAGGACTGCATTCCTCATATCGTCCTTTTCTGGCTTGGTATTCCCACAGATTTCTTTCATCATATCAGATTTGAAGTCATTCAGATTCAGCTTCCAGATGAATTGGGCCAGTCTAACAACCTCATTCACGGAGGCCCATGACTTCTGAGCCGACTCAATTCTATTCCTAAGAGCAACAAAACCATCCTCATTACTATAACTCTCCAAAATCCGTTGGAGAGTCCCACCAATCTGGGTATCCCCAATGTTGATCCCGCTGTGGAATGCCTTACTGTAGGCAACCAGACCATTCTTACAGGCTTGTCGGAGAAGAGAGAGATATACTGACGGTTTTCCATAGCCGTCGATTGGGGCTTCCAGAGTTAGGCGCGGCTTGTGATCATCTTCACCGATCTTGAAAAGGACATCACTCCGTGGAGGGTGACGACTTACGATTACCCCACTTCGATACTCTACGCCACGGGTATCCAAATTATTGAGCGTTGTGATTAGAGTCGTGCAGTCCAGGATATTCTTGTCAGGACCAGATACTCCAAGTAGGGTTGGCTTGAACGTCTTGGAGTCCTCTTGTTCTGATGGGGTTGTTTGGATTGCCACTCGAATATTGTCGTTCGGTACAGCGGCAGTGATCCTTGCGAATACTTCTGCATGGGTGAAGTATCGGAAGATTGATGGGCCGAATCCGAATCGGCTGCAGAGACTATCCCAGAATCTCTGGGATGGTTCGCAATATTGGCTGTCAATCTGGACGGAAGTTACTTCTTGTCTGCCTTTCTCGTCCTTTTCGACATTGACTTTGAAATCCTGGATGGACTTGATCTTGTAGTCGATCGCAGGAATCGTGACTTGTGCCATTGTTTACCCTCCAAATCCAGAAAGCCTTGTGGACATATTCTTCTTCACCATTACCCCTTGTCTCTTTGTATACCGGATCGTATTTCCATTCCCTTCCAGAACCTTCGGTAACATTACTGGTTTGGGTAGAATATTCCGAATTACCACACTGGAAATTAACTCTATCTGATGGCCTCCTTTGATGGAGCGCCATTCCGTGTTATCCCAGATATATTGTTCTCTTGGCTTGGCTGTTTTGGCATAGGGATATGGGGTTTTGTCAGATTGTACGATTCTTGCTACTTTGGTCGGGTCTGCTGGATTCTTTCTTAGGACTCGACCTGACATCTGCATTGTTGGCAACTTCCCACTATCCCTTACCCAGACTGTCTGTAGATCTGGAGCATCAAATCCTTCGGTCAAGAGGTAAACATTGACGAGTGCTTTGAGTGCCCCCTCTTCGAACCTTGTATAAATATCGTCTTTTTGGGTTTGGGACAAGTTACCAAGAATTACTTCACATTGCAGTCCTTTGTCTGCGACGTGTTTCTTGAATTCATAGCATTGGTCTGCGTTTTTGAAGTAGAAGATTGATTTCCCCCATTCGTCTGGTTTTTCCAGGTATCGTTGGGCGACGAAGTAGGGCGTCCATTCCGGGACTACGTATTGGTCGAAGTTGGCAAGATATCCTTGTTCGATTAGGAATCTGACACCACAGTCCGAAATTATTTTCTCGAATGCCAGTTTGATTTTGTCTGTTCGGAATGGTGTGGCTGTTAGTCCTAGGAAGTATAGTGCTTTCATATTATGGTGGAGTGCCAGGCACGTGTCGGCTGCGTCGTGTTGTGCTTCGTCGGTGATCATGAATTCCGCTTGGGGCGGGTTCTTGTCGAACATTGAAATAAATTTAATATTCTTAACACCAATACGCTCATTTTCTTTCTTTGCCTGGTCTAGAAGTTTGCGGCGCATTGCCACCCAGTTTATTCGTATATTTAGTTCATCCTCCAGGAATTTACATATAATAAGTCCCATAGAGCTTTTCCCTGATCCTGTTGGGCTTTCGATTAGAACTGATTTATTTATTTGGAATGCATCAAGTGCTTTTCCGATGATTCTAATTTGATATTCTCTTGGTTCCAGGGTTGTGTTTTCTCTGATGAAGTTAAGAATTTTGTCTTGGTTCATTTTCTTCCTCCTTCTGGTGTGGACAATATCCGAATAAACCAATCGAGTAATTGCAATTTATACAAAGAACTCTGAAACCATCTGGCCATTTTTTGTTTCTAAGCCATCTATAAATTCCACCACTTCCACCTCCTATTTCTTTCCTGTGTACATTTCCTCCTCCATTCATATGATCAATCGTAAGGAATTCTAAATGGCATTCACCGCAACATGCACATTTGGGAGGAATACCACCATATTTTTCTAATGCGTTCTTCTTATCACGGATATTCCTCTTTTTCCTAGCTTCACAATATATGGGTTTCATACACTTTTTACAGATATTATGTCTTGTTTCGGTTTGTGAATCTTTTTTGAAGAATTCTTTAATGGGCAATAACAATTTGCATTTTTTACAAATAATCTTATTTTTCTGTTTTTTACTCTTTTTCAAGCAACCACAACTCCGGATGCCACCTAATTGTGTTAAATGGTGACTTCTACATGTTGTTATCACACCACAATCGCAACGACATTTCCAAAGGGCTGTTTTACCCTTTGACCCTGCGCGGCAAAGGACAAACAATTTTCCGAATCTTTGTCTTGTCAGATCCATGGTTTTCTCCTACGGTAAATGGTATGACACCCATTGCCTACCATCTACCGTAGGTTTGCCTTTCTACTTGTTGATATCGTGGTGAGACGCGGCATAAAAGCTAGCAGGTGATCGAATTCGTCCCGTTACTACAAAAGTAGCCACCTACTGGTGATACCGGTCCCCAAATCTCCGGAGGGATTGGTAATTCTCTGTTTCTTTTGATGTCCCATACTCGTACTTCTTCGGTCTTATAAAATTTCTTGACGGCATCTACCTGGGCTAGTGCTAGTCCAGGTAGTGTTGCGGTTACTTTGTCTTCCCAGCCAGATTCTGTTTTGATCTGGATCTCGTACATTTTATTACCCTTGTTTGGGAGGTGATGTTCTCAACAATAATGACATTGGAATCCAACGGAATTCCCCTGCAACATTTGCCATAAGGAATTCCGTCCTGGTCTTACCATCATCAAGATCAATAACTGAGGTGTCGAAAACTGGATAATGACCATTCTCCTTGAAGCCGTCTGGGATTTGTACACCTTTCTTAAAGTGTACGAAAAGTTGACCCGTCATGCGCTCTCCTTGATTACCATCGGGTGCTTACTGGCCCCGCGAACAATACCACAAAACTTTGTGGTATAAATCCCAAGCTCGTCAAACAACTTTGCTGTTTTGGATGTCCTGACCAGGATAGGAATCCTCTGCTGTTCTCGGATTTGCCTCATTAGGAAAGCATCGGGACGCTCGTTAGTCTGAACTCCCTTCAGATCCAGACGAGTAATTTCGTCCCATATATATTCAAAGGATTCCTTGTCTACCACCAGCGAGGTGATTGGCTCTTCTTCAGTTGGCTCCGAAACCAGGTGGGAGGTGATAGATTCAAGCTTCAGCATGTGATTCTCCTTGGCACGTCATTTAGAGGTCAAGGACCCGATGCCCCAACGCGGCGAACTTGGCAACGACCTGCTGGCTAGCGCCAGCTTCTGCGACAGTAGAATAGACCTCCTGCATGACCGGAGCGACGCTCTGCTCGTTCTCGTCTTCGTCGTCTCCGAGGTTAAGTTTGCGTGCCCCGATAGCAGCAAACTTAACCGACATTACTTCCTTGACCTTACTGTACAACCGCTTGAGGTAGGCACGTACTGCTTCGACAAACTTATGCCCTTCTCCGGAGGCTACGTCTGCTCTACCAAATTTGATCTTTCGTCCTTCTTCTTGTATCTCACCCTCGAGAATCAAGGAATCGGTCTTGTTCAGCAAGAGCCGAGTAGTTTCCTTGGTCCAACTATTAAGGATTTCTACGTAGACGTACCTGGTGGGATCATAGTTACCAATAAACGTGAGATTATTCCCCATCCTGGACACCCATTGAATCCGACCGATCTTGTTCTGGGTACCCAATTCCTGGGCAGTCTTGACTTCCTGCTGAAGCTGTTCAGAGGTGACCAGCTTGTAGCCCTTTGCTTCCTTTTCAGCTACTTTCTTGTCAATGAATCGGTCGCGGGCGCTTTGGCTTCCGAAGTCTTTGATTTGTTCTTGGCCGGTTTCTCCGACTCGTCCCCATTGGATTCGGACTTGGTCGCTGCCGATTTCTTCATAACTCCATGACTTGTTGTGATGGTCCTCCTGGCAGACGTAATTGTGTTTTGCCATCTTCCTGTCTCCTTTTTTCGTGTGGACAAATACCATAAATATTCTTGGCACAGTTACAATTCCAACATAATGGTTGGAGATCTTTTGGAAAATTATTCTTAATTACCCACCTATAGAAAGCATCTCCTCCAGCTTTTGGTCTTCCTAATTGCTTCCTGTGTTCGGCACCATTGTTGTTTATATGGTCCAGGGTTAAGAAGTCAATTCCCTCTCCACAACAAACACATTTTCTTCCATAATGATTAAAAACTATTTCTCTCAATTTAAAAAGATGGAGGAAAGAACATCCAGAAGAGTTTTGTCTTATTTCTCCAAGACCTTGTTTTCGTCCAACTTCTTCCCATCCTTTACCCAATAAACCGAATTCTGTCCAGGCAATGATTGCTGACTATACCCCTGCTCCATGGCCTTCTCTCTAATCATCCTCTCCCCATGATTATAAGAGATAACTATTGCGGTAATGCATACGCCAATAATAAGAATACCAAACACGACCCAAAATTCTTGTTGTTTGACGAGAGAGTTCCAAAATCCCTTTTCTTCTTCTTGTGCCATTACTTCCTCACTTTCTTGGCTTGTTCCATCAGAATCTCTGAAACTTCAGCGATGTTTCCTACGTTTATTACCTTCCCTTTCATGTCCCAGAAAGTCTTCGTCTCAGGGTCAAATAAAAAAGGCATCCTGGTAATATTGCACTTCCCTTTCAGAACAATCAACAATAGTCCAGCAATACCAAGAGAAGCATCTGGTGATGCCAATTCCTCCGTTACAATCCTTAGATTGGTTAATCCTACTATATTGTCGTTGCCGAAGTTCCTTCCCTTCAGTTTTAATGCCGTTCGTTTCTCTAAGAACTTTAGGAAATTGCTTTTGAGACTCACCTCATAAAATGGTGCATCAATATCACTTTTGTTTAAGGTAATAACAGAATCGGCTCCGTATCCTAGTTTCTTGAGACTTATACTAACCTTTCCATTCCCCAAGTCCTCATAACAAGACATATATTCTTCAAGGAGCTTCGGTCTCATCTTCCCTCTCCAATCCCAAGTATTGTAGACCGAATGGATGTTTCATTATACCATTGTCTACGCAACCGTTGGGGTCAGGAAGGATAACTCTCAGGATTGGGCGGTCGGTCTCAGTGAAACCAGCTTTGAATGTGATTGGATATTCACCAAGTAACGAGTAGTCACGTTCACCTGGCAGAAAAACTTTTCCATTCTTGATTTGGTTTGTGAGATTATGGAGAATCTCATTTGCCATCTTATTTGGTAGTGGAACTACGATTTGGAGATCAAGATGATTCCATTTCTCCTTGATACCATGAGTATGGATATTTACCATTTGATGTTTATAACCTTCGCCTACATAATGGGCAAACCATCCAAACTTTTCAATACATTCTTTTTCCCATCTATCTTGTTCTTCATTTCCATACTTGCAGCGTGCACATTCACATTCCTCTTTTTCACACCCACATTCTTCTTCAGGTGCTTCTTCCAGGACAATTTTGCTGTTGACTTTTACAGCAATGTCGCCCATTGTCTTGGCTACCAAGATTTTATTCCCGTTTGGCATGACTACCATAACGGGGGAAGTATCAATTGTTTCTTCTGTAACTGGAGCTGCCAATCTTTTGAATTCGTTGATTTCGTCCAGTGTGAATCCTGTTTTCCTTAGGTTTTTAATGTTTACCTTCAAGCTTTGTCCCTTTCTTCTTTTGTTTTTGAAGGGTCTTTCTAAGTGCCATGATATCCTTAAACCACCGTTTACTTCCGCCGTGAGACAATATCCATTTTGAATCTTCGTCGAAATTAATATCCCCTAGTGATGTATCACTTACCATGTTTTGGAATGCGGAAATAACTCCCAAATTTTGTATTTGTTCCAATATCCAGTCACAGACTATTAAATCAACTTTTGGGTCTGCCAAATAGAATGATATTTCTTTTAATTCATGACTTTCGCCTTGTCCATCCTCTGCTTCTCCAGAAAAGGTTATACATCCGTTTTTGAAACAGACGTCGAACTTTATATCTGTACCATCTTTACTGTTATATTCTACACCCCACCAATTTTCGTCTCGATCGTCATCAAATCCAAAATCAACTTTTCTCAGTGGAGATAATAGATACTCAAGGATCTTTCTTTGTTGCCCTCTTACTTTCTCCCGTTCTTCTTCTTGTTTCCTTTTAGCGTCTTCTTTACATTTCGGACATACCTGTATATGGTGTCCGTCTTGCGTGACTCTCTGATATCCGCATTTTGTGCATTTGAAATATCGTAGTGATAATTCTCCGTGTTTTTTTAGTAATTCGATTGCTTGTGTGATTGGGTCGACCATTTTCCCTCCTAGCGGTACTTATCCCTGAGTTCCTGCAGCTCAAGAATGGCCTTGTCTAACTGGGATATAACATATTCCTTGGCGATACCATCTATTCTTGGATGGATAGACTTTACATCAAATAATACTCCGTTCGCTGAAATGGTCCCACCAGAATGTCCAGCTGATCCGGCACCACAAGTGGTAACTGTTGTAACTCCGGAAGTGGTGGTGACTCCTCCAGGCAGGTGTTGTGTATATTTCTTCTTGTGACTCTTCTCTGAATCGAGGAACATATATGAGATTCCATTTAGGTTAGAGCCGAAGCCTGTGTTTTTGAGATCGAATCTTGGCCAATATCTCTTTTGATGACCATTGGCATTTCGTGGTCCATGGTACTTGGCTGCGACTTGGTAAGTCTCGCCCTTGTAGATGACCTTGTCACCAACGGTGATGTGGCTGGCTTGATTTCTCTTCATTCTAGTCTCCTTTTCAGGGGTAATACCACCGTTGGGTTTGATTAGCAATTAAATGCGTTGATGAAGAAATCCTGATTTGATGCGGTAAATAGTTTACCTCTACTAGTATAAAATTTTCCATCTTTTAGGGTTAGATGGCATTTCCTCCTTGACATTGTTATAGTTCCATATGGTGTTTGGGATGTCATATATCTTGTCATGAATACCAATTCTGGATTAGTCTTGGGATTGGCCAGATCTTCATTCTCTTTTACTGATAATCTCATTTTCATTTCAAGAATGAAATTGGTACCATTTGGCACCTTTAGAGTCTGGAGGATTTTGTGTTGTTTTCGTTTGAGTGTCACTATAATTCCATTTTTGATCTTTTGAATCTTTGCATTATATTTCCTTTGGTAATCCGGACCGGTTGTAGATCCCTTAAATCCTGATTCGAATACCCATCTCTCTTTTTCTTGAAGTCCTTTTACATTATGAGGAGTTATGATTTTACATCTATAAATATCTCTTCCTCTTGGTGCTATTTTACTTACAACTGTATTGATACACATTTCAGAATAATCAATCGTAAACACAGCATCAAATTTTTCTTCCATTTTTAAACTCCTACAACCAGGTTTCTACTATGCGTGGGTCATCTCCTTCCTGACGTGGTATACAGGTGAGACCATATGGTTCTAGGAAAGCGCGTACTTCTGCGAGTGTTTTACCAGTTAGGCACAGAGTCATTGGTCTTGCGGTACCATTACCAATTATGAATGGTCTTGCTACGAATAATTCTGGGAAATCGCTTGGTTTCTCATAGACTGTCCAAATCAGCATCCGAGGGGCAGCGGGATCTCCCGCTGCCCCTCCATCTTTGCTACTAGCTGGCTGCAGCGCCATCCTTCTTTTCCTCTTCCTTTACCTGGACAGATTCATCGTCGCCCAGATCGATGTGCCGCACGCCGAGAATCTTTTTCTCCATATCAGCCAACGACGTCTGATAGGAGCTGATGTCGGCAACGACGCCACCAGCATGGAATCCTTCAAGACGATTCAGCAACTTCTTGAGGCGGTTTACCCGCGTGGACGACCACACCTTCGTCACTTCCTTATCGTCCTTCAGGACAGCCTCAAGGTCCTTTTCCAACTGGCCGAACTCGTCGTTGAAGTCCTCAACGAGGGCATTCTTCAGGATCTGTTTGCTCGCTTCGACTGCCGGGATGGGCGCGAAGTCCAACCGCGAACCACCACCGAAATCAGCAATCAATGCCGCTACGTTGTCCAGGACAGACTTGTAACCAGCCGGGACAAAGTAGACTGATCCTTGTGTTCGGAGGGAGATGATATCAGCAGAGTCACGGAAGATCTTCTGGACGTATCGGGTAACGTCAGAGGACTTGTAGGTCTGCTTGTGTTGGTCAAAGAGCTTGACAATGGCATCCTTGATTGCAGGCTTGCCCTTGATGATTGACTTGGCGAAATCACCGTTGTTCCGGTATTCCACCTTATCAATGACGATCAGGGTTTCCTTGTCATATTCCAGTGCCTTGTCACCACCGACTTCCTTGATGACTTTCTCGGAAGTGAATTGGTAGGTGAGCCGGAAGTCGTCTTCTTCGACCTTCCGGATGATTCGGTTTGCTTCCATTTCGCGGAGGGCGCGAATGAAGGCAGATCGGTAATTATGCTCCCTGGCGTATTTCTTGTTGATGCCGTGGTCTTCCAGGAGTTTTTCGAATTGGGCTTTGGTCATGTGGACGTTATTGACATTCCACCAGACCATGAAGCCATAGATTGTAAAGTTTTGGGTTCCTTGCTGGAGGGTGTCCAGCAACATACTCTTTGCTGCGTTTGACATTTCTGTCTCCTTTTCTTGAAAACATTTTGTATCATTCAATTTTATAGAAACAATTTTCTCTCGCTGTTACTTCCTCCTTTCTTTGTTCCCGAGTAGGATAGGTATAGCATTTTGGAAATTATATATGATATCAAACATATCCTTTTCGAAATTGGGGCTAGCCATCTCGATCTGGCATACATCCTCCAAATGGACATAAGAACTCCTACCACCACCAGAAGTATACTGAACCTCGACCTTGACGAAAGTCGAATTATCAATTGGAGAGAATTTCAATTCAAACCAATTACATTCAATCAAGAAACCACCAGAATGCCGCCTGAAGCCCATTTTATGCTGATCGAAAATATTCCGGAGAACATCAATTGGTGTCTTGATCGTTTTCCGGCGCTTTTCTCTTTCTGCTTCCAATTCTTCGTTTTTGAGTTTACATAATTGCCTATACTTTCCAATCGTGATCAATTTTGGTGTTACCAGGAGAGTACTATTTGATGCCCAAAAATAATAATATATTCCTTTTACTTTGAAGAATCTGTTGTGCCATTTGTCACCAATAAATCCTTCATCATATTCATTGTGGGATCTACTATAGTAGCCGTCATTTTTGCATCGTTTGATTTCTACTTCTTTAACTCCAGCATAGAAAGTTTGGGCTTCTGGCATAAGTTCCCAACTTTCATTTCGTCTGCCTTCGAACTTTAGTTCTAAGATAGTAGTTATTCCTAATTCTTTCATCAAGGCGGCGGTTGTCATGTTAGTATCTCCCAGACCGTCCATTGTTTAGATTCTTCGTTGTAAAACGACTTTTTGATAAATTTGGATTTCTCAAAGATTTTTAATATTTGTTCACAGATTATTAGATCTTCTCCACCTACTTTTACTCTAAACTTAAAACTATAAAACCAGAGATAGAATTCTGCTAAGTTAAACTTCTTTTCACCATATTCTTTATTGGTACCCAATGATCGTAATTTCTTAACATGATTCTTCAACGTTTGGAATAATTTCTCTGGATCCCAGTTGGGATTTGCAAAATCACAAATATCAAAATCATCTATCATTTTTTACCTCATTTAGTAACCAGGCATTCTTTTGTTCGATACCCTTAAAAAGGGGTAAAACCGTACCAATGATATAGGAAACCGCCTCTTTCCACCCAAGAATATAAAAAGGTAAGACGATAATCGCCGATGCGAGTGTAATGGTCCAAAAGAGAAGAAATAAAAGTAATGCACAAATGACACAGAAAATGCAATATAAAGAATTTATAATATTCATTATAGTTTCCTGTAGATAAGAGTATTCCCGATGACATATTCCAATTCTTTAACGGTATCAGAACCATAACCGTAGCCAGTACCCCTCCGGTGGATACCCTTGTCCTCCACGTAAGTTGCCTCAATAGCAGTTGCTGCCAGCATTGTGATCTCATCAATCTGGTTTTTACTTACGTAGAACAATCTCACATAAGCACCAGATTTGTTAAATTGGACCAAATAATATACTTCACTGTGTGGTGGGAGCCACTCTTTGAGGATTTTTCGTGCTTCCTCTTTTGTCTTCATGCGTCTCCTTAGAGTGACATCTGTCGACCAAATGACCGAGTGTCAACAGGAGCCTTGTCATCCCCTTCCAGGCGGCTTGCAGGGACGGCATTCTTCGCTGCCCAATTGGCCATATTGTTCAGTTGAGCAGTTGCCGACTTACTGAGAGGATTGGTACCATTAATACCACACAAAATGAAGTCAGTCGTCAGATCCTTATCAGCAGCAAACGCCTTATACAGGGCAGTGACAACCGATTCTTCCAATTCAGCACCAGAGAAACCTTCGCTCTTCTTGCTCAACTCCTTGTAGTTGATCTTGGAAATCAGAGCTTCCCGTTTGAACTTCCTGGTGTGGATCTTCAGAATTTCTTCCCGTTCCTTATCCGAGGGGAGGCCGACGAAGAAGATCTCGTCGAACCGGCCTTTTCGGAGCAATTCGGGCATTGTATCCAGGATCGATTCGATCCTGTTGACGGTTGCCACGACGAAGGAAGGACTCTTCTTGTCTTGCATCCAGGTCAGGAAGGACCCGATTACGCGTTGAGTGGTGCCACCATCCGTGGACCCGCTCCCACCCATCCCGGAGAATGCCTTCTCCATTTCATCGACCCACACGACACAGTTCCCGATTGCGTCGATTGTGGAGAGGGCCAGTCGCATATTCTGTTCTGATGCACCGACAAGGCCAGCGAAGATTCGTCCAATATCCAACCGAATGAGGGGAATCCCCATGATGTTGGATGCCACCTTGGCAGACAGGGACTTTCCGCAACCAGGGAGACCAGCCAACACGATTCCTCGTGGCTTCGGCAATCCAAATTCTCGTGCTTTCTTGGTGAAGGCCTGTTTGCGCTCTGTGAAGAATGTCTTGACATTCTCCAAGCCACCGATATCTCCGACATTCTCGGTTGCTTCGTAATACTCCAGGATGCCGCTCTTCTTGACGACCTGAGCCTTCTCTCGCATTACCAACTTTGCAATTGACGGCTTTGGCTCTGGCATATCTTTCCTGCTGACCAGAGCTTTGGCGAAGGCATTTTCAGCTTCGATGGTGGTCAGACCCATTGCAGCTTGAATGATTTCGTCGTGCTCTTCCTGCGTGAGATTTCCGATTTTCTTCTTGTAGCCATCATAGATCAGCTTCCAGACTTTCTCGATTTCTTCCTTGGTGGGGAGTTCGAATTCGATCACGGTTACGTCGTGTTCGATGTCCGGAGACACCTTGTTGATTGGGGACACCATGATTAGGGTCTTGGCGTTCTGCTTGAAGTCCATTGCGATGTCTCGGAGGAGTCGGAGGACTCGCGGGACGTCGAAGTATTTGTGCAGATCGCGGAATACCCAAATCGATGATTCTTTGCTGTTCTTGATGCTTTGGAGGGCTTCGATCGGGTCTTCAGTCGCTTCGTGATATTTGTTGTCAGGCGAGAAGAATCCGTCTGTGTGGGACCAGATGATGAGTGGTCGCTTGAGCGCTTGGGCTACGCCGAGAATGTTGAGTTCTGCGCGGCCTTCTTCGGGGGTGACGAGGTAGAGGACGGGGTAACCGGCGGACACGTAGTGATTGAGTTCTTGCATTGTTCGCTCCTTGTGAGTGTTTCTTCTATCGCGGTTTTAAAGAGGAATAATTCCATTCGACTTGCGACGTTCTTGCATCTTGCGTAATCCTTCTATATGTCTTGCCCGAAATTCATTGACCTGGAATAAATCGTTTATAACCGCATCCACTACTTTCTCTACACTAAAATCATTGGGGTCTCTAATATCAAAATCTATAGTATTATAACATCCACAACGACATACCGAAAAAGTTGGTGGGTCTATATTCAATTGCCATTCTTCATCCATAAATCCTATAATTATATCACATCCTTCAGTATCACCGAGATCAAATCCATATTTCAATAGTTCCTTGACACATGCTTTTAAAATCTTTTTGGAGTCGCTCACATGCTGAGATGAGGATCTTCCTCATCTTGTCTCCGAATAGTAATTTTTCTACCCCAGACGTTATCAAATAGTTCAGGTTCTTTTGATTTTTCCAACATTCTTAGAACTACCTGAAGTTGTTCAACCCCTCCCATTTTTTCAGCGAATTCCTGCACTGCTTGAATATATTCCTTTGATTTTGGGTCACGAACTTTGGTGTGTACTCTGACTAAACTTATTGGTAATTTGGTCATTTGATTTTCCTTTTCTTCCCATTTGGCATGATCACAAATAAATGGTCGTATCTGTCTTTTACGTCTTCAGCAAGTTCGTTGATTTCTATCAATGATTCCCTTTCATCAATAGGAATGACGTTGTTGTTTACGTCGTCCATACCTATCAACTTATAAGTACCGTCCGATACTCTCCCTCCTCGTTTTTCTAGCGCGTCGGCTATTCTCCTTAGTAGGGCGTTGTTTTCTTCCAACAATTTTATGACTTTGTCCATGTGTTCCTATCCCTTCATTGCCGATGCAATCGTTTCTGCTATTTGTTTGAATACTTTGGGATCACCTAGGTAGAACGTTATTTCAATTTTCTTACCAAATTCTCTTGTGAATATTTCATCGACCGTTTCTGCTGGCTCACGATCTCTAAATGGAAATTGTTTCTTTTCTCTATAATCAAGAATTATTTGATCTTTTCTGAATGATAGGAAGAATGCTATTCCGTCCATATAGAATGCGGCGCTGGTGTCGCCAATATTAGCGGCATAATCTTCGATATCCAATTCCCTCATTGATTTACGAATTTCTGCTATTAGTTTATCCCAAATTCTTTGAATAGACATTAATTCGTCGTAGTTCATGATTTTCCTTCTAGAATCTTTTGGTATCCTTCGATAAAGACTTGGGATTCATTTATAATATTCTGAAGATTCTTATTTCTATCTTCTAACATAGTCTTAAACATGCGAATAATTGATTTAACGACTTTTTCGAAGAATTGTGGTTCTGCCATATCGAAAAATTCCTCGTATAATGCTTGTGTTTCATTTCGGATATAGACGCAAGCATTGCCACTATTAAATGTTAATATAACTTCATAATGTTTGTCAAGTATGGAGGATGGTGTAAGCCTTACGTTGGAAACTACAGTCTCACCAACGTTTACTTCTTTAACAAAGAAACCGGACGTTTTCATACTAAGTTGATTAATTATTTCATCTACACACAAAATTTCAAAGTCGTTTTTTGTGTCAATTGACATGGTATTTCCTTCCAGGTACCCCTATTGTATCATCTTAAGAATACCTGGAAATGGGGCGTAACAATCCCACGCCCCAAAAGGGAAGCTGATCAAAGGACGGAGGTTGGTCCTTCTCAACTTGCGGCTGATTTGGGCAGAAACAAGGGGTATTAAGTAAGACACCCTTATCGAGACGCCTCAAGAAGCGTCCTGCCGCTGCGCTTTCTCTCTTGTCTCTGTAGCAGATAAATCTGGTATAACTATCTCACCAGAAAAGAAAGCAACATCCTCAATCCAAACCCCCTTACGCCAAGGAGATAAATCATTTCGACTAGATTCTTTCAAATAACCAATAAAACTCTCAAACTCTTCATAGTTACCACGTTCATATTTATACCAATAATTTCTGAGAACTTCTCTTATTTCATTCTCAGTCGGTTCCCTATCAAATATGGCAAGATTTATTTTCTCTTGCCAATCTTGCCCGCATATTACTAATAATTTTTGATATTTCACCAGATTTCCTCATGGTGTTTCCAGGTGTTACGACCCATATCTTCATCAAATTCAACTTTGACCTTGTTATCTTTCAGAACTGTGACGAAACTACTATAGGTGATTTTGTTTCCTTTTTCCTGATCATAATAATTTACTCTGAAGCAATGTGGGAAGAGCCAATTAATCTTCCTGATATAGCCCCACCGTTCTGGGAAGTGAGATTCAACTAGCTTAGTAGCGGCAATTTTTTCTTTCTCTTCCGCAGTTGGTTCTGGCGTCTTGACGGCTTTTGGTACTTTGGGTTCTGGAACAGTTGCTGTGCTCATGATTTATCTACCCCTTTGACCTTTGGTTGGGAGGGTATATTTTATGATCTAAAGTGGAAAATTAGTTGTTTCCAATATGGGTATTCCTTTAACTTCTCTACTACATCAAATATATGGTTCAATTGTTCTGGAGTAATCTTATATGTCTTCATTGCTTCTTCGATTTTTTCTAGCCAATATTTATGGCTGAAAGTTTCCCAGGTAATATTTGGGTCTTTCTTATCTTCTTCATAACCCCAGGCACAACCATCTGTGTGGTTGTATTGGCAGAAAAGTTCGTGTGCGCGTTCTGCCAATTTCCTAAGTGGGAGTCGCCGTTGGGTTCTCTCTTCTCTGAGTTCTTCAGCGAGCTTTTCTTCAAGTTCCTTGACCTTTTCTCTTGCTTTGTCGAGTTCGTTGGAAGTTTCTGTCATTCTTCGTCCTTTTTCTTTTCTCTGAGGCTTAGTTTGTTGTATAGCTCGATAGCCGCTGTGATAACTACTTTATCATTCGTCGTCAAAGCGCCTTTCACAGTCCGTGTTTGTCGCAATACTTCCTGATCAGTGCCGAAGAATTTGGCATGCACAGGAATCCATGTTGTCACTTCTGGATTTACAGCAGCCAAGAAGTGCCCATATCTACCTTCAATATGAACAAGATACCATACATCGGCATTTGCAATTGTAATATATTCATGCGAAACTGAAGTCCCCGAGATAGCCACCAACTTCTTAACTTGAGCGTAATTACAGGCATCACTCCAGGACGCGTATCCACTCTTGTTTGTGTAAATTGTTGATTTGACAAAACTATATCTGTTGGTAATCTCTCTGATCGTCTCTGGTTTCTTATAATTATCAATGAATTCAAGTTGTTCCTTCCAGGTGGTATGCGTACAATTTCCATTTATATATGTCCAACTCTTAATCTTCTTATACCCACCGGTATCATCCATATAGAAGACATCAACACCATCGTTTTCACTGTCTCCCCTTACCGAAATACCTTCTCTTGTAGCTTTCCAATAAAATCTATAGTCTCTCTCACTAACAATAGTAATTTCAAACCCACGCTTTTCCAAAAGATTTAGAATATTAACAATTTTGGTGTGTATAAACCTGTCAGTGCCCAATATTCCTGCTTTCTTGTTTAGTCCAGAGACTTGTTCTCTCCAAGTCATTTCTTTTTCTTCTCCTCAATATCCTCGTTCATCTTCTCTCTAATTTGAGCCAATACAATCTCAGCATTAGCTATTGGGAATTTCTGATGCAATCTAAAAGTCCCAGTGCTCATTTCCGTATAATTGATAAATTCACCTCGCGTAACATCAATCCAAACGTTATTATAATCCTCCGTGTACGGCATCAACCAACCTTTGTCCTTCTTCCCAGTCATGACTGTTACTGCACAATGGATAGACAGAACACATTCTGGGTCGCTCCATTCCCTGTCAGCGTAGAGCGTGATTTTTCGGACTTCAGTGATATACCATTTCCCGATCTTGAATCCTGGTGTGAAGTTATATTTCTTAATATCACCATAATCGATCTTGTCAAACACTTTAGTCTTCACGTTTCACCTCTATCTTATGCCATTCTTCAATGGCTCTCTTAATAAGACTCTGATCCGTTGCATTTAATATATTATCTTGGTGGACTACGGGAGAAACTCTATAAACTTTTCCAGTCGTGAAGAATGTTAGATATTTCTCACCATCAGTAATTATTTCAAGATTTGGATATATTCTACAGAAATACCATGGCTTCTCGTTGGGCTTCTGCAAATCAGCTGTGTTTACAACACCATCAGTGCCGATTGCAACCAACATGTGGACGCGTACACTTTTGATTTTTCTGGCATCACCAACCGATATAGTTTTTACTGTCTTGTTATTCAAAGGACAATATTCAGATTCAATCTGGGAAATAAAAAGACCTGCTTTATTGAATTCTGTCGCATCTGGGAGATATCTATTCTCTTCACAGATCCTCTTACACAGGTTCATTAGCGTGGGGACCTTCCCTTCCAAAATATTAATACCATCTAATGTCATTTCGAAATATCTCTCATACCCACTTCCCTTACTTCTACCAAATAATTCCCATCTTGGATGTAGTACACAGTTCCTTAATGAAAATTCCTTGAATCTTGCAATCATAGAAATTTCATAATCCATACCATATAACAAATCGCTTGGATTTGTTGGGGCTTCTGGTAGTTTATCATTCAATTTAATATCAAAACCAAATTCATCCAAAATTTCCAATAATTCTAATTTAAATTCGAACTTATCCTTTAGATCTACAAGTCTTTTCTTTTTATCTTGGTCATCCAAAGATGATTTTCTAATAAAATTAAGATATCTCTCTTTTATTACGTCGTAATCACTTCTCCACTTTTTGCGTTCCATCTTCTTTTTCTCTCCATGCCTTGATGTGAGTTTCAAAGACCCAATTGACAAATTCATCGTTGTCTGAAAGGGCCTCGTCAATCCTATAGGTCTTATGTATAGAATGTAAATTATTGGGATCACCCAAAACGGTCGCTTTATCGAAATCATAAGTATTATTATACTTCTCATCGTCACGAACTATATAAATTTTATCTTTCGGATTATTAACACTTTTACAATAACCAAAGATTTTTCTATTTCCATTCCCCATATCGAATGCCAAGAATACGTAGAGATCAAGATTTGGATCACATAATTCATCTTTGGTAATGAGATGAAGTGTTTTACCCTCTTTTCTCATAAGAATGAGAGAAAATTCTTTATTCTCGGCGAAGATACTCTTATTTAGAGGTAATGCTGATACTTTTTGGAAGATTTCTGTTCCATTTGCTTTTATAAAATCAAACACTATATTTATATAATTCATGAATATCAATGACACGTTCGGAGGATCTGCCTCATCACAACTTGGAGACATAGTATTAATGTCTTTAGCTAATTCATCCTTGGTCTTCTGGAACAAAATATCATCTCGATTAAAGAACAACCTCATGTATTGGGTATGAGAATTCCTAGCAGTAACTCCAAACCATACATATCTAGTATATCCAAGATTTGCATATTTACATTTCCCTGTTGTAAATCCAATATACTTGAATTCACCAGGTTTTGGTTTTTTCTCAGACAAGATTAATTTGTGTTTATCATGGAGGACTTTATATTCAACTAAATAATCTTTGAAAGCAGCAATTACTTCATCCAGCCATCCTCTGATATCTTCAATTTCCCAAAACTTACAAGTGTGCTTGAACATTTCTTCACGATGATTTAATGTAAGGGAAAATCCCATTCTATTTTCATAATCAATATGATATGAAAAATTGGTATATTTTAATTCATCCTTTATAACTTGTATCCTTGTTTGTAATGTTTTATTTAGAATACGATCAATATCTCTGACACTCCATGGTTTTGTCAAGTTCCGTACGATGTTTTTGTCTTCCATTGTATCTCCTATTTGTATTCTTATTTGAATGTACTCAATAATTCTTGTCTTTTCTTTATTGAATTTAATAATTCATTGTTTCTAAAATTGACATATTCAATTGTGAATTCTTTTACAAAAAGAATAACTTTTTTGAAGAATTCTGGGTCTGCAATATCTAGAACAGTTTTATACTTATCTGTTTTAGTTGGGTAATGTCCATCAACATTGGTATTATTGTTAATCCAAATTTCAACTGTACCACCGTTAATAAGTATAGTAATACAAATACGATCGGCTTCCGGCTCACCCAAAGCAATTTCACAACTAACATATTTTTCGTATGCGACAGAATAACATTTATCACAAAAATATTCATCCAAATTCTTCTTGATTTCTATCAAAACCTTTCTTTCATCTGACATTTTGTTGTACATTCAACCTCCGTCCGATCAGGGATTCACTTCCGCCCCCTCCAACGCCGCAGAGGAGGCGGCTTAGAATCACTGGTCTTGTTTAGCCTGTTCTTGGATAATTACATCACCCTGAAGAACGCCAAATTTACTTTCCTCTCGAAAATGATATGTCTGCGGTTTCTCCCCAGGTTCCGCCTCCCTGGTAACAAACCACAAACTGGCAGGTTCTTTCCAGGTTACATTTACGAATTTCTCACCTGGCTTGAGCGTAACCGTGAGTGAACCACCCCATTCCTTAGCACGTCTACTGGCAGGCATCCATAGGCTAAACACAAGCCAGAAAACGCCTATAAACACTACTATACCGCATAATACCAAAACCAAATCTTTAAATTTCATGTCGTCTTCTTCCTCCTACTCTTCTTCTGGCACTCGACGCACCTCTTGACCTGGTGGACATCTTGAGGCTTTACCTCACGCTGTGCACCACAATCAATACAGGTAATGAAAAGACTCTTTGTCGGAAGGACCTTCTGTTCTGCAGCATGAGGGATCTGATCCTTATACTTGAATATGACCATAGCCAATTTTCCTGCAATTTCTTCCAGACTATCAACAAAATTCATGTCGTGTTCTGATGCCTTGTTGTGTGCCAACTCATGGCACAATATACCAAGGTTCCTGGAACACAGTGGTTTGCTGAAATCTGTTGTTTCCTTCGTATTCCAGCTAACGAAGCATTTCTCTTCGTTGGCCTTGAAATGAGCAATCATAGCACGACCAGTATGGTCGCGTTCCTGAATAAAGAAATCAACTTCTACGTTCCGTTCCAGAACCTTTTCGCTCAAGAATTTGATAACCTCAGCGAACTTCTTCTGGTCATCGGTAAGTGTAGTGACCGATTCCATTTTGTTCTTGGCGATTTCGGTCGAAACCTCCTCAGAATTCTTGACATATTTGGCAACTGCCTCAGTAATAGAAGCTGCCATGTGTTTGACATCCAGAAGCGAATATCCGTGTTGAGCTGCAACGTCATTCGCTTTCCGGTTCTCAGTCTTGATTACCATAAGTTTGCCATCTGTAATCTTGTCAACGACTCTCTTCTTCACCTCTTCAGTTGTCCATCCCATACCTTGGATTACCCATTCTTCCTTGGCAATCTCATTGGAATTAATATTATCAATCTCATACTTCAGCACCTGACCGAAGAGATATTTAAGATACCATTCACTGACGGTATCCCGATTGTCGTTCAGTGGGACACGTTGCTGAACATCTACATGCCAAGGAGCCACGATCTTCTGGATCGGTACTCCCATTTCGAAAAGCCAAGATTCACCCTTCTTGGACTTCCGAATGACAACATCGGTAATTCGGTATTCATTTTTCTGAACACCCTGAACGATTACCTGAGTTTCAAGACAGAGACCACGGTAGGTCGTGATTGCATCTGGACGACGAACTTCCTTACCATTGATCTTGAGGATGAGATTCTCCGGAGGAATTACCTTTTTGAGATATTCAATGGCATCTTCCGGATTCTTCCAGGTATCCAGAGAGGACCAGATTTCTACTTTGGTTCCTACTGTCCTGGTATTTTTACATTCTTTTCGACCGTCCTTGTCGAATTCGATTGTCAGTCCGATGGTTTCGACGATGGCACGGTCTGCAGCGGAGATCAACTCTTTGAGGCCACGACCTTTTCGGCCTCGTTTGGTGGGTTGGTCTTCTTTGTCTGTCATGAATACAGTGGTGATTAGAGAAGGGTCGCTGAAGCCGTGTTTGCTGTTGTCGCAGATGATGACGTGACCTTGTTCGAGAGTCACTTCTGCGAGGGTGGCATCTTCCAGGTCCAGGACATTGGAGATGCCTTCTCTGATGAGGAAGGACATGCTTCGTCCTGCATTGAGACGACGCCAGCCGTCGTTGCTGATTTCAAACCAGGTTTTACTGGTCTTGATTTCTTCAGCTTTGGGTTGTTCCACAGGCGCTTCCGCCACCATTACTTCCTTTTTCTCGACTTCGAACGTCTCCTCCTTGATGGGAGGGATGGGGAGATCATCGTTGGGTGGTGGAATTCCAAGATCGTCTTGGGGGATTGGGGGAATGTCACTCATTAAAAACTCCTTGCCGTTCTTCGGGGCATGCTTAGAATATCCTGGAGGAATTTTACTCCTCCTCGTTCGATTAGGAAGACAAATGCGTCGTCCATTGTATCGAACTTTTTAGTCCCTTGAATTTTGAAGGTTGCATCTCCGATGTGTGGGATTGCATCTTCATATTGTCCGACTTGGAGTGCTGCTTTTCCGTTTGCTAGGTAGACGTGTGCGTAATGTCCTTTTTCTCCTCCTATGTAGAGTAGCAAGTCCCTGTTTTGGTCGGAGTGGATTCGATCCACTCTCCAGTGATCTTTACTCTTTGCTGTTTCTTCTTTCCAGGATTTTGCTTCTTCTGGGGTCATTCAAATGCTCTCCACTTGTAGCCGCATGATTGTATAAGTTCATCGAGTGCTCCTGATGCATCAAAAAGGTCACTACATACTTTCTGATCCCAGTTCTGTTCTACTGCTAGGTCATATAATTCCTTGACTTTTTGTGCTCGTTTGATTATTTCATCTGCGTTTCTGGAAAGGTTTTCATGCATTTCGATTTGTAGGTCTTTCATTGCACCCATAATTATCCTCTGAAACTTCTGGCTTCAACTGCTTTGTCTATAATTGCCTGTGCGACTTTTACTGCTGTTTCTGGTGGCAAGCCAATCCAAGATATTTGTTTTCCGAAGTTGATAATTACGTTTCCATTATAAGTTGTTATTCCGATATTTAGTTCTCCTTCATCTCCAGGTGTTAATTTCCCTTCTGGGAATTTTCCTGTTGGGCCTGGTTCTTCAGCCATTTCTATTCCTCGTCGTCTATTGAGATCTCATCAAAACAATAAACTAGTACAAACATGGCCCAAAAAGCAGCTGCCCACCAGATTTGGAAGTATACAAACAATCCAACAGGAACAGCGTTGGTGGCTGCCTGAAACCACCGATTTCCTTCACTCCACTTCTTTTTCCGCATCTTTCTCCTCTACAAGTGAGTCAATAACCTTCTTTGTCTTCATTATCTGGTTATTGACTCGCTTCTCTTTCGCCAACACACGTACCTCATTGGTCAGAAGTCTTGAAATTTCCATATTTCGTTCGTGGATTGCTTTTTCGAAATGATTCCCAGCCATACCCAATAAAATGAATGATTCTGCGACTGTTTCACCTTCCCAGACTTGGCGAACATACCCAAGTCCTTCTGGAATCTCGCAAACCAGTTTGACCATTTATTTCTCGCCTTCGCAGAGATCCTTGTACTTGTCAGAAACTGCCTTTAGATCCTTAATAACCTCAGTCGCTCGACCTATATCGAAATTCGGATCAGTAATGTTGAATACTAATTTCTTGCCAACTTCATAATGCTTATTTTCTGGATGATATTTGGCCACCAAAAGTGTTTCTTTTTGATCGAAAATTATATAAAGGTTTTGAGTAATGAGTCCACGACATGAGATCATAAGATGATCTTCGTCAGTACCATTCCATACTTTCCTGATCTTAATCTTTTGCAATACAGTCGTGACACCATAGGACTTAATGGTGTCACGAATGTTCTCCATGAGCGTGCGGTTGAGATTCTCTTCCTTCTTAGCCATTAACCGTCATGTCCACGCAATTACCCCATTCAGGAGCCTTCGCCTTCTCTCCCGTTTTCTCACGAGCAATCACGAAGATCATCGGGAAAGCACGCTTCTCAGGCCAATTACAATAACCATCGGTCAGCATGATACACGCATTCCCGATCAAACCCTGATCTTCCAACCATTTCACAGGAGCCGCCATGTCGGTACCCCCACGACCTCGGACCTGGATACGCTTCCAATCACCGCGACGATACCTTCCATACCCCTGGAAGGCATGGTCCCATTGGAGTACATTGACCTTGGCACGATAGCAGACTGCCTCGATTTCAGTAAAGAATTGCTCCAGCATCCGGCTGCTCACTGAACCAGAAGTATCAACCACTACCGAGACCGTACAAGCAGCATGATGGGAGATTCCCGGTTTCCCAAAGAAATCATGACGCCGATTCCGTCGAGAATAAGTCCACCTCCGATTACCAACATAAGTTCCCATCAGACGGCGGAGAAGTTCTTTCCACCGAACGACGGGCTTATCCAGAGATTTAAGGATTTCCTTCAGGTGACCAGGAACATGACCTTGGCTCTTCTGGCTGGCCTGGTCACAGATGTCCTTGACCACCTGGCGGGCTTCGTCTTCACTGACGTCACTCTGGCCCCAGGTACTGTGATCATCAACGGTATCCCCGAATCCGTCATTGGGTGCGCCGCCGTCACCAGAACCAGGTTCGTTACTTTCTTCCTCGCCCTGCCCTTGGCCCTGACCCTGTTTCTGCTGTTGTTTCTGTTTGCCTTTCCCGCCACCACCTTGTGGCTGGCCTTGGCCCTTTCCCTTCCCTTGCTTCTTTCCTTGCGGACCCATCTCGTTCTGTTCCAGCATTTTGTAATATTCTTCTGCAGATAGACTTTCGTCTACATCACTTGGGCAGTAGATCATGTCTTCTGCTGGCGGGAGGACTTTGCCTTTCTCTTTATATCCTACTCGTGGGTTGTTCTCGCGGCCATTGACTGACATGTCTGCCGCGACACCCCAAGTTCGCCGATCCCGTCCACCGGTCCTTACTGGGTGGAGTCGGACGAGGTGTTCGATCAGGTGCTGGACTTGTCCATATAGTTCTTTGAGGTTGTGTTTTGCCACGAATGGGGGATAGAAGAGGGCTTGGATTACGCCTCCCTGGACGATTCGGATTCCAAGCTTTCGCTTGCTTTCGTCGGGGATCCAGCTCATTTGGTTGGGGATCCATTCCATGGACATGGCGACGTGGCCATACCATGGCTCGCGGACCATCAGCCGGCACCTTGCTTCCATGAGTTTGTCACTGGTTTCACTCATTGTTCGGAAGATCCTTTCTCTGTGTTTTATCTTTTGAGACTTTGGACATAATTCGGTGCGACATTATTTTGTTAGATAGTTGATTAAATTTTCGATACTGTTGGGGTCGTTATATTCTCCTTCGAATTTCTTACTTTTGCTGTATATCCTCGCTGTAATCTTTTCATTCCAAAATTCTACAGTGGTTGGACTCGCCAAAAACGTTGTTTGCGTTGGTCGAACTTGGAAATTACAAAGCCATGGAGTACTATTATTAAATCTAATTTCACTGCATATAAAATTATGTTTCAATAATTCATTCTTTATACCCTCATAGATTTTTCTTAACGTTACTCTTCGCTTCTTTGTTTCTTGCCCTCTCTTTTGTACTGCGTCCTTCTGTGCTTTTGTAAAGACAGGAGCCATGTCTTTTGGAGGTAATGTTAATGCATTTTCGAATTCTTCTTTGGTTACAATATAAATTTCTCCTGTTGTTCGGTCACTGCTTAGGCGGATTGCTTCGTCGCCTTTCTTTAATATCTTACCAGTGACGGTTTTGCATTTCGCAGCTACTTTGACAAGTTGGATATATTTCATTGGAACCTCCTCTTTTCAGTATCATTCTTCTTTGATTAGAAAATCGTTAATTTCTGGAATAATTTTCTCTGGGTCAAAAGATGGATTATTGATATCATAAACCTTGTACTTTTTATACTTCATCATACCGCCTTCACCAAATTTATGAATATCATACATCACGATTAAATCCTTATTATTCATACATTCTTCTGATATAGGGGTCACATCTTCTTCCCATCTGGTTCTTCTCAAAAATGGTGGATATATCTCATTTAGATATGTTACTATTACTCGCCTTTCAATTTTTGATCTTACTAATCTCTGTATCCATAGATTATTGTAATGTTGATAAACGAAAATATCCTTTCTCCAACCATCTACGAATCGGTTAAGTAGGCTGTCCATCTTTCCCTTCCAGGTATTCTGTAATCTCTTTGATCACTGATTCAGGGTCAAAGGATGGATCTGCGATGTCATATATTTTGTATTTCTTATATTTCGCATTACAAATGAAGAATAATATTAGATTCCTTTGAAGGTTACATGATTTAGGTAAGTCGAATTCGGCAGTTGTTTCTATAAAGTGTTCATGGAGATGGTCGGTATACATTAATGAAACCTGATAACATTTGGACTCGAATGATATCCATTGTGTTCTTATAGACAGAAAAGAATCACCTAGTCTAATTATATGAGTATCCCAGAATCTCTCAGAGAAGATTTTAAGTAGGCTGTCCATTGTTTTCTCGATTCAGGAATTTCCTAACCTCTCTGACCACACTATGTGGGTCAAATGATGGATCAGCAATATCAAATTCTCTAACCCGCATCTTCAAACGTCGTTTCCTATATTTCTTAAATGCTACCTTGAGAGATGTTTTCGAAAGAGAAATCCGTATATTTCTCTTTTTGGATACTGTTCCAATTGTAAGACTACCGGGGGTAAGAAAACGTGAAGTATCAAGAAATTCGCTTGTGAAGAAAAGTAACAACTTATCCACCATCATTTTAGGGTCACAATCTTCTTGTCACCGGCCAACTCCTGAATCCTCAGGAAAAAGTTGGGGTGGGGCCTAAACTCCCAACGATTCTTCTCGTGATATTCTTTCGTTTCTTTGATAAATTCCTCTGCGGCAGAAATATATCTATCATATTCCTTGTGTGTCAATTTCCCAACCACTTTTGCATAAAAATCAGCACATCCAGCGCCATATCTGGTGTCACATTCCACTGGGTCCCATACTTCTTGGAATGTGTCTTCAACCTGTTTTCTGGTTACTTGCATCGAAGTCCTCCTTCAATGCTTGTGCCATCATGCAGAAGTTATCCCTATCTGCTGTGTTTAGTTCTTTTGTTTCAATATAAGGGGACGCAAACTTTTTTGTAATCCTAAGATTGTTCTTCTCAAAACAACCCTGGACAGGATAGAATTTGTCAACGCCATCGAACAATAGTTGCCCGTATCTTTGGGTCATAGTGATGAAATTGATGTAGAACCACATCTCGGATCCACTATTTGGGTCTGCCAAACCTTCTTTACTGGAATCTATCTTGCCGCCTTCTTTTAGACCAACGATAGTGATGGTTCCAGATGCAACATAATTTGGTTGGCAGAATCTGAGTCCTTTCTCACTTCTGGTAATTGGTTCTCCAATTTCCGAGAAATTATATGGTTCATGCGGTATATTCTTGACTTTTTTGGGTCTTTCTTCGAATTTGGTAATAACCGGCGTCTCCGCGATTATTGGTTTGAGTGCTTGGGGGATTAATTTGTTTGGGATTTCCGAATTTGGGAGAGTAGTCCTTTCAAGTTCATAACCACCAAATTTCGTAATCTTATAGAAAGACAATTCTTTCGAAATACTATTATTCCAATGATAAAGTCTTATATGAATCTGCGCTCTGAAATGATTCTTTCGCTTTATAATAACGTAATTTTCTTTTAATTCACATTCGCATCCTTCGAAATCTGGTTCTTCTTTGATACATTTTTGGAATACTTTTAAAAGGTCTTCGGCTTTGGCCTGAACTTTTGCATCAGTCACTTCTTTTCCTCCTGGAGGAATGCACATGTATCACCAGCAATAACCTTATCAATTAACATCTTTCGTGTAGACGAATCTGGGATGGATGAATAATATTTCTTATAGAGACACAAAAGATCCTCATAACTAATTTCCTGTAACAGAGGTGTTAGCAACCCAACCAATGCTCCTCTTGCGAATATTTCACCGACTGTTTTTCTGAGATTATCCAGAGATTTGGGATCATTAAGATCAATTTCAATTTTATCTGCATATTTTATTCTTGATCCAGTTACGAAGATTTTGGCGTCTTTTAATTCCAATGATAAAGATGATCCCAATTTATCAGAAATACCAGCTGCTGGTATTTCTCCATAACCTGTAGTAAAATCACCCAGTCTTGCATTTCTGATTATTTCACAAAGAAGTTCTCGTTCCAACTTGGACATTATTCTTCCCTTTTCAGGGCATTAAAATGTGACAATATCTTTTTTAGAATTCTATCAAACGACGTTGGATCAGCAAGTTCGAACCTCTCACCAAAACGCCATCCCATACATTGTGTAACTTTTGGGACCGAAATATTATCATCTCCCCAAGTAACCCTCTCCATATTATCCCAAAACCATAATCTAACATTATATTCGTCATCTGGATCAATCAACGCACATTCCATTTTATTAATACAAAAACGGAAACAGTCATCTTTTGTCTCTAGAAAATCGCAGGTCAATAATTGCTTTTCTATTTCGTCCTTTAACCATATTGCCAGTTCATGAAAAACAGACTTGGTAAGTGGGCTTAATGTTCGTATGGTCATAATATCTCCTTTAACTTCTCTTCAAAGAACTCGACATTATGAGCAGTGAAAGGAGCATTCTTCCAATAGAGTTTCCCATCTTTAATATTGAGAACTACAGATTTCTTGTGGGTACCACCACCAGGCTTGACAGTCATTAGTCTGGCCATGAAATTCATCTTAGGATTGGTCTTTGGATCAGCCAGTTCCTTATTTCCTCTGGTAATCACACGAGCCGAAAGCGTTAGAATCAGAGTCATTGGGAATTTTTCATACTTGATGTTGATTAGTTCGTTGACGACTTGATATTTGATCTTTTTGAATGTAACAATATATCCGTCTTCAGTTTCTTTATATTGGTGATTAAATATTCTTTCCCCGTTCTGCCATACCCAAGTATAAGCAGAATCACGGATTATTCCATACAAATCTGCTGGAACGTCATCCGAGACATGTATATCATAAACTTTGGTATAATCAAGATAAGTTGGATTATTCCATTTTCTCCTATAATAGAGATTTTTGGAAATTATTTTTACTTCAATAATATCATTGCTACCTCCAACGAATTCACCGGTTAGAATACTTGTCAATTTCACTCTAATTTCGCTTAAATCATATTCATTTATTGGCTTATCAAATCCGAGTTTTTTCATATCTCTCAAGTCGATCGTGATCATTTATTGATTTCCTCTATCATCTTCATCACTTTTCCAAACATTTCATCGTGATTAATAGCTTCATACTTGCCAGCAATATATTCCCACCAGAGTCTCTTCTTTTCTACATCTACTCTTAGAACTCTGGTTCGACTTTGGATTTCAAATGTTCGTCCCGGTTCATATTCCAGGCAGATTGCTTCTGCCTTGAAGATTACTTCTGCTGTTGGGTCTTCCAGCATTTTGTTCACGTGGATTGTTGAGACTGATAGTTGGATCTGACAGATAAACTTGATCGTCTGGCTACTTTGGATTACTCCAAGTTCTTGCTTCATGTTGTCTCCTCGCCTCTAGGAAAGACACAGAGGCCCCCTCTGGCAGGTAGAGGGGGCCTTTAGTACTTCCTAAGAAGCTAGATTACTCGTCCTTGTCCTTACCCCACGCGGTCTTGGACAGGAGATCCTGCAGTTGAGGACGCTCAAGCAGCCGGTCCAAGAATTTCTTCTTGCCACCGGGGGAGCCGCCAGCCTTACCCAACAGCTTGGCCAACTTCGGATTGGAGATTGCTGCCGCCCGGACGTGATCGTCCACGCCCGCTCCGCCACCAGACACCAAAGCCTTGCAGAACGCAACCACAAGGTCCTTGTCCGGATTCTGCTTGCACATCCATTCCGCAAAATCCAGAGCGACTTCGCCAGGCTTGTCCTCTTCGATCTTGGGCTTGATGAAGCCCACGAGGCCCCACATCAGACCTGTCATCTGATTTCGGTTCAGCTTGCCAAGCTGGCCTTCCTTGGCCTTGACACCGGTCTGAACCAGCTCGCGAGGCTTGACAGGGCAGGAATACCGGCTATACGACATCGCCAGTTCTCGACCGATCAGACCAGCGATGACTTCGATTCGGGCTTCCTCGCTATAGCTTCCTTCCTTGCAGGCTTCCTCCACCCTTACGATTGCTTCCCACGACCGCCTTGACGGCTGGATACCGAAGCCAAGTTCGCCGTCCACGTCACCATCAAGGTGCTTGACGTTCTGCGTGGCGAACTCGATTACCTGGGATGCCCGACCTTCGTGCTTCATACCCATGTAATCGACCCATTCATCCAGGGTCGTCTCACCGTCACTCAGAGTGACGTGACAGAATCGATTCAGGAAGGCCGGATCGGTGAATCCGTTCACCATGTAGCCTTCCATGAAATTTCCCGCGCAGACCACGGACCAGCCAGGCGGGAGGGTATACTGACCGACCTTGCGGTCCAGGATCAGCTGGAAGATTGCCTGTAGCACGTCGTCCTGGGCTCGATTGACTTCGTCCAGGAAGAGGATTCCCTGCTTGAGGCGGGGTTGCATTTGGTTCCAATATGCTTCCTTCTTTTCGTCGCCAAGTTCGTTATACTTGGTGATGAATTCCTTGAATTCGATATCGGCGATGGGCATGTCTGCCGGTGGGAGGTAGATGGTTCGTCCGTTTTGTCGGTCAGGGAGGCCACGGATGTCGCTGGCTTCAAGCTGCGAGCATCGCATGTCGATCATTCCCATTTCGTCTTCCATTGAGGTCTGTTGGACCACGCTGGATTTTCCGATGCCTCGGTGTCCCCAGATGAACAGCGTCACATTGGACTTTTTGCAAATCCTGATAGTTTCCTTCAAAGTCTTGATCTTCATTACTGCCTCCTCGCGGAAAAGGGTTTCTTATCCATGTTGGTGATATCGGCGTTGCTATTTCTGGGAATTGTTCACGAATTCCACGAACGCCTTGTGGCTAGCTGCTACCAGTTCGTCGGCTCTTGCTGAATTCCACCCCTCCAAAAGCACATTGTGCAGAACTATAGTCTTGGTTTCATCACGCCACTTGTCATTATTCCAATGACTTGTCTTACCAACAATTCCATAAACAATCCACCACTTATTATCCCACTTCATCATACTGGCAGCACCACCTGCACCACTAACATACACAATATCAGGAGAATAACTTGGATTTGACAATACCTCGACACGAATTTTATATGTATCACCATCACGGAAATATTGACTAGTTGGGCATAGAACATGCCAACTAGTCATCTTTTCCTTGGAATGGGTGGCACACCCCATATAACAAGTACCACTCCTGAACCAAGCTACAGGTCCTTGAGTGACTTTTACCATAGCAATCTGGCACTTAGAACCACAACTCTTCTGGATAGCGGAGAGACGCGTTTTGTTCAAAGTAGTAATATCACATATCTCAACAACGTTGATCCATTGCATCTCTGAGATTGATTTATGAATTTCCAATATTGGCTTGTACAGCTTTCCATGATTATAATTATTTGGTCCTCCAGCCATGATTATTCTACCTCCAAAACTGGAAATTCTGATAAACTTATACGACCGAACCCGTCTGAGCAGCGGACTGAAATGCCAAGCTCCTTAGCCCTATGTAGAGCTTGTTTCAACTCCCGTTCTGCAGTTTTAATTCTATCACCCTTTGAGCGATAGAAATTCTTACACTTTGGACACACATCTCCGAAAACAAGTACATTTCGCCGTGCATGAATGTGACATTGACAAACCATCACTCACCTCTTTTCTTTTGGGGCGATAGGTTTTTCACAACCCGCCTGGAATATCCTTCCACACTTGGTACACAAGTAATATATGGGCTTGTTAATGTGTTCAAGCCTGGGTCCAAGAAGATGTAGACGTGAGCCACAGGGGCACCATGATTTGGAATCATGTTGTAGTGCGTAGTGGCTTAGGTCTATCTTAGGCGCTCTGCGCATTTTCCACGTCCAATTTCTGGGTACTCTCGACAAACTGTTTGAGAACAACTTCACCAATTGCGTCCATATTTGGATTGGCGATGTCAATATCAGTGGTCATCTTTTCCAATTGTTTTTCTACATCGGTTGCCACAACCTGGACATATTTGTCATAGACTCTGAAGATCTCTGATTTCATTCTACTTTCTAATTCCCATTTAATTTTAGCCTTTAACTCAATCAATACAGCATCCTTAGCTTCCTGAATAACAGTGGCTATATTGCTTTCACTCATAATTTCTTCCAGTTTTGTGGCCACTACTAATCTTGCTTTATCAGTTACATATTTGTTGATTGTTGTCTCTCGACCGTTACAATGGTCGACTCTCCATTGTCCCCATGATCTATCAAATCCAAGAACTTCAGCTATACTAGCTTCAAGTCGTTCTCTCACCATTTTGTCAACTTGACCAATAAAATGTGCTGCGGATTCGATTATACGCTTGTTGATTTCCTTTCCTGCTGTTTTCATAAGATTTTCTCTTGATTCGTTTGCTGCTTCTGCTAGGACTTTGACTTGTTCCCGATCACTGTTTTTTGTTTCCAGTGCATAGATTCGATCTGTTAGTGCCCGTATTTCACTTTCAAGTTCTGCGATTGTCTTTCTTGGCATTATTAAACTTTCTTGTATTTGGCAAAGAGACTAACATCGAATACACCAGGTGAGTCAGAAGTACCACCTGTCAATATTTCCTTCACGCATTCAAAGAACTCTTTGTTATTAGATGGTACGACCTTGGTATGTTGCTGAACCTTTTCTTTATTTTTCCAATAATAATCGATCTCATCTGTATCCAAATTCAATAGGGTACTTGGATAATATGTGATTGCTACTTTCCCAAAGGTGAATCGTCCTGTACTTAGTTTGTTGGCTGTCATCCATAGGTCAGCCCGTACTTCTACGGTTTTGTCGGGGTTGGCCAGTTCTTCACTTACCAGGAATAGTTTGAATTTGGTTATTGAACCTGGGATAAGGAAGGTTCCGATTTGTTTTCGCACATGTCTCTCTTTATTTGGTTTACCAATTTTCTGAATATGGCAGCGTGGAGTATATTTAATTCAAATGATTTGTGTGTAAAACATTGCAACTTTTGAATCGATAAATTTCCATTCATCATCTCTGGCGTGGATCCAGGATTATATGCGAGCCAATATTGGTCACTACCATCAACAGCAATATAGAAAGTATTATTTGATAAAACGACAAAAAACACGAATAAACATTTCGTACCTTTTTTACAGATTGATTCTCTTGTTAATGTGGAGGAAGGCACTTCTCCTTCATAAGCTGGTTCCAGACCAAATATCCCCATATATTGAATGTTGACAATACTTGCCATAGAGATTGGGTGACCCAGATCTACTTTTTGGAATTTGCACATTTTTCTTGCATCAACCTTTCTTCAAGCATACGAGTCCAACAATTCCTATAACTACTCTTATTGTCACGCATAATCATACAAATGGTGTCAATCATCTTTGGGTCACACAGGAATATTTCCATTAGATGTGTTTTCCATTCCCATCTACCACAATAATTTAAATATATTCTTACTCTATCATCACCATATTCATATGATACAACTGTCTTACCTATTTGAGCGATATTGAAACCTTTACCATGAAAGGTATTTGCATTAAAACGGAGATCTTGCCCAGTACGCTTACGAATATCATTATATAATGCCAGTGCGAAAACAGCCATTTCCTCGTTTGAATCTTTCAATATTCTATCAAATTTGTCTTTAACTAGATGATGTTCTCTACCAAGAGAACGCATCAGAACATCCCAGAGGGTTCCTGAGGACCAGGACCACCCTCTTTCGGAGGACCCTTCTTCCACCAATCCGGGTCTTCGTGCTTATCTTTCCAGAAATCAGCATCATCTACGTCCTGTTCCTGATCCATCCCAAGAACAGGAGTCAGAGTTGCATCCGGTTCCTGAACGATCCTACTAACCACAAAATCAATCATTTTCTCAATATTCTCGCACTTAAGACGATCCTGGAAGCGGAAACCACGCTTCTCACCATGTTCCTTCTCAATGGTGATGAATTGCTTGAGTTCCAGGTCGATCTTTACTGGATGCATATTCTCGACAACATTGAAGAATCCACCAGTTTTCTTGCATGTAGTCACGTAGACTTGACCGTAATATCCTTTACCCTCGACCATGAAGACCTGGACTCGGGTAATGAAGTTCTTTCCAGATTTATTGAGATCTGGTCGGAATTCATCTACGATATCTCCGAAGAACATAATCTTTGTTTTCTTGCCTTCTTCTAGTGCTTGTTGGCCGATGGTGGCTGCCAAATCTACGTTTTTGAATTCCTGGACAAGGAATTCTTTGCCGCTTTGGCAGATCAGGACATTCTTTGTACCACATTCTCCGATGATTGGTTCCAGGGGAGTACCTTTTATAACTTCGATATTCATTGGGATTAGGCCTTGTTGTGTGATATTATCTCGGAGGCTCTGTTTTGCTTCTTCTGGGACTTGCTGTTGTTGTTCCATTGTTTTGATCATAAGTTCTGCTAGTGCGTTTGTGAATTGTGTCCATTCTTCATTTGTGAGACTTACGAGTGTTGCTTCACCGCTCGGCAGATCAACTTTGGACTTTTCCACGTTTTCTCCTTTGTTTAATCTTGTTTGCTATCTTGATTCCTTCTGGTGTTAAATTCCACCAGGCAAATCCATTTACACCACCGTGTGGTTTTACCCATCCTATCAACTTCCAGGATTGTAATATCTTTAGTGCAGTTTCGGTATCAGCATACAACTTTATAGATGATGTTAAAAGGTCGAAACTCATATCGAAAGGCATCCAGACTTGCCATCGTTTTATAAATTTCGTGAATACTTTCTTTGGGTCGTAATTTGGATTATTTATGTCAAGTTCTAGCACTTTTTAAGTACCTTAATCCCTTGGTCGGTAAGCATAAAATTACCATTTTTCTTTTCTTCTATCCATTTGAAGTCTTTCCATGAATGAAATATTAATATGATGTTTGCAATATTATTAACTTCAAATTTTTTACTTTCTATTAATATTAATGTGTCCATAACACCAATTTCATAAATACGCAGCTTTTTCTTACTTAATGTATGGTGACAATTGAACTTCATTTCGAAAAATTTGCGGAATATTTTCTCTGGGTCATGATCTGGGTTTTCTATTTCTAGTTCCAAGGTTAACTCCTGTATGACCAGAGAAAAGAAATTCTCGTAATGGCATCCCATATCGGTTTATCTGTCGTTTTCTGATTTTCTCTTGTTTATCCTTCTTTTTCCATTCTCTGGCTACTTTGATTCCTTCTGGTGTTGCCCTATAGAAACCTGATTTTACTGTTTTGTTTATATTCATGAAATGGGTTTCGCTTTTAATCCACCCGCATTGTTCCCAGCTTTTCAACAATAATTCGTACGTATGGTCAACTGCAATTATATCTTGGACTTTGTCTTTTCGGACTCCCCAGAATGTTGCTACGTCTTCAACAATAAAACCATGTTTAGAATGTATGGAGAAAAAATGTTGTTTCTTGTCATAATTAAAATAGAATTTACCCCATATTTCCTCTGGGTTATGTTCTGGATTGTTTATGTCTAAATTCAAAGTTTTTCTCCTTCTTGCGTAATAATATATCCACTATTTTTCTTTCTTATCCAACCAAGTGAGACCCATGAATCAACCAAATAATATTTGTTTTGATCAAAGATGGTGTATATATTCCCAATTGTATATGCTATCCAACATTCGACATTACAATCCCAGAATATTCGTCCATTAGTATGTTTATCATACCACCAATCACGAAAAGAAATAAATACCTCTTTTGGATTATGCTCTGGATTAGAAATATCAATAATCATTTTTCAGCATTCCCTCTCTAGTTATTGAATAACAATTATCCCATTCTTTAACCCAACCAAAAGAAACCCATGATTGTACAATAGCCTCACCAAGTTCCCAAGATGCGCCCAAGCATTTTGTATGAAACCAAAATACAATGGAAGAAATACTAAATGAATTTTCGACCCTATCACCTCTCCAATCCAGAAATGATTTAAAAACCTCCTCTGGATCATGACGAGGATCATTTATATCAATCACCAGATCAATTGTTTTGTTTTGTGACTGCATCTTTCCAAGCTCCGGCAGCTCCAATTAACAGACGATTAATATAACCAGGCCACAATTCAACGACCTTCTCAGGAGAAAGAGAACTACTATACTTCATCCCGGTAGAAGCAATAGAAATAATCATCTGCTGCAAGAATTCCATCGTGTCAAAATTGGTCATGAAAGCAGAATTTAAATGACCAAGAAATTCATTTATAACCCTTGGTACATCACCAATCTCACTCTTAACAATCTTATCAGTAAAAGAATCAACCAATACCTTAACCTCTTGCGGAAGAGAATCATAAGTCTTCTGACATTGCTTAATAAAATCATCGTCAACTACTATATTCGTGACATCAATATTTGACATCACCTTCTCTGCAAAACCTTGTTGGCAGATTGACATATATTCTTTATCAACTTTGAGATAGGTGAAGAGCTGCTCGGTAAGTTCTCCTCGTCTGATCAGTGGGACTTGCATTGCATCTTTACATCTTTGGACTTGTTCATCCGTCATTGGTTCCAGGGTCCGTATGTCCTTGCTACTGCATTTTCGCATTTCTTGGAGAAATGCGTCAAATTCCTGTTCTGTGAGGACGCATACTGTGATTTCTCCAACTTCTGGGATTATATGTTCATGCTTGGTCATGGAGTTTCCTTTCGATGGCCTGAAAGACTTCATCCAGGTTCTTGGCTGAATTTATTCGTTTTACTATCTTAATTTCCTGTGTATCTCTTTCCAGGATGAATTTCTTGTTTTTTATGTCTACTGTTAAGCTTGGTACGAAATCCCTATTGATGACCATATCAGCACATGCTGTGACAAACCAGATATCAGCCGTTATCTTGACGGATGTGTTTGGGTTTGATAATTCTTTCCCTCGTGGTGTACTTATATAGAGTATGAAGTTGGATATCGATCCTTTCAACCATGAAAGGTCGAACATGTTTGTTATTCCAAGATCAACTCTCATGGTCGTCCCTCAGAAGGAGTGGGTTTAGTCCTGTCATTTGAATAAAATTCTCAACCCACAGTTCTTCTTCGTCTGGTGGTTTTAGTTTTGGTACCTTTTTGGGTTTCTTCTTTAATTCTTTTTTCAGGATGTTTACTATGTCTTTGTTTTTCATGATTTCCTTTCACAGTAGTTGGATCTGGCGTCCAGGAGTAATCTCTGATACTTTAGAGCTGTCTGTATTAATTCTATTAGCCATTTGTAAGCGTTTGGGTTGTCCAACTCTTCTTCAATTTCCCAGATTTCATAATCACCACACATATTTAGCCAGAATTGGATTCTTGATTTACCATCTTTATCCAGACCGTAGTTGGTACCGTATTGGTAAATGCAAATAAAACAACATGCATCATTTCTTCCATTACATTTATGGGATAACCTATATGCATGTCCATCTTTATCATCACGATAAATTCGATATTGTATTCCATTTTCCTTTAGTAGGTTTAATATATAATCTCTATGGAGTTTGAATTCATTTTTGGTCAGGATCATGAATGCACCTTACAAGTAAACATGTTTTTTATCGCGGAGAGCGTTCTGGTCTATTCTCCGTGGTTCTACTAATATCTTGAGTTTATAAATCTTACTACCATGCCAAATTTTTCTTAGAAAACCATATTTTATCCAGAGGTGAACAAAAGGAACGAGAATATTTTCTTTTACTTCCATCATCTTTACCGCCCAATAACCAGCATTGAACTCCTGTTTTTCACTCAATATTGACGGATCATTCAACAAATAAAATTTCAGCATCCAATCCAATAAAGAAATCTGATCAATAATTTCATTCTTCTTATTCCCAATAAAGATTAGGTGATATAGGAATTCAGGATCACATTTGGGGTCTGCTAGTTCCCATGAGATTCCAAGTCCATTTTTCATTTTATTGCCTTAATTATCCACGTTTTGATCTTCTCAAAACTCTTGGGATCAGACATATCAATCGTGAACTCAGGACCGCTAACACAGGAAAAGAAAGCAATAAGATCACCATTTTCATTAATCATAATCTTAATATCTCTTGGGGCATCCAACCCAAGAGCAGACGGAGTAATCCTGACAGTTGGTAATCCTCGTATAGATCCTGGTATTGAGTGTAGCATCGGATGTTCTACTTTAATTGATCTGAATATTTCCCAAAGGATATTAGCTTTCATTGCGTACGATTCTCTATATTCGTCATGCTGACGTTGAAATTCTTCGTTCGTCAGTTTTGGCATGAATTCCCTCCAGTGTTCTCATGACTGCCCCCTCAAGGGAAGGGGCAGATTGAGGCACTAGGATTTATTTGACCAAGACGCCAAAATAATAATACAACCTAAGAATCCGACAATAAGGCCAGACCAAAGAAGAATATGCATCAGAAGAACATGAGGATAAAATGAAATAGCTGCTGGAAGCGTAACCTCCTTACCATCAAGGAGAGTCTCACGCACCCGGATCAAGACGTTACTCCGTTCCAGGGCCGTAGTCTTCGACTCGGTTCCAGTATTCTCAACCTCCTTCAAAGCTTCACGGGCCTTGACCAGGTTTTCATACCAGAACGAAATATCATTTGACGGGGTACTAAAGATAATACCAGTATTTCCAGTTGTCAGCCCGTTATCCTTGGCATACTTTAATGCCAAATCTAACTGTTCACCACACTTCTCAGGTGAAGCTGAATCTGCCGCTCGTTTAAGATACTCCTCACAGTTCCATGAGAATCCAAAACTCTTAATAACCGGTGCCATCAGCAAAATAATACCAAGTAATGCACCGGTTAGCCCTACGAAAAAGATACCACCGTTACTTGGTTTCCCCACTTTTCTCTCCTCCCTTTGAGCAACTTGCTTGGGTTTGGATCTGGTAAATTCGGTGATAACAATAATGATACAGAATAGTAGCAACATCTGCAATGCTGGCAGTAACGATCCACCCTGGGTTATAACCAACTAGGTATTCTCCTCCATTTTCAGTACCAACGTTCTGGAAATTCATACACGGGATAGATGTGTCCGGTACGAATTTCCAATTCTTCATAAGATCCAAGAACATTGGAGTTTCACCAGGCTTGTCAATGTACAAATGTGTTTTTGCCCGTAAAATCTTTTTGTTTGCCCGCTCTTCTGGAGATGATGCCACTGGTCCCAAGTTGGCTCCACAATTTGGACAGGTTTCCCATCCATCATCGTGGAGCCAAGCATGATCACAGCTCTCGAAAGGATCTCTCATCAACCACCCAGAGTTTGCTTCTGTTGGTTCTTTTCCTCAATCTTGTAGAAGTCAGCGGTCTTCTTGTCGTCGACAGTGGTTCCTAGCGCAGATTCGATGGCCTTAGTCAGAGCGCCACAACCAGAGCCACTGAATCCTTCGACCTTGACTTCAGTCTTTCCACCCTTACCAATCTTGATCTTTAGCTTGTGCATCTTTCCTCCTTAGTGGCCTTTGTAGTCAAGCATCTTGACTTCCCAATCAATTATACTACCATCTTCATTCCATCTAGAAATTAGTACTGGTGCATGTCGTTCGCGGGTATTCCAGCCGGTCTTTCCGTGGATATATTCCTCCTCGAATCCATACAATTCTCCACCATATCTGATACCATACTTATCCTTATCGGGTTTGAAACAGAAGAACCCCAATGTAACAATACCATCCTTGAATCCCTTACTACGGAAAGGTTTCCCAATCCAATCGGGTTCCCACTTCTTATCTTTCCGTTTCTCCAGGAATTCATTTGCCACTTCTTCGGCCTTCTTACAGGCCTTCGCCCACACACCTGATTTCTTCAACTTATCTAGAAAGTCATCAGGTTTGACGTGGTTTGTCGCCTTCTTTCCCGGTTCAGGGGCAACTTTACCATACTTTTCCGCGCATTCATAAAATGCTTCGGCGATTGCTGCACAGCGTTTCTTGTCCACCTTGTGCTGGCTTTCCTGATAATCAGTAAGGTAGACAGGAGTATTAATGTCTTCCATGCTGTCTTCATCAACAACCAATTCCTCCATCTCCAAAACGTCACCCTGCTTCAGGAGGGCATGAATCCCTTCACACATCTTGAAGAGATCATTGTTCTTATATGCCGACATCCCATCCACGATACCAAAGGCGGGGTCATTTTGACCAGCCTTGGCTTTGGCTGTCCCTCTGAGTGCCTTCACAAGCGCTGAGGAAGCAAAAGACGGAGGAAGGATTGATCGGAGTTTGATTGCTGCTGCAGCAACCTTGAAGTCGAATACTGTCGGGTTTGGGCCGAAGTGTTTCTTGACGAAGTCTACTACTACCTTATCAGGGATTACCTTCCCCTTTTCTGGGATCGGTACTTTCACAAGGAGTGGTACTGGCGAGAATCCTTCTGCTACCACCACCTGGACTGATGGGGTTACTGGAAATTGACAATGATTTGAACCAGAAACTGTCAGGACGCCGTTGTGTTCGGTGATTGTCACTTCTTTATCACCGTCTTGGAACACACGTACGATGCCGGTTTGGGCGTTTCCGGATTTGGAAATACGTTTCCAGTTTCCTGGATAGGTCTTGCGGATTTCCTTTACGCAATCTTCGGTGGTGATCTTACTCATTCCTTCCCTCGCTTGATTTTCTGGTAACAGTATTGTAGAATTCGATTACGTCTTCTTTGTTTACTCTTTCTTTATGCCCGTTGAATTCGAAGTCAATATCGCATCCGAAATCCAGGCATGCTTTGATCGCCGTTAAGAATGCTTCTCTGATGGAGCATCCTTTGTCGATTTCGATGGTCACTTTTGCGAGGTTGTATTCGTTACGCATGTTTGGTCCCTTCCCTTATCAATCTCACGTGTGAGAACCCATGCCATTCTGGACCATAATGGGTCTCAATACAAACCGAAGGGAAAGGGCTCCAATAAGGCCAACCATCATACATCCCTATTTCCAGGACTTTGTGTCTGATACCATATACTTCGACAAAGTCACCTACCTTCATTTCTTTGAGATCTTCTACTGCCTGTTTGACTACCTCAGGATTGGTGCCGCCACCTTGGTTTCTGTCCCAAGAGATCGACATGAAGTCGAAGGACCAGTCGATCGGTCCTAGGAGTTCTCCTATTCTTTTGGTGACTTGGATCAACTTCATCGCATCATTTCCAGCTCGATATTCCCCTCAGAGTCTACAGTTTCTTTGATACCGTAGTATCCAAGGGACTTGACCTTCTTGAGGACTACTCCCTTGGCGTACTGTTGGATGACCTTTTCGAATTCGGTCATTTTGCCCCAGTGGCCGTTGTAGTTGTCGAAGTATGCCTTGCCGTTTTTGATGGCAATGGGGTAGTTCCAGCCGGGGAGTTTGATGCTGAGATCACAGGTTACTGTTTCTGAGAAGAGTTTGACTTTTTGGTTCTTGGTGGTGTTGATTGTTACACCCTTCATTTGCTTGCATACTTCTTCAAGGACTTTGATGTCTTTGAATTCGACGTCTACGGTTGCTGTGTGGCTCACGTGGCCTCCTATTCCTGTACGGACTATTATCTCTCTTGCTTGTTTGAAGAATTCTGGGTCTGCCAGTTCAAAGCGGTATTTATATATGTTACCGTTTAGGTTGTGAAGAAGATACAACGCAACTTCTGGTTTGATATAGAATACTACATCGCAGACTTGCAAATGTGTATTTTGATCGGGAGCTAAAGCTACTACTGCATACACGACTCTTTCTCCTCCTATATGTCCTGGTACTTGATATAAATCTGGTCGTTTCCATATTTTGATATCAATTCCTCTGAACATTTCTTTTATAATTTCTTCATCGACCATTAAGGAAGTATACTTCATATGCTTTACCTCTGTGTGTTTCTTTTGGGATCACTGATATAAATCCACATTTCTCCCACGCACGAATCAACGAAATTACTGATCTCATAATAGCATCGTAATCTGAGTTTTTCTCTCCATTGTCTTCATCAATTAACGAGATACCAGCCCATTCACATATACCACCATATATTACGTTTAGGTCAAAATGGTCTTTTTCTGGGATATTGGACAAAACGAAGCTCCATAAACCAACACCTCTGTCTTCACTACACCATTTACGGAAACTTTCATATAATTTCTTTGGGTCAGTTGTTGGATCGTTTAGATCAATATTTTTCAAGATTCCTCCAATTCTTTACACTTAAAAGCTTCCCTTAACTGGTCTACGAATTTTGGGTCACTTAAAAAGATAGTGTGTTCTTCTCCATCTGAAGTATGGCAGACTACCGTATTGTCATCTTTGAATTGTATGTAGCCAAAATATGATTGTTTTCCTGAAGCCCAAGTACTTGTATCTTTTGTAGTAATACTAAATTTATACCTCTCAAATTCCCAACGTTTCTTACCAGCTTTCACACACTTGTTTACTAGAAACTTTGGCATGGCGTCCATGATAATCTTCTTATAGAGATTTTGGTTACGAACTATTTGATCTACTTTACTTCCCAGATCTGTGGATGTGGCCTTTAGAACTGCCGCCTTTATGATTTGACACCTTTTTGTGTCAATAAAGCCGTCAAGTTCTTTGGTCGTAAAACCCTTATGGTCACCTTTCAGTCTTAGAGTTAGTGTCAATTCTACTTCTGTTGTGTAGGACATGTGTTCATCCTCTTGACCAACCCCCTAAGAATATCTCTGTCTTCTATCGTTAAAACCCTTGGTGACAGAAGTGGATTTTGGAAATTCTCGGAAATATAACGGAATCCAAGAATACCACCAGTATCCCTTACTGGTGTGAATTTATCACCATCAAATAGCATTGTCCCATAACCTGTCTTAGATTCATTGTTATGGAACTTGAACCTAATTAGGAACCAAGCATCAGCTCCAGGTTTGGCAAGAGATTCCTTATCCTCAATAATTTTCTCGCCTTCAAGGACAACCACTTTTGCTTTTGCCCAGATAATGCAATTAGAAATATATTGGTTACCTTCGTAGTTGTCTCCTGGTTCACTGAACTCATAAGGTGTAACTTTCGGCTTCGATTGTTTCTTCTCAAAACTACTGAATTTCGGAGCCTTCTGCATATATCTATAAACCACATCAGCAACTTTTTCAATATTCTCTTCATATAAGCTGATATCATTCTTATAATTATAACCACCATATTTGGTAATATAGTCTATATATATCCAGGATTTACTAATCGAAATCCTAAATCGATTTTTCTTACGGAAATAAATCATATCATCATTTCTCTCGATTTTCAGACCTGCCAATATTTGTTTCTTGAATCTGTTCTTAAAATAACAGAGTTTTTGTGTGATCGATGCTTTAATAAACTGTTTTTTGCCGTCTATCATTGTTCCTCTTCCTCTCTTCCCTATCCAGGAAGTACCAATATAGCACTAACAATCCTCTAGCTATAACTAGAGATACTATTGCTACCATGAAGAATACTTCAAATTTATCTTTCACTTTTTCAGTTGTTTCCTGTACTTTCGGTTAGCCGCAGTTATATGAATCTTATCTTCGAAAGTTAATGATTCTGAATTATAAGCAACAGGAGTCGGCTCACCCTTCTCACTACAAAGAATATACCAATCATCACCATTTGTTAGAATACAATACTTTGCATGAAGTCTGCCATATGTACAAATGACGTCAAGATAATAGATATCTGCATCTGGGGTCTCGATTCCTATATTCTTATGATTCTTATCGAGACCAATTAACCCGACACAAACAACATAATCAAAATCTATGAATTTCCCATCATGGTATACTGACCCGCCTTTTGCGAGGATTCCTGTACCTTGAACATACTTATACTTGGCTTTGTGTGGTATAATCTTTCCTTTTTGGTGTGTCACTTTGATTGGTCGTGGGAATCGGTAGTTTTGAAAAAGCCTAGAGTAATCCACGTCACCGCCTCTTTGCATTTGCCCGTAGGGTCAAATACCTCCGGCAGTATACTTCGTGCTTTTCTGCCACCTTCTCGTGGATGATGACTCCGATTCGTTCCTCAATTGAATACCTTCTGGTGAGGAATGCAAAATCTTCGTCATCATTCTTCCACAGGAAGGGTTCTCTGGACTTATCCAGTCCAAGAAGAAATTCCTGTTTTTGTTCTTTGGTTGTATTACTTCCTTCCATGTAGCCGCTTAGGGCAATGAGTTCCAGGAACTTCTGGTATTCTGGTTCGTTGAGGACTATTACGTCTGCAAGTGCCACATCAGGCACGTATGTTTTGAACTGGAACATGTGTACCTCCTTCTGCATGGCGGTGGTGACCCATTTCACGGCAACCTCGGAATAGGAACATGAACGCGATTACTATAATGATGCTGATTACTATAAACATGATTATACTTTTTACTGGATTACTCTTCTCTTCCTCTACCGACAGTGTTACCATTTTGGCTCCTTTTCTATCTTTTCCATGGTATCATGACCACCCCCTCCAACAACGGGAGGGGGTGGATTGACCCACGGAGAAGTTACCCGATGGAGATCCCCAGGGACTTCCCGTCCAGAGCGGCCTTGGAAGCCTCTTCGACTTCCACGGTCACCGGAACTTCGACGCCAAGAGGATCAACAACCTTCCCCTCGACCGTCTGAGGTTCGGACAATCGTTTATAGAGCTTGTCAAAGACAGCGACACCAGCAGTGTCCTGGTGTTCACGCCGGATTGACGAGCTGGAACCGACTACCAGGATCGCGGTCACCGTCTCATCCCCGTTCTTTACGGGGAATTTGATGGTGTCCACGACTCCCTTGGAGAAGGACAAGGGCTTCTTGTCTTCTCGCTGAGGCAAACCGAGCAGGGTGATCTGCTGGATGCCTCCTTCCTTGATCTTCCGACTAACCTTGAGTTTGACTTCGACCGACTTGGACATGTGTGTTCCTTTTCGTAGGGTTATTTAAATGATAAGCCTTCGCTTTCCGAGTAACTTCTCCATAGCCACATCTTTCTTCTCTGGTGGCTTTTCTGGAGCCAGTTCCTCAGGTGTAATAGTCTGGTCATCTCTGACCCATCTCTTCAATAACGGATGACGATTCCCCCCACCCCCTTTCTTCTTTTCACCTTGTGACGCCTTGAAGAACCATTTGACAATGGTCTCAGGCGTCACTTTCTTCGTCTTCTTATTCCCTTTCAACAATTTCTTAGATTCCTCACCATAACAACATTCCACAGCATCCTGGTAAACAGTAAAGGTAGCAATTACGCCACTACTGTATGGGTCCAGGATGTGAATGTCGGTTGAGAAGTGGATTCTGAAGGTTGCGTACTTATGCATATCGTCCCGGACGATTGAGAATGTTGGCTTTAGGTATTCCAGGACTTCCAACATAAGTTCTTCTGCTGCGTCTTTGGGTTTGTCAGGGCCGATTACTCGTCCTGAACTACCAAAGCTCCCCATAGAAATTGGTATCATCGACATTTTCGTTTGCCTTTATTAGTCAGCCTTTTGCATATTTGAAAATTAATTTGGGCTTCTTTTTCCATTAGTATTTCGTCGCCGTAATCTCGATTTCGCCCTCAGCGTTTGTGGTTACTGAAGCCGTGTAGCCAAGGCGGCGAACCTGTTTGACAGCAACCTCCTTGGCATATTGCCGGCAGAGAAGGTCACAGCTCTTTCCGACCACCTTCTCCAGGCCGTTGCCTCCATTCCAGAAGTCATAGATTAGGTGGTATTTCCCGGTCTTGGGGTTCTTGACGACGCCGATTTCGTAGGCGTTCTTGTTATTGGCTACGGAAATGGTGTGTTCTGCATCCTTTCCGTAGGTCTTGGGGTCAAAGCCGTTCTTGTAGGCCGCGTCTTTGCCGTGGTAGTCACCTACCCATTGGCCATACCATTTATAATTCTTCTTTCCTTTGTTGAAGACTAGACCGAGAGCTTTGCATGCTGCTTCTAGGCATGCGAAATCTTTGATCTCAAGTTCAACGGCTGCCACGTGACTAATGTTTTTCTCCTTCTTCAGCTGACTCCGTAGGAAGTATCAACATTAATGTTGATACTTGCTGTGTTATCGTTTAAATTGACCAATTTGGTCAATTTAACCAATTTTTCTGGCTTCATTCCCTTATATGCAATTGGATACATCTCCTTCAGGATCCCCACTTTTATATCACTAATTTTAGTTTTCTTGGTTGCATGGATATATTCGAATTGTCCAGCAACCACTACGTAATAGAAATCCATTATTTCTTCCTCATTGGGAGCTTGGGGGTAGGACCCTTCCAGAGGGACTTGTCCTTGGCATTCCGCTTTGCAGTGTTCCAGATACACTTACCTTGGTTCTTGATCCACTTAGAGAAATCGTCTTTATTTGGTCCGAAATCACGTGGATAAATCACATAACTCTGTGCGCCTGCGCGTGCCAGGGAAATTCTTCGACCAATTGCTTTGGAGAAAGTGTCGCGTGGTGAACAAATGGAGAACCCCATTTTCCAGGCCGAACCATATGGTTTCAGACAAACCGTCACACCACCATTATTCAAAATCCCATCCTTGTTTTTACGCCGGAAGTGGAAATATTGGATCTTTCTGTCCGTCTTCGGCTCAGGAGAAGTGATACCTTTCTTCTTCATTTCCTTCGCAACGGTTGTAGCCTTCATTCTTTCTTCTCCTCTTGTGGTCCACATTGTTCTTCAGGAACTCCCATGATACAAGGGATAATTTGGGTTTCGAAATATTCCTTCATTTCTTTCTTTGCCAGCTCGCAACCGAATGCCTCTTCGGTCGTCTGTTTTAACCAATGATCTTCCATATAATTCACGATCTCTTTGAAGACTGTATCTGTATCAACTTCCAAGAGAATTGTATGGCTGTTTGGTGGTACTTCGTCCGGTCTAAGGATCATAGCTGCTGGTCCTGCATTGAGGAGCATATTCTGGCAGCCCATCTGCATACATACTCTTATATCGCAACCTCGTGGACACCCACCATGGCCAAATATTGGTTCGAAGTATAATTTCTTTAGTGATGCGTAAACTAGATCATTATATCTCGCTTCGCTGATTTTTACAACCATACTTCTCCTCCTCTAGTTTCTCTCTGAGTTTGGCCTGGTATTCACGTCGATAATCGTCGAAATGATTCCATGTTAAATCTTCGGCACTGTAGTCCCTAAAACACAAATCGTCAACAAATAGAGCTCTCAACTTTTGAAAGAATTGAGGGTCTCCAAGGTTTAAAACTGTATCATATTTTGGTTCATCGACAAATACGCCATATTTGAATCTTACCTTGACAACGACATCAGATGTCCCATCGAAGACCACTGATCCTAATAACGTTGGGTCATTTCCTGCTTTTATAGCAAAACGTGTTAATTTTGGGTTTAGACTAAAGTCCAAACCAACATTATAAATGTCGCCTAATGATTCTGCCACTATAATACTGTATTCTGCTCCTGTCATAATCCATGCTTCTTTCTTAGATCACCAATGATTCCTTCAATATCCTTGGCTTCTTTTCTTAATTTCCTAATACTATGCACAGCATCCTTTATTATATCACGCTTGATTTTCTGGGTTCGTTCTTTATGTTTTACCAATAATTGCATGAACGATTCCGCTACCTTCTCAAAGCACTTTGGATCTGATAATATGAATTCCTCATGGTCGTTCACCAATTGTAATGTTATAGTGTCACTCTTTTGCTTCAATTCATAATCATGTCCCCATCCAAACATCTTCAACAAGACGCTATATCTGAACTCGCCACTTACAAATCCTTCGTATTTATATGTAATCTCAGTATTAGGTAATATTTCTTTGACTTGTTTGATAATTAGAGGTACTACGTTGTTGTTTTTATTCGGTATTTTCTTTCTGAGTATTTCGATCTCATCCTTAACTAGATCATATGGGAATCCAACTTTTGAAACACTAAAGTTATCATCATTCCAATAACATCGAAAACCACGCGCCTCATGGTTATATAAGGATTTGTGAAAAATATCCCAATTATTGCTTTTAAAGTTATATCTTACTTTCATTCTGGACATCTTTGGGATGGTCCATATAATTCTAACTTCACTATCCCAGATATCAACTTCACTGAACTTGGCGTCTGGTACATTAAATAGTCTGTTCAATAATGGTAGTAGGACTTTTTCTATCTTGGTTTCATTCAACGGTGGGTATATTTTTCGTATTTCGTTGTCTACTTCTTCAGCTTCAGTCATCGTTGTTGATTCGCAGGTTTCTTCAGTTGACGGAAAAGGTCCTCGTCCTCAGTAGCAACAAGAGTCGCCACTGCCTTTTCAGTGTAAACCATTACTCCATAGATCTTCTTTGGCTGCTTGGAACAGGGAATGCATAGAACTGTTCCAATAGCCAGGAACCTTTCGTTTGGTGTGTCAGCTCCACATCCTGGGCATTTGTGGATCCCCTCTGGGTCTTTTTTGATCTGTTCAAGCAAGTCTTCCATTGACCCTCCCTTGGTGCGCTGACACCTTGGTAAGAATTGCTTCAGCTTTCTCCTCATTCCCAGTTGTTGTTAGGTCAATCGCTTTACACAAGAGTTGCCTGACCGATGTCTTTTGCTCGTTCTGGAGTGCATGCAGAAGCCGAATTGCCAGGTCCTTCATCTGATCATTTCCCTTTAGTTTTCACTCACCATACACTTCATTGCTTCACCGTACTTCTCTCTGGCACCTTCAAACCATCCGCGATAGAAGTGACCAATAATCTGTGGGTCCAAAGTCCTTTTCTTGTTATCTGAATATTGGATTATATCCCAATTTCCAATAAAGTTAGTATCGTGACTAATTGGGGCATAAGTCATAGCAGCCCTTCCATCAAGGGTAAGGGCCATTACTTGCAGAACTTCAATCCTATTTGGGTCTTGTGATGGTTTTGGGTGGTCCTTTAGATTCTTTAGATCCTTAGACTTAGACATCCATCCCTCAGATACGAATACAACTGATATTGGAATCATCTTTTTCTCGAATAGTCCTTTACCAAGTTGAGCTATTAGATTGTATTTCTCAGAGTGAGAGAAAATATCTGACATGATTACCATGTGGATCATAACCTTCTCGCCCTTTTCATCGACAGCGGTCACGTTGAAGGCTGGGACAAAATCTACCAGCCCAACCTCACTGATAATCTTGATATTGTTATTGACATCTTCTTTAAACTCTTCATCCGTTATCTTGAGTTTCTGCGGTAGTTGTTGATCCATCTGTATCTCCTTGAGAATTCTTCGTATCCTTGTTAATCATCTTAATAATTCTTAACGCACGTTTCTTATGCCTCTCACAACGTTTATCCATTTTCATATTCCGTGACAGGAATTTTATCCAATCAATATTTTTCTTGATTGTCATTGGAATATCCATGTCGTAATCGCCGTATAGTAATTCATTTACAATGACCAATATATGCCCGTGTGCAAAATATGGTAAGACAAAATCTCTAATTTGGTCTTGGACATTTGGGTCAGCAATATAAAATTTTGAATCAAACCCGTGCTCTCCATTTGGATAATCAATTTTCCCATTTAGATTTATAAATTCATTTTCGATATTTAAACTAATAGTCACTCGTGTATCTCCGTCGTCCTGATCACGTCGAATATGATAAACTCTATCAGTTGCTCCACGGTTTTCCATTTTAAACTTCGACAATCCATCAAAGAAATGATTATAGATTTTCTCTTCTTTCTCTGCCTTCTCTTTCTCACATTTCTTACAATAATCACCGCAAGATATAGATCCGCATGTCTTGCATTCATAGAAATTAATTGTCATATTTAGCTCTTTGCTGACTAATTTTATAGCATCCTTAATCTTTTTGTTCATTTTCTACGCCTTTCGTCAATGATTACAGCATTCCCAGAACTTATAATACTAGTCCCATCATCCCGAAGGATTAGTTGACTATTTATTCCTTCCCTGGCAAGTCCAACCTGAAGAGCAACGTCAGGATGGATTGAATCTTTCTTGTCGAACCAGACGAAAGTCTCGTTTGGAAACGCAGCGCAGTAGGGTACTTCAGGTACGCCGGTAGAATAAGCGTTGATACCAAGATCAAGCTTTACCATCTCTATTTCACCGTCTTTTATGTTCATGATCCTAAGGACCATTCTGTCCCAACTGGGCAGCTCTGATACTTTTGTCTTTTTCCAGGTGATCTGTTGGTCTGCTTTAATTTTCTCGTGGAAGGTATCAATCACCTCCCATTGGGAATCGGTCGGTTTGGACATCTTGTGTCTCCTTGATGAGATCTATCAGCCATTTATAGGCCTTTGGGTCACTTAAGTCATCAAGATCATAATTTTGCCCTCTGTGTCCCAATCTGTTTTTATAGATGACCAATTCAGGGTTATACCGAAGAAGAAAAGTATAGTGACCCCAAAGCTCTATCATACTATAACAATATGGTCGTGGGATATATTCAATGTTGTTTTCTTTAAATAATTCCATAAGATAATCAACATGTAGTTGTAGGAGCATGTTTCAGATCCAGTGTAGCCAGGTTGGTGTTTAGATAGTTTACTTCAGCGTCAAGGGCTTCCTGTTTTGTATTGAACGGCCCCAGAATTCCTCCTCCAACTGGTCGCATATCCGCTGTCCACGTCGTACCTTCAATTGACGGCTCAACATGGCTTGCTCTTTGGACGTGGGCTGTTCCTTCTACCAGGATTGGCCTGAGTTCATCGTCGTGGATGAATCTGATTTCACCACCTTTGAGGATTGCGAATTTTATTGTTTTCACGTAAAACTCCTCTGCTTGGAATTAGCGATATTCCCATTCGAAACCAATCTTACCCCATGAAAACCGAAAGGGAATTTATTTGGGGCCTCAATACACCAAAGATGATATTGATTTGCCGAATCAACCAGACGAGATTCAGCAGGATACAATTCTACTGCCTCAGCCTCAGGACCGACAAGTAGATTCTTGATCTCCTGGAGCTCTCGCCAATCATGGATTGTTTCTTTATCAATCCGCTTGATTGAGAGATGAATGATATCAGGCCAATCCTGGATTTTATTCCTT